GAGTATTGGATGAAGCAACTTCATTAAATAAGTTCTCTACTTTTATCTCACGACCCAGAAGATGTGAAATTTTCTGGGGTGCTTCATCAGTAAAAATTGGTTCACCTTCTACGATGCCTTTATAATATGGATGTGCCATATCATAAAAGTCATCAGCAACAATAATCTTCTGGTTCATATCAACCTTGGAGTTTCTTTTGCTCCTCTTCTGGAGAACCGGAAATCATACCAAGATTTTCACCAGTAACTTCTTGGATACCTGTGAGAACTTTCTTCTGCAGATCATTCAGGAAGTCCATCTTACCTTGAGGACTTTCAAGAATCTTATTCAGAGGCATATAACCTTCTGGCAGTTCATTTCTCTTATCAACAATTGCAGGTGCAGAAGCACGACGCATACTGTGTAGGTTACCAATAGAGATGCCAGTTTGTGCCGCGATCATTTCATCCATAGCCTGATCGGCAAATCTTCTTTCCCAATACTGCCCATCAGCATCAAGGAATTGTTCTCGGGTGACTGGTTTGCCATCATTCTTTTCCATCAATTTATCAAGAATCTTATCTAGATGTTGCATCTGGTGAAGACGATCACGAATCTCAAGTTCAGAAGACTTCAGATAATGAGACAGTGTAAGTTCATCTAAATCAAACCAACACAGTTTCTTGGAACCACCACCGGGTCCACCTTCTTCCCAAAAAATTGGTTGTGCTTTATCCTTATCTGCCCACTTAAAGTCAAACTCACGGACCTTTTCTTTCATCTCAATGAGTTTGTACATATAACCCTCTGCCATCTGACGACGAGACTTCAGAGTGTTCTCAAAGGCAACAGGAAGGGTATGAGTATCAAGAAGTGCAAACTTTTCTAACTGGAAATTAGTTCTGCCCTGTGCAAGTTCCTTATCACTATCTTCCCATCTCAGAACATTGGCAAATGCTTGCTGAAGATATTCATCATCCATCACTGCCTGCTCAGAAGTGACGGGATTATAAGACAGTTCAGTGTTTTCTGTAGTCATGGGTTCTCCACTTGTAATTTTAGTAATCAGTTTTTTCCACTGGTGTGCAATTTTTTTCCAGTCACACTTCTGTGAAATATGATTAGAAAGAGATTTTGAGATTTGGTTATAATATGTTCTGTCTCCCTCAAAATAATCTAAAGCAGTACAGCAAATCTCTGCAAATGTATTTAGAAAGGTTTCAGTAACTTCATATTTTGCGGGTGTTCGGGTTCCATCAATAGGAACAACCGAAGCAAAGTTATCACCGGCAACTTCGGAGAGTGCTCCTATATTTGTGATAATTGGATATGTACCACATTTCATTGCCTCTGCCATAGAAACACAGAAAACTTCCTCCCAAATATTTGGATGAATAAAAAATGCAGATTCTTGATAGCACTCAATCAATTCTTCTTGATCGACTGCCGCAGAGTATTCTACATTAGGAAGTTTCTTCAACTCCTCATATAATTCAATATAAGGATCATTCTGTTGACCATATAATGACATTGATGAAAAGATTTTAAACTTTGCATCTGGATGTTTCTGATGAATTCTCCTAATAATTTCAGGCATTAATTCTAAACCTTTATAAGGAACAGAAGTATGAATAAAAGTTTTTGTTTTATTTTCTGAGAAAGTAAATTTGTCAGAAACACCTGTTGGAATTACTGTAACTTTATCCTTCGGAACATTGTGATATTTAACAATATTTTCTTTTGCCCAGTGTGATGGCGTAACAATATGATCTACTGTTTTATGGTCAAAATTAATAAACACTGGTTGATCATATGCATGATGTGCCCAGAGAATTTTATATTTTTTGTCAGATTTTTTCAGTTCCTCTGGAAAATGAGTTACTTCAATATCTTCAGGAAATTGATAATGTTCTGCAAGGAAATGATATGCAGTTTCGGTTGAACCAGATTTCATAATTATTCAGTAAAGACGTGTGAACCGACGTGTTGTAATTTGATTGTAGTATCTAGCCAATGAGTATACCCCGACATTCTAGCACGATAAAAGAAACTTTTATCCTCTGATGCAAAACTGTCATCAATCTTTTCTTCTGCAAAGTAATGATATGAGTTATTCATCTCTGCTTCTGTTGGTGGATAATTACTATCTTTAGTTGATGGTATGTATTTAAGATATGGAAACTTCTGTGCGATATTGGCAAAGACATTGCGATGAATCATCACAAATCCCATACCATTTCCACCAACCTTGAGTAAATCACCCTTGCGTTCTTCTGGTTGAAGAACATCAGCACAATACCGAATGGGTATTGTCTTCATTGGATATGTGCCAGAAACAATGTTTTCATTATGACTCAGTAATCTTAGCACATCTTCTGGATTAAATCCAATATCACTATCAAGGAAAAACAAATATTCATGATCTGTATTGTTGATAAAAAAGTTAGCACACTTAGACCTTCCATGAGTAATCAAGGAAGAGTTTGCCTGAGTGAGAAGACCGTGCGGAATATTATTTCTTACTAAGAGTTTGCCTAGATTAAACAAACTCATAGTTGTCTTTTCATTCACAATTCCCCCGTGACAGGGGAGTGCGATCATTATACCCATATCATATAATCAATCTTTTGTTTATTATAGCATACTATTGTGGAAGTGCATTTGCTGCTGCTGAGGTTCCTGCTAGAGTCCATCTACCAACACTTAGTGGTCCTTTTGCCGGTGCTGTTGCAGTGTCATTAGAGTAATCAATGCGGTCTACTGTTGTTACTGCACTAGAAGTAGCACCAGCAGCAAAGTAACCAAATGAAGCATTACCTGTTGCTCCCAATTGATCTCTGGCAAGACTCAATGGTCCTTTTGGTGATGCTGTTGCGGTGTCGTTAGAATAATCAATACGATCTACTGATGAAAGATCACTAGGAGTATAACCACCAGCAAAGTAACCAAATGAAGCATTACCTGTTGCTGCTGAACCATATTTACCAACACTTAATGGTCCTTTTGCTACTGCCGTTGCAGTGTCATTAGCATAATCAATACGGTCTACTGTAGAGTATGTGACACTAGGAGAAGGAACATTACCACCACCAAAGTAACCAAAGTCAGCATTGCCAGTTCCACTTAGAATAGCTCTAGCAAGACTCAATGGTCCTCTTTCTAATGTCGTTGGAGTGTCATTAGAGTAATCAATACGATCTACTAATGATGCTAATGTAGTACCAGGAGTAAGTCCACCAACCCAATATCCATGATCAGAATTACCGGCATTGGCACCATATCTTCTAGGAGCACTTAATGGTCCTTTTTCTACTGCCGTTGCGGTGTCATTGGAGTAATCAATACGGTCTACATTTGATACTACAGAAGGAGTTTCACCACCCGTAAAATATCCAAAAAATGAATTTCCTACTGCACCTAGTTGCTTTCTAGCAAGACTTAATGGTCCTTTGACTGATGCCGTGGCAGTATCATTGGAGTAATCAATACGGTCTACTGTTGACATATCAGAAGGAGTAGTGCGACCACCACCAAAGTAACCAAACGTTGTTGGATTAAATGACCCTGCGACTGCATCGGCATTAGAAACCAGTGCTGGACCTAATATTTGACCCGATATTTGACCGAATCCGTTTGCTCTGGCACTTGTTGCTGTTAATTCCTTCCTATAACCATTTCCAGAAGTAAATGGCGCTTTTGCCGATAATGCTGCGGTGTCATTAGAATAATCAATACGGTCTATTGTTGATAATGGTCCAGGAGCACCACCACCGAAGTAACCAAAGTCAGCACTACCAGTTGCTGCATGAGCAAATTTAACAACAAGCAATGGTGATTTTACTACTGCCGTTTCAGTATCACTCGAATAATCAATACGGTCTACTGTTGATACTACTGTCGCACCAGGTGATTTACGACCACCACCAAAATAACCAAAGGAAGCATTACCTGTTGCTGCAAGTCGATATCTACCAGCACTTAATGGCCCTTTTGGTGATGCATTTGCCGTATCATTGGAATAATCAATACGATCTACTGTGCTTTTAAAACCAGGACCACCACCACCAAAGTAACCAAAGTTTTGATTACCGGTTGCTGCCAAACCATATCTAGCAACACTTAATGGTCCTTTTGCTACGGCATTGGCACTATCATTAGAAAAATCAACACGGTCTATTGTTGTTTGTGTAGTAGAACCATTCAATTGTCCACCACCAAAGTATCCAAAGGAAGCATTGCCTGTTGCTGTTAATTCATCTTTAACACCAGTCAATGGACCTTTTACTACTGCCGTTGTAGTATCGTTTAGGTAACTAATACGGTCTACTGTTGATTGATTACCAATTGATGTTGCATAACCACCACCAAAGTAACCAAAGGAACCACTACTTGTTGCTCCCATAAAAGATTTACCAGCACTTAATGGTCCTTTTGTTACTGGCGATGCGGAGTCATTAGAGTAATCAATACGTTCTACAAATGATATGTATCCGGGTTCACCACCACCAAAGTAACCGGTGTTAGGAGTCCCTAGAGTTCCTGCCGCATAATTTACAATATTTTCAGTCGGAATTCCATTGGCTCTGGAACTTGTTGCTCCCATAGCATAGTTATTAACACTTAATGGTCCTCTTACTGATGCTGTTGCGGTGTCATTAGAGTAATCAACACGGTCTACTGTTGATAATGCAGCACTGGGACTAGGACCAGCAGCAAAATAACCAAAATTAGCATTACCCGTTGCTGCTATGTTATCTCTACCATAACTCAATGGTCCTTTGACTGATGCCGTTGCAGTATCATTAGTATAATCAATACGATCTACTGTTGAAATACTACCAGGACCTCCACCACCAAAGTAACCGAAGTCGGCATTACCCGTTGCTCCCAAGTATCTTCTAGCAGCACTCAATGGTCCTTTTGTTGGTGTTGTTCCGGTATCATTTGAATAATCAATACGATCTACTGTTGAAATACTACCAGGCATACCTCCACCAAAGTAACCAAAGGAAGAATTACTTGTTGCTGCCAAACCATGTCTAGCAACACTCAATGGTCCTTTGACTGATGCCGTTGCAGTATCATTAGAATAATCAATACGATCTACTGTTGAGAATGGGCCAGGACCTCCACCACCAAAGTAACCAAAGGAAGAATTACTTGTTGCTGCCAAAGAATATCTAGCAACACTCAATGGTCCTTTTGGTGATGCTTCTACAGTATCATTAGTATAATCAATACGTTCTACTGATGATTTTGGACCAACACTACCACCAAAGTAACCAAAGTTTTGATTACCGGTTGCTGCTAAGTAAGCTCTAGCAACATCTAATGGTCCTTTGACTGCTGTCGTTGCCATGTCATTAGAATAATCAATACGGTTTATTGTTGATTTTGGAGCAGGACCACCACCACCAAAGTATCCAAAGTCAGTTCCTTGTGGTCCAAAATTACGACTAAAAGCACCCAATGATATTGGAACTTCTAAGCTACCAGGTCCTTTGAGTGGTATTGCATTTGCTCTGGAACTTGATGCTGCATGGTTCTGAATCTTTTCACTTAATGGTCCTTTGACTACTGCCGTTGCGGTGTCATTAGAATAATCAACACGGTCTACTGTTGATGTTTGATTGGGATTATCATCATATCCACCACCAAAGTAACCAAAGGAAGCATTACCTGTTGCTACAAATTGACCTCTAGCAGAACTTAGTGGTCCTTTTACTGATGCCGTGGCAGTATCATTGGAGTAATCAATACGGTCTACTGTTGAATATGGACCGGGGAAAGCACCACCAAAGTATCCGAAAGAACTATTACCTGTTGCTCCCATAGTACGTCTAGCAAGACTTAATGGTCCTTTAGGTGATGCCGTTGCCGTATCATTAGAATAATCAATACGATTTACTGTTGATAATGTAGGACCACCTCCACCAATATATCCAAAATCAGCATTACCTGTTCCTGCCCTACCATAACTTGAATAACTTAATGGTCCTCTGACTAATGCCGTTGCAGAGTCATTAGTATAATCAATACGGTCTACTGTTGATTTATTACCAGCAGCAGCAAAATAACCAAAATCAGAATTGCCTACAGTAGCAGCACCATCACTAGTAGCACTTAATGGTCCTTTGACTGCTGCTGTTGCGGTGTCATTAGAGTAATCAATACGGTCTACTGTGGATACTGCACTTGAAGGATTACCACCAGCAAAGTATCCAAATGGAGCATTACCTATTGCTGCAACATTATATCTAGCACTACTTAATGGTCCTTTTGTTGATGCAGTTGCTGTATCATTTGAGTAATCAATACGGTTTACTGTTGATACAGTACCAGATCCAGCTGGATTACGTCCACCACCAAAGTAACCAAAGTCAGTTCCTTGTGGGACTACATTTTCTCTTGCTGGTGATGATGCTGAGAGTACTGTTAAACCTGTGACTGCATTTGCCTTAGGACTTGATGCCGCAGTTTTAATATAGTCATAATTTAACGGTCCTTTGACTGCTGCTGTTGCAGTATCATTAGAATAATCAATACGGTCTACTAATGTTTTATCATAACCACCACTAAAGTATCCAAAGGAAGCATTACCTGTTGCTGCTATAGAATATCTAGCAGCACTCAATGGTCCTTTTGCTGCTGCCGTTGCGGTGTCATTACTATAATCAATACGGTCTACTGATGATAATGGACCATTGCCACCACCAAAGTATCCAAAAGAAGAATTGCCTGTTGCTGCCAGTCGATATCTAGCAACACTTAATGGTCCTTTTACTGCTGCTGTTGCGGTGTCATTAGAATAATCAATACGGTCTACTGTTGATTTTGTAGGAGTATTATCAATATATCCACCACCAAAGTAACCAAATGAAGCATTACCTGCTGCCGCTGACCAATATCTAGCAGAACTTAATGGTCCTTTGACTGCTGCCGTTGCGGTGTCATTAGAATAATCAATACGATCTATTGTTGTTTTTGGAGCAGGACTACCACCACCAAAGTAACCAAAAGAAGCATTACCTGTTGCCGATAAGTTTCTTCTACCAGCACTTAATGGCCCTTTTGGTGATGACGTGGCAGTATCATTACCATAATCAATACGTTCTACTGTTGATTTTGCAGGACTACCACCACTATGGTATCCAAAATTAGCATTACCTGTTGCTGCATGATTATATCTACCAGCACTTAATGGCCCTCTTACCGATGCCGTTGCTGTATCATTAGAATAATCAATACGTTGTACTACTGATCTATTACTAGAACCACCACTAAAGTAACCAAAAGGAGCCTGAGCACCAAAAGGACTCGGAGTTAACCAGACATCTCCTTTCGTGGACCATTGCCCTTCTATCTGCAGTTGGTAAATCTGCTCTAAACCAAATACATCATTTCTTATTCCCATTTTACTCTACCCTCAGGATGTTATTTTCTTACCGGCAATAATAATATCAATTGTTGATGTTGATCCAACCTCAACTTCAATTTTAGCACCAGTCTCAATTCTCTTTTGTCTATCCAATATATCCACAGTAGAGTATCTTGGTATGATTAAATCTTTGGCAAGATAAGATGTTGATGTTCCGTTTGTAATTTTAATAGAAATTGGGAAATCACCAATATCGGTTCTATTTGCAAGTCCAATTTTTTCAATTACAGTTGGATTAGAAGTTGATGTATATAGGGTGGTTGTATCAGTACTAGTAACGGATGCGGTAGAGGCAAACTTACTAATAAAGTCAGTACTATCACTATGTTCGGTGAAATTCATATAAACATCTGCGGCATTATTGACTCCGACATATGCATCATTTGTAGACCACATCCTAATTACATCCGATGGACCGGCAACAATTGGATTCTTAAGTAATTCAATCAAACCACCAGTTACGATAGGAACATTATAAGCAATATAAGTTTGTTCTCCTGCTGTTGCATCCTGAATTGATGCGATAATATTAACTGTTGTTCCGACACCAACAGACTCATCAACATTCGCAACATTAATAGACTCAATTACATATTGTTTACCTGCTGTTGATGGGAAAGTAAATACCGTTGACTCAAAAGATAGTGGAACAATTTGCCTAGAACTTGTAATTCCAGTATTAAACTCTCCTGATCCACCAGCAGCAATACCGGTCAGTGCAGAACCATCACCAACAAATGATGTGGCAGTAATAACACCAGTATTACCAGCATCTAGTCCACTACCTGCAACTACATTAATTGCCGTTGCGGTAATAATTCCAGAAACTGCAACTCCACCATTATGACTCGCCTTAAGAATTTCGCGAGAACTGCTCTTCAAAAATATTTCACCAGTAGTTCCACCAGAAGAATTTACTTGAAGTGCTAAATCTTCAGAACTGCTTGTTTGTACTCTAAACTCACCATATGCTGGCGTAATACTTCCTTTTGTAGTTCCATCTCTTTGTATGTTAATAGCGGGATTTGTGGTTAAAACATTAACATTTAAAGCATTTAATGCTTTTGTTATTGTAACCGCATCATGGAATGTAGAAACACCGGCAATCTTTAATGTTTGTCCATGTAAAGTATCAATGTGAGTCGCAATTCCAGAGAATGTTGAAACACCACTAACATTAATACCACCAGCAGTAATTCTTACATCATCATTGAATGTAGATACACCGGCAACAGTTAATGATTGTGCCTGAACATTAGTAGCTTGCGTTCCAATACCAGTCAGGTTAGCACCAGAACCAGAGAATGATGTGGCAGTTATAACACCAGTTGCATTAACGCCACCATTAACATCTATTCCACTAGATTTGGTTGATAATTTTGCATCAAAACCTCCAGTGTTATGATAAAGTCTTACTTCACCATTACCGCCATTCAATTGGATATACTGCGTTAATCCACCAGAACCATTGTCGCATCTCAGAACGAGCTCAGTGTCATCAACGCCCTGATCGATGTATAAAGTACCGTTAGTGTTCGAGATGTGAGAGTCAGTACCATTATGGTAAATCTCAAGGTCACTACTAGTACCAAATCTAGCTTTAATATTATCATTAAATGTTAGATTACCAGAGGTCTTAATGTCAGCAGCATCACTGCGAAGGAAGGAAGTAGAGTCAACACCATCCAGAGTGGCGGCATCAACACTAGTTAAGTTTGCACCAGAACCAGAGAATGAGGTGGCAGTTACAACACCTGCAGCATTAATGCCACCAGCAGTAATTCTTACATCATCATTGAATGTGGATATACCGGCAACAACTAGGTCAAATGTGGATACATGGGCCGTTGCGGCAATACCGGTCAGTGCAGAACCATCACCAGCAAATGATGTGGCAGTTATGACACCAGTTGCATTAACGCCACCAGTAACATCTATTCCACCAGTATTGGTAGCAAGTTTTTTAGCACCGTAGAAATGAAGTGAAGCTTTACCACTAGCACCTTCAGCTTGGAAGTAAGTGGCAAGATTACCAGAACCATCATCAGTCTGAATGGTTATATCTTGGTCAGCAGTCTGATTTCTAATATGAAGGTTATTTGCACCTACATGGTCTATGTAACTATGACTATTATGATAAATCTGTAGGTCATCACTATCACCAAAGACTGCCTTTGCAGTATCCGCAAACTCAAGTGCATCAGCAGACTTGTCAAATACAATGTTTGCACTACTATTGAAGATTACATCATTATTGAATGTAGAAATACCGGCAACAGTTAATGATTGTGCCTGAACATTAGTAGCTTGAGTTCCAATACCAGTTAAGTTTGCACCAGAACCAGAGAATGATGTGGCAGTAACAACACCAGTAACATCTAATCCACCAGCAAGTATTCTTACATCATCATTGAATGTAGAGACACCAGTTACATTTAGTCCATCAATATTTGCAGTCCCATCAAGATAAAGATCTTTCCATTTCAAGGAGGAAGAACCTAAATCGTATTTATCATCTTCTTTAGGGGTAATACCAGTGTCAACGCGACCCCCGAAGTGAATACTATTTGATGTATCCGAACCTAGGGTAACAGGTCCATTAAGAGCTGCTGAACCTGTAACAGTGAGATTGAAGTCTGTGGTTACATTATTGAATTCAGCATTAGCGAAGGTAGATACACCAGTAACATGTAATCCATCTCTAAAGGTTGCAAAACCAACGAATGTAGAGACACCGGCAACAACCAGGTCAAATGTGGATACATGATCCGTTGCGGCAATACCAGTCAGGTTAGCACCAGAACCAGAGAATGATGTTGCAGTTATAACACCTGCTTTACCCAGTTGAATCGCAGTGCCGACTTGAATTTCATTGTCGGCATCTATGGATGGGTATGCGGTATTAAATACTGCCTTGGCAGAGAATGTGGAGACACCAGCAACCTGAAGTTCATCTAAATCAGTTTGTCCATCAACATCTAAACCACCGGTACTAACATCTAATTGGACGAATGATGAAACTCCAGTCGCATTAACATTAACAAGACTTCCTAAGAAATTAACATTACCGGCAGAAGTTACACGAACTCTTTCACTACCACCAGTCTCTACAGTGAATGTATCGGCAGCAGGGAATCTGATAGCAGTATTAGTGTCACCAGTATGAACAATCTTATCTGCAATTGAGAAGTCTCCAGTTGCACCTGATGCATTTGATGCAGTTCCAGTTAGATTACCAGTTACATTACCATTAATAGTGCTACTAAAGGTGGATACACCAGCAACAATCAGTTCATCTAAGTTGGTAAGTCCCTCTACATCAACACCGGCAACACCAATGTCTAATGCTCCATCAATCTTAACTGTGCCAGTAAATGTTGAAGCACCGGAAACTACAACTTCATCTAAGGTTGCCTGTCCATCTACATCAATACCACCAGTGCTTACATCTAACTGAGTGAAGGATGCAATACCAGCAACATTTAACTGATCAATATTAGCACCACCAGCAACATCTAATCTATTATTAACATCTGCAAGAGCACTGAATGTAGCAACACCAGCAACTACAACTTCATCTAAGGTTGCTTGTCCATCTACATCAATACCACCAGTGCTGACATCTACTGAAAGTGCAGTCAGAACACCAACGGCACCAACATCAAGTCCACTACCGGCAACTAACTGAATTCCTGTGGCAGTAATGATTCCTGATGCACCAATGTCTCCGGTGACAGAAAGGTCTGCATTGATAAAAGTATTTGCACTAAAGGTTGATACACCGGCAACAACCAGTTCATCAAGATCTGATTGACCATCAACGTCAAATCCACCTGTACTAACAGAGAATTTTTCTGCAGTTCCAACACCACTGACTCTTAACTGAACAGTCGTGGTTGTTCCAGAAACATTAACATCAGTAAGAGATGAAGAACCAACGGTACTAATACCAGGGAGATTCGTAATACCAGAACCATCACCGATGAACTGTGCCGCAGAAACAATACCAGTTACATGTAAGTTATTAGCAAGTATAGTGACGCCAGTTCCAATATTAATTTCACTATTAACATCAAAATTAACGGCACCTTGGAATGTAGCAACACCGGCAACAACCAGTTCATCTAAATCAGCCTGACCATCTACATCTATTCTGACGAATGATGAAATGCCGGCAGCATTAATTCCTGTGGTGACTCCAGAGATAGTTAAAGAATCTGCGGTTAATCCACCAACTACACCAACACCATTATTAATGTCTACAGAATCAGTGAATGTAGATACACCGGCAGTTACAATTAAACCACCAGCATCGACTCTAACTCCTGTTCTTGCAGTTACAATTCCAAGTGAATCTATATTGGTCTTATCTTCCGCAGTTAAGGTTCCTGCAATCGTTACATTACCACTGAATTCTGCCGAAACAGCAACGATATTTCCAGTAAAGGTAGATACACCAGCAACGACGACTTCATCTAAATTAGTGAGTCCATCAACATCTAATCCACCAGTGCTGACATCTAATTGTGTAAAGGTTGAAACACCAGAAACATCTAAGGTGCTTCTAATTGTTGCCGGATAGTTTGTATTGACAACATTTGCATTTGTCTGAACCGCATTACCCATGTATCCATGAGCAGTGCATTGATAATGGAGAACTATTGGAGTCTCATCAGTTACTGTTATTTCAGTATATGTATCCTGAAAATTAACATTCGTTTCATATAGTGTCGTCTTATCTGCTTCAAGATAAAACTTAAGAGGATGACTCCCAGTATTATTGTTCGTGAATCTATATGTTCTTCCAGGTGTTAGGGTTAGAAATGGAGCCTGAATGCCATCAATTACATAACCATTTCCACTTCCCGTTCCATTATATCTGTGAGTGGAATCCTTACTTGCAACAGTGACAGCAAGTGTAACCGTGCTTCCATAAGGAACAGCAGTATATTTGTATCCTTTAATTATATCTGTCGCATTGACGGCAGCTGTCGCATTGACAACAGAACTGAATGTGGAAACACCGGCAACATTCAGATCATCTAATTGAGTATCTCCATCTACATCTAGTGTGCTATTAATATCTACAGCATTACTAAAGGTTGCAACACCGGCAACAACCAATTCGTCTAAATCAGACTGTCCATCTACATCTAGTCCGGCATTTACATCAACAGCACCACCAAATGTAGAAACACCAGTAGCATTTAAAGTTTCAACAGTCAGACTGGCAGGAACACCACCATCTCCAGTAATATTTAAACTACCTGCTGTGAGAACACCACTTACTGATGCATCACCGCGAACTTCTAGTTGTACGGAAGGTTCAAAAACTGTTGTGCCAATACCAACCTGACCAACAACCTCTAATACCTTTTGGTTATCAGTACTTCCTTCTATACCAATTTTTTGTTGTTGTTGTCTTCCACTAAGGAATCTAATTGGTGCTGCCATTTTACCTACTTATTAAAATATTAGAGATTTGATGTTTCTAAAACACTAGTAATAACTTTCAAAGTTGAGGTAGTGCTACCAACCATAGTCAATGTGTCACCAGTTTCTACAACCAACTTTCCCGGAAGAAGATTGGCAGTATCACTTGCAGGAATTGCCAAGTTCTTAACAATTTCTGTATCAGTTCCACTTCTGCGATGACCAAAACTTACAGTCTTAGTTACTGAGTCGGTGTTTGTCACCTGTGCTAAAAGAACAACACCAGTATATCCAGTTGGTGCTGTGTATATTCCAACAGTATTAATACCAACAACGTGTGTGATTGTCTGGAACTGGTTTACTGCTGCTGCTGCGACTGCCATTTGATTAATCTCCTCCTAATGCAAGAATGAATGGTGTTACTTGTGTGAATAAACTCTTGACATAAATGCTTCCGGATATTGTTCCGGTTGATTGATTGATTTCAACACCATCACCAATTCTGAAATTACCAGATTGGTCGGTGCTCGTGTATACAACTCTTGCACCATCAGTTTCAATTACTTCATTATCTTGAATAACAACTCCGCCTTGAGATGGATATGCTAGTTCAATAGTGTTTCCTGCACCGATGTATTGGAATGAATGCGAACTTACAATTTGTAAACTCTGTCTGGCAAAGAATGCTGTTGATCCAACTCCAACTTCATTATTTAGATTCTGAACCAAAGTAAGTGTTGAGATACCGGCAGATGGTTCAGTTGACGAGGAAACTTCATAATAAATTGGATCAAGCACTGCCGTGGCAGCAGCATCTGCACCACCCCCCAGAGAAAGTGACGGCAGGAACAACTTCATATTGTGAACCATTACTTAATATTCTGACTGCAGTAACAACACCATTCTCAACTGTTGCGCTCGCAGTTGCACGAACGGCAACTCCGGGTCCAGTAGGTGCAGCAACCGTCACAGTTGGTGCCGAAGTATATCCAGACCCACCATTCGTAATATCAATCTTTCTGACTACATTATATTTTCTATCAAAGAAAATTGCCTGACCATCATAGGGTCTATTACTTCCAACACCACTAACAACAATCTGACTCTGACTTACTGCGGCAGTTGAAGTGACGATTCCTGTATAACGATCAATGCCCTTGGATGTTTCATCAGATCTACCAAATGCAATAAGACCCCGAGATCCGAAAGATGAGTTTGAGTTAGTTAAATCTAACTGACCACCGCCACTGGCAGAAACTGCAATGTCATTACAGATGGTGAAGAGCGAAACTAACTGACAATATGCTCCGTTACTTACCGAAACTCCGATACCACCTTGATTATATTGAGTATAAGAATCAACGTTGAATGAACCTTGAACACCAATTCTGTTTATTTGGTCTCCTTCATCAGCATTGAATCCATCTATTCTTGCTCCGATACTATCAGGAATAAAGTTAGTGCAGTTTCTAACGTAAGGACCTTTGGTAATAATACCAGTTCCCTGTAAAGGACTCAGTGATGCGGTCAGAATGCCAGAGTTGATTGTTCCACTATTGCCAGGGAAGTTTGTGGTGAATCCTGTGGCTGCTGCAACTCCATTAATACCATTCTGAATAATACCAGTTACAATACCGACACAGACAGTGACTGCCGAAAGAACATTGGCACAATTACCAATATCATAGGATGCACCATCACTCTGAATACTTAAGTCCTTGACCTGAGTATAGTTTGTCTGATAGTTTCCGCCACTTGTTTTTGAGAATCCAATATTGTTGATACATGATCTGGCAATACCAACCGAATACTCCAGAGCAGCAATATGTGTTGCACCAATTCCAGAGGTTAAACTATCACCAGTGAAGTATGATTGACCAGCACCAATAGATTTAGAGTTGCCACCTCTTGTAATGTCGTGGCAAGTGGAACGCATTGCGTGGTTGATGTTTGTTCTGAAAGAAGCATTATCTACACTGATTGCAGGATTCTGATAGTCAGTGCTCTCAAGATATCCAATAGTTTCATCTGCAATAAATTCAATATTCTCACGGATGAGTCTGGCAGCATCAAAGAATCTATCAGATGATACTCCAGCAAGTGGTCTGAAAGAAACAGCAGCAGAATTATTAGTTGCGGCAGCACCAACAAAACTCAGGTCTGTTAGATGGCATCCTTGACTAACATAAAATAAATCTTGTCCGCCATTTTGTGGTGTGACAACACAACGACGAAGTTCAGTTCCCTCTACGGAAACATTATCCGGTAAATTAATTGGGTTATTTTCTACATATGTTCCTGGAAATACTTTAACCGTATCTCCCTCAGAAGCAGCGGCAACAGCAGATTTAATCGTTGCTTTTGCATTGCCTTCATTCAGTCCATCATTATCATCATTACCATTCTCAGTAACGAATAAAGTCTTACCGGCAAAAGTTGTAGTTCCTGCTCCAACTTCTACAATTCTTGTGCCAACACCGACACCGCTAGTATCCTGTTTGAGAAATACTTTACCATCATTAAAGTTTACAGCTAATTCGCCTAACTGTAAGTCTGAGGTAGTAGGTTTCTTGCCAGCAACAGCTGACCTTTTAATTCTAATAGGTGTTGCCATTCGAATATTCGGTATTTACCATGGACAGCAGTATATACTGCTGATTTATTTATAAAAAATTCAAGAGACCTTATTTGTTCTAGAACCATAACGATAAAGATTCATAGGGTCCTCTGGTTTCATCCAGTTTTTAATCCTTTCATATCTATCAACATCAAAAAACTCCTGTGAAAGATACCAATCTTCCATAGGAGAATATGATTTATCTTGATTGCATTTGTGACAGGCACACAAACAATTTTTAGTAAAGTCTGTGCCACCTTTGGCTCTTGGAACGATGTGATCTATTGTAAGATGATGTGTAGACCCACAATAAGCACACTCATAACCCCATTCTTCCTTTATCTGTTGCCTCCATAACCTTTTTGCCTCTGATGATTTTGCTGTATGGAGATTGAAAACATAGGCTTGAAAGGTATTGTAGAGAGGCATAAAAGATTGCGTCTTACATTTATTTATTACCCAATATTAGATTTGATTGTTTCACAATCACGGTCAAAAATTTCAAGACCTTTATCGGTTAGAATATGGTCATACATCTGATCAAATATACTTGGTGGCATCGTTACAACATTTGCACCATTATACCATGACCTCACTGCACGCTGAACACTCCGAATAGATGCAGAAAGAACCTGAGTAGGAGCACCTTGAATGCGATAGAGTTCTGAGATAGACCTTACAACTTCCAGTCCGGCAATAGATTGGTCATCAAGTCTTCCAACAAAAGGTGAGACATAATATGCACCAGCACGAGCAGCAAGAACTGCCTGTGCAGCAGAGAAGATAAGAGTTACATTAACACGAATACCTTTTTCAGTTAATTTACTACATGCCACAAGTCCATCACGAGTCATGGGAACTTTAACTGTGGTGCAGAAACCAAACTTCTCAAATAGACGAACTCCTTCGGTAATCATTTCATCAGCACTACCAACAACTTCCATGCTAATGTCTCTGATTCCCATGTCCTTGATTTCTTGATAAACATCCTCAGGATCTCTACCACTCTTCATAATCAAAGTGGGATTGGTGGTGATGCCATCAATCAAACCAGTATTATTATATTTTTGAATCAGTTCTGTGTCTGCTGTGTCCAGAAAAATTTTCATCTTAAAAAAATGTTTGTAAATTTATATAGAAATGCGAGTAGGGAGACTTGAACTCCCACGAGCACAATGCTCAACAGATTTTAAGTCTGGTGCGTCTACCGATTCCGCCATACTCGCGGATGCTTCCTGAGAGGATCGAACTCTCCTTAGGCAAATTATGAGTTTGCTGCATTCACCAGATTGCTAAGGAAGCAAATACTCGTGGATGGATTTGAACCATCTCAAAGCCTCTAATCTGGAGGAAAAGGTTTATAAAACCTCTCTGACTACCAAGTCTCACGAGCAGATGATGAACTACTGAGCGTCGTTATTGTTCTCAGTGTGTATTCGCACTAGTTCATCATCGGCAGGCATCATCACTGCTGCCTTACCATCTTCTTTAACTATACCTATTGTCTCTCCGTCTTCTACTCTCTTGAAGAGTTCATCAAAATTCTTTTCCCATTCTTCAATACTGAATATTTCCATCACTCCTCCTCAGATTCCTCGGAAGTTTTTTTATTAAATCCAAAAGGTCCTACTTTAGTTTCAGACCTTTTCTTCATAATAACACCAGCAAGAGACTCCATAATTTTAAGGATGTCTTCTGCCTTAGCACCTTCACCAAGTTCTTTGGCAACATAGAAATACTTATCAAAGAACTCTTGACTGTGCTCTTTGTAGTCTTCAACTGTGATTGGTTGATCTTTCATTTAAATTTACCGAGTGCTTCTTCTTCAAGTTTAACAAGAATTCGTCGTGATTGTTCTTTTTTGATTTTATTGTAGATGGATTCATGACGACGAATCTCTCCGCCCATCGAACAATTTTTCTCCATTTCACTTACATAGAACTCCAGTTGAAGAAGTTCCATATCTTCAAAATCAAGTTTTTCTTCCTTGATATTGTTCATTCTTTTTTTGTATCTTTCCAGTCCATCTTCAAATTGATCATTCATTCTTGTTGGTCTCTCATATGATTAATTATATAAGGTATTAGAATATTTGTCAAGAACCTATCAGTAAAGTTCCTCTTCTTTTTCTGCCTCTACCACACAATCACTAGTAGGATACGATACACACAGCAATGCAAATCCTGCCTCAATCTGATCATCATCCAAGAACGATTGGTCGCTTTGATCTACAGTACCACTTAGAATTTTACCTGCACAAGAAGAACATGCACCTGCACGACAGGAATAGGGGAGGTCAATACCTGCTTCTTCGGCAGCATCTAGGATGTAAGAATCATCAGGACAATCAATAACACTTTCGGTGCCGTCAGGTGCTTTAAGTGTAATGGAATAGTTCATGTATCGTTTTGTTTGTTGTGAATATTATATATCACACAGTAATATTTGTCAATCTTTTATGCTCCCAATTATCCATGATCGCATACCAAATGGAGTATCAGCAATCAAACCCTGAGTTAATTCTGCCACCTCTTGTGGCACTACCAAACAGAATCCAATACCAAGATTGAATACATTACGCATCTCTTCCTCGGCAATGTCTCCTGCCTCCTGAATCTTGTTAAACAGTTCTGGTCGTTCCCAAGCATCATAGTCAAAATCTACACCTAAACCCTTAGGAATACATCTAGGAAGATTCTCAGGCAGTCCTCCACCTGTGATGTGTGCCATGCCTAGAATAGGAACTTCGTCCAACAGGCGCTGAATGAGACGAGCATAGATGGTGGTTGGCACCAACAACTCAGGCATCTCTTTGTAAAAGATTTTATTTCTCCATAGCATATCATTGATGAGTGTATATCCATTACTATGAAGACCACTACTCTCAATACCAATAACTACATCACCTGCCCGGATATTACTACCATCAATAATCTCATTCTTCTCTACAATACCAGTACAGAAACCGGCAAGGTCATAATCAGTTTGCCTAAAATGCTCTGCCGTTTCTCCACCTAACAATTCCATTCCAGCCATCACACAACCAGTGGCAACTCCATCAACAATATCACGAACATTATCATCAAGTGATTTGGTAGAGATATAGTCTAGAAAATATAATGGTTTAGCGCCAGAACATATAACGTCATTAACGCACATAGCAACAAGGTCCTGACCAATAGTAGTGTAATCATCAGCAATCCTACAAATATTAATTTTGGTTCCAACACCATCAGCACCAGATACTAGAACAGGTTTCTCATATCCTGGTGAGATCTCCATCATTCCACTGAACCCACCAATGTTAGGTGATAGTGCTTTAATATACTCTACAAAAGATCTACCTTTAATAATATCAACACCAGAAGTTTTATAATCCATTAGTGAATTTCTCCTTTTGCAATTTGTTCACGACGTTTTAATTTCCATACTATGTAATCCATTGTGGGAATACACATAGGATTCCAACCTACAAATGTTGTGGATTCCTTACTTGGAATCTTCCAACAGGGAGCATCATCATTCTCAAGATCCAATGATTTACGATACTCATCCTCACCATACATAACAACTGCTCTTTCAGCAGCATTCAAACTCTTGAAGCAATCAAAAGCATTCTTTCTAATCTCATCAGGGATTTTGTGTTTCATTTAGTTTGTTTTTATAATGATTTGAATTTTGTCTAGGAGTTACATAACAAAGATTTTCTAAACGATTGTCTGTTCTCACACCGTTAATGTGATCAACATAAACAGTATCTCTAATCCATTGTTTCGCACATTCTGGACATTTATCCCAATCCTCCTTTGGAATTGGAGGATACTCATCTACTGGACGAAATGTATTCATCAATGCTTTATGAGTTCTAATTGTCACACACCTAGTCCTTCCGTTAGGATTATTGATTTTATAATTATAATCTTCATAGAAATCCAAAGGAACATGAAGTCCATATCTCATATATCCATAAGTATCTGGAACTTTTGATTTCAACCAACGATTTAATTTTACATTGAAGACAGAACCATCTTCTTTAATAAGATAGTTGGTAAGTTCTTTGCCCATCCATACAATAGGTTTCATTGAATAGCAAGTGGTTGCAGTCGGTCAAGGATCTCACGATAAGCAGGAACAATATCACCTTCGTCATTCCTGAATAAGTCTTTATCAAATCTCTCATCACTACCAATCTTCCACAGTCTCATACTATCAGGACTAATCTCATCGGCAAGATACAAATCACCATGAGCATCATAACCATACTCAACTTTAAAATCAACCAGATCAATACCCATGATGTAGAACATCTGCCTGAGATAATCGTTAATCCGTAGGGTCATCTCAATGAAAGGTTCGGGATCATATCCCATCAGACGCACTCGGTCTGGTGTTAGGAGAGGATCGTGTTTGCTATCATCTTTCAGAAAGAACTCAACAATCGGTTGTGGTAGTGGAGCACCTTCTACCAGAGTTGTCTCACGAACAATAGATCCGGCAGCACGATTTCTACAGATAACTTCTAATGGGACAATTTCTACCTTCTTACATACCATCTTATTAGCACCAACCATATTAATATAATGTGTTGGAATATTTTCTTTGGCAAGTTTCTCAAAGATAATTGATGAGATGCTGCAACAGAGAGATCCTTTTCCTAAAGGATGATCTTCCTTCTCTCCATTACCAGCAGTCACTTTATCATGATACTCAATAATGACTTGCTGTGCATCATCACCCCGATAAACAGTTTTAACCTTGCCTTCTGTAATTACTTCCATTAAAAAGAGGGTGTTTAACCCTCATATTATACAATAAGAAACCACCCCCGTCAAGAGGATGGTCTAGGAGGTGGTTTGAATGGACAGTCATAACATCCTGCTCCGCAACATCCTCTATTTTTCTTCATACAGTTTTTCTACAATGAATTAAATTGTCTTACTATTAGATGATCTATTGAGAACTTACCACCACCATTGAGAACGATACATGCTGCACCTCCCCAATAAAGAACCAGAAGTTCTAACAAATAGATATTGAATCCTGCTGTAACTAAGGCATGATAGATTCCAAATGATACAGTGCCCAAGATTGCCAAGGCACCGAACCGAGTAGCAAGTCCAAAGATAACAAACCAACTTCCCACAATCTCAGAGAATGCTGCGATATATGAGAAGAAAACTGGGAATGGAAGATGTAATGGTCTTACAAATGCATCCGCAAAGTTTTCAATGTTCTCTAGTTTCTCGTATCCATGATGAATAAGCATGATGCCTATTGATAAACGAAGAAGTAAAAATCCCAATGACTTAATCATTATACAAATCCTCAAGTTTTTCTCTGGTCAAATCTACATACATCAACTCTTCACCTGGTTCAGGTGCTTCAGGATGTTTAGATTTGATTGGTCTGATTGGTCTGGGTTTCATATCAATTGACATGATATTTGCCCACATCATTGCGAATGCAGCACCACCAATAAGTGCGAAGCAAACACCATAAACAAATACTAGATAGTGATTCATAGTTCGGAACTTTTTTGAATTGATGCCATAGTGTCATGAAGTTCTCCAATATCTCTGAGACCTTCAACACTAAACCAGGGAGCATTTGCCCAACTGAACCCTTCACCCATCGTGCTATCAGGGGCAGTGATATACCAATGACATGCTGTGTCTGGCACATCAACTGAACACTTAGACCAGTCGTCACTCCACTGCGGAACTTGCACCCACATTAGAGCAGCAAACATGAAACTAAAGAGTGATTTAATCATATCTTATTTAAGTTTAAGGTTGAAGTTTTAATGAGAAGAATCCCTATTAAAGGATAAATGAAGCGATTAAAAAATTCTAATCGCTTCACGATATAAAAATATTATAAAGCATTACCACGAGGAAGAACTTCCTCTGGAAAAACGAATGACTCATGTGGTTGATCAACTGGTGCCAACCATGCACGAAGTCCTTCATTGAGTAGGATATTCTTTGTATAGAATGTCTCAAACTCAGGATCTTCTGCTGCTCTGATCTCTTGACTCACGAAATCGTAAGCACGAAGATTGAGAGCAAGACCAATAATGCCAATACTGGATGTCCATAGACCCATAACAGGCACAAACAACATGAAGAAATGAAGCCAACGCTTGTTAGAAAACGCAATGCCGAAGATCTGCGACCAGAAGCGGTTTGCAGTGACCATAGAATAAGTTTCCTCTTCCTGAGTTGAATCAAACGCCTTAAAGGTATTTGCTTGCTCTCCATCTTCATACAATGTATTCTCTACAGTTACGCCATGAATAGCACTGAGTAGTGCTCCTCCCAGTATACCAGCAACTCCCATCATATGGAATGGGTTGAGCGTCCAGTTATGGAAAGCCCTGTAGGAAGAGAAGGAACCTGAATATCGCCGCGACACCGAAACGTCGGCGCAAAGAACCAAGCTGGACTGTCCGAGAGGATAGATGAGGAAACACACTGACACGAATACAGCGATAGGCCCAGAGAAAGCAATAGCATTGTACGGGACGGATTCCAATTAACCTAGCCAACTCGAATTGACGAAGCATGAAACCAATGAGGGCGAAATGCTCCGTGTAGTGCCACAAAATTCCAGAGTCCCCCAAGTTGGATCCAGCGGACGAAATCCCCCTGAGCCTCAGGACCCCAGAGAAGAAGAAGAGAATGACCCATAGCGTCAGCTGGAGTGCTAACTGACGCTGTAAGAAAGTTTGCACCCTCAAGATAGGAACTAGCGAGACCATGGGTATACCAGCTCGTAACGAAAGTCGTGCCAGTAAGCCAACCGCCAATAGCAAGATAAGCAGTGGGTAGAAGAAGAAGTCCAGACCAGCCAATAAAAACGAAACGATCCCGCTTAAGCCAGTCGTCGAGTACATCAAACCATCCCCTCCCCTGTTGTTGTACTAATGTTGATGTTGTCACTATTTAAAACCTCCTTTTAAATTTTTTTGTTTTTTGTTTTTAATATCCAAAACTTCTATATGAGATTTGAATACTGTTGGAAGATTGAACCATTCTTGTTGTGCTCGTTCATAACTCTCAAAGATTTTACTTTGACCGTCTGAATACACAAATCGATAGTGATGTCTATCATATGGTTCGTCAGAAGTTTGAGAAAACCATTTCGGTGGTTCTGGTAAGACATCATCCAAGATTCTTTCTTCTGGATCTAATTTTCCGTTCATGAGAATAAGTAATTAAACTTAACATTTGTAAGTAAAAAAAGAGGGGATCCGAAGACCCCCCTTGCTTCCTATTAATTATAGCAGATATATCAACCGACTGTGGGTGCGGTGAGTGCAACAGGAGTTGACTCAGCAGCAGCAAGGTCGAGTGGGAAGTTGTGTGCGTTACGCTCATGCATAACTTCCATACCAAGACCAGCACGATTCAGAACGTCTGCCCAGGTGTTCAACACACGACCCTGACCATCAAGGATGGACTGGTTGAAGTTGAAACCGTTCAGGTTGAATGCCATCGTGGAGACGCCAAGTGCGGTGAACCAGATGCCGACAACAGGCCATGCAGCAAGGAAGAAGTGCAAGGAACGGGAGTTGTTGAATGATGCGTATTGGAAGATCAAGCGACCGAAGTACCCGTGGGCAGCAACGATGTTGTACGGTCTCTTCCTCTTGACCGAACTTATAACCATAGTTCTGTGACTCAGTTTCAGTCGTTTCACGAACAAGCGAGGAAGTAACGAGACTTCCGTGCATAGCAGAGAACAAAGATCCACCGAATACCCCAGCAACACCGAGCATGTGGAACGGGTGCATAAGGATATTGTGTTCTGCTTGGAATACAAGCATGTAGTTAAAAGTACCAGAGATACCAAGAGGCATAGCATCAGAGAAAGAACCTTGACCGAAAGGATAGACGAGGAATACTGCACTCGCAGCAGCGACTGGTGCAGAGTATGCAACACAGATCCATGGACGCATACCTAAACGGTAAGAGAGTTCCCACTCACGTCCCATATATGCATAGATGCCGATAAGGAAGTGGAAGATAACCAGTTGGAAAGGACCGCCATTGTAAAGCCATTCATCCAAAGATGCAGCTTCCCAGATGGGGTAGAAGTGGAGACCGATTGCGTTGCTAGAGGGGACGACAGCACCAGAAATGATGTTGTTTCCATACATGAGTGAACCAGCAACTGGTTCGCGAATGCCGTCAATGTCCACAGGAGGAGCAGCAACGAATGCAACGATGAAGCAAATTTTGTAGCAGCAAGCAGAGTTGGAATCATGAGGACTCCGAACCAACCGACATACAGACGGTTGTCAGTGCTTGTGACCCAATCACAGAAGTTATTCCATGACGATTGGGATTGATTTTGTTGAAGTGTAGCGTTAGCCATTGTACTGAAAAAAAAGTAAGATCATCAGGGAAATGATGGTTTTACTATTCCTGTATCACCCTTAGATACAGGTATGAAAGACGTTTTTATACACCCTATAGGTCTTGGTTTGAGGGGTGTGAAGACTTGTTAAGAAATGTGTTGGTTCCTTAACCTGCTGACTTATTTATAATACCACTGTTTTGGGTCTCTGTCAACCCCTGTGCCTGGATGATTTTTTCCTGCTTTTGTTCCGGATGACAATTACGTCCTCATTATAGTCAGGAACAAATTCAAGGACATCATCGTGATCCCAGCACAACTCTTCATAAAGCATATTGAGTCGTGCCATATCTTCCCATAGATCATTTACACTATCATCATTCATCATTTGCCCTCCCATCCAGGAGGAAGTGTTCCAAAGTATGGGTCATAGTCAAACAGACCATCCCAGTCCTCAATAGATGATGCATCATTTTTCCAGAAGTTCCATAGACCCTTCATAACTGCTTTTATGAAATACATCAACATGAGCATCATGAATGTCTGAACCCAACTCTATCTTATAAAGAAAGAGTGGAATGGCAAAAGTATTACCAGAATTGTAAATCAAATCATCGGCAACAGCACGAGGTTTAACTCCATTGTCAAGTTTGTATTTATCGCCTCTGGTATGAAGATCAAGCAACTTCTGAGCATACCGACGATTAATTAAATAACATGCCTGTAGAAAAATCATTGACAAACCTTCTATGCATTTTTACATTAACCTGTGCAGGATTAATGATTGCAAGTTGAACTACATCATAATCATAAGGAACTTTGCAAAAGAAGTTCTTCCAAGAAAAAGGCCAGTAACTAACAGTATTGATATCACAATCATCTTCCATAATAAGAGCACATTTTTCATCAGAATCCAAAAATTCTTTGAGTGCTTTGAGATGAGATGTAACACACCCCACCTCGCCAGAAGACATATTATCAGGATAACGTCCCTTCAACATTGAACCAAGATCATCCTCACGACCATCATAAGCAGACACACGAGTATAATTTTCAATCTCCCAATACTTAAACTGAGACTCCATTGATTCCCATCTATCTACCTTGTCATCTAGATTGATGCAGTAGATGTGAGGAAGTCCTTTGAGTTTATGTATTGCTTTATTTTTGTCTCCGATATCATTCATAATTCAATCCAAAATACTTCTTCAGAAGGGATTCCCCAAATAATTCTATCATCACATTGGGATTCTACAAGATCATCCACAACATAAACTTTATAACCAAGATTTAATAATTCAAGACATAGACGATATTGTTGACTTTCTTCTACAATATCGGTTCCTTCTTTGTATGAAACATATGAAAAAGCAAAAGGAAGTTCTTTTTCATTATTGCGAACTACCCAGTCAACCAAAAACTTATTGTGTTCGGTATTAAATTTATCTGTGGTTGACCCAAGATTATATTCCAATCCAAGTTTTTTAGCATGAGCAGCAAAGGCACGATTGTCCCTAGGAAGACAAGGACCACCATACCCATATCCAAACTTAAGATACTTAGACCCGACACGACTATCAGCACCAATAGCAGATAAAACATCTTCTATTTCATCTCCCATTCCGGACAGAGACATGACCTCGCCCACCATATTGGCATATGAAATCTTAGTAGTCAAATAACAATTGACTGCCAACTTTACAAGTTCGGCAGCAGTAGTGCTCATCGTATAAATTTTTGGTGCACTGACTTGAATCTTAAAGTAGATCTGTTTAATCTCTTCAAGATACTTACCTTCACCACCAATCAGAACCATGTCTGCATTCTGCAAATCTTTGATGACAGAACCCTGAGCAATAAACTCTGGATTATAGAAAACATCAATACCAAAGGAATCTAATTGTTCTGCAAATTGTTCGCAGTCACCTGGATTTGTCGTGCAACCAACTATAAAAGTTTTACCACTTAGTTTTGCAGATGAACTCTTGAAGTCTTCAACAACTTTCCAGACAGAACTTACATCATAAGAACCATCATCAAGAGAAGGAGTTGCAACAAGACAAATTATAATATCACACTCATTGATGACACGTTGATTGTCGGTGGTTGCTTCAAATCTTTCAGTTTGTTTGAGATACCATCCGACCCCCGGTTCATTGGTATTAATTCTCTTTTTATTCAGATTAGAAACGTAGTCTTCTCTGATATCAGACACTAAGACATCATATCCTGCTCTTTCAATCAAGAGAGCAAGACAGATACCAAGTCTTCCTGCACCAATAAGTCCAATTTTCATAATTTAAAAGTCGGAATAGGGTTCATCTTATGCTTGTTCTTGCAGTTATAATCATGCAAGATTCTTACGGCAGGACCATTACCATATTCCATGGCATGTTCTAAGTCCTCATAGGATGCACCAATTTGATCTTCATCAGTTCGTCCATCATTCCACAGACCATCCGTTGGTTTTGCATCTATAATTCGTTTATCTATATTAAGATGCTTTCCAAGTTCCCATACTTCAGTTTTGTATAAGTCTGCGATGGGTGCTATATCAACACCGCCATCACCATATTTAGTGTAGAATCCTACACCATAATCTTCAACCTTATTACCGGTGCCGACAACGATGCCACCAACAGATCCGGCAATTTGATACAGAGTCACCATACGAAGACGAGACTTTGTATTTGCATTGGAGAGTTCATTGCCATTAAATTTATCACCAGTCCACCAAGTTAAACTGTGCATGAACTGATCATAAACACCCGACAGTTCTACTCGGTTATGCCTGATGTTGGCGTATCTCTCTTGCAAAAATTTACAATGATCACTTGATAATGTACTATTTTCAATTTTAGAATGCAGAGGCATGGCAACCACATAGGTTGGTAGTCCTGTTTCTGCACATAAGGTAGAGACTACTGCAGAATCAATTCCTCCAGATACTCCTATAACAAGGGATTTAATCTCATTCTTTTCAACATAATCTTTAATCCAGGTTACAATACCTATTTTTAATTTGTTGTAGTCTTCTATCCTATTCATGATGGACCATCCAATTTTTGATAGTGTAGTTATTTCCGAAACTGAGAGGAGCATACGTGCGACAACCCTCAGCAAAGACTGATTCTCCTCCTAGATTATAGGACACATTCTTCTTATTGTAAATGATATCGTAAAAGTCTGTTGGAATTTTGTCCCAAAGTGTTGGCATCACCACTTCAGCTCTACATCCACCAAACCACCAGGAACATTCCGAGAAAGAAGTTCCCCATGTAAGAATCAACTTCTTATAGCATTGAGACAACAAATACATATCAAGAAATGCACCGATTGTCTGACTCACATTATCAGTATGATTGTCGTGCCTAACAATATCGTTCCTAGGGAATGTAATAATCTGTCCAGGATATCTAGACTTGTAATATCCGACTATTGGTTCATGGTCTGTGGCAAGGAAAAACTTCTGAGTAGATGGATACTTCTCAATCTCTTTCTCAAATCCTTCATAGTCCATCCAGACACTACGACTTCCGTCATCAACTGGTGGCAGATTAGTTCTAACATGGATTCCAACCATATCTTCCTTGTCCCAGTCCTGCGTAAAGTCGTCAATAATCTTTTGAATGTCTGGTTGAATTCTTAACTTCTGCCATACAGGAAGATACTTATCAATAAAGTATTGTGGAGTATCATTATAGAGTTGATCTATAGTTTTGTATTTGTCGCAGTATTGAACCTCATCTTCATTAACTAGAAGTCTCCATCCAGAATGAGTCCAAGGATAGATTTTGATATCCTCTTCCTTATTACATAACTTGAAATTCTCAAAGAGATATAAGTCAGGTTCCTTTTCAATCAAAAGTTCGTCATACCTCTGCAGGTAAGACACATATAACTTAATTCTATTACCCAGTCCCGCAGACTTCAATACTACAAACTTGCTCATAGGTTTTCACGAATCCAATCCGAAACATTAATCTTGGGAGTCCAACCAAGAATTTCTTTTGCCTTATCTATATTAGCAAAAGTAGTCTCCATTTCACCTTCTCTCTTCGGAATATAAACCTGATCATCTGAAATTAGATTTGCAATCTCCTGAATAGAAATGCTGTCACTACTACCAATATTAAACACCTGACCATAATACTCCTCAGGAATATCAGCAGTTGCGGCAAGAATATTTGCGGCAGCAACATCTTTCACATGAATAAAGTCTCTCCTTTGAGACCCATCACCCACAATAGTAAGAGGTTGACCTTCGTTCTTTTGCTTCAGGAAGATTCCAATGACAGGAGCATACTGACCAAAGACAGGAGACCTTTCTCCATATACATTAAAGTATCTGAATACAACAGTCTTAAGTCCATATAGATCTGTATACATCTTACAGAATTTTTCTGCTGCAACCTTAGATGCAGAGTAAGGATTCAAACAATCATCTGGTTGTGTTTCAACATTCGGATATGAGTTCATTCCATATCCAGAAGAAGTGGAAGAATACATAACTTTCTTTACACCTGCTTCTCTGGCACACTGCAGAATAGTTGTAGTTCCAACGCAGTTCTTTACAATAGCTTCAATTGGATTCTCAATTGCAGGTTGAAGACGCGACTCTGCTGCTAGATGAAAAACATAATCAATGTCTGTCATGCAGTTTCTCATTATTTTATAATCAGTTACATCTGCCTTAATGTTAATAGCATCTCTATTCCAATAGAACTCTTCATTACTTGCACTTTCATTATCAACACATACGACCATGTGTCCTTGTTCAAGTAATGCATCCACCAGATTAGATCCGATGAATCCTGCTCCTCCAGTTACTAAACTTTTAATCATAGTTCTCAGATGCCCTTGGTAAAATTGATTTAAAAATATCTGTTTTTAGTTTTGTAGTAGAGTAATTATGATTTTCTCTATCCAACCAAACAATATCAATGTCTATTTCTTTACCTGAATATGTTCCATCCTTATAGTCTGTGCCAAGAAAACGAATCTCATAATCACCACTCTTGAGATAGGACAGATATTCTTCCTCATTATTATAAAGAACAACATCATCAATGTTCTTCATTCCCAGAAGAATCTCTTTACGCTCATCGGCAGATTGGACCGGTGAAAGTTTATGAGACCTTTCGGTGGATGGGTCAACATGAAGAGCAACAGTTAAATGATTACAGTATTGTTTTGCTTCAGAAAACATTCTAATGTATCCAGGATGAATAACATCAAATGCACCGGCAATAACACCTTTAGTTTGTGGTTGTTGTTTTAACCACTCATTTACATCAATACCCTTATCATCAATAAAAAGGTCCGCAGTTGGTTTATGAAACATAGGTTCAAGTTCATGATACTTGTATCCCCACATTGCAAGTTGATTGCGAGTCAAATCACCATGATCAATTCCAGACCCTCTTCCACGAGCAGTCATCATAATAATGTAATGTCCTTCATCATAAAGACGATTAACATGACCAACCATCCATGGAAATGAAGTTGCTTCTTCATACCTCATACCATGTCCATCTGGATTGCAAGGAGTATGGCAAAGTGTGCCATCAATATCAAAGCAATATCTCATACGACTCCGTGCAGGAAAATCTGATGAACACATTCTACCACACCATAGTCTTGACTAGAGATATAGTAATTCCAAAGGGCATTGGTTGCCCTAGTTCTAATAGTATTTTCAGGAGAGAACCCCGTCAGAATACCATAGTTGACCTTGTTTTCTTCACACCAGGTTAAACAATTCAAAATATTCTTTGATTCTCCACCAGAACTCATCAGAACAACAAGAGTTTCATCCTCCACATAATACTCTAGAAACTTTTGATATGCATTTTCATACCCAAAATCATTTGTAAGCATGGTCAACATGGATGGGTCAGAAAGAATCGAAACTTTCTTACCCCTGAACTTCATATAGTCCTGAGAGATATGAGATGCAACTGAACTGCTACCTCCGTTGCCAAGGATGATAATTCTGCTGTGATTTTTGAATGCTTCTTGAAACTTCTCAAACTCATTGCCCATGTGGGCACATTCAAGAACTTCAATATACTCTTTAAATGGATTCATAATTCAGTCCCAGTTAGATGGAATACGCTGTTCGTGGTTTTGTTTTTTTCTTACACAGAAATAAATGTTTGCACCTTTGTTGTCATGGTTGCTGAACTGAGCATCACCAAAGAGATAACCAAAGTATAATCCATTTTCTGTTCCGACTACACCTGCTGCTTCATGATAGCATTGTGGTTTTACACTGTCGGGATAGTTTCTACCCACAGGATAAGAGTGCCAATTATTCTCAACGCAGAGTTCAAATCCATTATCAAAGAAGATGTTGACCCACTCCGCAGAGTTGAACATTGACCGATGACGAATTACAAGTTCACCATCTTTCATTTCATAATCAGGAGTAGTTGCAAGAACACAACAGAACACACCATCATCTGTCAGGTGATTCTTAACATTATCAAACCAGACACCCAGATCATCAGGATGAATATGCTCAACAACATCCCAACTATGGATAAAGTCAAACTTCATGTCCCCACCATCTTCTTTCAGTTGAAATGGTTTTGACAAATCTACATTGAATAGATTCTTATTATGATACTTGTCCCAGTTGTGAGACCCTGCACCCGTAAGAACATGCGTAGAACCCTCAAGTCCTACGGCAACATATCCAGCATCAATATAATCTGCAATCATCTGTGCTCCAGCACATCCCATATCCAATACTTTGAATGGTCTATCAAAGTAATTCTTTACTGCATTTACATAATCAACATTCGTGCGATTATCTACAATCGTTCCTGCTGGTGCAATATGATCGGGAGAATCAATCGCAACAGGATTTTCAGTTTCTAACGTAATCAAAGACATCTACCCGTTACCCCATTTGGCGATACATTTATTCTAACAGATTCATAAGGAATATTCAAGCTGTCCTTATTAGAGAATACTAAGAAAAATCCTCCATTACCTGCCCCACATAATTTATGCGACAAGACCGATGGACTATTTTCCAAAGAAGAATCAATCTCTTTAATGAGTTCATTCTCACATATTGAACTACTCGTTTCTTTCTTTTGTTGCCATCCATGATTTAGATACTTGAAAAACAACTCATAGTCATTTTGAGAAAGACTTTGATATGCACAGACTACTGTGTCAAGAAGTGGTTTTACTTTCTCCAAATTATCAGTTACATTTTTAAGAATCTTCTTAGAGTTTCTCGTGACACCTGTGAAGATAAGATGAGTATCATACTTATCAAATAGTTCTGTTGGAAGAAACTCATACTTGATACAATCATTATTCATGAATTCAATTCTTTTAAATCCACCGACACCACATCCATACGGATCTTGATATCCACAATAAGGATTATATACTCTTTCAAGTTGATATGCCAATTTACATATCTCACTTTCTGTCATTGTAATCTTCAAGAACAAAGAACATGCCTTGATAAGACTTATTGTATAAGAAGACGAAGATGCCAATCCACTTCCTTGTGAATAAGCATCACTGGTAAGAGTAACCTGTACTGGTGGCATATTAAAATGCTCCAATACAGTTCTTACAACTTCATTCTGTATATCCTCAACCTTGGAGACTTCCTCTCTCTTTGAATAGTTGATGATATATTTGTGTTGTTCTTTATTGAAACCAATTTTGTCCTGACTGATAGTTACATATGTCTTAAGATCACATGTGAAACTAATTACAGAACCATACCCATACTTCTCTACGAAATATGGATTATCAGTAGAACCTCCGAACAGGGAAATTCTTAATGGACAACTAGCAATTAACATACTTTTTCAGATACTCTTGATTGGAATAGTATTCTCTCAACTCTTCACCAGACATGTTCTGAATTGATTCCCATACCTCAAAGTTTTCTCTCATGTATGGATTGCCTTGAACTGAATTTGGCCAAGAGTTTCTACCTCTACTATGTTCTAGGTGATAAACCTGATGATCTATTCTACCAACATTATAACCCATTTTTTCAAATCTATAGAATCTCTCCTTATCTTCAGGAGAAGAACCTCGGAAGTTTTCATTCTCCATACCTGCATCAATATAGGATTTTCTATCTACAAATTGAACGTGCCCATACTGAGCATCATACATCTTTGACTTATTATCAAGGATGTCAAAGTTAAAATCATTAGAAAGAAACTCACTCACATCTTCATCATCGGCAAAGACTTGTCTCTGATACTCACCAAATCCATATGGATATACAATATCACATCCATTCATGACCATCTCAACCGATTCTGTATATGTTTCTGGTCTGAACAGAACATCACAGTCATAGTTGGCAATGACTGGAGTGTCTGCCATATCAATCATTTCATTAAGAATCTTCATCCTATAGAACACAGGGTCATCAGATTTCTCAAAGACATGCGTTAGATTGTTAAGTGCATCACCAAGATATTCTTTAATTTGTGGTAGAACTGCTTCCTGAAATACAGACTCTACATCCACTTCTTTGAGAATAACTTTAGTATCAAAGTTTTCAAGAAGATAACACAGAACTGTAATAACATTACGCATTCTATCTTCACTCTCAATCCTTACGGGAATGATAAAAGTACAATTCTTAAGATCAATCATTTTGTGCAACAGAAATACGCGGACTCATCCCATCCTTTATAACCAGGAACATTGCCAGAGTATCCGGCACCACGAACAATGTGATTAAAAAGATATCCAAAGTGGTTCTCATCATGAAGTCCTTCCTCGAAAATTTTAAACCCTGCTGACTCAATTTTTTCTTTCCACCAGGTTGCAGGGAACACAGATTGATGAAGAGTAAAGAGTTCTCCTTCATATCCGATAGTTCTATCTTCTGGAGCAAAAGGTGGCACCATGTCCTCACCTTTCTCATTCCTTACATCAGGAACAAGAGAAACTCCAAATACACAAAGACCACCCTCCTTCAGATGCTTAAAGATATTAATAAGCATGTTGTCAATATCTTCGGGTGCAATGTGTTCAAACACTTCTTCCGAGTGAATGAAATCAAACTCCATGGGTTCTCCATCATCATAGAGTTGATAATCTTTTGTGATATCACATAGGAACAAATTTTTATTGTGATACTTATCCCAGTTGTCCTTACCAATACCACCAAGAGAATTACTACTACCCTCCAATCCTATACCAATATCACCTCTATTAATAAAATCAACAACAAACTGAGCACCGGCACATCCAAGATCTAGCATGGAAATTTGTTCGTTCTCAAATCCATCTTTGACTTCTTCAATCAATCCCTCTGATGTGAAGTTATCTCTAATCGCACCAACCGGACAGATATGATCCGGAGAATCATCTGCCACTTGTTTCGTTGCTTCTAATGTAATCATTTTTTTACGTAAATCAGATCGTTAAAGTTGTTCAGTTCTTGCTCACAATTAATTGGTTCTGGTATAATCACTTTTGATTTACACCCACTCATCCACCATGCGAGTTCATCAAAAGAACTGGCATATGTACCAACAATTGTAGCACACTTGGATAGTATCAACAACTCAATAAAGGCATCAGTAGTTAATTGAATATCATCATGATGTCCGGACTCAGCCAATTTGGGGTCATTGAATATTTGTCTATCGTATAAAATTACTCTGTCGGGATATCTGTCTGCAAAATGTTTATAGACATCAGAGTTGTCAGAACAGAAAAAGAATTTCTTGTCTTCTGCTAACCTATCTATCTCTCTTTCAAAGATGCTATTATCATGAAAAACTTTCTTGGCACAATACCATGACCTAATATGAACACCAACCATATCATCCCAAGATTCGGTAAACTCATTTACATAATCAAGAATATCCTGATTGATTTCTAGAGTTCCAAGTAGATTGAGATACTTATCCACAAAATACTGCGGAGTCTTCTCATACATCAGGTCAATTGTTTTGTAGTTGTCTATGTATTTTTCTTCTTCAGGATCAACATACAATCTCCAATCCTCTGGATAAGGATTCACAACTTCATCTACCTTAGAAATAGATGGAAAGAGAAATGAGATTGTATCATGTGGAGTATAAACTTTATCATGTTGTGCCATGGCACTCAATAGATTCTTAATTCTATTGGCAATACCGGCATGACTTACAACTGTTACTTCCATTCAATTTTCTCCCATCCATCTGGATACAAATCATCAACACTAATATGAGAAAGTCCGGGTCCATACCAAGGGGACGGTAGTATAACTCTCTTCCCTTCTCCATTTCCTAACCAGGCACCCCACCATCCAAATGTGCTATTGGAAACGATGAAGTCCTGACACATTGACATTAAACATAAGTCAAAGTGTCCTTTATATATCTCTTCGGGAACAACCTCATTGAAGATAAAATTGTCTCCTTGAAATAACTTTTGCTTCTTACAAAGGTCAATACTATTAGAGCATACAATATAAGTTCTGTCCTTACCTAAGGATTCAATTGCCTTCTCATAAAACTCTAGTGAGACATTGATATGATTGTTCTCACAATTTGGATAATCAAATTCTGGGTTGAAATCTCTTACCAAAATACATACAGGTTTTTGATCTAGATATTCCTTGAAGTGCGATTGAACCTCTTCAATGATATGCTTCTTGAATCTAAAGTCCAGTCGGATAAGTTTCTCTGCATTCTTAAAATACTTTTCTGTTTGAAAGTATCCGTTCAGGGATACATGATTTGGACACTCATTGAATAACTCCTCACAGAACTCATGAGATTCATGCAATTCAATCTCATCACCATCCACCAGTCCATACCTATCACCACAATGGAGCATCTCAAAGCAGTGCTGCAATTGATGATACTCCGTAATAATATTTGGACCAGATTTGCGGTCAAAGTATGTTGCCTTTGAATGGTCGGGGATTCTAAAATCAAATCCACCTTGTTTGGCAATACCTACTAGTGCGGCATATTGAAACATCTGGTTTCCCAGTCTCCCATTCGTGCCTAGATTATTCATTCCAATTGTCATAGAACTATCTCCATATTTTGTTCTTTAAGTCTGTCATCAATTATATTACCAACGTCTAATGAATAGAAAGCGTGCCATCCTCTTTTGTTTCCAGTATACCAGTGATTGCAATCACCTCTATTCATCTTAACAGTTTCCCAATACTCTCTAGATTGTAATTGATAATGATTCAAAAGCAATTCTGGGTCATTTTCATTTGTCTTGTATGATAGATTGATTGTCTCTCCATTATTAAATGCATCATGAACTGCAAAATGTTCAATACCAAAGTCAGTATTCACAATGCACTTCGGAGCATCTAGGTTCTGCCACTCTGGTTCATCCTGTCCTTTTGGATTGGCATGACTATACAATGTAGCCCAGACTCTTACATTATACTCTGCTCTCTTATTGAAGTTATTGACAATGCCACCTTCAGGATGTTCAATAAAATCATTAGAGTTGAACCATACCCAGTTAGTAATTACTCTACCATAGTCTTCATATTGTTTTAGAATTTTTTTAATATCAACAACCTTTGGACTATACAGAAACTCATCTACATCAACCTGTGCAATCCACTTAGATTCTTTTGCAATAGGAAGGAAATACTTATTCGTGACATGAACTTGTCGCCCCGTAAATCTCTCATCTACATCACTCTTAAACAGAGTCACATATCCAGAATCAATATAAGGTTGCAGGATAGGCAGATAATCATCATCACTGAAGTCATCTACCAGATAGATATGATCTGCTCCATGCAACTTATAGTGTTCAACCCATTCCTTCAATGTCCAACTTTCATTCTTGAACATTGCGGCAACTGAAAAATAATACTTATGATTCATCTACTAATACCATGCTTCTTGAAACAATACTGAAATTCTTCTTCAATCTCTTCTTCACTCACTTCTGCCATCAGAGTATCATTATCTCGGACTCTATTAACAATCAAAGTATCACGATAGAAGATTGGCATACCATAGTTTAACACATTCTGATAGTAAAAATCTACATCCAGTAACATTCTGAGTTCAGGGTCATACCTTACAGTCACCTCTTTTTTGATTGCCGTGACAGATACACCACCAATAAAGTTATAACCTGGTTCTAGCATTATCTTATCATCCCATCTCGGATACATGGGATTAAAGAATGTATGTCCGTCATCACGAGTATGGACCGCACCACATACAAACCATTTAGCATCTGAGTTTGTCATGGCATCATACATCTTCTCTACTGCCTCTGTATCATAGAAGAAGTCATCCTGTTGAAAGATTTTAATAATCTCACCACTACAATTATCAATCGCATTGTTAGTATTGATGGAAGGATTACCTCTGCCATTCTCATTGCGAATGTATTTGATATTCAGGTTGTGCTCATTCTCTTTGCAGTAATCTTCAATCACATCGGTTTTACTGTGATCTGAAATGACAACCTCAATATCCTTAAATGTCTGAGCAGCAATAGTCCTGAACATATCATCCAGAACTTCTACACCTCTACCATAGTATTCAAATGTCGGACATGCTATTGATACTTTCATAATACTTTCCAGTCGTTACAATACAAATCTTTTGTATCATGATTTAGATTAGGTCCAAACCACTTCTTAGGAGCAATCACCTTACCCCTGTTTGCTAACCATGCACCCCACCAAGAGAATGATGAGTTGGCAATAATAAAATCATTACACATAGACATCAGGCACAAATCATAGAACTGATTGCCACCTTCTGACACGGCAAATCTATCACTCTCAAACAACTCTTGCTCTTTACACCACTCTGGGTCATTAGAAAATATTATAACCTCTCTATCATCATTAAAGTTTTTTAATGCTTCGGCATAATATTCAAGTCCTAATGGGGGATGATTGCCAGAGTTATGAAGAAAATCACCTCTGCGAACATGAAGTGCTATTGGATTATCAAATCCCTCCATGATTGCACTACACTCTTCCACAATCTCATCACGGAAAGCAAAGTCATTTCTTATCTCATCTTCAATGTGCTTGAAGTATTTTTCAGTCTGAAAGAATCCCCACAAAGAAAAATCTTCTGACCCGTTAAGATCAAAAAATTCAGGGGTAAATTCAAATTTTGGTTCTTGGACATACTTTTCAGTTTGCAGAGTCCCAAGATTCGTGGCACTCGTAAGTTTGAATGCATCAAACAATAGAATCGTATATCGATTTCCTATGCCATCATCAAAAATTTCTTGATGATTGGGAATCATGAATGAAGCACCTACTTTAGATGCAATACCCTTGGTAGCAGCATACTGAAACATCTGGTTTCCCAGTTGCCCCAGTTTACCTAGATGATTAAATGCTACAGTCATCGTGAAACAATCATCTCACCATGCAATCCGTTTCGTAGAAGTTCAAATGTATAGTTGTTCTTCTCAATCCACTCCTTACATGCAAGTCTTTCATGTGAATCATAATCAGGTTCGTGTCCGTGCCAGTCATCAAACCTCATATAGATTTTATCCCACTCACACTTATCAACAAACTTCAGTGATGAAACTGTTGGTTCATAGATGTCAACATCAATATGCACTGCACAAATCTTACCAATTTCAAACTCTTCGGGTTCGGTAAGTTTATGAACATCCTCAACCACAATACCAATATTATCCCACTGAGAAAGGTCTTCAATCACACGCTCATAGGTCTGAGGATATTCAGGACCATTAAGACAGAATGCACCTTCGTGCCAACCAGCATAATCCGGAATGAATTGTGAAGTTTGCTCTAGTCCTTGAAAGTGATCAAATCCATGAATCCTCTTGTCGGGATTGATAAAGGCAATGTCTCTAATCGTTCCTCCACATGCAACACCAAATTCAAGAACATCACCTTCAAGATTCATGCTCTTCAGAATTGCAGCCCACTCAATGTGAGTCATAGGATGCACGGGGGCATCAGATGGGAATACATTATCCTCCTCAGACCAGGAAGGTGGGTCATACCCCACAGCACCAGTATTCAAAAGATAATGATTCTTCTTATGATACTCAGAGATGACTTTGATTGCCTCAGAACCACCAGTCATATCATCATCAGATACATTCTGGAAGATTTCCATGAAGTATGGTGTGGAATGATCTATGTCAAATTTCATTTGAACTCCTTAATTAATTACTACGCCTGCAGGCAAATTGCCATGATATCCAAAGGGTATAATACCGCGATTAACATCTAATGGACTTTCATGGGAGAAGTCTTTTGCAACCTCCACAGGTGCAAACTTACATCCCTGCTCTTCAAAAATGTGCCTATTATGCACACAGATGTTTCCATCCTCATTCCAATTGACCCCACCAAACATCTTATAGAAGTCATTCATGGCAACAACATCAAAAGGAACATCAACCTTACCAGGAACATCTAAAAGTTTCTTACTTCTCAGTGAGAAACCACCATTACCAACAGCAATGTGCTCCCCGAAAGGAGTCACAAATCCTTGCTCTCGCCATGGCCATGGAGCACCAACGTAATCATAATCAAAGAAGTCATCTCTCCATGCACTTGGATTTAGAATAAACCCATCATGTTGAATTGTTAAAACAAATTTAGTATCCACATGTTCTGTTAGATGATAGATCATGTATCTGGCATAATCTTTCATATTACATATGGGAATATTCGGTAGTTCAACGCTGATTCCATCTGAGGAGAGTTTGCCAGCATATTCATTAATAACTTCTTTTGATGTTATTAACCGAACAGCACCAAACTTTGCGCTCTCCATGCATGTATAGATTGCTTTGATTGTATCCCGAAGTCCGTTGTCAATTGATTTTTCTTGTTCACCATCCTGAAAATCTTCAGCAGAAATATTTGATTTGTCCCAAGGAACATAGATTGCAAATAAAGTAACTTTTCTTAGGTCTAGCATTTATACTCCAACATAATGTGCTCTGTATCTTTCTTCTGCAGTTTGTGTGATGTCAGTCATGTAATATACTGCGAAACTTTTTCTCATCTTACCTGCAGGTGGATGGATTGGTTCTGGAAATCCATGCCATGAGTTTTGAGTTGTGTCAAATAGAACTGCTCTATTAAAGATTGGTTCTACTTCTCTTATCTTATCCTTTGGTTTTTTCGTCTTCTCGTCATGAGACCAGAACTGAAGACTGCCACCCCATGCAGGATCATAATCTTCTTCAAGATATAGAATAAGATTTAGTTTTCTCTGCAAGTTCAATTTTGGATGAATAGAATAGTCTAAGTGAACTGATAGTCTACCACCCTTTCCATGCATATGCCAACCCCCACCGTGCAATCCAATGTCAGGATACAAAGGATTAACTCCGGTGATGTCAGAAAGTGTAGAAATAAAATTAGATGCCAGTAAATTAGTAAAGACCTTGTAAGTTAAAGGTGGAAATCTATCCCACTTATTACATGTCTTCTTCTCGGCAATCCATCCTTGATAATGAACGATGTCCTCTGCAGGACTATCATAGTCAATGAATTCTTTACTAAGTTGTTTTGCATCCTCAATATCTAAAAAGTTATCAAGAATCCAATAGTCAAAAGGGTCATTACCAGACTGAATATTATCAGTATTAAACATTACACAACTTCGGGTTTATTAAAATAGAAAGCATGTTTTTTTCTATACTTCCTATACTCTTCCTTACAATCCACACCACTCATCATAGCACCTTTCATATCAATATAATCCCAGTCATCTACAATGTTATCATCGCCTCTCCAGTATCCATCAGAACGTTTGTAATCATTCCAATACTTAGGAGCAATGATAATCTCTGCTTTAGTATTAGTCCATGCTGGCCAAAAAGCAAAGGTGGATGAAGTAATAATAGAGTTGACTGCATTATTAAGAATGGAATAATCAATACCGATTGGACCACCCTTGTATTCATAGAATCCCGAACCCTGTAGATGAGCAAGTGGATCAACTTCACTGGTTGCAGAGGAACCGATAATCGGAGCCCAAGGAATAAACTTTCGTGCATTCTCTGGGTCGTCTGTAATCACGCCAAACTTCATGTTAGGATTAATCTCCAACATTCTATCTGCTGCCATTCTGTAATACTCAGGAGGGCACCAGGCAGAGGTGATAAGATACTCACCACCCCTGAACTGAATTACACAAAAATCATCACTACTATATTCTGTGACTGTAATACTAGGTTTCAACCACTGAATAATGTCATCACGACGATCATTAATATATCTCAGTCTCTGAAATGTTCCATCAACCTTAGTATTATCAGGAATCGTATTATAAAGAAGTTCATCATAAATCATAGCATCTTCGCCAGACAGAGCATGAAGACCTAAAGGATATTCATCAACTCTTTCTCTGGCATAATATTCAATACCATCAGGAAGAACATCTGGTTCTTGACCTTCAACAGTGGTGACACCACCGATTACTTCATCACCAAAATCAATGTCTGGTAGGAACTGACATCCTTTAAATGTTTTCAATCCAACCGAAGGAACTTTACTACTACCCTGAGCACTATTATTAGTGTCTCTTCGCACACCCCATCTAAATCCACGATGCTCGGCAATACATCGTGGTGCTACGATATTCCACAACTGGTTTCCAAGACCAGAACCATTATAAATTTCAGAAACAATCATTTAATTAAGTGCGAATATTTTTCTTGGTTGTCAATAATATGTTGCGGGAATGACTCATCAAGTTCTACTCTTTGATAAGAGATATGAGACCTGTTAAGAACATCCTGACCGCTTTCCAGATTCTTAGAGATGTTCTCTGTTACTTCCGGAATATCAAATTGTCTATCACAGAATGAATTTATCTTCTGTCGGATGTGTTCCTCATTACCCAAATACGTAAAGTGCCATCCACCATTAGTTATAATAGATCCAGATATCTTATTTTCATCCTCTGTTCCTTCTCGTATATCATCAACTGTAGTATTTTTGATGTGTTTATAAGTAGCTGCTCTACTACCAAACCACTTATTGGAGTATAGATTGTTTATCCAATATGCATAGCAAGACTGTTCAAATGTGAAGTGAGTATCATCAGAGACCCACTCGGATGCATGTTCTAAGATTTCGGGATTAGGAATCTCATCACCATCACTCATCAAAATCAGATCATCATCATTAAAAATGTCAGGTCTTACCATAGCATTTCGTGAATAGATTTCTCTGTGCCATGGACCTTCAAGATCTGGTAATTCAATCTGATTTAAGATAATCTTATCTTCCCACTTGGCAAATCTATCTTTGTTATTCAAAAAATGACTCTCTTTGGGTAGTCCAGAGAAAGTCATATTACCTTCAGTAATAACAAACTTATCAACATAATCATTTAAGATATTCATTCTTATTTCTAAGAGTTCTACCTCATGATTGAAAATAAAACAATCAAATATTCTCATAGTCCTTCTTCATTTCGTTGAATACTTTTCTGATGCCCACATCAATAGTAGTCTTGGGAACCCACCAGTTTAAAATATAATTGTCTGCCTCATTTCTTTTATCCATCTGAACACTGTCTTTAGCAAGTCCAGAGTTGATCTTTACATCATACTTATCAATTAATCCAAAACAACCCTGGATAATATTAGCAATCTCTCTAACAGTATTAGAGTGGAATGATGTAATGTGAAGTGGGTCTTCTGGTTTGAAATCTGTAAAGTTTTCCATTACAGTTTCCAGTGCCTCACAGCAGTCCTCGGCATACAGGAACTGACGCTCTTCTGTGCCGTCAGTCATCATTTCAAATTCTCCTTCTTCGAATCCCTTACGGATGAAGTCAGTAATCACATGAGCCTTCTCCATATCTTTTTCAATACCATACACATTCCAGAACTTAACAATCAATCCGTTCAATGCTGTGGTATGAAGTTCACCAACACGCTTCATGACACCATAAGGTGAATAAGTCATGTTACTCATCTGAGATGATGCGAACACAAACCTCTTCCGATACTTCTCAAGTAAGGCAAAAGTATTTGCCATCATACGAGTATTGTTATTAATGAACTGAAAAGTATGTTGATACTTTTTCAAATAGCGAGAACCACCCACATCAAAAGATAGAAAGAATACAAAGTCTGCATTCTTAATAATACTTTCAACATAAGTGTTTGGTGTTACACGAAGATCATTCTGTGGACCTTCAACTATATCAACACCAATAACATCGTGCCCTTTCTCTTTTAGATACTCTTCTAGATAAGCACCGATCTGTCCAGCAGATCCTAAAATAGCAATATTCATTTAATTTACACCTAAAACTCTATTGAGTGATCTTGTTTTCAATGCATTATAATCATCAGATTGCCAAGCATTTCCATTGCTTGCATTTTTATAATGTAGAACGAATGCATCCTCCATACTATCATCTTCCTCAAATTTTATCAAGTCAATAAATGTTGGTTTGGGAAACTGATAATAACTTCCATAGTCAACCATGTAAGTAAAGCAATCATAAACATACTGCCAGTAGTTCTCTCTTTCCTTTTGATGAGGAAAAGTTTGAGTATCGGAATGTTGGTAATCAAGAATGTGAAACTCTTTCTCTACAAGATTGACATGCATTGGAGAGCATCCATTAAATCCCATTTCAATATATCCAGGAGGAGGACTATGCTTATCCCCAGAGTCAGCATCCCTTTGAACGCTTACCTGATCCATGTATTTAATTTTTAATTCATTCTCATAATCAGAAAGATACTTATGTCCTCCTCCACCAACATCACATGGTTGTCCGTTGAATATTCCAAGATCCCATTTAAGTTCAGAAGGATTGGGAAGATTAGGAATATCAGCAATGACAATACCATTCCAAGGATACTTCAAAGCAATCTCTCCAGGATCACCATCACTATATTTTCTACTATATCTATAGGATGGAATGATAGACAGGTTGTATCCTTCAATCATTTCTGCAATTGATATGTCTTTGATGAAGAACATATCAGAATCAATTATCAAAGAGATACAATCATTCTTGGAGATGTAATGTTGCCATCCCCATGTGAATGCATACCCACAAACTTGACTTCCATCACCAGTAAATGAATCACCTTCAAATTGTTTGTATCCATTAATGAACTGATACTGAGGGTCTAGGTCAACTCTGATACATTCTATACCAATCTCATTACAAACATCAAAAATCTCCTGAACTCTATCAGGTGAGTATCCACTAAATGGATTAGATCCTGCCCGTTCATTATTGAATACGATAAATTCAAAGTCATCTTTAATATGTCTTTTAAGACTTTCGTATTGAGGTTTGATTAGGTCGGGTCTATTGTGAGAATAAGTATAAATTTTAATCATTTTTGAATTTGTTCCTGAATCCAATTATAAGTCTTACGAATACCCTCCTCAAGAGTTTGAGAATAGTCCCACCCAAGTTCCTTACGGATCACATCATTATTAGAGTTGCGTCCACGAACTCCCAGAGGTCCATCAATATGAATCTTGGTGACTTCCTTGTCAGCAACCTTAGCAGCAGTATCTACAAGTTGGTTAATAGTAACCATCTCTTCGGAACCAATATTCACAGGACCCATAAAGTCACTGTCCATCAGTCTTCTAGTTGCTTCAACGCATTCGTCAACGAACAGGAAGGAACGAGTTTGTAGGCCATCTCCCCACACCTCGATTGCTCCACCTGACTCCGGGAGGTAAGCAACTTTACGGCAGATTGCAGCTGGTGCCTTCTCCCTTCCACCGTCCCAGGTTCCTTCGGGACCAAAAATATTGTGGTAACGTGCCACCCTGACAGGAATACCATGATTGCGATTATAAGCAAAGTATAATCTCTCAGAAAATAATTTCTCCCACCCATATTCCGAATCAGGGTTTGCTGGATATGCTGATTCTTCACGGCAGTCGGGGTTATCGGGGTCTAGTTGATTGTGTTCTGGATACATACATGCTGAACCAGAATAGAAAATTTTAGTTTTATTTACATCCTTATCCAAATTAAGTAGATGTTGTTCCTCAAGAACATTCAGATTGATAGACACAGAATTGTGCATGATGTCTGCATCATTCTCACCAGTGAATACGAAACCTGCACCACCCATATCAGCAGCAAACTGATAAATCTCATCAAAAGGTGAAAGAAACTTATCTACGATCTGTGCATAGAACCCACCATTAACGCCAGTGGTACGAATGCAACGGCGAACAAAACTTCTATCACGCAAGTCACCTTGAATGAATTCATTTGCTTCCGTGTCAGAGAACTCAGGACGCTTTAAATCAACACCACGAACCCAGTATCCTTCGGAACGAAGTTGCTTAACCATGTGACTTCCGATAAAACCACCAGCACCAAGAACTAGTGCCGTCTTTGTATATTCAGACATGTTAGTAATAAACCTCCTTTATCTATTATAGTTTGATCCAACGCTCATTGGCAAGTGTCCACTCAACAACTTCACGAATACGATCACGAATGTTTTCTGGTTCCCATCCCATCTTACGCATTTTTTCACCCGAAAGTGCATAGCGAAGATCATGTCCCGGACGTGTGGAATGGAAATCAACCATATCATACTTGAGTTCTTTACCCTGAACATCTGCAATGATCTGTGCCAGTTGCAGGTTGTTTAGTTCCTCGGCACCAACAATGTTGAATTTAGGACACTTGGCACCACCATAGTTTCCATTTTCAACCACAGTGTCTTGTGCCAGAAGGAAGAGCAGAGCATCAGAAACATCCTCCGCATGAATATAATGACGAGAACCAGGAATTGTTTTGGTCTCATCACTATGAATGGTGATTGCTTCACCATCACGAACACGCTTGATACACATCGGAATGAACTTTTCTGGATGCTGACGCTGACCGAATACATTCATCGTGTGAGTAATGTATACAGGAAGTCCGTAAGTATTCTCAAATGCTACTGCCAGTTCTTCTCCACCTGCCTTAGCTGCACTATATGGGTTGGTAGAATTGTACCTATCATACTCACCATAGTTGATTCCATTAGGAGCAGGACCAAATACTTCATCAGTGCTGAAGTATACAAACCTCTCAATGTGGTCAAGACCACGAGCATAGTCAAGGATGTTGCAAGTTCCACAACATTATCCATGACAAATTCCATGGGATAATCAATACTACGATCGACATGAGAACCAGCAGCAAGATGCAGAATATAATCCACTCTACCAATATCGGCAGCAATAAGTGGATTGACTGCTGCTTTCAAATCATGAAATACAACTCTCACACGAGAGCGATCTTCTGGAGAAAACTCTTGGAGAACATCCTGAAGGCGGTTCAGATTGCCACTAAAATCAAGACGATCAAGAGTCACAACTTCCCAGTCAGTATTCTTTAAAATTTGGGAAATCAAATGGTGTGCGATGAACCCCGCACCACCAGTAATCAATGCTCTTTTCATATTTAAATATTGTTAGTCCGTATATTTAGATTATACCAAAAAAGGAGAGTTTATGCAACTCTCCCTGAAGGTCTTTACATGCACGCCACTTGCTCTTGAGAGAAGCAAGAAACTCTCAGGGGGTTGACTTAGTTTTCAAATGACACAGAGTCTTTAACATAACAAGGAACACCATCTGGATCTAACCATTTAGGGTACTCAGGGTCTTCAATAGCAAGGAGCATCTGATCTCCATTGTCAAACAGATAAATGTCAGAATACTTCTTAGTATACTCATTTGCTTTTTGCAAACGGAAGTCAGGTTTACCATTCAATTGAATGTAACCTCTCTGTACAAAACGATAGGGAAACCTCTCGTGAATGACAGTAGTCTTTGTTGAAACAACAGACTTGGGATCTAGATCGTTCATCGTGAAACCTCACTAGTTTCTAGATCCTGAATAATACAATCAATCAAAATTTCATAATTATCAAGAGCATCATCAGAAAAGATGACTCCCTGAGATTCATAAAAACGACGAACTTTTTTGAAAAGTTTTGGATTCTTTACATCAAGATAAAAATCGCCATTCACTGCTCCCCAAAGAGTTTGAATGTCTTTCTTGAATTTTTCAGTCAGTACCATTGTCCTGTTTGTTTACCTGTGTATTATACGGTATAGTAATTATGTAGTCAAGAGTGCCAGTTTTAATTCTGGCACTCGGCAGTTCCTATCGCCGCTAATCCTAAACTGCCAAGGGGATTACCGCAGTTGATTTCTCAACTTGTTGAGTATAGCATGTTATTTACTTTTCGGCAACGACTATATTTTATGAAGGTATTTCACCTCTTCGTTGTTGCCTCTCTCTTTCTAATTGAATAACTTTCTCAAGAAACTCTTGTTTCTTTTCTATATCATTGAGTTTTTTGCGAACCTCATTTAGTTCAGACCCAATAGATCTATCTGTCATTTTGATTTTAAAATGCTTCTCTTAAACCTCCTCACCAAAAGCTACACGGTAAGTTGTGGATTTAAGTATTATTATTTATCTTATTTCAAAATCTAATTTACGAATTTTACGTTTGCGCCTTTCTTCTTGATAGCAAAGTTCATCTCTAGAAAAATGACTATCAATTTTTCTTTCTATATTATTAGATACCATTACAACTTTATCCAAATCTTTGGCACCAATTTTATTATCTACAATACTCATTTGATTTGAACATCCACAAAATTGCACTTTACTAGTGCTTACTAACTCCGTGTTGCAGGAGAGACACCTAATTTTAATCATTGGTTTATAATGAAATCTTACTTCTTCAGTATTTCATTTATTTATATGGGCGATGACGGATTCGAACCGCCGACCAATTGCGTGTAAAGCAACTGCGCTACCGCTGCGCTAATCGCCCCCATGACAATATTATAATCTATACTCATTAATTTTGTCAAGAACTAAATTTAAATACATGTCTGCAATTTCTTTTTTAGATTCAGAACAAAACTCATCTTTCAATTGATTTTTTAATTTAAGAACATCACATTTTAATTGTTCTTTTGTTATTGAATTGCGAGGCATAAAAATAATCCTACTGCCTTTATTTAAGCAGTAAGATTATTATCTGTCAATTAAATGTGTTGGTTACTACACAGGGTTTGGTGCATATACTGGCGTCATCATTCCACCATCTGGTGGTCCATCATCATCTTCATTAGTTTCTATGAAGAGGAGCATAAAGAATAGGGGTGCCAAGAAAAAAATAATTGCCTGTGCCCATTCTATACTCATGATGATTTCCTAACTGCTGCACCAATTGGAATAAGAAACAGCAGTGCTGCTACTACAAATCCCATCACCAAATACCTGGAATGATTTGTCCTGTTGTTGCATAACTACCCATTGCGGCAATGACTCCGATCATTGCTGCCCAACCATTGATGCGTTCTGCGTTTTCGTTCATGTGTTTTCTCCTAGTGTAAAATAAAATTTGCTTTGGTCTACTGGTGCATTCTCATAAGATGAAATGTCACCATACTGTTTGTGGTCTTTGTATCCTACCATGCGACCCTTCGTATTTTGAAGAGCTGACATGAAGACTACGAAAAAGAATACTGCTGGCGCACCGACAAGCAGTGCTCCTCCAATTACATAATAAGTCAGAATTTCAAGTAGAGAGTTTTCCATCAGTAGGTTTCTGAAAGTTGTTCCACAGTATAACCGAGAAGACAGAAAAAAGCAACTGTCGTGACGGTGAAAATAACTTCAGTCATCAGAATCCGAAGACACCAAAGAAAAATACACTACCGGAAGTAGCATAAGAGATGACAGCAGCAACAAATCCAAGCATAGCAGTGCGTCCATTCAATTTCTCTGCACGTTCTGCATATGACTCATAACCGTAACGCTCTGCATCAGTCTGAGAGACGTACATCTGGGGTTCTTTGGCAAACAGATTCTGTTGTCCACGATCATTGGTTGTTACAGTCACGATACACTCCGTAATGTTTCTTTACATATTATATAGGAAAGATAAAGTTTTGTCAATAGTCCATGTCTCCACCATAACGAATGCAGGTCTTTTTGTTTTCTGCTGATGCTCTACACCATTGTCTAACGTAAGAATCTGCATCCATAGTCATTGCATAGTGAGCATGGTTATGCAGTGTCCCTATCAGTGCTATCATTCCCAGTAACAGAAGGGAGGTCAGCGTTCCTGGATTCGTTATGAAAGTTATAAATATTTTTTCATAAAAAAAAGGGGATGCCGTCGCACCCCCAGTATAACATCTAGATGTTTATGTGTCTATATTGAAGATCAGAAGTTGTACTTGACGCCCAACTTACCACCAACACCGAAATCATCATCGTCTTCTGCGGTCAAGAAGGAGAGCTCACCGTATACTCCGATAGCATCGGAAACGGGGACGCCAACTCCTGCCTTTACCAGAGAACTGGGTGTCAGTCTCTTCACCGTCAACAGCGACGATTGCAGGACCAGCCTGGACGTAGTAAGAAGCAGCACCTACTTCGCCTTCAAATCCTACGTGAAGATCTGTCGTGGCAGCAGTATAATCGTCGCCAACCCAACCTGCATTTGTCTCTACGTTGACGTAGGGACCGGCTAGGGCAGCAGCTGGAGCAAGAGCAATTGCAGCGGCAGCTGCAGCGATAGTCGTTTTAAACATTTGTTTTACCTTTAGTTACTTGCGGAATGGATACCCGCAGATGAATAGGGACTCGACTGTCCCGTGTTAATATCACCATTTGTTACTTTAATTACTGAAAGACAAATGGTTAAGTATTTATACTATGCTCGGATTACGGGAATCCGAAAGCGGGTTAGGAGAATCGAACTCCTGACGAAAGGTTGGAAACCTTTAGTTTTACCTCTAAACTAAACCCGCAGAGTGGTGAGAGAAAAATCCCTCAAACACTTCCTTCACACGGACAAGCATAGTATACGACAAGATGAATATCCTGTCAACTCCCCCGGCAGGATTCGAACCTGCGACCAGACGATTAACAGTCGTCGGCTCTACCGCTGAGCTACAGAGGATTGTTTTTTGCCTTTTCTTCCTTATTGGTCTTGAAGTAGAGTTTATAGTATCTCTTCTTCATTTCATTGATCGCATTCATATCTTCTTCAAATCCCATATATTTAAGCATTTGGGAAGAACCTTCTAACTCACTAATGAGTCTGAGGATGTTGACTGCTATTGGTGGTTGCCCACCAAAATCATATTTGCCCATAAGAAATAGAAAAGGACAACGACTCAGATAGGACTTGAACCTATGACCGACTGCTTAGAAGGCAGTTGCTCTATCCAACTGAGCTACTGAGTCATTTGTTGTATCTTTAGGTACTATAACACCAAATTAAAAAAAGGTCAAGCTAAATAAAAATACCTATACACCATTTTTGGTAAAAAGTATGAAACGGTTTCTACCTTTCATAATGTTATTGATGACCGCACCAGCAGCAAATGCAGGTGCTCTTACTCATAAAATATCTTCTAGTGTTCAGTTAACCGTTGATGCTGCTGCTTCTAATGTCACAAGACTTGGCAGTACATTTTCAATTTCAGGCAGCGGTGTAGATACTACTGACGGAACAACAGTTAATACAATTTCTACTGGTGCAATTAGTAGTGGAGTTTATGCTCCTGGTACAATTGCTGCCACTCAAGATAATCCTGGTAGTGCTTTTAGTTTCTCTCAGTCTTACACACAGGCTGATGCGATTCCAACTAGTGCAGTCACTGTTGGTGATGTAGCAAACTTTGGTAATGTTACATCTACAACTGCAGGAGCTGCTGGTTCTCTTGCAGGTACTCTCTCTACTGCTGGTGCAATTACTTTGACAGCTGGTGGAGCTGGTACGAATGCTACTGGCCAATTCGTAAGTGAGCTCTCAATTCTACACTAAATAAATGGAGGTCAGAAAACATGACTTCTGGAAAGACAATCATATATATTGTGATGTCTGCGGTGGGAGTAAGTCTTATTCCTGCCGCTGCCCTGGCGGTCCCCGTGGTCCCAAATTTCACACAGGGAAGTATGACGAGTCACACGGAAACGACAAGTAAAGTGACTGAGACGATTAACTCTATAGATTATGCAACAGGATGGCAATATTCAGTATCGGGAACAAACGTGACCAACGGGGGACAATCCCTGAGTCCGAACCCAACAACAAATTCAGTGATAGTGAATCCATTAGGAGGAACAGAGGGGCAAGTAACAAGTGCCAACTCTGGTCTCGATTTAAATGGACAGAATTTCACAATCGCAGAACCAGGAGCAGCATTTCAGTTCACTCAGACCTACATGGGACCAGGAGTGACAAATCAAACTGTGATTCAAAGAACAACAGAAGTTACCAGCGTAACCGACACAACAAGTATCTTTACCCAATAGTACTATGTCTAACTCAACTTGCGACTGTCCCTGCCACACTGGCGGCAGATGTCGGGGGTGTAAGTGCGACAGCAAACCCAATAGCTAATAGTTCAGGCTCAGTTACGAACCAAGCTATTCAGGTCTTACAAGGACCATATATCACTAACCAATATGGTGGGGGTATTGCTTGTCAAGGTCCGACTGCTAACATCACACCATTCATTACTCATGCTCGTAATGAAAAGGATCCATTTGAAACACACTACATGGAACCTCAATATGACAATAGAGATTTTAATGGTCAGTTAGTAGAGACTCAAAAGGTAGTAAAGAATTGGCCGTGGGAACCACACTATGATAATAGAACATATACGAATACTGCTGGAGAAACTGTTCGTGCCTATGAAGATGGTGCAGACATGACTATCATTGTTATGGAAATGCAGGGTGATGGTGTCCCCGATAATCCAGGCCGTGAACTCTGGCAAAAACCAGTGAGAACTGGTGATAGTAGAAATTACAGTACCAGTCTTGGTTTATCTGCAACACTTTCTTTCCCACTTGATGGTGGACTACAAGAACGTTGTAAACAAGCAGCAGATACTCAGATCCAAATGCAACAACAATTGGTTGCCAATAAGAGATTAGATTTTGAGATTGCGAGACTTAAGAATTGTGGAGAATTAATGCAGAGAGGAATCAGTTTCCATCCCAGAAGTCCTTATTTTAAAATATGTGCCGATGTCGTAGTACAAAATGTTAATACCGTCAAGCAACATCGTCATACTATCCCTTCGGTTTCAGTGCCGAACGTAGGACCTTTATCGCACGGTTCCGATCACGTTGCTCCGCCTTCCTCTCAGACTCAGACAGTACCGGGGGTTTCTTACCCCGTAAGGCAGCAATCTTCTTCACCACTTTCTTCGTCACAGGTTTCACCACTTTTAACAAAAGATCAGCAAGAGGTTTTGCAAGCAGTGCCGAGGTCGTTGCCACCACAGCGATAGATGCGGTAACAGTTACTGCACCTGCTGATGGTATGTTCTGGACAATCTGATCCGGTATATTTAAATTTTCAAATACAGGAAGACATTCTTTTCCGACTGTCTCATACCTAGTAATCTTTTTATTACCCTCTAGGATCTTTCCTACAGGGTTTTTTAATTCTTGTGCTCTACTCGGACACTCTGCCTTCGCAGGTGGAGGTGGTGGTGTAGGAGATTTGGGTGTCTCTGGTGGTTTTGTATCAGGTGCTTTGTATGGTGGGGGTGGCGGAGATGTTGTTGTTATCTCTAGTCTGCGTGGATCATAATCTATTGGACTATAGCTAGGTGTTCCTGCATCACAGAATACTTGGACGCCATCTCTATCTTCTTCTTTGAGTGTTTGATTCTCACTACTATCTCTGTGAGACTCAACACATCCAGGTATATTAACAATAGGAACACCCACCTGTGTAGTCACGGGTGGGTATATTGGCATTGCTGCAGGCGGAGTTTTTAACCAGTCAGGTGTATCATTAATAATCAAATTACTAACTTGATTAACTCCAATATCAATATTACCTAACTGGATTTCTGGAATCATTATAAGTTCTTAGTTATTATAAAAATTATAATCCTGTAGCATTGCAAAAAATCTCATTTTCATTACCATAAGCAGTTCTTGTTCATGTGTGGGTCTTCTAGGAGACCCCGGCCAAGTTTCTAAAGCAAAAGAAAAATGTTCATATAATGCACGAACCTCATCTATGCCAAGTGTCATTTCTGTGTACCATTCACCATCTCCAAGGGAATAATCATCCAGGTCAGATGTGTCCACTAGTTAATCTTCCAAATACTTTTTAATAACTTCCAGACGTTCTTCTTCCTTTGCAATCGCATCAATTTGATCCTGGATTGCACCAAGCACATCTGGGTGCTCACCAATGCCAACTGGATTGACAAGATAAATTTCAATATTCATCTTTGCTTTTTTAATGTTCCCAATAGCAAGTGCCTTGAGAGCATCTAACATTTCTCTTCTCATAATAGAATTGCTCCAATAATAAATCCTTTTCCAAATGCAAGACAAAGCATCTGATAATCAGTCAAGTTAAACTTGTCCTGAATTTTATTTGCCATTGCCTTATCCCAATCTTTAATTTTAGTCAACAAGCGTACCATGTGCCCTCCTAATTTCTCTAAGTGCTTCTAAGTTCATGTCCTTTGTTCCTCCATCATATGGATGAGCATAACCTTGCTCAATCATTTGTTCGTTGAGGGACACATCTGCGTCCCCAATGTAAAGCCAACCCAGAAGACGCCCGTATTTCCCAGTGCCACCAACAAGTTCAGTCCTAACAGACAACTCATCATCACCAGCCAAAGTACTTTCCAGTTTCGCTTCGAGCCAGTTGGTTGCGTCGATTCCAAGTGCCTTCTCCTCTAAGTTTCTAGTTCTCTTCTCCGGCGTATCAACTCCTGCAACTCTAACTCTTTCTTTCTTGTATAGATCAAACCCAAGATCAATGGTGACATCAATAGTATCCCCGTCAAGAACACGATTAATCTCCGTCACTCGGAAGTTGTAGCAGCTTTTTCTGCTGGGTGGAACCATAGCGCCCATCTTCTAACTCCATGTATGATATCTTTAATATGTATATAACATAACCCAGTGTCAATCCGACACCAATGATTACGCATAGAATCACCGACCACACAGGATCATTTGGGTTGACATGAGGACTTAGTAGTAAATTCATTTTTTAAACCCACTCCTATGTGGTAGGGGCCAAGTAATATGCATTGCAAAACACAGCAATGAAACAAAGGAAAACACGAATATTGCGCTCATAATTCTATATTATTATTCTTTATATTTTTGAGGATTCTTGAGAGAATCATTACAGTAGTATGCTATGGGAGCAAGCATTAATACGCTCCCACACTCAATTAACAAAGGGTTTTGTCCGATCCAGTGTGCAAATTGAGGGATCATTTTATATACTTCGTAGTATATCTTATCTATTCAATTAGCGTTTATTTTTACCCCTTTTGTTATGACTTCATGACCTTAAAATACTAACAATCGTTAAACACAGAACCAACAGTAGAACCAATATTAGAACCTACTCTACCACCCAAAAGTGCTACCCAACCAGCTGCTAACCATCCAACATATGGGATTCCAATCACAGCAGGAACACCGACTCCAGCAGCAATACTACTTCCTGCCATCGCACCTTGTGACCGTGCTCCAGCGTCCGCCACGATACACTCTATTTCTTTTGCAGACTTTCCCTCGCCGTCTCCAACGGCACCTCCTATATTTCTAGTGCCATCCATAGTAAATTGATCTTTACGCCACTCTCTTCTAACTTCATTAGTTTTTCCGCCGAAGAATCCGCTCTTATTTTTATCTAAAGATAAGATTTTTGGGACTCAAGAACAGCAGGGTCGTTTGCTTTATACTCTACACTATAACCTTCTTTATCTGCCTCAATTTTATATGAGGAATAATCTCCCCTAGGAAAATTAATAACTGGTGCTTCTGGCACTTTGGTTGATGTAATGATGTGTCCCAAAACACCGATGTGTGCTACGGCAACAACACCACCAACTCCTAATGCAGTCCATTTAAAGAAGGTCATAAGATTATACGGTAGGTTTTACGGGTGGTTCATCATCCTTAGTGATGAACTTGATTGGTGCTTGCTCTACACGAATGGTTTGAGCAGGTGCAGTTTGTGCTGCAGCAGCAATCAATCTTTCCATATCTGCTTTACTGATACCACCAGTGGAAGATCCATTACCATTTCCATTGCCACCTTTCTTTGCTGCCTGAACACCAAAAGTCGCGAGCACCCCAGTAAAGACACTCGCGATAAAAGTTGGATCTAGTTTTTGCTCGGGAATACCGAGTACAGGTGGTAACTGGATGTACGCCAGCGTGAGTATTCCGCCGCTCCAAACAAGGATGCCAAGCCTAACAAAAGTAGAAAGAATATCAAGCTGCTCTTCTTTGTCACTTGCTGCCTCCTTCATCTTTCCAAGAATACCTTTTTTCTTGGTATCTTCCTTCTTAACTTCTTCCGGCATTCCGTATGGAGCAACGCACCTTTATTTAGAAATATAACCTTCTTTGACTAGATACTCTCTAGTCAGTGGTGTAGGAGGATATACATTCCACATCTCACCAGTTGCACATGCACTCAGTGCTGCCATAGTCATACCCTCAGTCTTACCTGCCCAGGTTGCTTCTGCTTCCCAGGGTTGTGCTGAAGGTGGATATGTACGTTCCACAATCTCTTTCCATAGTGGTGGAACTTGATCTTCAGGTTTGATGATAGCAATCAAACTATTATCAATAGTCCCTGCCATACAATCTTGTGCAGCGTGCCATCCTTCATGACGCATCACGGACATCAGTGTACCAGGACGATTCATGAACCTTCTATTTAAAAAGAAGTTATTAGAAACAGTATGATAGACACCACGATGCCCTACTGGAAAATACTTCTCATCCGCAAGATATACATTCACTCCCACTTGGTTCAATGACATAAGCATATTGTTAAACTCATTTGCTACTGGAGTAAATGCTTCAGTGTTATTATACTGAGAAGAAACATCCAGAAGAGAGGACACTTCATCTACATCATCAGTACACTCTTGAAGAATCATACATCCCATAGAATGCATGGTGAAGTAATCTTCATCTTTAAGAGGATCTGCAATTGCAGCAGGGACAGCAAGACATGCTGCCATCAAGGCCATAATAATCTTTTTCATATCAGAAAGGTAGAGCGGGTCCAGTAGTTGTAGGAAGTGGTAGAGCACCACCAGTGGCACTAGGAAGTTCTGGCATTGCAGAATCCATCATTCCAGGAAGAGCACCAGCAATTGCTTCTCCGGCAGCTGCTGCAATTTGGTTCTTTGCGTTCTCAATAATAGAATCCTTATTGAGATATAGTGCAGTACCGCCACCGACGATACCTGCAGTTCCTACAAATGATAGGACTGCTAAAACATTAATTACTTTTTGCATAATAAGCCTCGTAGTATTTGGCAATGCCATTACAATTTACATTACCTTGGGATACCCAATCATGGGCACATTCGTATATAGATTGGGATTTGTATTTAGATTCTCTTGTTGAATTAAGTTCAGAACCATATTTTTTCAAAAGAATACTAAGTGCTTGTTGACGAATTTTTAATTTATCTTCACTATAACGCCAATCATTATCCATATAGATTTTCCGAACCTCCTTGAAAATTTTCCGATGCGCCAATAGGGTCTAATTGAGTTGTAGTCTTGCCAGTTTTGGTTGCCATATCATACATCACTTCATGAATATTGACAGGTTCAGTTTCGACTTTCCAAGAACCACCAACTCCACCATCCATATTTACAATAATGTCGTCGCCAGATTCTTTCATTAGTTTTTGATACTCCATTTGAGTTTCTGTTAAAATTGGTTCACTGAACCACTCATCATAAGGTGCAATAATTGGTGCTGGATAGGTCATGACTGCCAGTGATAATGGAAGAAATTGCCTTTTGAATCGCACATTGGATCTTCTGATACAACACGATACGGTAGCATCCGCTGTCCTTTGAAACTTGTTCGGTCCCCAATGATACTGTATGCTTTGAGAAAGTTTTCTCTTCCCTTATCAGATTTGAATTCATTCACTAAAGTTGTAGAAGCAACTGGTCTCCAATAACGAAATCCTTCATATTGTCCGGGAGCATAAACTACGCCAGCAACAGTATTTGGGTAAAGAGGAGATCTGACACGATTAAGGATAGACACTGCTACACAGTATTCATCCATAGTGTTAGGGGCTGCTTCAACCTTGACTGCTCTTGCCAAATGGTCGTAGTCAATGGGCGTTAGTGCCAGGAGTGTTTCTAAAATCATACCATTAAAAAAGGAACCTCTTCAGTGCTTTCGTATTATAGGACATCATTTCAAGGTTGTCAAGACAAGGAGTCATCTCCTATGTATTCAAGAGAAAATACATCATGATCATCTATGTTTGGGTCCAACCATTCAGAGAATTCTTTTTGAATAGCATAAGCATCATCTAAAGCATCCAAAGTTAATGTTTTTTCCTTATCAATTTCACAAAGATAATGAATACGATCTATGACCCAATGGTAATTGCGTTCAAGAGTTTGTTCCAAAGTTACCATAATTTTTCTTCATGTACCTTCCTAGAATATTGCTATTATAGTAGAGAGGTCCTCCGTCGTCAAGGGCTTCGGTTAGAACGTTATTGATGAAAAGTTGTTTCGTCTCTTCATAATTGACCTTTCCTTTGGTCTTATGTAGACTTAAAATTTCTCTTGTAAAAAATTCGTTTCCAATCTCTTTACGGTCTTTGTTAAGTTCATCAGAACTGCCGTAGTATTTTTTCCAGTCGCTTTCAGATTTAACTCTCCTAGATTTACCTCTAGGCTTTCTATTTGACCAGAAGTATTTTCTTCCAATATACTGGCGACCGTTTTTGAGATTTGTAATGAGATAGACAAAACCGAAGTTATCGTCAATATTCTCAGATAAAAAATCGGTTCCCTTAAACTTCCAGGGATTTTCATAATCTGTCAAATCACTCCATCATCTGGAATTTATTTATCTTCAGTAAAAGCAGAGTATCCATCATAGTCACCAAACAGAAAGGCATCCGATTTTGCTGCCTCTCTGTATGCCTCTAAAGATTTTTCTTCTTCAGAATCAGAGACTAAATCCTGCGAATGTGTTTTCGGTGACATCTTGTTTGATTCCTCCGACGATGTAAGACTCAACCTCAGTTTCTTGAGGAGCAACTTGAAGACCCTTCGACGAAATCCAATGTTCCGTCCAGGGGAGTGGGTTATTCTTTGCGGGTATGTCATAGATTGGTTTTAGTCCAATTGCTTTCATTCTACGATTGGCAATCCATTCTACATATTGCTGAAGCAATTTATCATTCAAACCAATCATTGAACCATTCTTGAACAGATATTCTGCCCAAAGTTTTTCTTGATTAACACAGTTTTCAAATGCACCAATCAACCATTGTTCTTCTTCTTTAAAGATTTTTTTCATATCAGGATCATCACCTTCTCTCCACTTCTTCAGAATATTCTGAGTAATAGCAAGATGCTGATTCTCATCTCTAGCAATCAGTGAGATGATCTTTGCACTTCCTTCCATAAGTTTGAGTTCACCAAAAGCAAAACTACAAGCAAATGATACGTAAAAGCGAATACCTTCAAGGATATTAACATTCGCAACTGCTCTAAAGAGTTTGCGCTTGAGTTCATATCTGGATTCTAATGCATAAGGAACTTGCTCCAATGCATGTTGCCAATCATTAGAATTATCATAATGATGTGCTGCATTAATAAACTCATTATATGCCTGAGTAACCGTCATGGCACGTTCAACAATGCGATCATCATTCAGAATGTGATCAAATACATCAGAGGGGTCAGGATAAATGTTCTTGATGATATGAGTATATGAACGACTATGGATCATCTCCATGAACCCCCAGACCTCCATACATGCCTCTAATTCAGGAAGAGAGCAATATGGGATAAATGCCATACCAGGACCACGACCCTGAACCGAATCAAGCATAATCTGATACTTCAAGTTAGAAGTAAAAATATGCTTTTGTTCTGGACGTAGTGTTTGATAATCAGCACGATCTTTCTGAAGAGAAACTTCCTCTGGTCTCCAGAAATATCCCAACTGCTGCGTTGTGAGTTTGTCAAAAATTGGATACTTATAAGAATCGTATCTCTGAATACCCAGTGGTTTACCAAAAAACATTGGTTGCTTTTTAGTGTCAACTTCCTCAGAGTTAAAAACAGTCATGGATTCAACCACTGGTTTTTTTTCTTTGTTTATCTTAAATTGTACAAGACTCACAGTCTTCCTCCTCCGCGTTTTCTAATTGAGAAATTAAACTATCAAGAGACTCCGTAGATTCCTCTACTTCATCGTTTTTATTATCGTATGTATTTTGGTAATAAGAGGTCTTCCAACCGTACTTATATGTAGTTAAAAGATCCTGTGCCATTACACTAACAGGAACTTCAGAATTTTCATAATGCTCTGGATTATAGGACCAGTTTCCAGAAATTGCTTGATCGAAGAATTTCTGCATAACTGCAACAATATTAATATACCCAGTATTCCCAGGCATATCCCAAAGCAACGTATAATTATTTTTAAGGGTTCCATATTGTGGAACTATTTGCTTCAAAGGACCTTTCTTCGATTTCTTAACGGACAAGTATCCTCTAGGTGGTTCAATTCCATTTGTTGCGTTTGACACAACGGAACTGCTCTCCGAAGGCATTTGTGCGGACAATGTTGAGTTCCGTACCCCGTATTCCAAAACCTGAGTTCTAAGACTCTCCCAATCGTACTGAAGCTCATTCGGCACAATTTCATCTACATCATGTTTATATGTATCAATCGGAAGAATTCCATTCCCGTACTTGGTGCGATGACTGTATTCACATGCACCCTTTTCTTTTGCAACGTTGACAGTTGCCTGAATCAAATAGTATTGGAATGCCTCAGTTAAATCATGAACCAGTTTCCAAGAATCTGGTTGGTCGTATTTGACTCCATGTTTGGCAAGATAATGTGCCAGACCAATATAACCGATTCCTAACGAACGACGTGCCTTAGTGGCAATCTCTGCTGCTCTGACGGGGTATCCTTGAAAGTCAATGAGTTCATCAAGACTCCTAACAGCAAGATCACAAAGAACATCAAGATCTTCAAGGTCCCTAATTTTACCAATGTTAATAGCACTAAGGATGCACAAAGCAATTTCCCCATCTTCATCATCAATATGTTGTAAAGGTTTCGTAGGTAGAGTAATTTCTTGACATAGATTGCTCATCTCAACTTTGTCAATAAAAGAAGAATGAGAGTTACAGTGGTCAATATTCATAATGTAAAGACGACCAGTCTCTGCCCTTTCTTTTAAAAGGTCTAGAAAGAGATCCTGTGCCTTGACAGTCTTTCTTGGAACAGACTGATCTGATTCATAGTCCACATAGCAATCGTCAAATGCGTCAGTACCAAAAGCATCATAGAGACCTGGTACGTCATTCGGTGAGAATAAGCTAATCTCTCCATTCGTAATGAAACGTTCGTAGAAAAGTTTTGAAATTTGGATTGAGTAGTCAAGTTTCCTCACTCGGTTGTCTTCTGTACCCTTATTGTTCTTAAGAACTAGGATGTCTTCGATTTCGATGTGCCAGATTGGGAAGTGGACTGTTGCGGAACCACCACGAATCCCATTCTGAGTGCAACATCGTACAGTTGATTCAAACTTTTTAAGGAACGGGACAACACCTGTGTGTTGTACTTCTCCACCTCGGATCTTACTGTTGATGCCACGGATTCTGCCTGCGTTGATACCGATGCCTGCACGTTGAGCAACATATTTCCCAATAGCCATATCGCTAGTAAAGATACTATCGAGGGTGTCATCAACATCAACAAGAACACAGCTGGCATACTGTCTAAGAGGTGTTCTAACTCCTGCCATGATTGGCGTGGGGATGTTGAGTCTGTGTTTGGAGATTGCATCATAATATTTTTTAACGTAATCCAGACGGGTTTCTTTTGGATATTTTGAAAAAATTGTAGCAGCAATCAAAATATACATGAACTGTGGAGTTTCATATAAAACACCGCTGCTTCTATCCTGCACTAGGTATTTATCCGCAACCTGACGAAGACCGGCAAATGTAAACAAATAATCACGATCATGGTCGATAAACGACTGAAGTTTATCAAACTCCTCATCTGAATATAAAGTTAAAAGTTCTGGATCATATACACCCTTTTCTACACAACTTGATATATGGTCCTTTACCTTTGGAATTTCATGCCTACGTCCATACAATTGCTTGCGGATAGAAAACAATAAGAGACGAGCAGCGACAAACTGATAATTAGGATGGTCTAAGTCGATCAAGTCTGAAGCAGAGCGAATCAAAATCTCTTGAATTTCTGCAGTTGTAATACCATCATAGAACTGAATACCAGATTGCATCTCTACCTGCGATGCAGAGACTCCTGCAAGGTCGGTACATGCCTCATCAACCATTCTATGCATCTTCTCAAGAAGAAGTGGTTCCTTCCCTCTTCCGTTGCGCTTTTTTACATTGATTCCATTGGTCATATTTTTTTCCAATTGTTAAATTTAATTTTTGCTTCTAAACCCGAGTAGGTGTTTGATTTTACCATAGACATGACATCATGTCCAGAAAGAACCATATCATTAATATCTTTCTCAATTATGTTATTTGGCCAAATCACTATGGAGTTGCCATTATCGATTGTTCTACTGATTCGATTGACGATTTCTCGATTGCGTGGTTCGTTATCATAGACCCAAACAGGATTGCTAATACCCCAACCACTGACATCAACATCAGCTCCGCACATAGCAATTGAGTTGCAAATGAACGTGCTGTCGAATGGTCCTTCTGTAATGTAAACGGTAGATTTTTTGTCAATAGTGTCAAGTCCATATACTTTTGGTGCATCCTCATTCAACATTACGGTGATGTATTTAGTGAATGATTTGCCCAGTGCTCTACCCTGAAAACCAATAAGATTTTTATCCTCATCATACATTGGGATTACAATGCGATTCTCATCCCTAATGATATTATCAAAGGTTGATTTCTGACTATTTGTCCACTCCATGAACTTGTCGGCAAAATAAAACTTGTCAGGATCTATCCCACGTTTTGTGAGATATTCTGACGAAATAGGACTTGAAGATGCCTTTGGCAACCCTAGAGATTTTTTGAATACAGGTTTGGTAAATTCAAACTTAGGTTCTTGAACTACAAAGTTTTTTCCTGTATGACCTTCTTTGAATTTCTCAAGTGTATATTGTTTGTGAAGAGTCGCATCTATCTGCTTAAGAAAATTATTAAACGATAAACTGGCACCACAATTATGGCACTTGAAGTTGACGTTATTTTTTACACGATAGAAATATCCTCGTGCTTTATTTTTTTGCTTCTGCGAGTCTCCACAAATAGGACAACGAAAATTAAAAAGGTTTTCCTTGATTCTCTTAAATTTCTTAAGTCGTGAAGAAACTAGTCCAATATATTTGGCGTCAACCAAATCCATTACAAATAATTTACTATTTTGCTTCTCTTATTATAGTCGGTGATGCGTTTGGTGTCAAGACGTTTGCCATAATTCTTTGACCCGGCACGCTAACCAAAAATGATATTACAATGAGAGAACCAGCAATGCTCCACATCTTCTTTTCCATAAGACGAAGACGATCATCAATCTTTCTTATATCCCTTTCACATCCTTTCTTTATTTCATCCGTGGCACGATCCATATCCTTATGCAAGGATTCTATTTTCTCAAAGAGAACTGCATCAATACGATCTTGCTTATCTAATTTCTCATTATGAACTGCTAATAACTCACCCATCTTGATGGAGTTATCTTGCAGTGCTTCTACAACTCTCTCAACTCTTTCTAGTATTGCTGAATTAACGCTATCTTTATCCATTTCTGAGATTTTGCATCCAGGTTCTACGGGTTCCATAGCGACCAATTGGTGTTGGTTTTCTTTTCTTCTTTAACCTAACCGGAGGATCATCACCGGCAGGTGCAGTTCCGGCAATTGCACCACCACCAACATTATTCGTAGGTGCTGCTGCAACCTCTTCTTTAATTGATCTGGACAAATTCATAATATTACTAAGTCTTCTATCATCTATCACGTTCATATACTCCTTTGACGCATCTACCATAGAATCAATTGAAGGTCCGTCACTACTCTTATTGAGTTGCAACTTCATAACAGGATATACACCCATGAACTCATCCTTTGCTAATCCAACCTCAGCAGGAGTTTGGTAGTCTTGAGTTAAAGTATCATCATCAATGGGAAATAGAAATTTATCAAACCTAGCAATTCCAGCACCAGTAGAGTTAGTAGGTGCTGCTTCTCTAAGTTGTCTAATTTTAGTAATGAGTGTATCTACTTTATCCATTAGACCGAATTAAGAGATGATAAACAATTTAGATCTTCTTGTATACTATTTATTTCAGTGTATGGGTATTCTGGTAATCTATTCAAATATAATAAGAAACTTTTTATGAAAGGCCAAAGTTCTCTTTCTAAGTTATAAAATAAAAGAGGCACGGCAGCCTCATCAAATACATTAAACAATACAGTCAAATGATTTAAAATTAGATGAATTTTTAATTCACCAGTATTTTTATACCGTTTCAGAAGTCTTTTAATATATTTTATTCGCTTCAAATCATCCTCAAAATCTTCTCTAGTAACAGATTGAGGGTTGTTATAAAATTTTATAGCAAAAAGTAAATAATTACTTTCGTTCAATTCATCAAATCTCATATTATATTATTACAAATTATGCAAATGGGTTCGAATCGTAGATTGGTGCATTACCAGTTGCAATGCCAGACATGGCAACAAGAGTTTCTTTCTTAACTCTTAGATTTCCATGCATGTCCATGTATGTCGTAACACCCACCCATCCAGCATGAGGAACTTCCCAAGCACTGCCATTAGCATGTGCAGTACCATCAGTTGAAACACCAAGAACTTGTGTCTCATCACCTGATACAGTTTCTTTACCACGAACTTCAACTAAGGAACCACTAAGTGCTCCCCTCTTTATAGTGACTTTTGCTCCAAAAATACTTGCATCAATTTTTTGTGTAAGACCAGTATTTAATACAACCGTAGCACTCGTTTCAGTTCTATCGTTTATGGTTCCAATTCCAATGGAGTTGGTTCCAGCAGTAAATGTATCACCTACAGAAAGTTCGTCTATATGTGCTCCATCGATGCCACCATCAAAAGCAGTACGGAAAAGTGCCTCTCTAAGGATGATAGAACTAGCACCAATGTTATATTCCGTACCATCAGTTTTGTAAATATTATGTACGCCTTTCAATCCATTCTTAACAAGAATAGTGCTTCCACCACTTACAATACCATAGACTTCACTAAATTGTCTCCTCTTTCTTCTCTCACCATGAGTGATGATAAGAACGTCACTATCTAAAAGACTAGATGCCGATGCATCACCCGTAATAGTGATAGAAGTTCCACCAACCGCGACATCACCACTGACTGCCGTTGTTATTTTGAGATCACCACGCTCTTCAACTGCTCTTGAAAACTTATTAAAAGCAGCATCAGTAGGAGTAGATTTTGGAGATTGTGTCACCTGATAAGCTTTATCGGTAATATCTCGCGCACTCAATCCTTCTACTGAATCAATTTTAATTGATAAAGTACTGGCAACGGATACGATAACTGCTTCTCCAAAATATCCATCAGCACCACTTAATGGTTGACCGAATCGGATAATATCACCAACTACACCATTACCTGCTACTCCAAAAGTTGTTCCGCTTCCAACTACAGTTCGGTTAGCATGATTTACCGAAACTGTTCCTGTTGAAAGTTTATTGTCATTTTTTCCCCAAAGAGACATTGTTTTTGTACCCGCAAGAATCTTTTCCTAAAGATATTTATAAAATATAATTAGTTTAGTCTTCACCACGACTTTTCCACAATTCCAAAAAATATCTATCTACTTTATATAAATCACCTTGAGGTGGTTGCTCTTCAATCATAGACCATTCATTACAAAGTGCTCTCATCTCATGTGTGATTTTATTTGGCATGAACATTCTACCAAAGGAAGACATTGCGAATGCAAATCGCATTCTAATGCGCTGTTCCATTTCCTGAGTAGGAGTCGGTTTCATAATAGTTATTTTCACCTCTTCTGTACCCGAAATATGCGGTGGCACATATAAAGGGTAGTGATCCGAAAAGTAAGACATCAGCTAAGGTCATTTAATATTACCTGGTGATAAGGATTGAAAAATTTTTGAACAAACATTAATAGAACCAGGTGATCCATATACACCAGAGAAGATATAGGATATACCTAACTTAGAACAATACTTTTCAAGTTCCTGACATTTTTTTATGTCACTGGTGCTGTGATCAATAATAATATCACCCTCTTCAAGTAAAGGTAGCAACTCATCAAGTGTGTCTTCTGCCTTTTGCTCTGGGAGTGTAATCTGAAAGATGCCAGGAATTCTACCAGCACTAGTAAATTTTTTATTATCAGTTTTAACTGCTCGGACAAGATACTCTATTGAAGTTACACATCCACTAAGGTGCCCTGCTTCATATTGTCCACAGGCATTTTCATAGTTAGTACTACTATAACCCCAAACTTCAATTCCTTTTTCGATCATACGGCGGGCCATACCTTCACCAGTACGACCTAACCCAATCATTCCTACTTTCATTTTAATTAATTTAATTTACGTGAATGACGCCAGTCATACCTGCTCCCTGATGAGGACCACAGAAGAAATTATAGTCTCCTGCATCAGCAAATACAACATCCTGTGTTTCTCCGGGAGCAAATAATAGTGCTTCTCTAGAAAGATCCGGACGAGCCTCTACAATAATATTGTGAGGAGGTAATGCTTCGTTTACAAAATGAACTGTCTCACCAGCAGAGATTGTAATCTCATTTGGTTCAAATACTAGGTTTCCGTCAGAACCCATTGAGACATCAACTGCCCATGCTGGCATGGCAAAAAATAGTGTAATGAGAAGTGCAAAAAAGTACTTCATATTAATCTCAAATAACTACACTATCTATAATATTTTTGCGTGATTATACTCAACTTTTGTTATGAGTTCATGACGAACTTTTAGTATTAAACACGACCAACTAACGAAAGAACTCCATGAGAATAAAAGGTTAAAAGAATTCCCCCAAGAATAGCACTAATAATTGTAGCAGTTTTATTGTGTTTGTCAATTGCTTTATCAATCATTTCCTGACATTCTTCTTTTGTCAAAAAATGTTCAGGTTTTATTTCAGTTATTCGGTGACTCATAAGATTCAAGTGCTTTATTTAAGAATTCAAGACGTTTCTCCCAAGTATCTCCAGAAGTAGAACCCCTACAAGGATTTATACATTGGTTATCGGCATGTTTATTACAAACTAGTCCAGCCAAATCATGAGGGTCTCCCAACTTTCCAGTGCCTACCCAATAATGCTGACCATTTAACCATAATGCCCCACACTTAGGACATTCATTCCTGGTCATAGAAAAATCAGACACCTCTTTAGTTTCGTCCATATGTTTATAGTATGTGATTGGATTCTAATCTAGTGTAGTTAAATTGTATCGTTGCTATACAATTATTATTTAACTATTTGTATTCACCAAAAAATTTATTTGTCAGCAATTCCAAGCTCTAAGAGACTTATTAATTCTGCTATCAGGATCTCTTGCAGTTTTAGCAGAGGTTAGTTTCTTTTTCATACCTTTCATTCTAGCACAGAATGATGCTCTACGTTTGTTGCCTTTCTTTTTAGATGGTGCTTTTAGATCACTACCAGGATTTTCTCTTTCATAAGACTTACGTCCTTTTTCATTGAGTCCTCCGGATTCTGACTTACCGGATTTTTTTGTCCATGCTGCTCCTTCATTCTGAGTCTCTACCTCCTCGTTTTTTGGCACACAGTTAGGCACCATCTTGCCACCTTTCTTCTTCATGCCAACTTGTTTATGAGTATCCCAGCAAGGATCGCCATCACCTTCTTTTACCTCTACTTTTTTTGCCTCTGCTTTTTTTGACTTTTTTCTATAAATCTCTACAGGGAAAGTTTCTGTCTTTCCGCCATAGGTGGCTCTGACTGAACTAGAATACTTACCCTCACCAATTTCTTCAACTTCCTCTTTCTTCATTTTTGCCTTTGTCTTTGCAAGTATTCTTGCTTTGGCAGCATCCTGTTCGCTCTTAGGAATAGCAGTGACAGCACCGACTTTCTGATCCACATCACCAGGTGCATATCCCTCCTTCTTAACACAGTTTGGATATTTCTTACCAAACATTTTTTTCATACCTTTCTTCTCATAACCTTTCCAACACTTCTCTTGAAATTGTTGGAAGGAGATAGAATCAAATTCAGTCTCTTCACTCTTATTACCCCAGTTGGCAGCACCAACCTTACGACATTTTACAAGTGCTCCAGATGCATAAGCAGAAGGCCATACAGAATAACGAGACTTCACCTTATGATAACAGGCATCTTTAGATCCACTGCCTTTACCTTTCTTATCTTTTGCTTCATCAAGTACTTCAGTCTCTTCTCTTCTCATTTTTTTCTGTGCTCTCAATCTTTCCTTTTCTGCTTTAAATTCTGCTCTCTTCTTTACCCTGGCTGCATCAAAAGGACTCATTCCTGATACATCAACTTTATTTGCAACTGCTTTATCCTTTGACTTTTCTGTGTCTTTTTGTTTTTTTAATTCTGCCGATTTTTCTGTATTAGTAATGGCACCAGTAGGTTTTCCGGAAACCCTACCCATTTTAGCCAGACGTGATTTTCCAGATGAAACATTTTCATCAAGTGCGCCATTAACTTCCATTGCCTCTTTTCTTACTTTACGGTCAGTTTTTACCATAGTGGGTTTAGATGCTCCAGACTTCTTTTGTTGACCAGGATCTTCTCTTCTCTTTGCTGCCTGAGCAGCAACTCTTTCTTTCTTGGACATACTTGCCCTTTTAGAAGAAGAAACACATTTAGGAATACCTTCACCGGGTTTGTCACTTGCACAGGAATCTCCTGTCACGACATTGACCCATCCTTTTTTGCCACCTTTTGATTTAGATTTACCAAACCAATCACGCAGACCCTCTTCCTTAATGTGTTTCTGGTTCATTTTCTACTCTTTACGTGCGTTAATTGATTTGGTTACGACTTCAAGAAGTTGATCATCCATATCAGTTTTGGTCAACTTAACTGCCTTAGCAAGAATAACAAGACAGATCTCAACCATTTTCTCACCCAGTTCTTCATTTTCTGGAATTTTAGATACTGCATCTTTAATGATTTTGGATGCTAATGGTAATAGGAATGCAAGCATGGTAAATCTCAATTACTAATACTATATATTCTCCAAAAACTCTTTGAGAGATTTTTTCTCAGGAAGACCTTTATGTTTAGTAGATGCAAAGTCCTTCACATCTTTCTTCTTCATATCGGCAGCTGCCTTTGCAGTCTCAGGAGTCGTCGGTGCCATTTCTCCTTTTTGGATGGCACGAACTATTCCAAAGAACTTCTGTTGCTTTTGTGATACTGCAGGCATTACTTTTTCTTAGTATCAATAATGGCACCCTGTCCGTACTTGGCACGGATACTTGCCTTTACTTTTTCAACTGCAGACATACCATCATAGGGTTTCTTTTTACCAGCAGTGTTGGTAGGTTTAGGTGCTTTGTCATAACGAATGTTGCCACCAACACCACCACGCTCCATGCGGCGATCCTTCAATGAATCTTCAGTTGCTTCAACCATATCACCTTCTGGTTCATACGACATCTTGAGACCCATTGCTCTCAATTTGTTTCTAACCATATTGACCTTTGCAGGCATACTTCTGTAATCATCAGTATCTTCTTTTTCTTTTTTGGAAGAAGACTCGGGAGGACACTCGCTTCCTGCTTTCTCAGAAATTTCTTCACCCTCTAATTCAGTATGAGCAACAATATCTGCACCGGCACCCTGACGAACTGCTTGCATCTTGCTCTGGAGAATCTTTCTCTTAACCATTCTGATTCTCTTATCGGCAGAACTCTCTTTGGTCTTTTCTGCAGATGTATCCTCTCCGGGTTTCATCTCCTCAGACTGAGTTGGATTGATGATAATTTTATTCTTACCTTTCATTACATCAATCTTCTTGGTATTTGCATCAGGATTATCATCCTCTACATTTACCTCATGGATGAATTCTTCCTTTGCGGTCTCCTTCTTTTCTTCTTCACCCTTTCCTTTACCGACAGGTTTGTCATATGAATCACCGTATCCGGTCATCTCAACAGAAGAGATTCTAGGGTCTGCTCTCAACTGACTAATCTTTTCACGGTCTGCCATTCTGACATAAGTCTTACCGGTTGATTTATCAGTAACTCTAATTTTATACTTCGTATCCTTCATCTCCTCCTGAACGATGTCAGTCACCTCATATGCGACATTTCCATCTGCATCTTCCAACTGAGTCTTCTTGGCAAAGACTTTCAGAAGTGCATTGACAACAGATTCATTGACAGTATCAGATACATCAACTAAATCATATGCTTCTCCAATAAGCATCTTTTTTGCCATTACTTTGACAGGACCAGGAGCAGGAGACTTACCCAGTTGCTGCATGTAAGCACGCTTCAAGGATGCGGCATCAGATTTCTGGCCATCCTTAAATTGTCCCTTTACTTTGTAGCGAACATCATAAGCAAGTTGCCTCGCAGCCTTCCTTACTTTATCAACAGCACCACCTGGTTGTTGTGTATTTGGTTCTTCAGATATCGTGTTACTCATTTGGAAACAAACAAATAGTTACTTTTTTCTATACTTATTTATGAATTGTTTTCCCCAGTCACTTCCAGGAACCAAAGACTTTACATATTTAAAGTGTGCATCAGTTCCAATAAGTCGTTGATCACCAGGAACTCCAGACACCTCAGTATTCTTTTGTTCGTTTATGCCAACCACAGTTCCTTTTAAATCTTTCTTAAAAACATTCTTCGCACGAGCATTAATTGCTGCTCTATCTTTGGGTGCAACATTAGGCATTTCTTTCTTAGATTCCATAACATCCTTAATCCAGGACTTAAACATAATGTTATCCTCTGTGACACAGATTAGATAATTAGTGCCTCTACGAATAATTCTACCAACCAGTCCATGATTTAAATTTTCAACAATTTCACCCAGGTTGAATATATTCTTTTTGATATAATTTTCACGAAGATTCTTCCAATCAAATATAGGAGAGATTTCCCACATGTTCCATCCTTCAGAAACATTCATCGCAAGACGAATATTATTAAACATTTCCTTTGCTGCCTTCTTAGACATTGAGGAGGGAATACCTTTATAGAATGCATCAAAATTATTTTCTACTGCTGCCTTTCTTTGCTTTGATGCAGACATTCCTTCTACATCATCAGAGTCCGGATCACGATCACCGGCAGAACGAACCTCTACATTATCAAACTGATACATCTTACCATTATAATTATTAACCAACTTGTCAAATTCTTTCTGGCGATCTGCACCACCAACAATTCTTACATTGGCATACCCATCCATATGTGCCTTCTTCAAGACATCAAAGATGGTTCTGTTCTGAGGGTCATTAACAATTCTCTCACTGTGTTGAGGGAACATCTGTCTCATGATAGAGACTTTAGTATCAGTATCTAATGGATTCTTTTTGGGGTCTTGACTACGCGATGGAACAATAACATAATCACCATCATCGGATGACTTGGAAACTGTATCCAAAAGTTTTTCATGTCCGGTAGTAGGAGGATTAAATCTACCAAAGGCAATTGTGAGAGTTCCTTTTGTCTTCTCAACTTCAGGTGGTTCTAATACTACAGGAGTGTTGGCATCTTTTTGTGGTTCTTGTTCCGGTGCTGCTTTTGCCTGTGTGGGTTCCTCTGGTGCGGCAGCAGGTGCCGATGATGTTGCAGATAAATTCTTTTCTTTATCAGTTTGTGGCGGATCTTGCTTTCCTACTCTCTGACGCTTATTAAAAAATTTTAGTGTTCCCTTTTCTGTCTTTGCAACAAACTCTCCCTTATTATCATACCATCCACCATGACCATCAGTCTTTAATCCAAGACGGGTGGCTTGTTGAACAGCAGTACTCTCACGCAGAAATTGAAAGAAAGACTTCATTTACTTAATTGTTCTATTACTTCTTGTTCATGTGCTATGAGGTATTTAAGCATACTATCCCTCATAATAATATATTTATTCTTAACCTTATCTGGCGATTTTGATTTTACTTTATCATGATATGCCATAAAGCAATGATAAAGAAAATCATTATATCTTTCCCGCTCATTTTTCTTCTTTGATTTGAAGGATTTTACTAGTTCTTTTATTTCAGGTTTCATACTAATAAATTTTATAATGAACAGATGATTTATCAGTTTGAGAAGATGCATAAAGATACATCTCCTTCGTAGCACGATTTGCATCCGATTGAGGGAGACTCATCAACCATTCCAAAAGTCTTAGTCCTGCCAACTTACTATACCTCCATGAAGCATCCTTTGTGCGAATTTCTGCTTGTGCAGTTTTAGCATTCCATCCTTTTGGTTTAGGACTTAACCCATTCATTATATCGTAAATTTCTTTATTAATTGCCTGCACCTTATTAGATCCTGGTTTGCAATCATCAAAAGATGGTTCATTAGGAACAGGTTTAGAAAAACCAGCAGCAGTCAAAAGATTTCTCATTACCTGCCCCTGAATTTTTCCCTGAGCAGCAAATTCCCCTTTAATTTCCAACTTCCAATCTCCCCTATTAGTTCCTGCAAAATTTCTTGCCTGAAAACTATCCTTAGTCTTACTTCCTGATGGTGCAAAAACAAAATATACATCCATGGCAGAGAATGCTGTCAGTTCCTGCAAAGTTTTAGATCTAATAAATCTGACCTTTTTTGCTTTATCAAGTTGTTTTGTATTAGGTGGATTCATCGTAGTCCATCTAGCACTTGAACCAAGTTTCTTCAAAGATAATCCAATAAATTCTTTATCTTTAAACTTTGAAGCAATATATTCATTTAAGCAATCTATCGTATTTTCTTCTGCAAGTTTTGATACTATGGCATTCTTTTCACTTTTCTTTATCATCCATATGTCAGAGGGATTCCATTTATCTTCATTATCTGGTGCAGCCGGACTATTTTTCTTTACTCTAGTGAAAGCTTTCTTAAGTGCTCCATCATCAACTATTCTATCTCCCCTCAAAAATTCCCATCCACTTTCACCAACTTCCTTATGAATTTTATTAGCACCTAAAATAAATGCATCTTTCCATTGCTGCTCAAGTCCCATTATTTCATCTATTTTGACTTCTTTATTACAATCCACATACTCCATACCTGCCTCATAATCAGCAGTCGTCAAACAGTTTGAAATATCATCGGGATGACACTCAAGGTCTTTATTCTTAAGATATCTTATGGCAGTGAATAATGCTTGACCAACTTCTTGTATTTTAGTTTTAGCAGCACCACCGCCAGAACCACCAGCATTAGTTGGTTTAACTAGTATTCTAATTACTTGTGGTTTTTTGCCAGAATATTTGACTACAACATCAAATTGCTCAGAGTCAGGTTTTGTTGGTGTACCACTTCTTACTTCTACAAAATCACTAAAATTGCCCTTATCCAAAACACCATTTAAATACTCAACAATCTCATCTCTAATAGCAGTTCTTCTACTCGGATTTACATGAATCTTTGCCTTAAAAAGAACTGTTTTGGTAGTGTCAGGGTTTTCATCAACATCGCTTTGATTAACACTCATTGGAATAGGAGAAGTTTCCACACCACGAGTGCTATCAATCGCCTCTAGAATAACTCCCAAAGGACCATCAAGATATCCCGGAATAGTAATATTTTTAGACATATCAAAAAAATTTTAAATTATTTAGAGTCTTGTTGCAATTCTTTTTTGATTTCTTTTTTTAGGTTTTCGCGATCAGCAGTATCTGCCTGTCTTTCTTGTTGAGCACCAGCAGTTCTTGCTTTAAATTTTTGTAGTTGCTGACTAGACCTTTGCTTCATTGCCTGACGACGCTGCTCAATGTCCTCAGAGAAATTCCGATAGGACTTCATCATGACATTTTTGCTCCTGACTTATGGCGTTCGGTGCCCTTCTCATCAGTATAAGTTTCTCTCTCCTTATTAGGAGTTACATAACCTACACCAGGAACTACACCAGTCTTACCAGCAGCTCTGGCAGCATTTCTGTCTGCTGCTCTTTGTGCTGCTCTCTTACGATTTTTGTCATAAGAACTCATTGCTTCTTCTATAGCAGCAATCTCTTTTTCAGAGAACAATCCGGTTGCTTTCAAGGTTTCTTCAGAAACTTTCTTTTCAGGTCCTTGTCTCATAGGTTCCTTACCTTGACGACGTGCTGCTGCATTACCAGCACCTCTGTCTCCATATCCAGGGAATCTACTACCCTTACCACCGGTTGATTTCTTCTGGTAAGAAGAACCCATGTCATTGCGAGTGGCAAGATTAAATGCAGTGGCACGATCACTACCAGACTTTGCGGTATTCATTTTCTTTGCAGCTGCCTGACGACGCTCACCAGTCAGTGCCTCATCAATTTCATCTTCATTAGTCGCAATCTGATCTAAGTAAGTCTTGGAAATATCATTTAGATGAACTTGCTCTTTGGCAATTGCATTACCGATTGCCTTACGACGATTCTTCAAATACTTATCTGTTTTGTCTTTCTTACCATCATTATTAATATCTTCATCTTCCTGACCAACAGGATCTAATTTTGCTTCCTTTTTAAATTGTGGATGATCGTCCAGTTTCATACCACGCTTCTTCTCAAGACGCTTTTTTTGCTCCTCAGAATCATTTCCTCGGATATTCATTTTAGCATATGCTTCTGCAATACTATTAATTTCTTTGGAGTTCATTTCCAGACAACACAATTCTTATAAAGATATTTATAATTAATCTCTTATTGACTTTAAATACTCTTTTTCTGTCTGATAGGGAACTATCTCACCAGTATAATGTTTCCATCCCTCATGAAGTTCTGGAACTAACCATTGGTCAACACGATAACAATATTTCCAGTTCACAGGTTGTATACAATTCATCACAACTACCGTCCAGAATGATATGAGATAGTTGAGGATTGTATACATTAGAATACGAATGTAACTAGTGCCGCATATCCAACCAGTATAACACACAATCTAGAAAGAACGTTGTAGTATTTTCTGATTGGTGTTCCAAAGTATTGTTGCCCGATCATCAAACATTTATGTGCGGGTGAGATCAAGTATCCAGAATACTCGGTACAAAGAAACCAAACAAGATATTGAGGTCCAAAGATTGCCACAAGTGCAGAGGTCATACCAGCATACTTGCCAGATGAACCCATAATGTAGGCAGCAACCATAGCAACAAGAGATGCAGGAACTAACATTTCAGGCGTTGCTGCTTGGAGATAGTTCATGACTGGACCTTTGATTAATCCTACCACTCCACCAAGGGCAAGGACAAGAGTAGCAATGATAGCAAACTTACCATCTAACCACTTACCCCACTTCCAATCCTTAAACACAATAGAATAATAGATTGCCATTCCAAGGAACCAAGGGAAAAAGAATATTGCTCCCCCCTTACCGGTATTCAGTAGAAGGATAACAGTAGCAATTAGAGGTGCCCACCCAGTAATGGCACGTCTCCAATTAAATTCTCTAACATATTCTAGATTAGGAATAACAGAAGTGGCAGGAACTTTTGTGAAAATATACCACCAGGTATAAGTAAGAGTAATGATAAGTGGAATGATTGTATATCCAAGAAAAGTTGAATAAGAAACTCCCATCACTGCCATAGGAAGAACAACTGTCTTCTCTAATGGAGACCACCAATAATAATGATGAACAGATAGATAATCAATCACACCAAAATCAGAACGACGTTGTTTATCAGGTGGTGCAATTGCATCAAGAAGTGGTGCCGATAAAGCAACACGTCCTGGAATAGGAAGAATACCACCCAACAATGATGTGATAATAACAAGGACACGATTATCCTTGATGTATTTCTTTGCTAAAGCATATACATCTTCTAATGCAGAATAATCCCGGATGAAACCACCCAAGATCATAATACCAAAGATGTAACCCATATAGAGTTCATTCTTTAAAATAGATTCAACTACTTTCGTTATCATTCACAATTTCCTCAATTTGTTCATCAATACTTACAATTGCTTGACGAATATCAATCACACGTTGCGGACAACATGTAGGATCATAAGTATATCCTTTTATATCAGTAAATAATGACTGACGAACTGCTGCTGCCTGATAGACAGATAGTTCTAATGTTACTTTTTTATCTTGACTCATAGGTCTCCCTCAACACGATTTTCAGAATAATGGACATCAAACTCACCACCAGGATATCGTGATTTGAGTTTATCAACATTCATCTCAATGATATCATCAAGAGAAATATTGAGACCCATACATGCTTGTGCAACATACCACATAATGTCTCCAAGTTCTCGTTTAAGATGAAACAGATTCTCTTCGTTGACTGGTTTACCTTGAAAGATAATCTTCTTTACAACTTCAGTAAACTCACCTGCTTCGGCAGACATTCCTACAGCAGCAGTAAGAAGTCGGTGTGTTTCAAATCCCTCTCCACGAAGTTCTTGAATACGATACTCAAAGGCATCGGCATCTTGACTGGGTTGAGATGTGACGGCATTCACAAACTCAAGATATGCATCAGTGTTTACATTACTCATAAGTCTAATTTGGGTTGTTCGGATTGTTGTATTTGTAATTTTTGTCCTTGAACTTCAATGTATTCAGGTTCTTCTACTTCATAAGAATTACTATTCACATCAATAGTAATATCTCTAGTAGGAAGTTCTGGTCTTTCCAAGAGTTGAACGTCAACTGTTTCATAGATTGGGTTAAATTGATAGTAATGCCCATCGCCTCTTGTTCTAATAAGATTAACGGCATCTTTGATAGCACCGCAATCAGCAATTTTCTTGCCATCAGGATCAAAGACTGAATAGTATCCTCTCAAAACTTAAATCCCTCAAATGATTTCTTGGGTCTATCCTCGTTATTATACTCCTCTTCCTGTCCGGAGTCAAGTATATTATCTTGTGCTGATTGTTCGCAATCATAAAGACGCATCTTGGCACGATCAATTCCAATCACAAATCTCTTATTGACTACAGTATCATTGTATCTGTTCTTTAATTGCTTCACCATTATCTGTCCCATCAGTTCAAGTTCCTCAGTGCTAATAAGGGCAAACATAAGATCAGCAGTAGCAGGGAGACCAAAGGACTCAGAAGTGTCAGTAAGGTCAACGTCAGAGCTACCATAACCGCTACGAGTGGTCTGGGTGGCAGATACGATAGGGACCTCGGCTTCGCCAGCCAACCCTCTAAGCTCCTCTGCAATAGACTTAATATAGCTATATGAATTAACAGACATCCCCGACTTATAACGGGAGGAAGCACATATATTAAGGTAATCAATGAAAATAATATCAGGTCTAAATGATTTCTTAAGTGCAAGCTCACTAAGAAGTGCTTTAAAATGTCCACTGTGTGCGCTCGCAGTTGGATACTCTTTAATTATAAGTGTGCCCTGAGTTTTTGCTGCCAACTTAGTGACTTTATTCTCAAACGTTGACTTAGGCAAATCTACAATATTCTGAATGGCAACATCTAATAAGTTTGCGTCAATTCGTTCAGCAATTTTCTCTTCTGCCATCTCCATTGTAATGTAGAGAACGTTTTTCCCTTGGAGCAACACGGAGCTAGCAACATGGCACATGAATAAAGACTTCCCGACGCCAGTACCAGCAAGCGCGATAGTAAGAGTCTTATTAGATATGCCCCCGCTCGTAATCTTATTAAGGTATTCGAGATCAAACGAAACCTTCTCCTCCTTCCTGTGATAGTACTCATATCTTTCTTGATAATTTTCTAGGTAATCGTGTCCAATGTTGTTGTCAAAAGAAACTGCCAGTGCATCAGAAAGAATGGAAGGAATTGCATCTCTACTCTTCTTCTCGTCATTTCCATCTGCAATGTGAATAGATTCCATCAGTGCAAGATAAATCGCACGATCACGACACCACTTTTCAGTAGCATCCGTTAACCATTCATTATCTACTGGAAGATCCGTAAACGAATTGCAGATGTCTCTGGTTTCTTTAATCTCACTCTCGTTTAAATCTGTCCGATTTTCAACCTCAATATTTAGTGCTTCTGTTGTGATGGCAGAACCGTACTTCACAATGAACTGAGTAATCTCCTCAAAGATTACTTTTTCACCTCTTTGCTCAAAATATGTTGGTTCTATAAATGGAATGACTTTGCGAGAATAATTTTCGTTACATATTAAGTTTCTGAGAATTGTAGTCTCAATTCGTTCCATAGGAGAAAATCTTCTTCGCGGCAGCATCAAGTTGCTGCATTACTTCTTCGGTAAAATACGTATCAGGGTCTTTCAGAATTGCCTTGGCATAAACTTTCTTACCATCTATCTCATATCGACCAGCAACGTTTTTCCACATCCCAGCAGCTTCACCGAGTTCAAGAAGACCATAATATCGATCAAGACCACGCTCATCGTAATAAAGACGCACCGTAACAATTTGATTCTCCTTACTTAAACGTGACTTAGCAGTCTTTGCCTTGATAAGATTTCCAATGACTTCTGTTCCATCCTTTTCTTTCTTCTTGCTGAGATGAATAATGGTACTGGCAGCATACTTAAGACCACTACCACCTCCCATCTCTTTAGTAGGAACATAAGAGCCGATAACATCATAGGTATGATTGGTGACGATCATAGGAATTTTAGCCTGTCCCAGTTTAAGTGTCAACATCCTAAACGCACCTTTAATCAGTTGTGATTTTGTCATATCACGAACTTGCTTTTCGTTGAGTGCGTCGGTAATCTCCTTCTCTGTGGAAAGCATTCCTAAAGAGTCTAGCACAAACATGCAGGGTTTGCGTTCATCTTCAGATTTTTTTAAGTACATATCCACTGCCTTGAGTGCCTTACTACGGAACTCTTCAACAGTTACTACATTAACCACGACCAGACGTGAAAGATCGATTCCTCTGCTTTCGAGAAGAGATTTATTAACTGCTGCCTCGGTGTCAAAATAAAGGCAATATCCGTCAGGATTAGAATCAAGAAAGTTTTTGACGACAGCGAGAGAAAAGAAAGTCTTGCCAGTAGAAGACTCGCCAGCAATGGCAGTAATCTTATTCCCAGATACGCCACCAAATATACTACCTGAAACGAGTCCGTTAAAGATGTACGAACCTGTGTCCACGTAAGTTTCTGTGTCGTCGATGTCTTTTGCCAGTTTGGTATAGTCATCTCCAATCTCTTTTACAATTTCGTTTAAAAAATCCATTATACAAAAAATAGTTCAAGGTTTACAGTTTTCTCCACATTCCATCCAATCGCATCAAGAATTGCTTTGAGTGGTTCGACAAATGACTTTTCAAATTGTAGGTCATAGTCTATGTATTTGTCAAGACCAAGTTCATGAGGAAAGTCTTGAATAAATGAGATGACATTCTCATGAATGATATTTGGTTTCTTCAAATAAACAAATTTGATTTTTTCGCCATTAGTAATAAGAGAGTATTTATTTGTCAGTTTCTTCTCTTTGACATAATGATTGAATAGAAGTGCTCCGCGACAATGAATTGGGGTTCCTTTTGTGTAGATACTAGAATGAGATTTGTATTTAATGACATCAGATACTGAACGAGGGAACGCAATTTGTTCTGGAGGAAGTGCCTTAAAGTCATTACGACACTTATCGATAAAGTTAATTACTTCCTCTTCAGTTCCGTTCATCATGAGTTTGAGACCATCCTTAATCATCGTTCTACAGGGTGCAGGAGTGGATGATTTAACTGCCTCAATACCCATCATCTTCAGTTTAGGTTCAGAATACTGAACCCCTTCACTGTTCCATACATTGAGAATATAACGTTTCTTCGCAGTCCAAATACCGCGTTCTGCAATATTCTCACGCTTCATAATCATTTTTTGATCATATGCCGCAACGTAATCCGCAAGTTCCTTATAAGATCGTTCGATGAATGGTTCCAATTTGTCTTCACAGATCTTATCAAGTAACTCAACAACTTTTGTTTTATCATCAGACTTATGACTAAGAAATTTATCAACAAGAGGTCCCATATTAAGATAGATTGAGTCAGTGTCAGATGCAATGACATAATCGACTTCTTCGGTTTTTAAAATCTTATTTAGAAATCCGTTCATCTTATTCTCAATCCAACGGATAGAGACTTGACCAGAAAGCGTAATCGCTTCCGCATTGGCCAGTTTGTAGTAACGGAAATATTGATTACCAATAGCACCATATGCAGAGTTGAGTTGAATCTTGCGAGCCATCTGAATGTTGTTGCATCTCGCAATCTCTTTTTCCAATACCTTAGTTGGAGTTTTTTCATAATCTTGTTTTGCAATAAGCATCTTCTTCTTGTAGATGGTGCGATCCTTATAAATCTTCTCCATCAGTTCAGGTAGGAACCCACGGACATCTTTACGATACATGGCACCATTAGCACACACTGCACTGTCCTTATACAGTTCAAAAGTTAGTTCTTCGTTAAGTATCTTATCAACTGTAACTGATGGGTGCCTAGTCTCCCGGAGTGTTTCCGGAGAGATATTGTATTGCATAATAAGGTGAGGGTAGAGAGAGTTAAGGTCAAAAGACACAACCCAATCATACTTTCCCGGAACCGGTTGTTTAACATACGCGCCCGCATACTTTGCATCCTTGTCTGAACGTTCTTTGGGTGGAATTACAATGTTTCTCTTTTTAAGATAATTGTAAATGATCGCATCCCACATGCGAACCTGATAGAACACATCATTATAATTCACCTTAGCATCGTATGCCATGGTGATTGCAAGTTCAATCAATTTCATCTTGTCTTCCATTCGGTCAACAAGTTCCACGTCAATGATATTATATTCTACAAACTTCTGCCACCCCTTTGTATAGAAATCTTTAAAAGTATCAAACTCGGAGTGATCAAGTTTTTTCTGCCCAAGTTCCACACTCGCAATATAATCCAACCGATAAGATTCTTGTGCCTTGTAAGTGAATTTCTTATACAGATTTAAATAATCAAGTTGAGTGACGCCACCAACATCATAAGAAATATGTTTGCGACCCATGATAATAGTTTCACGTTCCGTCACCAACCCCCAAGGTGAAAGTCGTTTCATTAATTTTTCGCCAAGAATACGATCAATACGACGAACCAGATATGGCATATCATAAAGTTCACTATTCCATCCGGTCACAACTTCAGGAGTATTGGTTTCAATCATCCACCAGTTTATAAAGTCATTCAGTAACTCATATTCTGTTCTGAAACTTTTGTAGATAACATTCTCTTGTTTGTTATTGAAAGGTCCCTGACCCCAAGTACGAATTTGCTTAGTAGTATAATCTTGCACCGTAATAAGCAAAATTTCTTCTGCTGCAGACTCTACATCGGGGAATCCATTTTCAGATTTGACCTCAATATCAATTGTAGAAATTTTAACTTTACTAGTGTCAAATTTAATCTCTTCCTCAGGATACATCTCAGAGAGATACTGATAGATGTATCTTTCATTTCCATAGATTTTGAAGTTTTCTACACCATCATATTTCTTGATAAACTCCCTACAATCACGAACAGTGCCAGGTTCTATTGATTCAACATAGTCTCCCTCAAGAGTTTTATACTTTGTCTTTTTATTGGAGGGTACAAAAAGTGTAGGGTAAAACTTTTCCCTCGTAGCAAAGTGTCTTCCATTCTCATATCCACGGACCAGAAAGTGGTCACCGACCATTTGAACGTTGGTGTAAAATCTCATTATGAATCCTTTGGTGACGAACGTTGGTCTCAAACTTCTCTGTGTATATTATAGCATCCTTTCCAGAAAATTCCTCAAATGCACTGATGAACATGGCAAAGTAGTGCCAGTGATTTGGTGGAATATATTGCGGAGACATACACACAAAGATGTGGTCAAAATTATAACTATCAAACTTATAATCTTCTTTCTCTACATTTTGATAGTTGGGAACTACCTCAGCATTAAATTTATTACGTATTTTATTTCCACTATTCTTATTACCAATCCAGGTAAAAGAATTTAACTTTCCTTTCCCCCCTAACCAGGCACCCCAGTTTCCTTCATGAACTCTATTGTGTTCCATAATTTCATAAAACTCTGCCTGATATGCGTATTCATCAGGCATCTCTCCAGTATAATCTCCACCAAAAACATCATCATGATGATCTATATTAATTAGATCAATATTTTCATGCTCGGCAATACTGAATAGAATAGAATCATGCTCATAACCAAAAGAGACACTATCGCAATTGCGAAGTGCCTTTAAAAAAGTATTATAACAAAACAATAGATTTGACTGATCAATACGAAAATGACTTTCATTAAAATCAGTTTTGTTAAAAAATTGTTCCCATCTTATTGTTGGATTTTCATTAAACATCAGACCATTATAGAGTTCAATGACCGGACCCATAATGTAATCTAGATCAATGCTTAAGACTCTCATTCAGAGATTTCCATGTATGCTTTAATAATAGAACTTTTTGGTTCAACGATTGTTAAAATATCTTCAGATCTAAACAACAAATCCTTTTGTTCCGTACAGGTCAACCAAGAACTTACTGTATCATCAGAATTGACTAAAGCAACATCAGAGATTTTGCAATTTGGATCTCCAATTTCTGCATCAATTTCTTCAATTTTTGCAATAAGAATTAAACCATTTTGAAGAACTAAACATTTAATCATCTTCTTCCCCTACTCTTTCTACATACATTTCTTTGATTGATTGTATGGGGTCAACCATGGTAACTAACCAATCAGTTGGAACCGGAATTTGATCCTCAGATGTCAATAAAATCCATGGAGATAATGCAACTTGAACTTCTCCATCAGAAACCTGTTTTTCTTCAGAAAGAAGAATTGGTTTGCGATATTCTATTTTATGAGGTTTACCAAAAAGATATCCACATACCTTATCTTCAACAATAAGTTCTTTTGCATCAGTGATTACGGATTCACCGGATTTTAATATTACAAGTTTAATACTCATTTTCCTCCTGTATCATAGTTTAGTTTGTCATCTTGTTCTTTTAATTTCCTTCTGCGAATGTCTTCATGCAATTTTTCTATTGCTTTACGCATCTCTTCAGTCTCCTCCCACTCAAAAGTGTCTCCAGATTTATTTGTGTATTTTTTCTTTGCCATTGTGATTTATGCAGATTTTCATTATAGAAGATAACTAAAAGTTTGTCAAGCTAAACAAGCATACCTTTGTCGCTCATATAATGAAGTGTATCGTGCATATTACCAAGATGCTTGGCACCAATAGAGACCTGTGGATATGTTGCTTCAGATCCAAACTCTGCTTCAAATGCTCTTTGAGTGAAGTGTTCATTGAGATTATATTCCAAAAACTCCCCATCTAGTGCTCTTAAGAGTGCTGCTATACGCTCACATTCTTGACTACCGTTAGAATAAATTACTGCTTGCATGGTTTTTCTTTGTAGGTAATAGTTATTTGTTTGTATACTTCATCTCGATTATCACTGTTGTACACATTACAACGTTCAATCTTAGCATCTAAGATCTTCACTACATTATCTATCTGCATATTAACTACAAAATCTTTGAATACAGGAGTGAGTCCTGACTTATTAGATCCTGGTGCGTTAAAATCATCCATTGTCAATACCTTTGGGAAAGTTTTCAATCTCGGTCAGTTCATAGTCCCAGTCTTCCATAACTGTGTTAGCAAGGAATCTATCAGAAAGCATTTCAAGTTCCTTCTCAGCATACTCTCTACTCTCTGATTCCAACCAAACATCAATCACTTTACCCAATCTAAGTTTTTTAATATCTAACTCAGACAATCGCTTACAGGCATCTCTCACAGCATTACCAGGAGAGTCATCAACCTGTGACCTCAAACGAACAAATACAAGTGCTTTAAACTTCATTATTATAATATGCGATAGTTGCATGGAACTTATCTATGGGATCAACAGTCTCTCCCAATGCACTCCTTATTCTTACTTTAACTTCTTCGTTACTAATCTCTTTCAAGATCTGTCGCAATTCATCATCGTCAAACTTGACGTAATAGTTATTATAATGCTTCATTTTTTTCTCTCTCATCAAGTGCTTCGTTGATAATCTGCTTCAACTCAATACGTTCTTCTGGCGTGAAGATTGTACGGTTCTTTACTGGCATAGGATCATAACTACTTGGTTTTTTTGATTTACCAGGAAGACTCATGCCTTGTGTATCAATTTTATCCATTGTTCTTCTTTATCCAGCAAGGTTTACATAGCGAATTTGTCCAACTACCATCAGGTGCTTGGTGCCCTATCTGAGGTGCTTGATTCGCTGGAACCATTTTACCACACTCGACGCATTTTGTCTCCCACATTTTCATAATGTTCTTTCCAATCTATTAGTCGCTTGATCTGGAAAATCTCTGGGACGACTGTCTGTTGCGTTATCGGTTCTAGGTGAACCTTCGTTTTTCTTTTCAGTAAGTTGAAATGATACTCTCTTATATCTATTTGCCCAGATATCTGGCATCCAATAAGTTACTTGCCAATCAATAGTAGGATTTAACTCTAGATGCTTTTCTACAGAATGATTAAAGATACCAATTTGAATATAACCATCGTGAGTGACACATTCATTCTCACCAATACTAACTATGAATAGTTTCTTCAAAGAATTACCTCATCTGGGTTGAGATTTTTTACGAATTGCACAGGATCCTTTTCAGATTTATGTACCCAATGATACCGCATACATTCAAACATGGCATTCCATGTCGTGACACAAACATAATCTGATTCTTTATTCTTCATAATGTTTTATCAATCGTTCAACTTGTTTCTTGTCTGATCCACAAGGGGCGTTTTTTAAACATATAATAATCAATTCATTATCACTAATAGAAGGTTTAATTGTAAATCCCCACCTATCAACTTCACCTTCAGTAGGTGCTTCAACGTAATCAAATTCACTTGCCATTAATCACGTTGCCTCCAATCATCAGGTTTGTCAGTATGAAACCAATCTTTAATATCATCAGCATCAGTAAATCCCGTTTTATGATTGGATGGGTCGGGATCACCTAATCCCATCCTATTCAGAAAATCATCTGCACTACCTTCTTCAATCTGTTGAGCAGATTGTCTCCGTGCTTTTTGCAACCAATCTCTAGCAGTAGTATGACTCTTTGCTAGTTTCTCTGCCCAAATCATGTCATCTAATTTTACTTCCTCACCATTAGCAATACATTTACAGATGAACTCTAATCTCAATCTATACTGAGTAGATAGCATACTCCTCTCACTAACGTTGATATTTAGATACAAAAAAAGAGGGGCATTAACTGGATTTTGCCAGTTACCCCTCCATCTGCGACGACGATATTCAGTTTTATTTAGTATTTATTTTTTAGGGGTGAGTGCAAATGCTCCACTCATTACTGCGCCAAAAATGACAAAGGTTGCTAAGATTTCCATGTGCTAAGAAACAAATGTAGTAATGGGAACTCCAATAAAAATAGTCATTAGAGTTCCAGCTGCTAAGGCAGTGGTGGTGAAGTTCATTAATACCTCCTAATCGATTACATAATTATATAGAGTATAGTGTATCATGTTGATACACTTCTGTATCAACCGCAGCAAAAATCAGTTAGGGTATCAAAACCAGACCTTCTTTTGATGATGTTCGGGCACAATTCTTCCCAGAACAATACTTAACAACCCATCCTCAAATTCAACTGATCTAACTTCCGTATCCTCTGCCAGTGTCCAAGATCTGGTGAAAGATCGTTGAGCCATTCCTCTGTGGACATAAGTCGTTTCTGATTCGGTGTCCTCTTTTTGTCCTTCGACAAAGAGTTTTCCGTCTTGTGTGTAGACATTTACTTCTGCTTTTCTAAATCCTGCAAGTGCAAGTTCTAGTCGTGATTCTACTGCGCTGACCGTGACTAGATTAAATGGTGGATAATTCTTCGTTGTTTCGTGGAGATTAAACAACCTATCGAAGTATTCATCCATTCCTATGCTATTCCTATTTATGCGTTCCATCAACGCAGGTAGGTCCGCAGCAGTATACCGTGCAAGGTTTCCCATGATTGTAGCTCCTTTAAAAGCGAGTTTGTGTTTTGTGGACCCCGAAGGCATCCATGATTATTTATAACAAAGCATAAAAAAGCGGGGTAGGAACCCCGTAGATTTTTATTCGGTTTCTTCAACCTTTTTCTTTTTGGACCCAATATTATACTTAGTTTCAAGAATCCAGTCTTGCTTATCTTTATAAGAAAGAACCTTAATCTGATTCAATGGAGCAATATCTTGTATTTTATCAGCACTAACGATGCTAATAAGACCCCAATCAGCAAGTAATTGAGCAATGCGATTACGTCGTTGGACATCATTAACTGTGATATTGGCATGTTTACCATCTAGTGCAAAGAGTTCTTTAAAATGCACAAGATAATAACGACCTTGTTTATGAAGAATATGACAAGATTGATAAATCTTCTTTTCTTTTCTTGATGCAACACCAATTCTTGTTAGTGTTTCTCTTACTTTGAGAAAGTCATCAGGTTCTCCAAGAACCACTTCAACCATCTGCTCCGGCGACCATTTCACAATAGGTTCTTGAACCACACTCATCTTGTTCCTCCAGTATCAAATTTTGATTTAATAAAATTAAGTTGTTCTGTTGTTAGGATCTTCAAAGCATGTTGTGCCTTTTCATTACTATAGTCATAATAACGTTTGACATAATCAAGATCTTTGATTTTATCTTTTCGGAGCCAGGGAGAAAATCTCTTCTTTTTCCTCAGACTATTTAGCATAAAATCATACTGCATCTTCTTTGGAAGAAAATGATACTTGTTCATCTCGTTTGCAAACATAATTGCATCAAGATGTCCGGAGAAACAACGGTTGATAATATAAGGAGGATATTCTTTTTCAACCAAGGGGTCTTCATCAATCAAATGCTTCTTTGTTTGATTGATAGAGTTGAGCCAGTCTTTTAATTCGGTCATGATAACATCATACTATAAGGGTCTATTTCTGCGCCTAACTCGTCAGTATCTCTAATAAGATTAGCATACTTCTCGTCAGACTCGGCAAGTCCCTGCTCACCTTTTGTTGTGTAATGAAGAACGACAGGATTAAAAAATTCTTCGTGCTTTTGTTCCTTGAATCCCATAGTCACATCTTGAGTGGCAAACATATCACCAACCAATTCAAGGCGACTAAAGATAATCCATACAGCATACTGATCAACAATTCGTGGATTTGGAATTGGCATCAACTCTTCACTAAATTTAAAGAGTTGCATCAGTTTAGTCAGTTCATCAAGGCGGTCAATGATTTGATCGTGAAAATTATTATTCATCAATATCACACCTAGGCAATACTTATAAACCTCACGCTTACCCCCTAGATCATAAATGGCAGCATCTACCTTATCTAAGGACTCTCTGATGCCCCTGCCGCCACCTGTATTGGGGTCATGTCGGAATCCAAACTCTTCTCTACCATAGACATCACGATGACAATAGGTGTCAAAAAGATACTGAGGGTCATCATAAAAAATAGTATCAGAATCAAGATAAAGAATATTGCAGGATCTACCTTCAAAGTATTTAAGATTATACCATCTGTGAATTGACCAGGCACTCAACATATCATGGTCAAATCCATCCACAAAAGATCTAAAATTTACATCATAGTTTGAGCAAAAATCTGGTGAGATAAAATTATTATCATCACAGAACAAATAAACACATATCTCATTGTTAAATTCTCTCAATGATTTAATGCTATGTTTCAAACGTTTTAATTCATGATCATTGATGTGTTTATGAACACTCATTTTGTATGAGTAATAAACAATATTTTGATAGTCTTTATTTTTTCTTTGGCGAAGATTATCTAATTTTTCCCGTATTGATTTACTCATACCAACCCCTCTTTCTTCAACTTGGAGAAATTATAACACTCTTCAAATACAGGTTTTATTTTTGACCTCTTATCATAGTTCATGAGAAGAAGTTCTTTTCTATCTTTTTGCTCACGCATATACTCACCCACAGACCTCATCGTATAGGTGAGATCAAACTCTCCCACTTCCCATCCTTGAAAACGATCTTTGACTAATTGAGATGAATTATAAGATATGAGTTGAGGTCCAATAAATCTATCACAATCAGTGGCAAAATCATCGTGATTGAATTTGTTATGCATACTTCCCTTTTTTCCATAAAGATTACTTTTAATATCGTATGGAGGATCAAGATAAGTAAAGCACTCCTTATCATCAGTGAGGAGTTGTTCATAACTAAGATTAGTAATTTTCCAATCTTTAATTATTTTTGTATATCCTTGTAGTTTTTCTATGCCTCGCATTGAGAAGTTTGAATCAGATGCTTGGGCACTAAAGGATGAGGACTCAGTGAGACCAGAAAAAGAGCACTTGTTAACAACGTAAAAAGCACAAGCACGAAATAGATTGGTTTGATCATAATCATTTACAACAGTTTTTGCCTCAAGAAATAAACCTTTGGCAGATCCACGATCCGGATATCTAGACTTTAATTCTTGAAGTCTCTTATAAAGTTCATATCCATCATCCTGTAGAACTCTCCAAAAGTTATAGAGAGGTTCGTATAAATCATTTACCCAGATATCTAAGTGTGGATATTTTTTTGTAATATGAATGGCAACACTACCACCACCAAGAAATGGTTCATGGTAATTATTATACTCCCTTAGATCGGGAATAAACTCATCCATCTTAACACAGGCACGGGATTTACCCCCTGGATACCTGAGGGGAGTCTTGAGAGATTTCATAATCAGGTTTGTTATATTTCAAATATTCCCAGAAGGTTAGTTTCATTTCCTTCTCGGTCATACCACAATGCTTTGCGGCATTAGGTAAATTCATTGTAGCACGAAATAAACTATCGTTTGATTCTGCCACATTTTGAGGAGTAGTTTTTACCTTTGGTTCAACTAAATTACTCTTGTCAGTTTTTAAAAAACTCATAGGTAGTTCGGTTCATCCGCACGAAGAAGAACTCCATCAACCTTATTCAGTAATTGTTGCATATCATCATGCAAGACACGATATCCAGTTCCAACATATAGTTGTCCCAGAACAACTGCTACTGTAGCGGTTCCCCAAAAGATATAGTAGAACTTGGACTTAATCTGACACCTTTTCTTTTGTTTCATAATTACACAATTAGTTTTTTAGAATCTGGAGTAATCAATTTACTACCAAACATTTCATTGTACTTCTTACAGACATCCTCTTGAACTTCTGCAACATATACAAGATGAGTTTTAGAGATCGTAATCTCTGGATTTTCTTTACTAATCACAGTTGCCCATGGAGCAAATCCAACGCCATTATTTGTTGGAAGAACTGCAAGACCATTTTGGACTGTGATAGTGTCTTCTGTTTCGGATAGAAGTTCTACAATAACTTCTTCTCCGGTCACAATTCGTAGCAGTTTTACATCAATCATTTAAATTCACACTCCATACATTATAGTTATAATGAAAATATGCATTGACAACCATACCAGCCATAGACAACCAATAGACCATGATAAGGGACATACCAATTTTAGTTGGAATACTTGTCATTTGAATTCACACTCCACCATAATCTCAGTTAGACATGCCAACATGTTTATCTCCTGGTCCGCGACGAATGCCGACTGATACTGATACTTAGCAAGAACGAGCACAGCAGCAGGAACGCTATTGTTTTCAAGGGAAACATAAAGAGCATCGTAAATACGACGCAAAAGTACAGTAGTATCATTATCCATGTTAGATACCACCCACTTCCGAACTTCCGGGAAGTTTTTTTCTTTGAGATTTTTGAGGAGATCATTTACGGCAACATCAGAAAAAGTAGCAAGGATACCAGCATCAATCTTTCCACTTACAGAGTAACGCTGGCACTCATTCAAGACACGACGCCAATCAGGGAAGTGCTTGTTGATTAATTCTACCAGGACCTTGTTATCATATTCAACACCTTCTGCACCCAAGATTTCTTGGATTCTTTTGAAGAACTGAGCAGCAATTGTTTGTCTATCTTTTCCTTTGATTCCAAATTCAACGACGGCACATCTTGAGTGGAGTGGTTCGACAATTCGGTTTTTAAAGTTACATGTAAAGATGAACCTGCAATTACTACTAAACTCCTCAATAAACGCCCGTAAGAGGAGTTGTACGTCGTTCGTTGTGTTATCTGCCTCATCAATGATGATGACTTTGTGTTTTGCAGTTGCTTGAAGTGATACGGTCGAAGCAAAGTTTTTCGCATTGTTTCTGACAGTATCAAGGAAGCGTCCCTCATCCGATCCATTGATGACATAATAGTCTACTCCCAGTTGATTGCACAGTGCCTTTGCTACCGTTGTTTTGCCACACCCCGCAGGACCTGCGAGAAGCATATTAGGTATCTCACCTTTATCTAGGAACTTTTGAAATGTTTCTTTGGTATTCTCAGGTAGAATACATTCTTCAATTGTTTTGGGTCGGTATTTTTCAACCCAAAGGAATTCATTACGCATAATCAAAAAAGTAATTTACTAAAACTAATCGCTAGAAGGAATCCTAGCATAATAACAACATCCCAAGATTTTGTCCTTATAAAGTAAGGAACTGAAATCATATCAGCAACAAAGTGCAAAAAAACTCCGAGAGTTATATTAATGTGAAGAACAACAAAATAAGCAGTAATCACCAGGATACTACCAGTTATTCTCATTGGGACATCAACTTTAGTCATTTCAAAGGTCGAGTAAAGATTTCGGATACAATGTCTGTTGCACCCATTGCCTCATACATGTATGTGGCACCGGATCGTGGATTTGTATGATCACCACAGGTAAACACATCACATACTGCCATACCATTCTCTGGCCATGTATGAATACTAATATGAGACTCGGCAAGAAGTGCTATGGCAGTTACTCCATGAGGATCAAACTTATGAGATGAAATATTCAGCAATGTACTTTCTGCAAGAGTTGATGCATTTGCCAGCACATTGCGAATGTGCGATTCATCATCTAGCAATCCATATGGACATCCTTTGAGGGTGAAGAGAATGTGTCTCATTTATATCCAATCAGGTTTTCTGGATGGGATACGAAGATAATTATCTTTTACCCATGGTTTAGATGCAATATACATCTTGTAAGCAGTGAAAATGTCAATGCTCGTATCATACTTGAACTCATCAGGTCCAGCAAATACAAAGGGTGTTGTATCCTTTCCACTACGACCTTGCGGATCTGCGGTAGGAAGTATCTCCTTTGCTGCTAGAAGCGTCTTCTGACAGGTGTGAACCTTACCATAGCGAGCAGTATATTCATCACACATAGCAAGTCCATGAGCAAGCAACCACTGCCAATTGGTTACGAATTGATTTGCCCATTTAGTGCAGGGGTGATTACGAAAGGCACCCTTCTCAGTAGCATAGGCACTGCCATCTGCTCTAGGAAGAGTGCCAAAGTTATGACCCCATTTGTCAGAGCATACAATAGCAAGCATCTGACAGGTCTCCAAAGGCATCTTAACGATGTGCTTGTCAGGGAGAACCCTGGCAGATTCCCAAGGACTGGGAGAGGTCACAAAGATGTTCATATCACTCGAAAGTAGAATCAGGTTCCAGAGCAATATAATAAGTCAGATCATGATTTTTAGAGGTGAATCGTGACAAAAGTTTTTGCGAGACAACCACATCATAGGTTCCTGGAAGAATCTTAATGTTCTCCACTTTAAAGTTGAATGAGAATTCAGAACTAGTTTCTCCGACAACAATATTAAAGTTGTTAGAAGTATCGTTCTTTTTATCACGGACAACCAAAGTCACTTTACCATTCCTACCAATCGCAGAAAAATCAGGTAGTTGATTGATGGCAGCTGCTTTAAGCAGTTTGTCTAGTTGTTCTGTACTCAATTCAAAACAAACATCTTCAGTGGGAAGAGTAATTTCCTTATCGGGAGGAGTAACAATTACATTTGGATCAGCAAAGAAAAAAGTTTGTTTGGACTTTCCTTCACTAATAACAACATAACCATTATCAGTAAAATCCAATTCAGGATTTCTGAAAAGACTGTTATTTACATTGAGAAATTGATTGAGGTCATAGAGTGCAAAGTCTGAAGGAAAATCTTCATCAAGATTTGCTTCTGCCAAAATGTTCTTGGCAACAGAAATTGTGCGAAGACGATTACCTCTCTTTACAAGAATTGAGTTGTTAATTCCTGCAAAGTTTCTCAGGATGGACAGAGTTGAATCACTTAGTTTCATAGTGCGTTCGCGTAATTTCATGGTCATTGATTGTAATTCTCTTTCTCAGCATTCTTATCATTGAAGTGCATCAGAAGAACAGCATAATGCAGAATCTTCATAATGTCACGTCGGGCGGTGCCTTTCCTATCATAACGAGAAGCATACTTGAGAATATTAGATCGGCAAAATGCTTCACCATCACCACATGCTTCAATCAGATCAAGTGTTTGAATCCTGTCATCACCAGCAGAATAATGCTGATCATATGTCCTAATAATATAGTCAGTTAGTTCCTTAAGAATTTTTTCTTCACTATACTTATATCGACTATTACTATTTTTAGACATATTTAAAGAAATGTGGTCATTACCTTCGGCACCTCGAAGGTGAGTACCTATGTTCAAAGTGTTTTCATCCATTTTCAAAATTTCATCATAGAGCATGGACCAAGAATTAGTCATAATTTATTATATCAGGTAATCTCCTGATCGTCAATTGGCATTTGGAAATCCGCATCCACTTTATCATACAATTCTAGGAATGCCTGTTTGGTTTCATCATCAAAACGATTTACACAAACTTGAATTGCTTTTTCCTTCTTACCGAAGATTGAATATGCATGGATAATGTGAACCAATCTACGAGTGCTGATAATTTCTTCAATACCACCATCATAGAAGGTCTTGCGGATAATGTCAGCCCAATCTACGAGTCTCCTACAGAAGTCTTCATCGTGTTTACCAACAGAGGCAGCAACACCCAAAAGAATCTTTACCTCATTAGAAGGAGTAGGATACTCCTGCTCAAAAGTCACAGGGAATCGCTCAAGGAAGGCTTCATTGAGCACGTTAGTTCCAATGAATCGTCCATCGTCTGAACCTTTACCTTTAGTGTTTGCGGTTGCGATGACGTTGAAACCTGCATTGGGACGGACAAACTGCCCAATTTTCTTGAGAAAGACTCCATTTCCTTCAAGGATAGACTGGAGACAGAGAATTTTATTAGAGGCAAGGTCGATCTCGTCAAGGAGCAGGATAGCTCCTCGCTGGAGTGCTTCAATGACCGGGCCATTGTGCCAGACGGTTGCACCATTAACAAGGCGGAAACCGCCAATAAGATCATCTTCATCTGTTTCAATAGTAATGTTTACGCGGATAAGTTCTCGTTTTGTTTGGGCACATGCTTGCTCCACCGAAAGAGTTTTACCATTACCGGAGAGTCCAGTAATAAATGTCGGATAAAAAAGATTGGACTGAATAATTTTTTTAATATCACTAAAGTTACCAAACTGGACGAAAGTATCATCTTTCCGAGGAATAAGGTTTTGTTCAATGGCAGGCAATGCTGCAGGAGAACTGTAAGATACTTCCAATTCATCCACGGTTTCTTTTGTCAATTCAAGATTCCATTTACCACGACCAACTTTACACTCAGAAAGTTTTTTGGTTACAGTTTGATAATTAGAATCATTCATCATACACCATGCACGAATGTCGGCAGAGGTTACAGACTCACCATACAAATTTTGAAGAGAAGTACGAATGTAGTCGGTGGTCAGAGACATTGGTTGTTTTGTTTGACTGAAGTTATTATAGTCGAAAATTGCTTTGAATTTCATTTGTCAGACACTTAATTAAGTGTCTATGGTTATGCCACCAAAGAAATAAACTCACCAAGAATTTTCTTATTCATTTTTTTGGAGTTGAGAGATTTTGCAAACGCACTCTTAATCTGAGTTTTAGTTGCGTCTTCATTCACTTCAAATTCATCATCACTATTTAAGGCAGAGGATGATAAACCAAAATAACTGTGATATCCAGAAGTTTTAATTGTAAAAGATTTTCTTTTTTTCCATACACTTTCTAGTCTACGAAATTCCTCAGAATAAAATTTATAGTACTTACGCATAAACGATTTGGCATCACGGGATTGAAGAATACGAATACCGATGAAATTTATATCAACAAAATTATCCCTCAGGTTGCGAAGAAGAACATCAGTCATTTCGTCCCATTCATCACTAAAGGTATATGTGTTTCCAGTTCCCCTATCTCTCAAAACGCACCTATGCCCGATATTACCAGTTCCAAGAAAAGGACCATCAACATATCCGCGATCAATCTGACGATGATATCTTAAGGAACATCCCTCTCCATCAGTCAAAACAACACACTGAACTTTTTGAAGTTTATGTTCTTCTTTAAATTTTGGTAGGATTTGATGGAGAGAAATCATTGCCTCATTCAAGGGAGTTCCAGAGAGTCCTAAACCAACAGGAGCTCTAAAAGAACAATGATAATCATGACTATATGCAATTCTGAAAATATTTTTCATTTGCTCATCTAGAACTTTTCCATTTACCTTACTGGTAAGGAAATTCATCATAGAAAACCATTCAGGAACATATACAAGACCAGATTTTTTCTCATAAGAAATTTCCCTACAACCTGTTCTCTCATCAATTAAGGGATAATCATTGGTGAATGCATACACTTCAAATGGAATATTTACTTTCTTACAAAACCAAACCAGATTGAAAAGTTGTTTCATAGTATCAAGTAAAACACTACCCATAGAACCACTCCAATCCAAAACAAATACCAGACCATGATTTTTACCATCGGGAATGGTAGTAATTTTTTTAAAGAGGTCTTCGTTATATTTGTAGGTATGAAGTTTAGAGCAATCTAAAATGCCAGTGCGAGATGTAGAAGCACGAGAATAAGCATCTGCTGCTTTCTTACATTCAAACTCCTTTACCAAATAACTAACTTCTTTCTGAGCAGAACGTTTGAATTTAGAATATTGTTGATCGACTTTAGAAATACTGAAACTTAATGGAAATGATTTTCCATATTCATTTTCGTTTTCCGCATAAGATTTCCAGTTTTCTGCACAAAGTTCATGAATCTTAGAATTAGGAACGACAACTTTTTTTAAGTCAAGTTTAGGAAACTCCAAATAGACATTTTCAAATCCACTATGATCTATAAGTTGTTTAAGTGCATCTTCTAGATTAGCTGCAGTAGAGACTTTTAGTTCATCACCTAAAGTTTCATTACCAACATCTCCTCCCTTCTGCTCATATGAAGGAGTTTCTAAGTCTGCCGAATCTCCCTCTTCAGAATCTCCAGATTCAGATTCTTCAGTAGAATCTCCTTCATCGGATTGTTGACTATTTTGATTATCAATATTACTATCTTGTTCTTTTTCTTGCTCTTTTTTACAAAATTTATACAGAACCTCTGCTGCAAATAAGGTGTCATCAAAATCCTCACAACCATCAATTATACGAATGATTGCCATCTCCTCTTCAGTAAAAGAAATGTTTGTGAAATTTCCAATCTTAAAATATAAGTTTGCTTTGTCAGCAAGATTCATAAGATTAACATTTTCATTAGCAATCTGAAAAAAATCTTGATCGGCAAGTTCCTGATAACCACGATAGAATGTTTTGCCGATACCCGCATACCTACGTTTTATAAGTTTTTCAATGCGGACATCTTCAACCACATTCACAAACTGTGGAGGAATCTTTAGTTCCAAAAACCAATCTCTATCAGGCGTATAAAGTGCATGTCCCACCTCATGACCCACTAACATATCATAAACACTATTACTTGCCTTTTCCCACATTGGAAGCGTCAGAACCCGAGTATGGACGTTGAAGCAAGCAGTTTCAACATTCTTGTGCTCTACAATTAAATCCTCGGTTGCCAGTAGTTTGGCCAGTTGAGATTTAATCTCGTGGGAAACGGTCATTGAAGTTCGTTCGTATGGACTCATAATACGACGAAACCCGCTTTTTGAACGGGTTCATGTGACACTTCTTAAATTGTTTGAGTGCTTCTTTACTAGACCTCAATGCCTGAGGTTTGAGAGTGCGTTTCTGCTCCTTCTTGGAGTGATGTTGCCAATTAGGTGTTGTCATCGGAAATACCTTTGATACGTTTCCACTTATTGTACATGGATTGTAAGTGCCATGACTGTGCCAGACTTCTGGCACCCTCATCTAATCTTTTAAGATCTCTTGGGTCGTTGGTGTACTTTTTGTACTCTTCTCTCCAATTAATTTCAGTCATGATACCTTTTTACTGAATCCCTTTATCTTATCAAATTTTATCACGTTGTCAAACTTGTCATGTAAATCTGATTTATGAGATATTACAAAAATGTTAGCACCCTTAATGACATATTTAATAATTTTAAGAAATTCTTCTGTGCCAAATCCATCAAGTGAAGAGTCAAATACTTCATCCATAATTAAAAGATTTGTATTGACAGAATTCTTAACACGGGCAACTTCTCTCCATGTAAAAAGAAGTGCTAGGTCAATTCTCATTTTCTCACCTTCACTGAAAGAAGCATAAGAAAAATCTTCATGAATTGGCGATTTTACGGTCTCATTAAATTCACCATCCAAATTGAAGTTGATATAGAAGTCCATCATCTGCAGATAACGATTAACCTGTTGATTAATGAAAGGAATATATTTTTTAATGATCTTCGTTTTTACACCGTCATCTTTGAGCAGTGAATATGCAAAGTCATAATTTGACATTTCAATCCGTTTATCGGACAGGTCTTCAATTGTATTTTGGAGGGTTACTTTAAACTCTGCTAACTTCTCATGTTCAGTATTTCTGTTTGCAACTTGCTGGGTAAGTCTCTGAATTTCCGATTCCAAATCTCGGATTTGTCGTTGACATCCAGATACCCTAGTATTGTTTTGAGAAATGCCATTATTGAGTTTAGTAATCTCCTTAGATAGTGAGTTGAATTGACGTTCTTTTTCTTGTTCAAACTTAATGGTGGTTTCCAGTTCTTGGTAACCACTCTGAAGTTCTTTTGCTCTATTTTGAACGTCTACAATCTTATTTAACCTAAACTCCTCTTCTATGTCCTGAGTGCAAGTAGGACAAACCGTATTTTCGGTGAAAAACTTATGTTCTTTGGTAATTGTGCCTACTTTTTGAGAGAGTTTTCCTTTAAGATTGTTTAGTTTTACTAATTTTTCTCCTGCTCCAATGACACTTTCCTGTTCCTTAATGAACTTAAATACATCTTCTTCAAGGATAGAATTCTCTTTCATATAGGCAAGAACTTCTGCATCCAAAGAATTAATTTTTTCTTGGTTTGCATTTATATTGGCATTACCCCTTTCTTCAAGTTCGCTAATAAAGTTTTCCTGCATCCCAATCTTATCTCTGACATTATCCTTTTTTCAGATCTAAGGATTTAGGATTGATCCCTCATTATCCTTAGTTTTTCTTTGACCAAATTATTCATCGCAGAGAAGATGCGAATATCTAACAAATCTTCAATCACTTCACGACGATTAGAAGTTGTAAGTTGCATGAAAGGCACAAAGGTGCTGCTACCTAAGATTACAATTTGCGTGAATGATTTATAATTTACCTTAAGAATACTTTCCTCAAGAATGCGTTGATTGGCACGATCATCTGCTTCCTTATGAAGTGGATTACCATTCACCTCAATATCAAATACATTTGGTTTGATTCCACGACGAACCAAATAATCACGACTATTCACAGAGAACTCAATCTCAACTAAACATTCTCTTTCGTTTGTGGTATTGATTAGTTGTGGTTTATTAATTTTGCGAAATGGTTTATTAAACAATACAAAAGTAAGTGCATCCAACATAGAACTTTTTCCCGCACCATTCGTTCCAATGATCAGGTTCGTATTATATTGTTGAAAATCAATCTCAGTCCAATTATTTCCAGTACTTAAAAAATTCTTGTACTTAATATTTTTAAAAGTTATCATTCTTGGGGGGAATCACAATGTCATCAGAAGTAATTACAGTATATTTGTAACTGTGTATTTTACAAGTTTTTATAGCAAGTTCATCGTCAACCTCAACAACGTCCATAGTTTGTTCTTCTTGCTCTTCAAGCATCATAGCATAACGAACGGCATCATCTTCCTCCTCAAAAAGAAAAAGAACCTTATCTCCATACTTATCCTGCACGGCATAAGCACCCTCATCTTTACTTTCTTTGAGAGTGAGGAGATACATTTTATTCTACCTCGCAAGCTTGTTTATAGAGTTCTTGAAAAATATTTTTAATAATATTCTTATCATACTGTGTTTCAGATTCATCAATATAACGACTTAGAATTGAAAGAGTATTTTCTTCCTCCCCTATTTCAAAATCCTCATTTTCTTGAATATCAAAGTTTTCAATGATTTTTAGATCTTGGACGCCAATAGAATACAACTTATCAATAAACTTTTCAAAATCTTTGGGTTTTGTTTTTTTACGAACAATAACCTTTACAATCTTGTTCTCATATTCAGTTGCATTGAAGAGTTTGTGATTAGTATCTTCGTAATAGATGTTATAAAATAATTTATAAGGATTATTAACTGGGGTATGAGTGAGGGTATCCGTATCAAAGATATGAAATCCTCTTGTATCATTCACATCATTCCAGAACATCTCATAAGGATTTCCTAAGTAGAAGATTTTTCCGTTGTCTGACCGTGTATGGTAGTGTCCTGAAAACACTTTGTCGAACTTATCAAATAAGTCGCACGCCATACCATCTTCCATGACGTGTCCACGATGCGCTCTGAATCCGTTGAGCTCAAGGTGCCCCATCGCACATATGCTATCAGTAGTTTTGACAACCTTGACAGTATCCTCAAAGTTTTCTGCATTGATCCAAGGAATAAACAATACTTTAGTTTTATCTAGAAATACTTCAGTAATTTTATTATAAGTTTTAATATTATTATAAGTTTGTAGAAGAAGTTCTGGAGAGTTTACATTATTGGTATTCTTATAATAACAATCATGATTTCCTACAATCATGTGAACATCGTATTTTTTGAGTCTCTCAAATACAACTCTCTTTGACCACTCAAGACTTTGATAATCAATTGACTTACGACTATCAAAAGCATCTCCCATATGAACCACAGTAGTGATTCCTTGCTCCTCTAAGGTCGGAAAGAACACATCATCATAGAACTTCTCAAAGTAGTCATGAAGGTGCTTAGAACCTTTTCTAGCACCATAATGAGTATCTGTAATGATTGCTATTTTCATTTGGAATGATGAGGTTTGTGATCCCTGTCCATTGGTTTAGAAGATACAACGGGATCACGAGAAAGGTTTTTGATAACAATGAATGCATCTTTGTTATATTTACGAGTGCCAATAGGAGACTGCCACTTCTTATTATACTCCTCACCCACATCAATACCAGAAACCTGAGTTCCTGCCATTTCAATGACAACATCGTCAGATTCTTCCCATCCGTATTTGTCAAAGAGATCTTTGAGTTCATCAATTTGATATAACTCAAGATATCGTGAATAATCTTTCATAATTTTTTATCGGTTACGATATTGAATGTTATCTTTTATGGAATTATACTCAGCATTATTACCTGAAAGTTCATTGTTGTCAATAACCATGACTTCATCAAATCCTGTGCGTTCAATAATCTTTGTTTTGATTTCTAATTGCTTTTTCTCTTTTTGAATTCTTCTCAGGAAAGCATAGTGAATAATTTGAGTAAAATAGGCAAAGGGATTTTGAGATTTCTCTGGATTAAAATTATGAATGTATTGAACGCAGTTTTCAATACCATCAGAAATCATATCCTCACGGAACATGTAATTTACAAAGTTTGGTTTATATGAAAGATGAGTTGCAATCTTTAAAAAACATTCACCAAGATAATTAGGAATTCTGGGTTTGCCTTCCCATGCTCCGGACTTTGGTGGATCTTTATCATATTTCTCAATAAATTTTTCTCTCGCAATACCAACTTTGGTGCGATAGACAATCATTGCCTCTAGCAACTCTTTGTTATTTACGTAATGTTCTGGTTTTTTCTTAGGCATAGCATTGAGTTTCCTCGCCTTATTAATATGTTGATAACATTATAGCACACTTTTAAGGCTTGACAAGATTGGTAATCACATATAGACTAGGTTTGTCCCCGTTAAAGATAAGTTCTAGCTAGCTATTATTCAGGAGATTGATTCTCTTGAATTTCTCTATTGAATATATCTTCTAATTCTTTTCTTGCTTTTTCAACAGAAGATATATATCCCATTTTAGTAGATGGTCTAGTGTAGAAACTATCCGGATTCCCAAAATCAATATTTTCATCATCAGATTCTTCAACAAAGTCATTATAGATTCCAATTAATTTCTCATCATTACTCTCTGTCATTGTAATAATTTTATCGGATTTAATAATAAAAATATCTTCATCAGACAAATCAATCCATTGTTTTATTTTGACATGCATTCCTGATTTATGATGAATTAATTTCATAATTACAGGATTTTGAAGAATGATTGCTGGATCCTCTTCATCTTCAATTGAGATGAGAGAAAATATTTCTTCTCCTGATACTAGTTTTATTATTGAATAGAATTCTTCACCCATTAGTTTTTAAGCGGTATGTTTACAATATCATAATTAAAATTTTCTTCGTTATAAATTTTAATTCTTTCAATCAAGTGATTTAATGTATAATTTTTTCTGGACTTGTAACTGATATCATCGGCAATATCATATAGAGTTGCTTTTGTTTTTTTATCCCCCTTTCTGAGGACTCTTCCTATTGACTGTAAATTTCTAATTCTTGACTTAGATGGAGAAGCAAAAATGACGTTATGAAGGTTTTTAATATTAATTCCTGTGGAGAAAGTTCCATAAGATGCTACAATAATTGCACCAGTTTCTTTTTCGGTAATCTCTCTCACTTTTTCTCTGTCCTCAGTGGCAACACCACCATGAACAAAAAAGACATGACGATTTTCAATCAAGTTACTATTATTTATTAATTCATATAGCGGTTGACCATGACCTTCAACTCTTGCAAAAAGTATTAGAGTATTTCCTTTTAGATCAAGTGCTAGATTTTTAATGAACCTATTCCTTCGTTCATGACCTATGATATACTGGACTTCATCCTCATAAGTTTCAAATTTATTCGGTAAGTGCTTCAGTAGAATTACATTAATATCCAGTTTAGCCAAATGCCCCTTACTCATTAATTCATCAGTTTTAATAATTTTATATGAAGGACCAAACAATCCTTCTAACACCCACTTATGAGTTTGAGATCCATCAAGAGTTCCGGTAAATCCAAATCTATATTTGGCATCAGCAAGTTTTGTCATTATGGATATTAATGATTTACTTTTGAATTGATGTGCTTCATCTCCAATAACCACATTAAATCTAGAGAAAATACTGTCTTGGCAATTTATAGATAGACTGCCAAGTTGTTATAATCACCTGAGAGTCAGTTTCTCTTTCCTTTCCGGCATAGATTTTGTGGCAATATGAACCCACATTCCACCCATAATCTTCAAAATCTTTATACATCTGCTCTACTAGCGAAGTCGTAGGAACAACTATCAAGATATTTTGTCGCTTCTCAACATAGTATCTCACGAGAGAATATATCATCAAAGACTTTCCAGAAGCAGTTGGAGATATCAGCAACTTACGATTATGTCTTAAGGCGTCATATACACCCTCTATCTGGTAGTCTCTAGGTTTGTATTTTGATATTGCAGTTACGTAATCTTTAACACCTTCTTTGGATATGCCATCATTAATTTCAAATGGCAATCCGTAATACTTATTATCTTTAAATTCGTAAGTGTATCCGTGATCCTTACAAAATTGAACGATGCGATCTAAAGACCAATATATATTTCCTTAGTTTGAATGTTAAATAAACGAATTTTTCCATCCCAATATTTCTTCTTATAAGATGGAGAAAATTGAGCGCCAGGTACTTCAAATGTAAATTGATCTGCTAATTCGTAATGAATATGAACCTCAGAATCGACATGAAGATATACTTCATTCTTCTTTGATATAATCAAATGTGACATTCATCTAGATCAATATAAAAATATTTATAGACCTTAATTGAATCCAGATTGAAACTTATGCCATTCAATTGCGTTTTTAATTTGAAAGGTTCTATTAGAAACTGTTTTAATAATTTCTTCTAAAAACTTAAGTGTTGTATCATAATATCTAATCTTAAGGTCAAACTTAGTTAATTTTTCATCTGCTTCAATATATCTTTGAATGGCATCTTTCTCTCTTACTTTATAAGGGAATGGTTCTTCGGCATACACCTCTGCTGGTGCTTTCCCGGTATAGTAATTGTATCTTTCTAACTTTACTTTGTTATAAGAGTCTCTTGCTCTTTCTCTCAACAGAGTGATTGTATTGTAGATGGTATAATATTTACAATGTAATTGGGGAATCTTTAAACTTTCGTCATGAAGATTGTCTGGATCAATGACTGAATCATTTTCCCACATTAATTGAATTTTATCAAGGTCCATAATAAAAAATCAAATGGTTATAAAGGTGTTCTTCCGTCTGCTCCTAGTATATCATATATTGTATATTTAAATGTGACATCTGCCGTAAAATATTGAATATCTGCTTCTGATGCATCAAATTCCAAGGACGAAAGAGAAACTGGAAACAAATCTCTAAATTTTACAATAGCAACATCTCTATAATTACTATTCAAAATATGGAGACTTGCATCACTAAACTGCTGATCGAGTGCTCCTTCACCTGAAATTTCATCAGTTGTTAAAGTTTTAAACTGTTGGGGGGTTTCTGGAAATCCAAGTCCAGTCAACCAGTTGTGCATCTTCATATAATTTTCAAGATTTTCATCAACTAAAAATCTTAAAGAAAAATCACCATAAGTTAATTTTTCTCCAGGGATGTCAATGTCCTTGAGATATGTCGGTTGAACAGAATTTCCTAGTGTTATTTCAGGTATTCTTGCTGAGTTGCAGAAAAAAGAAATCTTGGGTTCTTTTGCTAAGGTAAATTTAAATCCAACAGGTGCTAAAAAGTTCCTGTTTTGTATTTGATTGTCAAATGCTCTGGCCATTATTATCCTCCATTACCACCGCCACCATTTCCACCACCGTTGCCTCCACCATTACCATTGCCACCATTACCATTGCCACCATTTCCATTTCCGCCATTGCCATTTTTATTACTTTCACTATCACTACCATCATCTACCGAATGTCCGTTTTCTTTACGTAGATATCCGGCAGGACCCACCATCTTATATCCTTTGGGGATTTGCTTACATTTTTTATCTGTATAACAATAGTATTGACCTAAGGGACATCTCTTTGATGCTGCCTCCTCAATAAATTTATTAAAGTCTTTCATCAGTCAATAATCAAGGAATACCACTGTTCACTCATACCCATGATAATATTATTTGCAGACTCTTCATCTTGAGCATAACCTTCATCAATCAAATGCTGAACAAGTGTAGCATGACGGTTTAGTGCTTCTTTATGCTCTCTAGGTGTCGGTTTCATTTCAAGAATGCTTTTATCTGTATTTAGACAAAAAAAGACCCCCTTGCGGAGGTCTGATGAACTTTGTGTATCCGATGGATCACATAAGGTTGGTGACTTTAACGCGACGATAGTAGCGGTTAGAGTTACGAGCGATAACACCAGGGTTATCCATTGAAGCGCCACGGGCGAATGGGTTTGCGACCATGCCGTAGCGAGTCTTGAATCCGATTTTAGGCTGGAAGGTGTTCTCTCCAACTGCACGAACCATCTGAAGAGGAACGTAAGGGCAGTAGAACAGACCTGCGTCATAAGGTGAAGAACCTTTATAACCAACAACGTAGTACTGGTTAGCAGAAACGTTAGCGGCATAAGGATCGATGTAGACGCGATACTTGCCTTGAAGAACACCAGCGAAGGTGTTACCGGAGTCGTCAACGTTAAGATTAGCGTTGAGTGCAGGGGTGTAATCAAGAACACCTGCCATGGTGAGTGCAGAAGCAACGTCAGCAGAGCAGAGGATCATATTACCCTTTCCTCTACGAGTTTGCTGCGCGATAGCGTTAGCATCTCTTTCCATCTGGAAGATGAGACCCTTGAACTTCTCAACAGACCAACGTCCGTTAGAGTCGATGTCAAGGTCGAAAGTACCACCGGTTGCAACATTAGCCTGAGCACCAGGAACAGCAACGTTATAGATGGTTCTGATGACTTCGCGGTTGATCTCAGCAAGAATCTCAGTGGAGAGAATGTTTGCGAGTTCCGCTTCAGCATTCAGACCATGAATTGCTTTCAAGTCCTGAGCGAGTTCGAGTGAATACTCAGCTTTCAGAGCGCGTGACTTGGCAGTAACGGTAACTTTCTCAATCGAGAAAGCCATCTCGTTGAACTCATTGCTCGTGCCATCACCCAATGCTTCCGCATTCTGGGTGGTCATGCCGTTGCCTACGTTGTAGGTAGTGCCATCAGCAGTAGCAGGGAAAGTGCCGTCAAGAGCACCAGGGTTGGTTCCTTGCTGGTTGGTAGTACCCAAACCAACAGCAGCCTGAGTCATTCCACCGGTCAGGTCGAAGTTGTTATTCTGACCAGAGAATGCGGTATCTGCTTCGTTGTAGAATGCCTCTTCACCGCCTTGTCCGGCATAGCGAGAGCGCATTGCGAAGATCAGTCCAGTAGGACCGTTCATCGGTTGAACGCCAGCCAGGTCATAAGCGACCAGGTTAGGCATGGAGCGTCTGATCAGGGAGATCAGAACGGGGTCGAAATTACTGATTGCTCCAGTACCACCAGTGGTGGAGTTAGCAGGAGCTGCTTCTCCGAGGAATTCAGATTCCTCTCTAAGCATTTTTTCTTGGTTCTCCAGAAGAACTGAGGTAACCATTCTCTTATGAGGATCTTGGATTTCTCCGAGACCGTCATGATTAAGGATTGGTGCCCACTTCTCCTGCAGTTGTTCGGCGTTGAACATTTGCATTTGAATTTTGCCTCTTAAATTTTTTTGTTTTGTTTGTTGTTAATAATTTAAAAAATCACTTTTTCGAAACTCTATTCAGAGTCTGAAGATATGATTCCATCAATCCAGACACTTCTGGTTGATGTCCTCCTTCTGTACCTTCAGAAATATTTTCTGAATGGTTTCTCTGTGCGCTGGAATTAGCAGAGAAATAAGAATCTCTCAGCGTTGCCAGTTTTTCACGATAGTTAGATTCACTTTCAAACTCAACATTTTCAGCAAGAGAAGCGAGTTTTTCCTTTTGGGAGAGAGCAAGACCCTCTGATACATCCGCAAGGATTACATCGGCAACCGATTCTGATAATCTTTTGTTTAGAGCAACGTTCTTATTGATTTGCTCATTGAGTTTATCTTCCATTTCATCAAGTTTTTCTACCATACTATGAATTACATCATATTTTTCTTCAGGGATAGTTACATAATGATCTTCAAAAAGTCCTCTCATTCCAGTAAGGAATGATTCGGTCATTTCGGTCTTAAGACCGTGCTCAACTGCGAGTTGATTTTCAGAAATCCACTCATCAGCAACATACTCAAGATAAGCGTCGGTACGCTCGGAGAGTTCTGCCTTAACAGCAGCAACTTCCTCTACAAGAGAATTCTCATACTCAGACTTCATCTCTTCTTTGATTTCTGCAATCTTAGTTCTAATTGCTGCTTCAAAGATGGTGCGTGCCTTTTCTTGGAATTCTTCGGAAAGTTCTTCTCCAGAAATAAGAGCATTGATGTCTTCTTCAACATCAATTACTTCTTCCTCGACAATTGCTTCTTCTGAATCTTCAGTAGTTTCGGCAACAACTTCTTCTTCAGTGGTCTCTTCTTCGGAGACTACTTCTTCTTCGGTTGTTTCCTCTTCGGATACAATTTCTTGATCCTCTTCTACTTCTACTTCAGTTTCCTCTTCCTTCATGCCTTTTGCAGTTTCCGCAGGTTTGGCACCTTTGTTTACAACATCTCTAACTTGTTTAAGAGATGCACCAGGAGTGGCGAGTTTGTTAGAATCGTCATCGGGTCTAGAGTTTTCTGGGGTCGGCCCACCTAGATCCTCATACGTAGCAGGAGTACCACCTGTGGTTAACTTCTGCATTGGTTCTCCAGGCGCAGCGTTTTTAGTTACTACGTTTTCCATTTCTTGTAAATTGCTACCAACGGACATTTGATTAGACATGATTGTATTAATCTATATTTATTTATAATTTAAAGATTTGAGAGGAAATTATTAAATAACTCCAGCTTATGTTCCTCAAGTCTTTTTTGAGAAACGAGAGTATTAATTCTCTGTTGTGTTCTTTCTGCAAGTTGTTCGCGAAGGATTCCTCCTTCCCAAATCCACTCTTTTCCTTCCATAATTCCTGATACAAATGCATCAGGTGCAGAAGGATCGGCAACGATATCAGCAGCAGTTGCCAACATGAAATCTTCGCCTACAACTTTGACACCATTAGTATCTTCTTTAATGGAACCAATACCACGAGAAGAGACGCCAAGCATCACACCTTCATCAAGAAGTGATTTTGCAATCTTACCCATCGGAGTATCAAGCAGTTGTGCTTTACCTACAAAATTATTTCCTTCCTGACGGAGAGAAACAATCTTATGGGAAACACGATCTAAATTGACAGTAGGACCATCGGGGTGTCCAAGTTCTCCAAGAGCACGTCCTTTATTGACGAATGATTCGTTATATCTTCCAACCTCTTTTGCAAGAGTTGAAACAGGATACATTCTTCCATTGCGATTCTTAATTTCGCCCTGAAGGAAAGTCCCCTCAATATACATCTTTTTACTAGAACCTTTGCCTTCGGTGACAAATTTGACGCTAGAAATTTCTTCCGTGATTAGTTTCATCAGGCTACTCCGGTAATTTGAACTTGTTGGACATATATACCCGAAGCAGTTCCAACTGCTGCTACTTGGAAAACATCTCTCAGTTCGCCTTCACCATCAGTGATTGGTCCTACACTAGTAGTGTTGTGAGCAAGAGTAAGTCTTGTGCTGAAAAATCCGGGATCTCCGTTGGAATTTCTACTGAAAGATCCATTGAGAACTGAAAGAACTGTAAGTCCTATTCCCGAAGTACCACCATTAGCACCGGCAGGAACAATTCCAGTCAGTTGAACTTTATCTCCAACTTCGAATGGACTTCCACTTCCTGCAGGAAAATCAATAGTTGTAGTAGCACCAGTTGTGACACCAACAACTTTTTGCGATTTTGGTCTTCCAATACTCAGTGTTGCCGAAGTACCTGTTGGAATATAATAGTTAAAACGTGAAGCAGTAGGATCAATCCCAGTTACAACATGTGCATCTCCACCAAAAGCAGTTATCCTAACAGTATCGGTAAAATGAGTCATGATACCAGATGTCGCTGTTGCTGCAGAAGCAGCAAAGGATACTCCGCTTCCTACCGGTTTATGTGCCATTATTCTTGATCCTCAGATGATGATTGGTCCTCAGGTTCTACTTCACCGAACATAGAAGATGCAACTTCTGGTTTGAGATTATCAATCCTTTCAGTTGCTTTTGTGTATAAAAGATCTTTAATTTTATCACTGACTTCTGCTGCCGACGAATCGACAGCAATCAAATCTACAATTTCTTCCATAAAAATTAATATAAGTCCTATTCAGTTATTTATATCTCTGCTTTTTTAGTATCTTTTTGCATCTCTGCATCAGTGATACCACCATCAATTTCTGGTTCCATTGGGACATCGCCCATTGCTCCAATATCCCCACCTTCTGCAGGTAATGGTTCTCCTGTTATAGGATCAATAGCATTGGGGTCTGGAATAATTCCATCTTCAATTTCTTTTTGAATTTGCTCATCAATTTCAATAATTTCAGCATCAGTTTGGCGAAGAATCTTTTTACGAACATATTCATTTGAGTAGAATTTGCCGATGTAAGGTTCAATTGTTGCAAGCGTTCCTAAACGCTCATTCATCATTTCAGTTTCTTTTAATTCTGCAAACTGATTATCATAAAGAAAATCATATTGAATATGATCACTAATTTGATTCCAATCTTCTGGAGTACAAATATTTTTTAGAATCAATTGAGTTCTCAACATGTCATTAAACATGTTTGCAAAACGCTTTCTCAGTCTTCCAACAAACTTAGAAAACTTAAGTTCATCACGAAGAATTTCTGAAGAACGACCAAGATTAAATCCACCATCGGCAGCAATTCTTGATTCTGGAACTCCAAGTGCTCTATAAAGTTTCTTTTGGAAATATTCAATATCAGCAAGTTCTCCTAAGTTTTGTCCACCAGGAAGAGTTGTGATTTCAGTTCCACGACCACCTTCTCTACGAGGCAACCAGAAGTCTTCCATCATGCTCATAAATTTACGATCATCACGGATTTCTCCGGTGTTCGCATCATAGACGAGTTTATTTCTATAGCGAGACATGACCTCTTTGAGGTATTGCTCTGCTTTTACTTTGGGAAGATTGCCAACATCGATATAGAAAATACGACGCTCTGGTGCTCTTGATAATCTATAGATGACCAAAGAATCTTCAATCATTCTCAGTTGATTGAGTGCCTTGATTGCTTTGTGAAGATAAGAAAGAACTGTTCCTTTGTTACGATCTACAAGTCCTGATGTAACATAAGTGACAGAATCTTTTGCAATTTTGACTCCTTTACCACCACCTCCTCCAGATAGAGAATTTGATGGATAACTTGGTTTTGGTGTATAGACAAAATATTCTTCAATTTCTGGAGACAATGCATTTGATGCATCTTCATCTCTATTTGATCTTAAAGTTATGGCAGTGTTCTTATCAGGTTTTTTCTCCTGACGAACAAACTTCATCTTCATTGGATCAATATATCTTAAATCTTTGATTCCTTCTTCTGGTTTTTTGACATCAATTACTTTTAAGTAATAAAGTCTTCCATCAACATACCAATTCCTAAAAATTTCATGAGACTTTGAATCAAAGTCCATTATTTCTTTAATTGTTTTAAATTCTTCTCTAATTGCTTTTTTTAATTTATCACTAGCATTTAGATTGCTGAGTTCAATTTCAATCGGTGAGTCATACAAATCACTTACAATTGCTTCACTAATAACATCTTCAATGGCACCATCCGCTTCTGGATGAAGTGCCATTTCACGATATCTTTTTATTAGTTCCGACTCATTTCTGTATGCACCTTCAATATCTACATAGGAACCATAAAAACTACTTGCAACAAAGTTATCAACCCCGTCCTCGTTATTAGCGGGAACGGGGGAAACTATGGAAGCAGATTTTTTTTCTTTGTCCCCAATAGAAAAACCAAAAAGTTTGGCCATATTATAGTAGTTTTACTCTGTTTGACTATTTAGCTGATATTTTCACCACCTGCTGCTGGTGAAGTTCCTCTATATGCTTCCCACCACTGAACTTGAAGTTCAACTGTAAACTCTTCAAGAGTATCAGTTGTTTCGTAACTTAAGTCAATTGTAGAAATATTAGTTGGGAAAATATCCCAGAACTTATAGGATCTAAGAACAGAACCATCACGATCTAATTGTTTCACAGTAGCATCTTTTTGATATGCTTCTGGATCCACAACACCTGTTGCATCCGACATTTTGTTAATTGTATTCATCCATTTCTCAAAGGCAGAGCGAATGGAGAAATCAGTGTCGTTGATGACGGTAATTGTCCAAGTTTCGAAAGTTCTGTCTCCGGCAATCTTTAAGATACGCCCTCTGAATGGAACATCGATAGGAGCAATGGTAGATGCTGGAAGAGCAGCTGCTTTCACAAGGAATCTTGCTTTCTGCAAAACATCATTATTAATTGCAACAGCATCCGGGAATGCTAATTCTACTTCAAATAGATTTGGTCTTGCTCCACCACCCGATAATCTACTTTTGAAATCACTAATTGTTCTTAGTGGAGTGGTGTTTAGTTGCTGGCGAGTAGGCATTTTTCTTTAAACCTCGTTTGTAATTAAGTAGAATTAAACAGAACCAATAACTTCTTCGAATGAGACACCTGTGCGTGTGGCAACAAATGTCAGACCAATGAAGTTAATCGATCTTGCTGGTTTGACGTAAATGTCTGCTACAAACTCATTATTATCTATAATAGCAGCAGTGTTGTTTGTCTCATCGCAGACAACAACGTAATCTTGAATACCTCTCTTTGCCGTTACATCACGGAGGAAAGGTTCAACAATATTCACGAAATTAGTTCTCGTGATTTCATCATTGAATTCAAACAATTGATCTCTGGCAGCAGCCTCGATGGCATTCTCCAGATAGATGAATAAGCGACGAACATTGATGCGATCAAATGCCGAAGACTTGGCAAGTGCTGTTTTGTCTCCGAAAAGAACGATTCCTGAACCAGCCTGGAATACGACTGGGTTAATTCTGTTGGAATACAGAACGTCTCTTTGTTCTTTTGATGGGTTGTATGTAAGTTTAACTGCATTAAGAATGGCACCTCTAGCAGTTCCTGCTGGAGAGAACCAGGGGAAACTATTAATGTCTGTTCTGACACATGTTCCGGCAATATCTCCGTTCAGAGGCACATATCGGAAAGTATCTGCAAATCTATCATACATGTACTTGTATCCACTATCAAATACAGCATAGGATGATGATGTTAATGGAGAATAGAAACTCAGAACATTGCTAGTAATCTCAACATCATTATTAACGGTTACAGAACCGGCAGAAGAGTCATTTATGAATGCACCTCTATAAGGTGAAATAAATGCGACTGCATCCTTTCTGATGTCAGCAACTGCAATAACTTGTTGAGCAAGATTTTGCGTTTCTGTCTTACCATGATTTCCCGAACCCATCAATAGAAAATCTACTGCATAAGCATCATTATTTTGGAATAACTGGTATCCTGTTGATAACTTAGAAACAGTTGCTTTCAAACTATCAACTGTTCCGATTCCGGAAGCACCATTATAATCTTTACCGTTTACCAAAGTCAGGTCTTGTTTTCCAGTTGCACCAAATATAATTCCTTTGGCATTCTGATCCCAACCAAAATCACCCTGTTCGGTGAATGCAGCACTAAATCCGGTGGTTGTTAATCCAGTAGGAGCACCACCACCAAAAATGAAGTTTGAATTAGTTTTTAGATATTTTCTCCAATAAGCAGGAGAACCAACGGAGAACTCTGCATCCTTTGCTTTGGAAAGATTTAGATGTTTTTCGAGAACAGTTCCGGCATTTCCGGTAATTTTTCCGTCTCCATCAAGAACTACAACATGAAGTTCATCAAATCTTGATCCTCTTGCCGAAGCATAATCAGAAGTTCCTGGTCTATCAGCAAGAATATTCCATTGAATAGTTGCTACACTGGTTCCAACACCAACATTATTTGTTGAAGTTGCAAGAGTCTGTTGATCAAACCAATCTGCTGTTGCATTGACACTTGTATGTGCAGCAGCAACTCCAGCGTTAGTAACAACTGTAATATTATTGGATGTACCAAACTGATAAATTCCGTTCTGTTGATAATCAACAGCAGTCTCTGTTCCTGCAGCAGAAACATGAGATACGACTTTGATGTATGCTTGTGCTCCCTCAACTTGAGTAATGATTCCTTTCAGAACTCCGTCAAGAGTTGTTCCTGCACCAACACCAGGAAGAACACTACTGATTGCCTGAGTTACACCCAATCCTACCGTGGCAATTCCTGTAGAAGGAAGTTCTAGAATTTGGTCTGCCTTACAATCAAGAATAGCAACTCTAATTCCATTTGCCCAAGAACCGGGGTTTTTGCCAGTGACAATTACATTAGGAACGACATTCTCATCATAACCCAATTCTTCATAATGATCTGTACTCTTAATTTTAATACTTGTAGTACTATTGCTGCTATCTACAGCATTCTTCAGATCGTCATCATCTGCTCTTACAATTCTTAATGACCCACCATATGCCAAGAATGATGAGGCAACCATCCAAGTCTCATATTGCTTATCAGAACCATATGGTTGACCAAAATTATTCAGTAAATCATTTTCATTTCCAACAAGGGTTGGCAATTCTACTGGTCCCTGTGCAAAGGCACCAACCATTCCGCCTGTCTTATTAGTTGAAGAGTCAATTCTTCCTTGAGTAAGGTCTACTTCTCTTACGACAATACCGGGAGATGCTAAATTTAGCGGCATCTTAAGTTCCTCTCTCAGTCCTAGTTTATTCTAAAAATATTTATTAAAACGGGTATTTTCATTGGGGAAACAATGCATGAACATTACCAATCTGGATATTCCCACACACTTTTTAAACCTTTATCTTTTCTTTTTTTCAATATTCTATTTTTCGTACATTCCTTACATTCATAAGAATATGCCGATGGCAAAGTTCCTCTACCCTTCCTTATCAAGTAAAATCCATCCATTAAATCTTTTTTCTGACCACAAACTCTACACTTCCTTTCATAAAAAAGAAGATGTTCAAGTTCTAGTTGATCATCAAAGTCCATCACATATAATCCCACATATATGATTTATCGCCATATTCATCAGTGTGCCAACGATCTCCATTATTATCTACAAAACTACCACTATCCTCAAATCCATCAGATATAAATCCAAATGGAGCCATGTCCTGTTCTATCTGGTCTCTTTGATCTTCGTACAATCTTTTTCTTACATCCTGATCAGTCATTTCTTTGAAATATTCTTGTTGTACTAACCAAGAAAAAATAACAAGACACATTGCAAGGTCATCATTACATCCTTCCTCTGCCTCAAAAGAATTATGTTTTTGAGAGAATGTAGTTAGTTCTGAAATAATATCATAATCTACTGTAAGTAACTTATCATCCTCTAAAAGTGTCTTTAAATTAGAGCACCCCAATTTTTTAACTGCGGCAGTCATTCTTACACCAAGTTGAGTTTTCTTTCCAGAAAATCCCTGTCCGACAATCTGACCATTTCTTCCTCTCATAGAAGCCATTAAAATATTTTGATATTCTAAATCGTATTGAAGAATACTTGCAACCTGATCTCCAATGTCATTTACTTCTATCATTAAGTATGCTTGATTATATGCTTTAGCAACATCAAGAATAATATTTGGAAACAACATCGGTTTTATTTCGTTGTTTCTGTATTTGGCAATAGCTTTATATGGAAATTCTGTTGTATCAAAGACTATGAATGCAGAGTAATCATTTCCAAGTCCCCTTGCGACATCAACAGTCATTATATAATTATGTTCCTTTATTGGATTCTCATAGATATCAAGACCGGCATTTCTTTTTATCGGATCTTCATATACAAGGTTTCTAAGTTTTGATGGATTGATTAGTGTATTAACAGAACCTAAGAATTCGCATTCAAACTCAACCTTAAACTGTTGTTCAGATGTGTTTGCAATCGTAGTATCCTTCCATTCGGCATCCCTGCCGGGAACTTCACTCCAATGGACATCAGTCGGGATATATTCGTTCTTGCCCCTCTCAGCATCGTGCCACATACGGTAGAAGTGATTCATACCATGTGGTGTAGATACGATAATTACCTTGGTGTTTTTACCGGAAGTAATAGTAGGATAAACAGATGCAAAGAAAGAATCTGCAACATGATTTGGAACGAATGCAAATTCGTCAAGAAATAGAATATTAAATGACATTCCTCGGACAGCACTTGCAGATGTAGATGCTGCTAAAATTTTACTTCCGTTTTCTAATTCAATATTACCTTTATTCCAAACTAATACGCCCTGTTGCATCCACTTAGGAAGATTCTCATATGCTGTTGCAAGTCTTGCTAAAAGTTCTCTGGCAGTTGCTGCTTTGTTTGCAAGAATACCAATATTGACACTATCATTAAAAATAAGATAATGAAGAAGATATGAAATAACAGTTGTAGATTTACCAGTCTGTCGTGGCATCTTACAGATATTAAATCTGTTGTTATGAAAATTATTAATTAATTTTTTCTGAAAATGATATGGATGGAACTGTGTCAATCCTTCATCCAGAGAAATAATTTTTATATAATTATTTGCAAAATATACAGGATCTTCTTTACACTTGAGGAATTCAATGATTTGTTCTTCACTAAATTCAATCGGCGTATTTGCTTTTTTTAGGTTGGGATTACCTAGGTATACACTATCAGTCATAATTTAAATACGAAACTATTTTTCGGAATTGCTATCTAAAAATCCTTTCTTTAACATTTTTGATAAGTCTGAGGTAGAACCAATAAACACTGCATTGTTTGTGACACTGCTAGTTTTACTTGTTGATTCTTCATCTACCTCTTTTACCTTTTTCTGAAGGTCCATTAATTTATCAGTCGTATCAGCAACTGATTTAATGAGTTGACCTGCAACTTCGTATGCTCTGGGACTTCCACCTTCGCTGGCAAGTTCCATTATACCATTTAAAGTTTCCTGACCTTTTTCAATCAAAGAATATAAATTTGCTCTGGTATAATCATAATCCTTTTTAATATCCTCTGGTTTTGATGCAGATTTTGGAGCAGCAACATCAATAGATTTAGGTGTTTTATCAACCTCAACAATGCTGCTCTCAACATTAAGTGCTTCATCCAAATTATCATAGTTATTTTTCATATCAAATTACAAATCTATTTGTCTTGTAGGACTGAGGTCTTTTGAATCACCATAATCTGTCCAAGTTTCAGAGAACCCAAAATCATCATTTGGTCCTGCATCCAATGGATCTGGAGTAACGGTATATCTGACCTCTCGTTTTGCAGTTTGAGTATTTGTGCCAGAATGTTGATCGACAATAACTTTTTTGATAAGTCCTTCTGTACTTTCGGCAACCGGACCAAACAAATAAGTTTTTGCAGTGAAACTTAAAGTGTATATTAGTGCTCTTCTAGTTTCAAAAGATCCTTCATAATCATCTTGGAAAGAAATATTTTCTAGTACTATGGGTATGTCTCTTTTTTCTCCAATAGAACTTACTAGATCTACTGTTAAATTAAATGATGGTTGAAAAAATGGAAGTATTTGTTCAATAATTTGTAATGCATCATCATTCAACTTACTAAAAATACTTAACTCAAATCCAATATTATAAGGAACAGGCATAAAAACTTTTTTCAAATTTGTCCCATCTGATGCCTTGAATGTTTGTGTTATTCCCGATTTTCTTGTAGGATCATATTGAATATTTGTCATCTCAAATGACATCCTTGGCAAAGTTATGGCAATTGATTTTGATAACTCTGCTTGTTCTTGAATTTTTGCCAAATACTTTTGTTGTGGTCCATATGCCAAACCAACTTTGATATCATCAAGAATCGTTCCATCTGATTTTTTATGCTTAATATTAATGTTATTAAACAAAGTTCCGAAAGAAATAATTGTCTTTCGTATTATTTCGTGGTAGTAATAAGTTCCTAACATTAATATTCTCCGAAGGGATTACTTTCACTAAAATCTAAAAGAGAATCTGCTTCTAATTCAATTTCTTCATTTGAGTCTGATGGTTGATCATGACTATCAAGATCATGAGTCTTTACAATATATGTAGCAGTGGATGCACTTCCAACAATAGTTTCTCCTTCAAAGAATTGACCTGTATTGAGTGATACTCTCAGTTTAGTTTCTTCAATAACCGTTACTGTTCCTGCAGCAGAAACTTGAATACCAGAATCAAAGTCCTTAACAACAGCAGTAACTCCAGAACTTTGACCCGTGATCGTTTCGTTATAGTAGAAAGTTCCAATTCCAGAAGTAGGTCCAGAGAACTCAAGACTTATTGGACCGGATGTATAACCAATACCAGAATTCAGAATTCTTACTGTATTAATTCCGGCACCAACAGAAGATGAGAATACTGGATTGAGAACAGCAGTGTTGATTCCTGATGGAGGAGTAGCAACACTAACATTTGGAGCAAATGAGTATCCAGTTCCGGCAACACCAACAACAACTTGCTGAACACCAAAAGTAGTAGAGATAGAGCATGTTGCAGCAGCACCAGAACCACCACCACCAGAAATTGTAATAGTTGGTGCCACTGTATATCCTGCACCAGCATTTGTCATTTCAAGTCTAAAGATTGAAGTGACGTTAGCTCTCTGAGTTGTAATAGCAACTGCAGAAGCAGTAAATCCACCATTTTGTGGATCCGAGAAAGTAATGGTAGGTGCAGATGTAAAACCTGATCCATCGTTATTTAAGAATATCTCAGTGACACGACCACTTGATACTCCAACAGTTGCCTGTGCAGTTTTGCCAATTCCAACAAGGTCAATTGTTGTAATATAACCTTCATCTTTCAGTTGATTATCAACTTCGGCAATGCTAGTATCAATAAACTCATTTTCATATTCAAACAGTTCACAACTTAAATCATAAGTATAAAGTTTGCCAAGTTGATAAAATGGTTTTTCATGTTCTACTCTTTTTATTTCAAACAACCTTTCTCCAAGAGGAAAATAAATCAAATCCCCTTCTTTTGGTCTTGTAATTAAATCTCCAAAAGTATATCCTGTAATTTGACCCTCTCTAATACCAGAAGAAATTCCTTCAAGAAAGGGAGAAATAAAATCCTCAAATCTTTCTCTTGATATTGTCAAATTTACTTCATTTTTTAATCTTAAACCAAACTTTGTCATTATGTCGCTGTCTGGCGTATAACCATCAACATTATTTAAATATGCTTCTATAAGAAAATTATCATCAAACTTTGATGATTGAATTTCTTTTATAATATTATCAGTTTTAAATATTTTTCTTGGTAGATAGTATACTTCTATGCCATGAATTTGTATGTGTTCATTAACCAAATCCTGCATGAGCGTTTGCTCACCAGTACTACCTTGTAAAAAATAAGAATTTAATACCATAATAACTATCCGATTAAATCAAGAGGTGGTAGTTCATATTCTGAAGACATTCTTTGCTTTATGTCATCTAATTCTCTCAAAGCATCATCATACAATTCTCTTCCATTAAGTTCTAATCCACCTGGAAGTTTTGCACCTCTAAATTTCAATAAATTTTGTCCCCATTGTTTTTTTATAAGAGCAGTTAAATATTTCTTTAAAAAACTATCATTATACACATTAGTAAATGTGTTGGGATCTAAAATTCTATAACAATCAAGAATCAGAAAAGTATCTTTCTTTTCTGATTTCCAATCAATATCCAAATACAATCTATTTTGTCTTTTATTAAATCTAATCTGCTTATCGGTGCTCAGTAAAAATTCAATATCTTCCAAATAAGTTTTTACCATTGAATATTGAAGGAGTTCTATTGAATTGAACTGATATATATCATTCAGAAATAACTGATATTTAATATTAAACATTCCGTTTGATATAGTGCTACTATCAAATCTAAACACTTTTTCAATTCCAATAACCGAATCTGGAACTTGAAGGAAATTAGAATTTTCGTAAAAATAATTAGTTGTTGTAGTCATACCACTTACTGTGGTAGTGATTCCAGATGTTGTTACAATACCTACTGTATTAGTCCCGCCAACTTGAGCAGTTCCTCTATTAATATCATCCTCGGTAAGTTTGTATTTGAGATACATTCTCTCAACGCCATCAAAATGACGTTCCTGAAAATATTGAAGAGCATCATCAACTAAGTCATCTAGTTGATCATCATCTATATTGATTTCCAATACTGGAGCTCCCAACTGCCTCAGTGAGTAATCAACTAATTCCTGTCTGCTTGCTGGTTTTGCCATCAGTATGTACCTCCATCGATGAGTCCGGCATCAAGTGTTCCTGTAACATTTACATTAGTAGAGAATGTTGCAACACCAACAACATCCAATCCCCCGGCAGCAATTCTTACATCATCATTAAAAATAGAAACATTACCAAAGGTTGATACTCCGACAATGTTGAGTTGGTCTAGATTTGCACCACCAACAACATCTAATCTATTATTGGCATCTATTAAAGAACTGAAGGTCGCAACACCGGCAACATTTAGATCATCTAACTGGGTGTCTCCATCTACATCTAATGTGCTATTAATATCAACAGCAGCACTAAAGGTAGATACGCCAGCAACAACCAGTTCATCAACATCCAATTGTCCATCAATATCTAAACCACCATTGGCATCAATAGTAGTAAATGTGGCAATACCGGCAACGTTGAGTTGGTCTAGATTTGCACCACCAACAACATCAAGACGATTATTTGCATCAACGAGCGATGAGAATGTTGCAACACCAGCAACATTGAGGTCATCTACTTGAGTATCTCCATCTACATCTAATGTGCTATTAATATCAACAGCAGCACTAAAGGTAGATACGCCAGCAACAACTAACTCATCTAAATCTGATTGACCATCAACATCAAGTCCTGCATTAATATCAACAGCAGAACTAAATGTAGATACACCAGCAACAACCAGTTCATCTGCATCTAATTGACCGTCTACGTCCAATCCGGCATTAATATCAACAGCAGAATTGAAAGTAGAAACACCGGCAACTATTAACTCATCTACATCTAATTGACCATCAATGTCTATTATGCCATTAATATCAACAGCACCAAGTGTAGTAATGCCAGATACATTTAGTTGGTCTAGATTGGCACCACCGACTACATCAAGACGATTATTAGCATCAACGAGAGAACTAAAAGTCGCAACACCTGCAACATTTAGATCATCTACTTGAGTATCGCCATCTACATCTAATTTTACACCAACTGATAATGTAGCACCGTCAAAGGTGAAATTTGAATCATCCTCAAGTTCTCCACCAGTTCCGGCAATTACTACACGATTATCTGTAAGATCCTCTACTTTGAATGTATTTGCCTGACCGCCAGCATTTATATCAACAGCAGCACTAAATGTAGATACACCAGCAACTACAAGTTCATCTAGGTCAGTCTGTCCATCTACATCTAGTCCTGCATCAATGTCAACAGCAGCATTAAATGTTGATACGCCGGAAACGACTTGAAGTCCTGCGGCATATGTTGCAATACCAATGAAGGTTGATACACCACTAATCTTTAAATCGGTAAATGTGTTTGGAGCAACTTCAATTGCTGCTTCAATGGTTGCTGTGGTGGTAGCATCTAAAGAAACAATATTTTGAAGTTCTCTTCCACTACTAATTACCTGTGTGGCACCTACATTGAGGGATGCTACACTCGTAATACCGGAGACATTTAATCCTCTTAAAATATCAACGGCAGCATTAATATCAATTTCATTTGAAAAAGTTGCAATGCCAACAACATTTAATTGCTCAGCAAAATTTGCATTTTTTCCTACTGCAAAACCACCACTGACAATTACTGCACCAGTTACAGTTGATTCTGATTGAGTACTTCCAGAAAATGATACTATTCCTACTGAATTTGTTCCGCCAGTAAATTCGTATCCCTCTGTTGAATCGAGAGTACGACTCATGAAGAATTTATTATCTGTAGCATCCCAGATTAATAAATTACCATCTGTCTGAGATGTTGAATCAACGTCAGTTAGATTGAGTAATCTTGATGGTGGCGCAGAAGCATTGGATAATACGCGAATTACGTTTTGTGATCCAATTCTATCGTTTATGCTTGGCATTACCTAGTGACTCCGGCTCTTACTAATGCTGACCCTTCAACAGCTTTATATTCTTTTCCGGCACTAGTTATTTTTACATCATATACGTATCTTCCTGCCTTTAATGCCACTGTTTGCGAAGATGTTAGAGATATTGAAATAATCCCATTAACATCGTCAGAGACTGTAGAAGCAAAGGAAACGGCACTTGCACTAGTATAACTTTTTCTCAACATGCCTTCTGTCGCAGCACCGGTTAAAACCAATGGGGTGTTTGTTCTGGTATCTTCTAACTGAAAAGAAGTATCAAAGTCGAAACCTTGTTCAATCGTGATGTTAGATACAAATACTGCCATTATTCAAAAAATTATGCTATCTTATCTTTAGATATTTATATTCTCAGAATTCATCAATAAATTTCTGAGAAGAGATTTTATCTCGTTAATATCATTTTTCATTTCAGAGATTTCTCTTTTTTGGAGATTTCTTTGTTCCAAAGAACTTACATACTGATTATATGCCATAGAATCAGTATTAATTATAGCTCCACTTGTTTCATCACGATATAAATTTTGATAACCTTTAACTTTAATCATCTTACTGCTATAGTCCTCAATTCACTAATTCTTGGGGGATATGCCTGATTAGTACCAGACATTACAATTTTAATTGTGTATCCGATGAACAATGGCAATTCATTTGCAGTAAAATCATATTCTAAAAATTGATTAGACAAACTTGCTGGAACAAACTTATCCGGTAGTCCACTATTCTTAGATGCATCTACAATGGTATACCCAAGATCATCGGTAAAAGTTAAATTATCATATCCAGGGAATAATTCAAATGTTTGATCGACTTCCCCAGAATCTGATCTTATTAAATTATAAAGAACTCTAAAGTCTGCAGATTGATGCCTATATGCATTTAAAATTACTTTGAGTGATGTAGCAGGATTTGATAAGAATACAGTGTTAGAAACATATATTGCAGAGTGTGGATCATTGAAAATTGATTTGACTCTACCATCAGACGCATAATCAGCAACTGGTTTATCAAAACGACTAAATCTAAACTCTGTAAATGCAGTATCTAAATTTATTTGTGGAGATAAATTAGAATCATTAGAATTTAAAGTTATTCCTGTTGTAAAAGATTTGTTTCTTGGGAGATTTGGTAAGAATTGTTTTTCATTCACTTCAGAACAAACAATTCTCGGAGAATTCAAAGTATTTAATACATTTATCCCAATTGGTTCAAATCCATTATCATTGAATGAAGATTCATTTCCATCAACACTAGTTCCACTAATAGTTCTTATTGTCCCATTTATGGAAGTAGAAGAACCTGGAGTAATTATGTCATAAGTTGGAACTATAGAATCATACAGAATATTTTCTGTTGCTCTAACAGCATTTCCGCCAGTAGATGCTTCATTAGAGAAATTAAGTTGTGGCATTCCTGTAGGAGTTCCATCAACACTTCTATCAACCCCATTTGCGGATACATCAACAACAATACTATAATTATCAATTTCAATTGGTTCCGCAATAGTGTGAGTTTTATTTATTCTTCTCAAAGAGATTCCATTAAGTTCATACTTATAAACGATGTTATTAATATCATGCAATTCTGCAATAGTAGAATCTGTTGCTCTTCCATTACTAGCAATTGAAAGTGATCCAGAACCGATACCATCATAAGTAATAATTTCATTATTTATTTTAATGTATCCCGGATTTGATGCACTTACATCCACACCTTCAAACGTGGTAAAGTTGCTAGTGTTTGCTACGCTGACACTAGTAATATCACTAACTGATAATGTCGCAGATAAAGTTGTTGGTTCAATATTAGACTGAACATCACTCAATATCACCTTATTTGTATTGGAGTACATTCCATGATTGAAATGATTTACCCTCATATAGTTTCCAGAATATACACCACCTGTTCCAGTAACAGTTAATATATCATTAGTTCCTATAGAAGTTAATGTTCCATCATTGGCAAAGTAACTTATTCCAGCACCCACTGTAAATGCTTTTCCAGTGCCACTAGAACCAAATTCTCCCTGGACATTAGAAACATAAAGTGTATCAACATCTGTTGAAATTCCGGTAATTGTAATTCTCGCATCTTTTCCAGTTGAACTAGAAACAGTTGAGGTAACAATACCAACAACATCACCTATTTTATATCCATTACCACGATCTTCTTTTGCGGATGCTGCAGCAATACCAGTAATTGCACCGGTATCAGCATTAATACCACTAATATTTAATTTTAATCCAGAACCACCACCGACTACATTAAAAGTATTTACAGTAGAATCTACCACATAACCAGAACCACCTTCAGTCACACCTAATGTTGTTATAGAACTTCCTCTACCGACAACAATTGCGGATCCATTAGTATTGTTGCCACCTGCAAGTTTTCTTCCTGTGGTCAGTATTCCAATATTGGCAGAAGATCCGCTGATGGTGGTAATACCAATTGTTCCAGTTTTTGGTAAAGTTCTTACCGGATCGATAGATAATTTAGAAACATAATCATTACTCTTATCTAATACTGGATTATAGAAGAATGCTGTTCCTGTTTGAGAAGTAAATTGTGCTTTATAAAGTTTAAATTTGAGATCTTGATACTGATTAGGAGTCCAAATAGATCCATTTTGAGATTTGAATAAACTTCCAAGCGCAAATTGTCTTGAATAAACAGCACTTTGTGCATTCGAATTTGGTGGAAGATTAACAGATGCTACAGAAGTTTCGCCCATTGTGGCCGTCCATACTTCATATTCATCACTAGTTGGTGCCAAGAGAACAACAGCATATTCTCTTCCGGGTGGCAAGAAAATTGGTTCTGGGAAAATAACTTTTGTTGCAATATCTCCAGTATCTGATGTTTGAATATTTTTTACAATATTGCCACTAGCATCGACAGTTGTAGGTCTTAAAGTGACTGTTTTTCCCAAAACAATTCTAGTTGGGAATCCTAATTCTGTAGTTCTGATTTGAATTTTAACCGGAGCGTTTCCTTCGTCTATTCTGGCAAAGAAAATATCAACAGCAGTTAAGAATGCTCCATTTATATCATCACTAGTATCAATATCTGATGGTGCCTCTACATTTCCTCCAACAATAAATGTTTGAGCTAATGGATCAGTATATGTTTCAGTAATTACAGTGTCTGATTGCGAAATTGCTAGAGATGCGGATGCTTGAGTTCTAAGATTTATTACAGATGTAGTTGTAAGGTTATCAGTGCGAGTAGTAACTTCATTTTGCCACTGCTCTAAAGAACCTGTAGAACTATAATTTGTTTCTGCAAAAGAAACTGAATTGCTTCCTGGAAGACCCAAATCATTTGAAGCACTAGAAGTAACTTTAAATGTCTTTGTTCCAGTCTGGAGTCTAACTGAAGGGACTGGGATTGCATTTGGATCTCTTATAAAGAAAGATCCTATTAAATCTCCATAATTATCTGAAATCAATCTAATATCTTTTACATATGCAATTGCGCCACTAGTTTGACCAACTAATTTCATTCCCTGTATAATATAACCAGAATATAATCCCTGCGCTTCTTCAGATAAAGAAGAAGTATCAACATTAAGAATTTTGGAGGATTGGCTATATGTTGAGGGTATAGACTCTGAGGTTACATATGGATTTACATTAAATACTGATGATGGATTATTAAATTCTCCATATTTATGATTTGGTGTAGCAACTCTGAATGAAATAGATGGACCAATTCCACCTATGCCAAGAGCAGATCCAACTACTGTTTCTCCAATTACGAAAGAACCATTGGAAGTTCCATAAGTTGCCAGAGATGGATTATTTGCAATTTCAATTAATTTTGGAATAAAATCAACGCTACTGTTTCCATCAAGAAATTGATAGAATCTCGTAGATGGTTTAATATTACTAACTTTGAATTCAGTATTTCTAGATCTCATGAATGCTTCATCCGAAGATGAAATATGTTCATTCCTAATACTAATATCATCAAAACTAATAGTATCAACAGTTGTGCTAGAATCGAAACTTGAACTACTGGCACTAAGATTTTGGTTTCTTACATTAGTTCTTACTCCAGTTCTGTGAACTAAACGAAGATCTCGGGTTCCTAAACGGTCCAGATTGGTGTTAGTAGTGGTTTGACCATCAATCGATGCTGTGCCTAGATTTAAATTTATACTGCTGGTAAGATTTTGTGTAAGAGTTCTAGATCTATTGGTGGAGGTTCTAATACTTCTATCTGGAAGTTGAATAGTTCTAACCCAAGTATCAACTGCTGGATTCAATTCAATATCTCCAGTATATACAACAACATGAAATGGATTAACATTTTCTACTGTAGTTGCTATTGGTTGTTCAATCCAATCTATTTCGTCATACTTTAAAGTTACCGAATCTCCAGTTTTTTGAACATTTGGATCTAATAAATCAAAATTACTGGTAAAATCTAAACTTTGGGGGATAATATCATCAATTTGTGCAATTTGTGATTTAAGAGAATTTCTACTAATAATTGGTATTAATTCTTCTGCTGTTGGATTAATTTGTATGGAAGATAATGGTCTATCAATTAAAGAATAATTTTTAAAATCGTCAACAAAGAATCCACTTTTAAATCTATTTTTTCCGTCAGCATCTCTAATTTGTAATGCCTGTGTATTTAACTCTAATAACGATAATGAAGTTATTCTTTCCAAATTTTCAACCCGATCTTCAATATCACCAATGTCTCTCATGGTAAATCTTCTATTATCAATCAGAGTTATAGAAGCATTTTGTGGAACATATAAGTAAGGTGGAAGATTGATGCTAGCAATTTCTAACAATGCATCATTTTTAGTGGGTGCTTTAGGATACTTTGATGATATTCCTTTTTCAACAATAAAAGTTCCATATTTATCAATATATAATTTATCAATTCTGGGAAGATAATACTCATACCCTATAATAGACCCTTCTCCAGGTGCCATTAAAAGTTTTGGAACGGAATCAAAACTTCTAGAACTAAAATCAAACGGAGAAATTGTTGCAGTAGTTGGATCAAATACGGATACTCTTGGACGGAAATCGAGTGTATCTGTTGCTCTTGTTCTAAAACGACCTATGGTTGGTATATCTTGTGCAAATCTTTCTTCATCATAACTCAATACAGTGAATGCATCTCCAGTATCATCGGATGGTACAGAATAATAATCGAAGATGACTAATAATTTACGAGTTGGTTCTGGAACATTTTTATTTCTAACAATTCTAGAATAATCATAATATTCATCCTTTTGCCCCTTATTTAATTTAAATAATTGAGTTACATCTTTATAACTTCCTGATGTAATAGTTTCTATTTCTGTGATTATATTCGATTCTTGGAAAGTTACTGTTTCGCCAACATTAAATACATCGTCGGACAAATACACTAACTCTAAATTATTTGCAGATGGAGATGAAACAACTCTAGCAATCGCATTACTAGAATTTCCTACTATATTTTCTCCAATTATTGCATTCGTTTGGACATTAGCAGTTGAAGTAAACTGAAATTTATCTAAAGTGGGATTTCCTGTTCCCAAAGATTCATAAATTACTATAACTTTTGCAACATCTGGATAGTTTAGAGAAATTTCTTCATCCTGAACTCTTAATCCATATTGAGTGTTAAAATTGAGTCCATCATTGTTGGAAGTATTAATACCAACTCCAGAATCGGAATATTTTGATCTTGTTATATTTAATGTTTGACTTCTATTATATTGTTTAATCTTACTTTGAACTCCAAATTTAGTAAGAGTTGTATTTACAATAACATTTGATTGACTTGCCCTTAATCCTTTAATTGTTACAACATTACTTGTCAAATCAAAAGTATCACTTGTAATTGTTCCTGCTATCCCGGTAGAATAATGAACGCCATATCTCTCCTGATCAAAAGTTGCAAAAGAAGCACTGGTTATTCCAGAAATACTTGAAAGATCAAATGTCAATGTACCAGAGGAATCGGTAGATTCTCCAGTTATTTGATCAACAACTGTAAATGTTGAATTAAGTAAATCTACAGAAGAAATATTAATATCTGGTAATCGTGAAAATAATTGTGCATTTTCACTATCAATAATTGGTCCACGAGCAAGTGGTGTAACTAAAAGATTTCCACTTCCAGAAGGTAACTTGCCATCATAAACACCAGTGATTCCGGCACCAGCACTGACTGGACTGAGTTCTATAGAAAGTTTATCCGCAGAGATAGAAGAAACTCTATTAACAGTTTCAGTACTAAATCCTGGTCTTTGGTATGAAATAAGAGTATCGGTTCTTATTCCACTGAATACGTTTCCTGTTACTGTTACTGTTGAAACACCAGTATTTCCCAAATTGCCAACTAATGGAATTGATATTTGTGAAATTCCATTAGGCATATTAAATTTTTCAAGAACTGAATCTGCCGTAAATGCAGGAAAACCACCACCCGCTGCCTGTTTTACTGATTTAATATTTTGAGTTCCATATTCAATAAAATCTGAAATTGTTCTTGAGAAATCAACTCCATTGACAGTTATTTGCTCTCCTTTAGCAAAAGAACCAGAAGTTTGTCTCAATAAAATACCTACAGACGCTCCTGCACCAGCACCAACAAGAAATCCACTTGCACCACTACTCTTACCTTTAATAAAAGATCCCTCTGGCATATCAGTGGCATCTACGCTCTGATTGAGGGATAATTTAGTATATGTTTGAATATCATATAATCTTAAATCATACTTTGTTTCTACTCCAGAATATGCAGCATCTGTAAGATTAAAGGTATATACTCTAGCGTCACCTATTACTGATTCTGTATCACCTGTTTTTCTATTTAATAATTGAATTGTTGCTTTGTTTTGAGGAACACCAGTAACGTTATTAACTCTAAGTAAATTTCCCATCTCAAATGGGACAGTTACATTAGATTCTTTTTGTGTATCTCTAGGTTTTTCTACATCAATTATTGTAGTTCCAACTTTTTCTACATCATATCCCCTTACATAGGCTTTTCCTGGAGATATTTTGAAACACATCAAATCTTCAGATGGTGTATTTCTTTGTTGTGTCAATTCATTAGAGAAGAAAAGACCATTATTTCCCAGTCTATTATTCAATGAATTGTGAACTGATGGATCAAATGGTTTTACTGCATAATCACCAGATTCATCATATGTTCTTTCAGCCATATAATCACGAATTTGATTATATTGTGTTTTTGTGGTAATTTTTTGAATCTTACCATCTTTTAATCTTAAAAGTTCAACAAAATCTGTATCATTAACGTCTGATATTAATTTTTTGGTAAGAGTTAAATTTATTTTAAATCTATCTGCACCTGGTGCGGCAAAATTTGTAAATCCTTTTGCATTATCAAATAAAGACTCATCATCTTTAGATCCTAAAATTAACTCATCAATTTTTAAACCAACTCTATATGATGGTGTATTCGTATAATTATCTAAAAGTAAAGTTTGCTGCGAAACATTTACAAAATATCCCCTAATAAAATAAATCCCCTTACCAATGGAAGCTGCAGAACCAATAGCAGTTGCATCTGATGCGATTAAAGATGCAAATTCTGTTTCTGCAGGAATAGTAGTGTTTCCATAAGTTACATTATCCACACAAGATAAGGATTCTCCATCTTGAAACGGAGTAAACTCAAAATCATTATCAGAGTCTAGATATTTTACGTAAATTGTCAAAAATTCAAAATTATTATTATCGGCAAATTCAATTTGTTGAATTTTGGCAGTAGTGCCCGATTCTTGACCAATTATTTTTTTACCTATAAAATTTTCAATATACAGTGCAACATCAATTCCAGCACTAGTAGCATTAAGTTTTACAGCATAAAACTGACCATCATAAGAGATATTTCCCGGTACAACAACTGAACCTTCTTTAAATATATGACTACCAAAAGATTCTACCTGTCCCTGCAGAACAGACTGTAACGTTGTTAATTCTCTTGCTTGAACTGGAAATCCTGGTTTAAATAAAACTTTATAAAAATTCTTTTCAGAATCATAGTCATCATAGTATGGATTGATATTTAAATTTGTTTTTTGTGACATTGTTTTTTAGAATTCCAGAATAATTTTAACGTCTTCTTTTTGGCGAGAATCTCTTTGAATTAGAGGTCTATTATCAATGTAAATGATTTCCCCTGTCTTCTTATTTATCTCCGGATTTGCAAGTCCATTTGTAAAATTAATACCTAGATTAATTTCCTTAGAATTTACTGTCGTTTTAATTCCAGAAAATCCAGTATCAATCGATCCGGTGAATGGGGAAATATTATTTCCTGAAGATTCGAAAGATAATAATTTACTATTACTACTGACATTATCAATATCAGTATGATCTTTTGTATTTCCAAAGTATAAAGATCTATCTTGAAAATATTTTAATACTCTAGTTTCATCGTCATATGATGCAACATATCCCTTAGCAGCACCTCCGCTTACCGATTGTGACATTGCTGCACCCACAACTGGAGTTGATGTAACTGAGTTTAATCTTACTGCAAATAAAGATGAATATTGGTTAGCAGTAAATATTGTAGAAGATGAATATTGTTGAGGATTTTTTAATACTCCAATTTGAGTAAATTTAGTATCAATTGGAAAATCTCTATTCGAATCATCAAATCTGGCATATATTAATATTTTATCTGTACCTAATTCTGTATAGATGTCATAACCATGACCCTTTGATGGTGGAATAATTGGTATTAAATTCGCAGGATCTGCCAATGACCCGGAAGGTTGAAGAGATCCTAAATCGACTATTCCATAAGTATATCCACTACCACCAGCAGTTACAGTGGCAGAAGTTATTGTTCCGGAAGAATTTACATCAATTAATGCTTTGGCACCACTTCCATCACCGTTAATTGCCACAATTCCGGAGGTGTAATTAGATCCACCATTAGCAATGTATATTTTCTTAATCTGATTCAAATTTATATCAGAATCACCTGCTTCTCTAATACTTTGAATTTGGGTATCTGTTGTTGTTGCCCAGTCATTAGGAACTACAACATACTCGGTAGAATCAAATTTTATAATATCGCTAGGAGCTACTGAAAAAAGATATTTCCAAATATATCCATCACCACTAGTTCCAGCTGCTGATGGTTCTAAGTCAGTAAATGTTGGTTCATCCTTTGATACATTTCCTTTCAGATTAGAACCTGAAGAACCATTATCGATACAAATATAAACTCTAAAGTCACTATTAATCACATAATAATTCGTATCATATAATCTACTTAGATTGGAATTGGGGGCAGGATTTGAAATACTATAATCATGCCTGTACATGTCATATCTAGTATTAGAAGCCCAATTAACTTTTCGTATAAGTCTTCTAACATTAGATGTTGTCACTTTTTTTCCGAATAAAGCAGTATCTCTATATTGTGAAGTAAACTGCAAATTATCTGTTGGAGTTGGAGTATTACTATTCCATTCAGTATCTGAAGTAGTTCTACCAAAACCAGATACTGGATTAGCTGGATTTGGTAATCCTAAAAATACATAATAAGAATTGCTCGTATTTGCTACAGAGTCTACAAAATTATTTGCATTTGATATTCTAAATTGATCTGTTACTACCGCAGCCATATTAATAGTTTTTTAGATATTTATAAGGGAATTGTCATTATATATTTTTTGGAAGTGCTCCTCCATCCCTTAGTCCAGTGCCTCTTCTCTGAATTGTTGGGAAAGTTGTCAATCCAACATCAACAGTATTTCCAGTTACTGCTATAGAAACTGGGGAACTGGATCTACTTATTCCAGCAAATCTTCCCCATGAGAATCTTCCAACAGGATTGCTCGAATTTGATGTTGTTGCAATACCAACAACTGAAGTTCCGGAATTTACATAACAAACAATAGAACCCGCAAGACCAACGTTAGATATTTCTTGAATGAAGTATACATTATCTACGAAAGTTGTACCAACACCAACAACAGATAAATCATTATTAGCAATTGAAGTTACGCCATTTCCGACTGAAGTATCATAGATGTAAATTGGATATCCAACAACAAGATTATTGTAATTTGATATACTATCTAATCTATGTAAGTTAAATTGAATTGCTAATGTTCCTATTCCCTGAGCATTTACAGTAGTAATTCCAGTAACAATACCACTAAAACCTTGAATTACGTCAATGCTAGATATATTCTCATAAGTCGGATTTGGAAGAGATACGATAACCTGTGGAGCAATCGTATATCCAAGTCCTGGATTATTAACTAAAATTGATGAAACTGCACCGGCAGAAATAGTGGCAGTCGCAGTCGCAGTTGTTCCTACTCCAACTCCAACTTCTGGTGGAGCAACAACTGAAATAGTCGGAATTGAGGTATATCCACTACCACCAGATGAAATTGTATATCCAGTGATAGTTCCTGCAGTCGAAACAGTGGCCGTTATAGCAGCTGCTACTGGATCTGTAGAACCACTAACAATCAAACCACTAAAATCACTGGCAGAATCATAATCAAACAACTCTAAATTTTCTACAAATACTTCAGTATCGCTACTTTCTACCGTATTGATAATTTTAGCAGTCGGGAATACTTGTGTTTCTATAGAATCTCTGGACTTATAAACAATTTCACCATTAATAATTTTATCTATTTTTTGTTTTGTCCATGCAAGTGGTTTGTAATTTGTCTCATCAATTCCGTTGCCAGAATATAAGTTTGTTTCAAATTTATCAGAGAATGATAAGTCAAATACAGTTCTTTTATTTTGTGATATTGTTCCATCAATTGCATTATTTTTATAAACCTGTACCAAATCACCCCGTTTGATGGTTTGATTGATACTTGTGACCAATTGATCATCACCATTCCTGGTTCCTCTATAGAAGAAAATATCAATATTATCTTCTGGTTTAGGTGCTTCAATAAAACTGAATGAAGTTCCACCTTCAAAGAAATATGCAACTCCAGGATCTTGAATAATGCCGTTAATTACAATTAATAATGCATTAGCAAGATTTACTTGTGTTCCTTCCTGTGCTTCAAAACTTATAAGTTCGTCATTATAGAAAAGTGGGAATCTAGTTCTACTAGAATCTTGGAAATTTTTAATTGAATCTATGTAATCAAATTCACCAAATTGCCATGCTCCAATTGAATCGTTGTATACATCATCAACTGTCAATAAAAATTCGGAAGTTGCTGATGAAAGAGTACTATGTGTGACTAAACCAACTGGTCTAATAATATCTCCTTTCCTGAATCCATATCCATTTCTTGCAATTTTAAAGTTTGAAACTTCAAATGTATCAGAACCTATTCCACTTGTTGTTGCAGCACCTACCTCAATATCAACCAATAAATTAACACCAGTTAGTGTAGTATTACCAAATCCTAATCTAGAAATTCCTTCTATCTCAAGACCTTCATAAGTTGGTTCTGAAACAATTACTTCTGGATTCGAATATCCCGATCCTCCATTTCCAACTACGATAAGAGATAAACTTCCACCGGCTCCAACTAGAGCAGTTGCTGATACTACTGCAGCGGCACCAGTATGCCCACTCTCATGAACACTCACACCTATTGATACTATTCCATTATATCCAGACCCAAAAGAACCACCAGTTAATGCTGTGGTAAATCCTGCTATAGAACCACCGGCACCAACTACGGCACTCACAGCAGCACCAACTAGGGGTGCATATCCAAGTCCACCAGAGGATCCTAGGGAAACAATTACTCCTCCTCTCGGCAATTGATTTGCATTATAATCAGTATTTGACAAATACTTAGTTCCATCCGTAGAAGTTATTCCGCTGAAAGTAACACTTGTTATACCTACAGTACCTTCATCATTTAACGAAAAATTATTATCCGGATTATTTGCTGTTGAAGGAGTCTGGAAAATGCCATTTATAAACAGAATACCATTACCACCGGTACTTCCAATTCCGGTTGTGTTTGCTCCACCAACAGTCAATGTAAATGTTGCTCCTATTCCTGTAAATTGATTAGAAATATCGTCATATATTTGATTTGTATCATAATTATCTCTAAGATAAACTCTGCCAGTAAAATCTGATTTTGCTGGTTCGAGATTACTTAAATCTTTTTTAACTGAAGTGTTTCCTTTTGGAGGATCGACAAAGTGAATATTTCTACCAGAAATATTATATGAACCTTTATATACTCTAACTTCATTCCCGGCAGAATGAGATGTTGCTGTGGAACCAACTACTCCTCTCTCAACTTCAACTAAAGATGACTGACCTATTCCAGTTATTGGTCCAACTGCTGTAGTTCCAACACCAACACTTATAATCTTCATATATTCATCATTAATTTTTATTAAATCTGTCGGGGTTATTGAAGAAATTCCACTTAAACTCAAAAATGTGGATGTGGTTCCTATCTGACCTCCAGGGTTTCCTGATAGTGTATGTGCAATTGGAGTAAACTTCAGTGGGTATTGTGCTATACTGTCTATGGTTATTAATGTTTTTTCATTACCCAATAACATTGACAATTCGTGAGCATTTCCTTCACCAGATGATCCGAAAGATACATTTACACCTGCTTCCGCATTTGCTCTAGTTGTGGCAAGTTTAAACTCATCATCATTTTCTCTAATTGCATATACAACTGATGGTAAAGGCGTTCCAGTACCATACGTCATTGCAGTTGACCCAACTCCAACAAAAGTTGATTGAGGAGTATATGAAAGAGCTTCGCCAGTTCTGAAGAAGTGATTGTCAATTGTAAATACGCCAGTACTAAGATTTAATTGTAAGGGGTTGGTTGGATTAAAAGTTTTTCCAAAAATTGGAATTCCGTTAGATTGTGCTATGAAATCAGTTTTATTAATTCTACTCCCATTTGCCGCATTATAGAATTCAGTATTTAAAGATTGTGTTATATCGCCATATTGATGAATGGGTGCAGTATTATTTAAATCTAATTCCGTATACAACATTTCGTTGAGAGACGAAACTTGTAAAGATGATGTCATTGCAGCATCTGGATAGAATTTAAGTATAAAGTTTTCTCCGGAATATTCCACACCAAATGTTCCCATTCCACTCTGTGCATCAGTTACTCCTATTCCTCCAGCAGAAAGGAAAGATGATTGTTGAACATAATTATCAAAAGTATTATCTTGTAAAGCCAATACATTATGAACTGCTTTTGTAGATCCCATACTTACTTCAACTAAAGATTTAACTGAGTTGAATAGATTTCTATCAAAACTTATGACTGTTGTTGCGGCCGCAGAAACTGTAGTTTCATATGCAGATTTTATTATTGCACTTCTTTCAGATCCTTCTGGTTGAGATGGTAAGATAAATCTATGTGTTCCAACTCCCATTGAGGTGGTTCCAAATCCAACAATCTTAGATCTCAGTTGAACATCATTTGCAGTATCATTAGTATAACTTAGATTTAAAACTCCAGAACTAATATCAGCACCAAAAGAACCGATAAAATTGAAAGATGAAGTATTCTCATTAGTATCAAAATAATACTCAGATAAGAAAGTATCTGTACCATTGTGGGTAATATACAATTCTACAAAATTCAGTTCATTTGTATTAGACTGAATAATTTGAGTATTAACATGTAATGAAGTAAATTTATCAGTAGCAACTCCAATAATAGAACTGGTTATTCCAGAACCACCAGAAGTTACAACACCACTAAAACCAGTTAGATTTATAAATCCGATGGATGTAGTTCCAACACCAGAAGTTGCAGACCCAAAAGTATTTTTAATAAATTTAAAATCATAATCAATATTATCCGGATCTTTGGGTGCAAACCTTAATGTATTTGCATCAGTCACAGAAAAACTTCCATAATCCTCACCCACTACAGAAGTTAAAGCTGACCCAATATTAGCAATATTTCCTTTTTCTAATAAGAAATTGCCTCCACTATTATCACTAATAATAGTAAAATCTGCTAATTGAATTTGGCTATTATTAGAATTAGTTACTCTAACCAAAACATCATCAAAGGAATCTGAATTAGCAAATGTAAAAAGATCTTTAACATCAGTATCTTCAATATTATTTGAATTGGAAAATGTATCACTGATATCATCAATTTTTAAAACTACATTACTTTTTGATAAAGTAAAATCAGTTAATTTTTTATTTTGTAATTTTAAGAATTTAGATTGAGATCCAACAACATCAATGTCAAGAACATTGTCAAAATTATAAATGGTATCTACTCTAAGTTCTTCTAAAAGATCACGTACTATAGTAAATGCAGTTGTGCTACCAATACCAGCATTTGCTGTTGAAGATATTCCAAGATCACCAAAATTCTTAAGACCACTAGTATGAACAAGACTATTAACAGGAGTTCTAAATTCTCTCCACTCAATAGGACTCTTAACTGTATAGGAAAGATTTTGATAATAATCGTTATCAGGAATTACTTGATCGTCCGAACTTAGTTTACCAATGTTATTATCCCATCCTATTCTTTTTTTATTAGAGAAACTAACTTCAAATCTACCATTATTTCTAACAATGTGATCTATAGTAGCAATATTTGAACTTACTTGTCCTGTAAGAATATCACCAACAACTATATCTTCATTATCATCTCCAGAAATTTTTATAGATCCTGGATTGAGTCCAGAAACTATTAAGTTAGAATTTTGTCCATTGACAGATAATTTTTCTCCTAAAGTAAATTCAGATATTTCTTGAACAATATCAAAAGTTGGATAATCAGATTTTTTAATCATATTTCCAAGAGAATCTTGAATTGTCTTGGCAGTTCCGGTGTTAGTTGTAAATTCACTCAGATCAATTGTAACCTCATCTTGAGTGATACCTCCAACAAATTTAGAGTTTTTATATTCACTGACAGTGAAGAATTTATATCCATAGTCTTCAGAGTTAAATCCAGAACCTGCAGCACCAACTTTTTGAATTCCCTCAATAAAAACTTTTTCTCCAACACTAAATGAACTAGTACTAAATCCGAGAGCCGGTGTTGTTATTCTACAAACAAACCTAGTGTCTGTTTCTTGGATGACTCTTTGAATACTAATTCCATTTGTATTCTCTACAGTAAATAATTCTGTTGATTTATCAGGAAGACCTTTAGGTGACTGAAGAACATCTACTGAATTAATAGAGTTTCCGACAATACTTGCTGATAAAATTCCTCTATCGATTGATTGTCCCGTACCAGTGTCTACTATCACTACTCTTGGAGATTCTGTGTAATTTTTTCCTCCATTAATAACTGTAACTATTCCAATAGTATTTGAATTTTTAATTGTAACTATTGCTGGTATATTTGCTTTTGGCTGTAAAGTTCTATCAGAAGAATATTCAAATCCTTCATTAATTATTCTCACATTTTTTGTATTACCAATAGATTTGGAAGATGCAATCAAATTAGCATCTTTTGCTGTGGTATTTGAAGAACCAACATAATTTGGTAATTTTTTATATCCAGCTCCTCCAGAAACAATATTAATTTTTTCAATTGGTCCATCTGCATTTAATGAAGTTGTAGAATATTCCAAAGTAGAGCATTCAGATGATTCATAAGATAGTTTTTCTGGAATTTTATAAAGTGCAACATTAAATGTCGTTTCTCCAATTCCCGAAATAGGATATGTGGAATTGTAAGAACTTTTAATATATTCTATTTCCGAATAATTATTAACCTCGGCATCTGCAGTGCTAATATATCCAGATTTTTCTAAGTTATAATATAATTTTTCTGGTAAAATATTGGTAGAATTATCCGTGTTATAATTGAGAGTCAACTTGGCATTAGCACTAACACCGACAGTTCCTACACCCGCAATAGTTATTCCACTAGTTGAACCAGTAGAGACAAATTCATTATTAAATTGATTATCACAATAAATTTTTAATAGATATCCATCTAAAGAGGAATCTGACAGATCAAAAACTAAACTATTGTTTTTGACTATTTTAATTTTTGGATTTATTGGAGAAATTGTTTGTGTTCCGCCACCAGTGTTTGCAATACTCACTACATTGGGGGGATTTGATGTAGAGTTAATGTATGTCTCAGAAAGTTGAATAATATTGTCATTTATTCTATAGACATAGTAAGACCCGGTAGATAGTCCGGAAGCAGGTAAAGATGCAGCATAACTTACTTTTTGACCTGTTTCTAATTTGTGAGAATTGATTGTAATCTGATTAGTTACAGAATCAATATTAGAAGGATCAATGGTAATTGGATTTACAATGAGACTATCAGTAAGAGTGTCTCTCTTTACAATTACTGATGTATCCGTTCCTATTCCTCCAAAAATTTTAGGTTGAACATTTAAAGTAATTTTATCTCCAGAGGACAATTTATGATAAGTTTGTCCAGGATCTACTGTATTCAGACCAACAGTTGAAATTGAAACAACTGAGTTAATTCTTTGAACTTTTGATTTCTTTTGCGGATTAATACTTTCAAATAAATATTCGTCACTATCAGTTCCGTTATTGCGGAAAAATACCTCCTTAAACTCATTTCCAATTCCTGTTTTAATACCAATAGAATTTATTGTCTTTTTTACAACATATACTGTGGTAGTAACTCCTGATATTGGTAAATTATATGGAGTGCTTAAAGATGTGTTGGAAATTGAAATTGCGCCACCAACCGGAACAATCAAATTGACAGGTTGATTGGTTATAAATGGATGATTTTCAATATAAATTCTTTGTGTTAGAATATCTCTTGTCACAGAAGAATCACCAAATTCAAAAGTCATTACACTTGATATTCCAACAATCGTGCCAACACCTACTGATTCTTTAGGGTTGAAGTATGCTTTATCATTTACTGAAGACTCAAAATAACTCGCATTCTTTGATATTGTAAAAGAATCTGGAATATATTCAATTTTTGTGGTGGTAGTATGAGAAGTTCCGACTAAACCTCTCTTAACTCTGAGAATATTCAGATTGGGAAATATATTTAATATTTGTAAAGTTTCGGATCCAATTCCAACACTGCTTCCGGCAGAAACGGAACTTGGAATTTGAGATACGTATATCTCCGTAGTTGCTGCTCCAGGAGATGCATCGGACCCAACTATTGGTGAGGAAAGATTGGAGTAGAAAGAACTGATTCCAATCTGAAAATTATTATTTAATTGAGATAAATCACTACTAAATCCGGAAATAGTTACATACTCTTTATCTCTGAGATTATGTTGAGGTAAAATTGAAACTTTTATCTCATTTTCTCCATTCCAAGTAAAAATGGCATCATCATAAGTTTCTATCGAGGTTTGTATATCATATACATTTTTTCCTAAAATTGAAGTTATTTTTGCAATAACCCCATCACCATTAGTTTCATTATTATCAAAATTTAAAGAATCATTTACTTTATAACCTGTTCCCGAATTGAGAATATCAATTTTTTCTATTGGTCCTTCTGTAACAGATTCAATAACTGATTTTTGTCTTGAAATTTCATTAGTTTCAATTAAAAAATCATTATTTGCAGAAGGGGTCGGATACTTTATATGGGAAAGTATTTCTAAGTAAATTGGAATTTGTAAAATTAAATTCTTGATTTAAAAGTTTATTTTCTTCTAAAGTATTTGTCCTATATTTGTCTCCGATAAAATATGGGAATTGTGGGTTTCCATTGCTGTCAATGGTAGCAAAATACGCATAAACACCATTAGGAAAATCTACTGTTTTTGTAAATCTACCATTGTGTCTGTCCAAATTTCCAGAATTTGTATATTCATAATCCTCAATGAAAAATCCATCATCAAATCCGACAGGTCTATCAATAATTCTAGAAGAATTATTAGTGTATCCAGATTCTAAACGTATTGGACCAGAACTTGTATCCGACACATCAGAGTTTGCATATGGTCCGTATATCGGATTTCCATCATATGCCCAACCAATTATTCCAGAAACTTTACTTTGAACATCTTTAAATGCAGATCTCAATTCAGTATAATATCCAGAAATAGTATATTGTAATTTATTTTTAGTCTCTCTTAATATTTCATTTCCATACTTATGAATATTATTAACACTCAACGATCTAACTTCAGTGTCAAAAATAGCACCAGACCCACTAGGGACAACTTTAATGGAAGTGGAAGTACTAGAGTATCCTATACCAGCGTTAATAATTTTAACATCTGTTATTTTTCCGGATGTTGATATGACCGGTCTCAATAAAGCACCAGATCCAGATCCACTGGAATCTATAACTTCTAAGTCAGGAACAGAAAAATATTCTACTCCTCCAAACTGAACATTTACTACATCAACCATTCCACCAACTATGATGGGTTTTAGTTGTGCTTTCTTTCCACTTTTTAAAGTAATTAAAGGTTTCTTTTCAAAATTAATAGCACTGGATCCATATCCAGTTCCTGCTTCATAAATGTATGCATCAATAATACTACCTTTTACTAAAGGAGTTGCTGATAATGTTCTGGTGGATACAGTTGTTCCAACGCCTACAGATGTAAATTCAATAGAAACAGAAATATCAGGATAAGCGAAATTCTGATATCCAACTCCCTTTGAAGATAATTTAACAAAATTGTTATTTTGATAATTTATAGGAGATGTTCCACCAACTCCAGCATTAGCAAGTTTAAATGAATCATTATCAACTTTTATGATTTGGTACTGAACTGATGTCGTTGTTATTCCTGTTGATGTTGTCAATCCAGTAATTGATGGTCCATCAGAAAATGCTTCATCTGTTAAAATGTTACCATCAACTCTGATAGCAACAAATCCAGCGTCATTCGCAGCATTATCAGTTCTTAAGAAGTCCATAGTGGTAATGGTTCCACTACCACTCGCAATTGTTACAAAAGAATCAGTTGCATGTTGAACATAAGATTCTCCATTTATTCTACCTTTAGTTATGTCATTACTATCATAAACTTCAACAGAAGAATTAAATACTATAGGAGTTGATGGAGTAAACGTCAGACCACCTACACCTTCACTTCTTCCCGATAATGTGCCATTAAAACCGGCCGTCTTAGTTTTAAGTGCCCCAGGACTTGTTAAATCATCACTGTATGTAATATTTGCTAATATTTCATCAGCGGAATAAAGAATTAAATCACCATCAGCAAATCCATGATTTTTAAAACTAATCAAACCATTTGATGTGCTTATTCCCGTTGGAGAAACAATTAATTTTCTATTAGTGTATCCACTTCCACCATTAATTACATCAACAGAAGAAATTGTTTTAGTCTTTTCCTTTGTTTTAAATTTATGAATACCAGTAGTATAAAGAGTACTAAGACCTACAACATTACTATTTGAAGAATAATCATCATATGATTCAAATAATTGAACTGTTGTATTATTATCAATTTTTACAAAATAAGAACCTTCATCAACTAGAGATGAAGTTCCTATTCCAACTCCAATTCCTATATTTTTGTTAGAATCATAAATTACTTCTTGACCATCTGAAAAATTATGATCCGTTAAGAAAGTTATTTGATTTGTATTGTTATCTACTCCACCATCTGACGATATTAACTGTCCATCAAAATTTACTTCTCTAACTCTTTTACCAACTACTGCCCTAATATCGGCTCCAGTACCATTTCCACCAATTACTTTAATTGAAGTAACATTGTCAATATCAAAATCTTGAGTATCAATGTCAACTCTTTTAATAGACCCCTGAATTACCGGACGACATAATGCAGTTATCCCCAAACCAGCAGAAACTGATAATTGTGGCAAATTAATCACATCATAATTGCTGCCACCATTTAATACCGTTATAGAATTTAAAGGTCCATAATAAATTTTATCTTCTGATTTATAATTTACAACTTCAACACCATTAATCAACATACCAGTAGTTCCCGGTATGGTCAACTCTCCTTTTCCATTTTTATTATTTGGAGGAATAGAGAATTTTTTAAGAAGTTTTTGTGCCCCTATTTCTCCAACTCTCTGTTCAAATAAAGTAAAGGTATGCTTATTCATTCCAGAACCTGGAACTGAAAAAGTTGCAAAATCCGTCGATCCTATAAAAGATGAAGAATTGTATAACTTAATGGTTTTTTTATTAGATGCTAGAACTTCAACAAAATATGATCCTTCAACTAGTCCTTCAAGAGGATCAACATCTGGTTTATATAATATTTTATCTCCAGTAAGAAATGGTGCATTTTCCGAAAAAGTAATAGTCGTATAATTGTTAAGTTCATTAATATTTCCTAAACTTACTTCAGAATCTATAAACGCAGAATTAATTTCTTTAGTTATTTCATATGTAAAGAATGTAGTAAGTCCTGTTGTTGAAGATGGTAGAGAATTAGATGCAACATATCCAAAATTTTCTGTGCTATCAGTATATACGTTTTGAACATCTCCTAAGATGGCAGAATTTCCATATTCTATGGGAGCACCTGTACTTCTTGCTTTATTAATTTTTCTTCTTAAACTATACTCTACATTGGGACTTGGATTAAAAGTAAAATTGTCTAAACTAATTGATTTTTTATCAGGAGAAATATCAACTACATGAGTAATACTTGAAGATGATGTAGGAAATACTACTTTTCCCAGATTATTACCACTACTTTCTATAATTTCGACACTATCTCCCTCTTTTAAACTGGATTTGTCGATTTCACTTTTTAATGTTAATGATAAATTAACACCAAAATCTTTTATTTCATAAGATGAACTAGTATTGTATATCCACGAATTTGCAAAAATTTCTTTGTATGTTTTGTTGCCAATACTTGGGTTTAAAATTAAATCACCAACATTATTGACAGAAATTGTATCACCTTCAGAAATATTTAAATCATCGGACACCTGAATAAAATTAGACAATACTCCGGTTAATCTTATTTCTACTCTTTTATCCGAATCCCCATCTTCATAACCAAAATAAATCTCATCTGATCTAATATTACTTGCAGACGAGATTGTCGATGCAACTCCAGTGCATCCAATAAATTGATTAACAGTTTTATTAGAATAAGTTATGCTATTGATACCAGAAATAACCATTCCAGTCTGTGCAAAACCAATCGTAGAGTCTACGCTAATTACAGAAGCACCTATGGCAACAGTTTCAATATTTTTTGTGCTAGGTGTAATAGTAAAATTGCCCTGAATTGTCGAGGATTCGTCATATCCAATAAAGAGAGATAATTTAAAATATTGCTTATTATTTCTAGTGAAAGGTTCTATTTCAGATATTGCTGCTGTAGTTCCAGAATCTGTAGATTTGGTTATTGTTTGTCCTACTAATTTTGAAGGATCTCCACTAATTACTTCGGCAATTGCGATTTCTCTTCTGAGATACTCTGCAGAAGATGGTTTAATTAAATAATCTTCTAAATTTACTACTCTTGGTGTTGCTCCATATAAAACATTAAATAAAATTCTAAATGATTCGTCAGTTCCTTTTGATTGATAAAAAGATTTTGCTTCTTTTATAAAATTCCCAGCATTTAATTCTTTTGCAAAATCAACATCTTCTAATCCAGGAGCAAAAGTATATTTTAATTTTTTATAAAAATCTCTTAAAAATAAAGAACTTAGATTATATACTGTTGCGTCTTCATTATGGTTTTCTTTTGAGGTATCAGAAAATACAAGTTCCTCTTGATCTAATTGACTATGGTATGATGTAATCCCACTAAATCCACGTTGGCATCCAGTGAATGAATTTGTAGTGATTCCAGTATAGGTTATGACCTCGTTATTAATCTTAAATAGACCATATTGACTTGGGAATCCTTTAGTGCTATTTACGGCGATTGTAGTATCCGTAGAAGAGATTCCTGAAGTGGCATAGGTGCTATCAACTATAACTTCTGGAGTCAGATTATCTAATTTTAGATATTGATCCAAATTATCAACAATATCAACTGGTCCGCCTTGATATTCCTGAGAAATATAATATTGCTTTAAAAATTCTACTGTTTTTGGATTTTCATCCAAAATGAACTCAGGAAGTTGATTGTCAATAATTTGTTGAATCTTGACTTTAGATTCAAATCCAGTCTGTATCATACTACTCTCTTATTAAATTCCCGTTTAAGTAACTTGATGTGTAATAGTCTCTATTAAATACCGTTCCCGATATTTCGTCTCCTGATGAAATAACATCCTTCACCATATTTATTGAACTTGCTGAGATGTTAAAATTAAGATACAAATCTTTCAATCCAACCACATCATTTGACTCTGGAAATGCCTGAATTTCAATAATATTGTTTTGTTTTTCTGTTGAAGTAATTTTTATAGTGTTAATATTAAGTTCGCCTTTAATATAATCAACCGTTCCTGCTGATTTTACAACAACTCTTGTCGATTCATTACTAACTGGTTTTACAATTGACAAAATTCCTGTCATTCCATCAGAATTGGGAATATCTGTCAAATAAACAACATCAGGATCAGATGCAATTCTAAATCCTGTCGATTTAATGTTATATCCAGTTGAATTTATATGAAATCTATTTCCATAACACAATTCATACTGTGCAAATTGATTTATAATTGCTTTTAAATCTCTTCTAATCCTAACCTTAGTAATATTAGAAGTTATAGAAGTATTAGTATTGTCAATAATTTGTTGAATTTTACTATATCTAAATCTTCCTCCAAATTTGTTAATTTCTAAAGAATTTGAGTATGTTTTAAGGGTATCCAACACTCTTGTTTTCAAAGTTTCGGCAGTTGATATTCTTGAATAGTCATAATAAACTGAAGAATCAATTTCAACATATAAAATTTTAAGATCTGTTATTTTTTGGTTTATTCCAGAGACAGTATATTGTTTTAATTGTGATAAAATTCTAGATTTATTAAAATCAGAGACAAAAGTTCCATTTTTTGGTTTAATGCTGATATTTACAGTACCAAATTGTGGAGGAACCATCTCTTCTCCACCAACCACGGCAACAGATTCTGTATCTGGATAAATGCTCTTAATAATTGCCTCATAATCACGACCCGTTACTGCTCTAGATTGTGCAGAATATATCTTTGGAGCGTAATATCTAACTGAATCAACAGATTCAATTTCAGATCCATTCTGAGATGCACGATTTAACGTGATTGTTATATTAGATGGATTGATATTGTTATTTTCTGATGTCAAAAAACTTCCAGCCATGGAGAAATTAGATACTCCATTACCTTCAATCCCATTTGATATGATATAATTGGCAACAATTATATTACCATCGGAATTTTGATCGGTTCCAAGTTTTTTTCCTATTAATCCATCACCAAAAAGCAATTGATATTTTTCATCTTGTATCTCTTGAAGAAGATAAATCTGAGAACTTGGAGTTACATTAACGATATTATCAACTAAAGAGTATTCGATCCCAATTCCTATATCATTTTCTTTTTTGATATAAACTTTTAAAGTAGAGGTATCGACAAATGAATTATCAATGATAAATTTTTGATCGAGAGAACCATCATATAAGAATTGTTTGGTTAAATATGTGCCTTCATAAATTTCAATATTATCAAATGTCGCAACTCCATTAACAAAACCTCTAGTGAGGTCCTCAGGTATTGAAAATACGTATGAAGTATTAGCAGAAGTACCTGTGCATACAAGACCTCTCTGAAGCGTCACCTGAGCAGATGAATCTCCATCGGGTCTTTGTATTGAAAATGATATTTGTGCCCTTGCAGAGGTTCTAGAGCGGGGTACATAACCAATATTTCTTGCTAATGAAACAACATTCTCTCTGAGAGTGGCAGAATCCAAAAAGGATTCATTCACAATCATATTTGAGTTGAATGCTGTGATATATGTGTTATATGCTAGAGTGTCTATTAAGACAGAAAAGTTAGATCCCTCAAAATCAAAATCGGTGAAAGTTGAATTTGCACGAAGATAATCCTTGATGGATGTTTTTATCTGATCAAAATCTAGATTTGTATACTTAGTAAAAGGCATATTATCTCGTTGCCTCTAATAGGAAAGAAAATTCTTGAGTTGGAAACTCTTGTCCGATGATATCGAAGATGATTGTGGCATTAAAGGTATTCCTATCCGGAAAAGGATCAACCTGGACCTGCACATTATCAATTCTTGGTTCAAAGTTTTCAAGCGCAATCTCTATTTGATTTTGAATTACTGATGCAGTACCAAAATCAACAAATTCGAAGAGACTACTTCTGACTTCAGATCCTAATAAGGAATTAAAAAATCTTTCAGTGGGGATAGTTTCTACTATATTTCTTACGGACCTACGAATCGCGTTCTCATTTTTCAATATTTGTAGATCTTTAGTGATAGGATGTGCATCAAAAGACAAACTAATATCTTTAAATGCTCTTGATATCCTTTGAATGGCCATTGACAAGGAGTTTTTCTTTATTTATAACTTAATAATTAGGAATTTGATCCTCGTTTTTATGTTCTTTGGCAGTTTTCCAAAAATAATTGTCATCATTACCAAGTCCATCACGGTCATGACCATTTTCTACCTGATAATAAACAGTCGAAACTTTAAAATCTGGAATCTTTGGTGTCTCTGGTGTCAGACTATTATCAAAAATACGAGTTCTATTATTTGGATAGAGACAGAACTGTCCATTATCAAGTTCAATTAGGTTATGAGACTTATGTTCCGATGGATTTTCGCTGGTCGAATAATCAATTGCATCAGCATCTTGGTGATAATTATCAATCGTGCAAACATAAGTACCCGTTTGAGTTCCATAATCACGAGTATAAACTTCAAAATGCATTGAACCAATGAATTGCTTTTGAATTGTTGTAACACCATAATCCATACAGTTCCAAAATTGTAGATTATGAAGTGTCATATCAGGAGTTGGTTTTTCCGGAGACGAGACAAACGCGCTTATAGGTAACTTATCATACATTGCGGCATACTCTGGTAAGTACGTTTCAAAATAAAAAGCACGCCCAGGCATCGATTTAACCGATACCCAGACGCCCTTTACAAATTCACCATGACCACTTTGATGATCAGTGAGATATTCTTTTCTTACCCATACTTCATAAGCAGGTAAATTTGAGATCAAACAAGACATGAAGAAAGTTTAATAGTTAATACTATCTATTATCTTCCCTGACCTCTATACTTTTTACGAGCCGCGTTTCTGGATGTTGCAGAATACGTCGTGTTCTTACCATTACCTTGACGAGTTTTTTTCGGTTTTGATTCAATGTTTCTTTCACCATTTAAACCAACCTTTGATCGTACTGCCATAAGACTCCTTATTCCTCAATAATAATTTCAGTTCTAATGTTACCTGATTGACCTGTCTCATAAAATTCTACGGACAGGTCCTCTATCTTATCAAAAAATTCTTCAGTGCTCAATTGATCATAAAGAATTTTATCATCTACAAGAATTCTATAAAATTCCTGACGTGCCATCTTAGATTACTCGCATCTTTTCGTGCCCAACGCGAACACGAGGATCACACCAAATCTCGAAACCTGCCTCCTTTGCATCAAGGCAGAATGAGACATCCTCTCCACACATATCCTGTACTTCGCCACTCTCGAAGACTTGCATCTTCGGAGCAAACCATGGATACTTCATCTCACTATTCTCCCAAACTCCGTGTTTGATGAGTAACCATCCAAATCCGGCATAATCTACGGTGAATGGAGATCTGCGCTTTGAAATACTCTCAACTGTTTCATGATTCATCACACCGCCGTTGTTACGGAAATCATCCTCTTCCATCCAGTGTGCCACTGAGGTCGTTCTACCATCTTCTGTGGCATACCATCCAGATGCAATGTCTTGATCCATTAGAACCAATTGCCAAAACTTTTCGGTATTAAAAATAATATCACTATCAATCCATAACTGATAATCATACTTTAATTTTCCGTCCCAGGGCAATTGGTCCGGACCACGCAATACATTTGCTCCAAGACACTTGCATCTTGCAAAGTTAACCATGGACGAGTAGTCCTGCGAAATCTGGATGCTTGCTCCCGATTGTACTAAGTCAAAACAAAGTTGTACAAAATTCTTTAGATACGCATAAGAACATCCTCTCCCAGGAAGACAAAAGACAATTGCCTTTCCTCTTACCATCTCTTTTGCTTTATCGTAATCCCACTCTGCAGTTTTTTTGACCGGCGTTTTTGCCTTTACTGTGAATCCCTTTGCCATAAGAATAACAATTTACTTTCGAATCATACAACATTATATAGCGATTGTCAAGAGCTCTTTTCTTCTGCTAAGACAATCTCATCTCCATCCACTAACCACCTTAAAGTAGTGCCCTCATACCATTGCATCTCATTCAAAATTACTTCGGGCACCGTTACATAATAATCTCCAGTCACAGGATCGACCTCTACTTCACTAAAAATTTTCTCGGAATTTTTTTGCATATACGCGAACCTTACACTTGATTTTATATAGCGAAAAAAAATTTTATGTGCCTTGGAATTTTATCGCGCTCTTGGAAACCTTTGTAGGTTAGGGGAGTCATGGGTTTTTATAAACGCCCCCCCTTTAACGGGGGGACTGCTGTATTCACGAACGACTGATTATGCGACTGTTGTGAACTTAGTGTTGTTGAAGTTAGCAACAGAAAACTGCTGACGATTAACCAACTTATATGTACCTAACTCAGTGGAGTAGACATAACCCTCACCATCGATTCTGTCCTGACCGAGGTATGCCTCAGGACCTACATTGCGGCACTGATTCATCAACTCTTCTTTCAAAACTATCATCAACCCGTAGAGGTGCATAAGTGATTCATTGCCCATGAAGTCCTCATTCGTCATAGGATAACCTTCGCGAATTGACTTATTCACATTTTGCTTGATTCTGTGCTGCGTCTCTATCACTTACGAACACGGTCTTATCATATACCTGACGAATCAAGTCTATGACGAGAGGAATCTCAAACTGATCCAATCCGTCATCATACTGACCGCTCCAGATGTATGCCTTAGGGAACACGAACTTACAATAAACTGTATCGGTAATCATGAACCTTAGCGGTTCTGCCACGGCATCACGTAGGTCGGATTCTGCCGTGTAGAGAGTATGCGGCGCGACGATGATTTCCTCGCTTACGGTGTCATCGAACTTATACGTGATTGTGTTCGGTGTGTATTCATCAGCACCACCGAATCCGATGAAGTCCCCCTGAATAATACCCCCGACCCGTGGTAGATAGTCGAAGCACTTATGCAGAATTGTTGCAACCTCTCCCGTGTGGTTCGCATCAATGTCCTGATGCGATTCGTTGATTTTGATCTTTACCTTATTAAATACGGATTTGGTCCCGACGAAGAACTCACCCGATGCAGGATTAGTCCCCCATACGATGGCAGGAGCGCCGTCAATCTTCACTGATAAATCACCCTTCAGTTTGAGAGATACTAAAAACGAAGTATCTCCGGTAAGGATTGTGTCTTCGGGATGTTCGATGTGAAGATTTTTTGTCATGTTGTGAATTAGGATTTTGAAGGATTAGAGGGAGGTTTGTATCAGGCGAGGCGCATCCCGTTCCGGAACTCGGTGGTATGGAATTCGGTGCCAGTCCAGAGACGGACGAACCAGGTCCAGTTCTTCTGGAATACGCTCTCGCCAGAATAACCGAACGCATCACAGAGAGCGTTGAGACGGGATTTGGTGGTGACCGACTGCCAACCGCCATCGAAGATGGTCATGGAGTCTTCATCGACTGTCGCGATCTGATTGCCGTGGAGATAGACGAAACTCACACCCTCAATGGTGATCACCTGAGTGTTGCCCGACTTCCAGTCTTGGTTTGCCTGGATGGCGGCGTTCATCTGGGTTTCGATTTTACGCATGAGAAGAGAAGAGGTTTAGAGCGTGTGGCGGGCGTTGTCCCCTCCACTTCTATACAATACACGGTTTTAAGGTCCAAAACGAAACCGTGTGGCACTAGTCCGACTGTCACATGCGGTCTATGCTGCGCTGGATTGTTTCGTTACGCTCTTGCATGATTTGTACCATATCAGAATCTAACAAATCGATGAGAAGATTGGCACCCAACAAAATCACAATGGCAGAAAGACAAATACGCATGAGTTTGTGTTACTTAAGGTTTGCTTTGTTGATGACTGTAACCCATTCAGTCGGGGGTGATAGTTTGTTGGATACTTTGACCCAACGACCTTTGAACTTAACGATGGTAAATTTCATAGGTTTGTATCAGTTACCGAAGAACTCATCATGACAATCAGCAACGAAATCAATCAGTTCGTCGGTTGCATTCAGTGCAAAACGATCACATACCCAATCGACGCACATGTCAAGTGGTGGCATCATTTCCAGCATGTAGTTTGCAAGGTCTGATGCGATCATCTCTTTCAGTTGGCGCATGTCACTTTGCATGGCATAGGTGCAAGGGTCGGTGTAGGTCTGCATTTGGTTGATTTCTTTCACCCTTCTACAATACACGGTTTTGAGGGTAGTGCCAAAATCGTGTGACACTAACTCAACCGTCCACGGGCGGCCGAATGGTTTGTGTTACTTAGTCTCTCAATTATCAGGGAATTGTGCAAGTTTGGCATCGGCAAGTGCTGCTACCATAGTCCAGACCTTTTCTCCACTGATAACATGTTCGCCACAAATGTATTCTACTGAATCCTCAACGATTTCAAGGACTTCAATTGCTTGCATTTCAAGTTCGGTCATGGTAGTATCAAATAGGGGTGAATGAGTGAGTGTTACTTAGTAGTCTGTATTTCCTTCAATATATTTTTCTACATCAAACTTCTTATCATCTTCATATTCTTCCTTGTATTCAATCACATCATAAATCTCTCCGGGCATGTCATTAATCTCAGAGAAAATGTCAGTGTCGAAAGTGTCGTAATCCATTTGAAAAAAAGTGTTAGTTAGTGTGAGTTGAGTAAGGGTTACTTAGTCTACAAGTTCTTTCATCATTTCATTTATCCGTATTCCGTCTATCTTTATATCGTCCCACTTACATCCGTCTGGTGTTTCTTTACTTCCACAATCGTGAATCATACTCACCAGATGACCATAAGTTCCACCATCCCTTGCAGTTTCACATGCCAGTTCATACAAACCAGGATCATTTCCGATCCAGAGAGCAACATTCCAGGTCTCCCAATTTGCCCAACCGTTGTAACCTTGCATTTGGTGAATTCCTGATGACTTAACTACAATACACGATTTTGGGGTCTGTGCTCATTTACTGTGCCACTAGTACTTTTGGCACATGGTGTTACTTATCATGCATACACAAAGTAAGATCCAACGGTCTCACGAAAAATGTTAATGTTCTCCAGGATTTCACGACGATTGTTGTAAAGAACTTGTGCGCCGGTCCAGGTATACTCACCCAGGACAATTGCAAGTGCGATGACACGAACTGCAGATTCTGTGGCAATTTCTATCACGAATGCCAGAATGTTCAAAGTGTGAAGAATTACGAGAATTGTGTTGTTCATTTGTGAAAAGAATTTGTGGGGAAGTAGGTAACATTTTCGACCCACAAAAATAACAATACACGATTTTCAGGTCTGTGCCAAAACCGTGTGACACTAGTTCGATTGCCACAAGACACTAGTTTAAGTGTGCCAATCTACAAACTGACACACTAGTAGTTGTTAACTGTTTCTTTTATACTAATGTCAATATGTTCATCACCTTCTAGACCTAGAATATCAGTCCAATCGATATTCTCTACATCTAGATCTTCATAACACTCAATGTCTAATGTAACACTCACAATTCGTTTCTGTGCGTACATGTGTATCTCGTGTGATGTTTACGTATTATATCATGCGTAATGTCTATATGCAAGTGCTTGATAGTCTGTGCTATCTCGTGCATATTCATCATCTAGATCATATGTGTATTGTGTATCATGATGCATCTCGTCGAGCATATACATCTCGTCGCGAGTATCATGACATGATGTCTCGTAGTCCCATATGTAGAATGTCTCGTAGTCGTTCATGGTTCTCGTCGAGATATCTATTGTATGATTATATCATGTAATCTCGTTCTATGTCAAGTGTAAGATCTAGACGAGATTTATAATCAATATATTTATACTATAAGATGTCTTTATGTTACAATTTATATCTCGTCGAGAAAAATTTCGCGCCCCGTGGGTTGACAAACCGCGCTCTCCATGATACGCTCGCTAAACTTGCATAAGATCTGATGTTTAGAAGATACTTAGAAGATACTATACTCATAGTTTTCCACAGATAAACATCTAATATTAGGGTTTATCCACACAAATAATACACTTTTCCACAACCTTGTTAAAAAACAGTTTTATATTTATAATACTATTTAAAACCTATTTTTTAATGTATTCTGTATCAATGGATACACTTTTACTCTGATTCCAATCCCGAAGGGGTGAGGGACGCGAAGTGTCCCAATGTCTCACCACTCCTGCCACAATAAAGACATTCGTCAACAGATAAGTCAGTAATATACCCGTTCTTAGAATACAAATAATATTATCATATCTCTCAGTCTTTTCATCATTAAAACTACCCAGAGTATACTTCCATACCTTAATTACCTCTCTCACCAAGCATTCATTATCATTCACCATTTGTAGATAGGACACTCACTTACCTTGAACTTAACCTTATGTTCTAACCAACAACCACAGTGTTTACATCTATTCTGTCTCATACTATAATACTCACACTTCTTACATATATCCAATCGTTCTTTCTTTAATTCATCACTTGCGAATACTTCTCCTGGTGATAGATTGAATACACTATCCTTAACCACTTCAAATGTAAACTTTGCAAGACTCTTTCCTTGTTCCTTAATTGTAGGAAACTCTTCCTTATTATTATTATCATCCATTGTAATTTGCCAGATAGAACCAACCTGTTGCAATATACTTTGTTCCTTCCAATACTAATCCTCCTCTATGGCAATGTGTCATACCTGCGGGCCATATTAATAACTTTCCCTTCTCAGGTTGTATTCTTTTCTTATAATATAGGAACTCTGTTTCTCCACCCTGATAATCATCATTCAAATAGATCATCCATACAAGACAACGATTGGATTGTTCTAAGTTTGAGTTCTCATCGTGCCAGACATGATAACCACCACCGGCAGGAGTCTTCTGTATCTTCTGTGAGAGTGAATACATTGGTACAGTCTTTAGATGACCGAAGACATTTACATATTCATCAAAACATGGTTGTAATGTCTCATTTAACAATTGTGACTGATTATCTTTCATTGCAGGATTCATCTCTGCCAAATCTAATGCCCAATCAAATCGTCCGGCATTACTGTTCTCAAATTGATTATCTTCACAGAAGACTGCATCAATATCCTGATAATAATCAAAAGACTTTATAATACTATCACAGAACTTAGAATCATATACATTCGAATATGTTCCTATAAAATCATGATATTCACCTTTGAGTTCAACTGTTTCCATTCAAATACTCCTTCAGTTCTGGGTTCTTTTCAATAATTAATTGTTTGAGATAATCATAGTCCTCATCATACCACTGCTCACTATTTGATATCCACTTATCCAATGGACAATCACCAAATGGATCCTTTATCTTATGTGGTAGATAACATCCACAATACTTACATCCTTCTTCGGGTTCATCAAAGTACTCACATCCATCACAAATTGACCACCTTTCCTTTTGACAGTTCTTTGATGCTCTCCATTCCTTTCCGGATGCTTCCTGTAAAAAGAATTCATCCAGAAAACGAAATACAATTGTTGATAGTTTCACATCATTCATCATACTATTATATCATACTTTCAATTATATATTACTGATTCCGCCCTTGACAGTATTAGCCGATAATCCTTGATTGACACTTGTACTCTTCTTCTTAATCGCAATTCCGGCACTACCTCCGGCAGAAACTCCCCATGTTCCTCCTGTACCACCACTATTTCCGGGATTTCCACTGCTACTTGCACCTGAGTTTCCACATGAGTTAGTATTACCACTATTACCAGGATTACCGGCACCGGGTCCACTCTGATTACTGAATCCTTGTCCGACTCCTCCACTACCTCCAGAACCTCCATTACCACCACCAATATTATTGGATGATGATCCACTACAAACAAATGACCAATTTGGACTACATTGATATCCGCTCTTTGAATTCGGATTCCATCCTTGTCCCGCACGAAATGATCCACCACGACAACGATTTCTTACACTATTTGGATTGGCAGAAATTACACTATTCACACCAAAACCAGTATTTTGCTGACAGGCACTAATTCCTGCCGCATTTCCAGGATAATTTCTTCCGTTACTAGTATAATTACCAGTAATATTGTTACTATTAACAGAACAACTAATAGATGAACCACTATTTCCACTATTTCCACTATTTCCACCGCCACCTCCGGCCCATATTCGACCATTACTTCCTAATGTGATTGATACATTATCATAACTGGCAGTATTCTCAATATACAGGGCACCACCACCATTTCCTCCTCCGGCAGCACCACCCTCACCATAGATTGCACCACCGTCCGGTACATTAATCGTTAGATTATTATATTCTCCCTCACTAAACTTCAGTGCATACTTACTCACCTCATTCGCATAAACAACACCCTCCACATCCATTCTCTTTGGAACATTCTTTGATAAATTAGAATTCCATTGTGATGCATTCGTATCCGCAAATTCTAATTCTTCATCATTTCCACTTTGTGTGATATTATATTCTACAATCGAATCTCTTAATTGTGATGTACTCCAATTAGATGATGTCGCAACATCCGCATTCTCTGTCGCATTTGGTACTCTGGGAGTGATATTAGAATCATCGGACCAATCTATATCATCACCGGCATTTCTTAGATAATCAGATGCACTTACATTCGTTCCTGCTAAATCACCAAAAGTATCCCGAATGGCACTGAATTTAATTTCTCCGGAAGTAAAGTATTTGGTTTGTGTGTTATTAATTGCCATTACAGAAACAGTTTTTACCCATATTTATTTATTCACATATATTTAATTGCGACGGTGAATCGGTGGTCATTTCTAAATGTTGTGGCACGATGTAATAGATTCGCACTAAACACGACCATACGATTCGGTATTGGTAGCACACCATACATTTCATCATTCATTAGAAATTGTGTCTCTCCTCCATCATCTTTGTCCCATCCCATATTCGGATAATAGATGAATGTAATTCCTTCCTCTCCATCGGTATGAAAATATGGACGCTCACATGGTACAAAACAATTCACATACATTCGGTAAAGTTTCTTACCCTGCACTTGCTCTGATGAATCTTTTAACTTCTTTTTAATCAGTTTATATACAAACTCTGTCTCTGGTATATTATGAATCATACCCGTCACCGGTAAATTCATATCATCTCTCTCACCATATGAATACTCTGCACTCATACAATACTCATGAATAACCTGATGCTCTTCCTCAGAAAAGAACTGATCGATATAATTAAGGTCCATACAATTTGTCCTCTCCATATTCTGTCAGGATAATATTAAATGCCACACTAATTCTTGGATTGTTCGGTGTTGGTTCTGATTTTGGTACATAGTGCTCTAAGTATGGAGGGAACATAATAATACTACCCTCCCTTAATTGTGGTTCATACTTATCATTATAGTTATTAGAGTCCAGTTCAATTGAATTGGTTTGCCTTAGTATTCCGATTGGGTCATTGAATACCACTGGTTGATGTACCTCAGGATCAAACTTTAAGTAATGAATACATGAGAAATGTGGGCGTGGTGCAAACATATCAGGTTGCACATGTGTATGCACTTCTTGATACTCACCATTACTATAATAATTAAACCACATTTCGAGTACATTGACCTTTGTCGGTCTATCAAAGAACTTAAGAATATATTTTTCATATAATCTCTGTGTCACTTGACTCTCGGAAAAGAGTTTGAAGTTAAAATTATCTGCATCAAATGATGTCAGTAGATTATCAGTCAACCATCCTTCGGGTACTTTTGAATCTCCCTTATCACGATAGTTCTCAATCGCATGAGACAATTCCTCCTTAATTAACTCATTCTCTTTGATATGAGCCTGGAAGATGTGTATCGGGAATAATACCTTTTTATATGGATTCACAAATTTAATCTACCTCAACATTATCAAACCGATTGTATGTATCCATCTCATCTAAGGTTTTGCCGTACTTATTCTTCCTTGTATAAACATACTCTAAATCTTTCCAATAGTGTGGATGACATAGTAAGAGTGTATGAATGTATTTGTGTTTCTCATTCTTTGTATATTGACAATTAGGTTTTGGTTTGATACCAGTCTCAATCGTAATATACATTTCATCCACAAAATACACCCAACCCTTATGAACTAAACCATTATGATTCCAAATAACATAGTCATCAACTTTTGGAGTATAGTGCATATTCAAGAGGGTTGAGATTGAGTTGCATTGCGGTATATGGAGTCGTAGAACTAATATCTACCTTATCTCCGTGCTTGGTGGAGTTAATAGGCGCATGATAGCATCTCTTCTTTGTGCTGTAGAATCCCCAGATTGATCGGGGAGGTGTATCAGTATAAGAGAACATGCCATGATTGAGAATCCAAATAGCAAGCATATTTTTTCTATGCTCTGTAACTTCATATGAGAAACCTTTTGGAGATTGATGTATGAAATCACGCGGAAGTTCAATCGTTGTCAATAACTGCTCTGAGTCTGTCTGGTGCGATTCCAATTCCGAGATAACCTTGCAGTTTGGCATTACATTGTTCCTTAGTCAATTTACGATTAGAATTGTCGTCCTCAACAACATCTTCCCACCCGACTGTACTCAACTCTTGAATTTTGAAAAGTCTTTCTTCCATGTGATTCACCTCAAGTGTGCTACTATTTTACTTTAATTTATACCACATGTCAATGGAGGAATTTCAATCATAATCCACTCAGAAGAGAATAGGTGAGTCGTGTTCCCCAATTCATAAACCACATGAAAGATGCTATAAAGATTAGTTTGTGTGTGGCAGTCATGCCGGTGTTACACTCCATTCATCTGTCGGAACCATTGTGTTGATGACGTGCTCAACATTTTCGATTCCATAGACTACAACCTGCTGGGTTGAAGTGTAACCATTTTTCTTCTCACGTTTCCATGAAACAACCCATCGATCACATGATACATTCATCCGTAATTCTCCATAAATTCGTCAAGAGTGTAACCTTCGCCAGTTGATGTTTCTTCAATCAATTCTTCGATTGTGAGTTCTTCCATCTCTTTGCGATATTCTTCTGGTGTTGGATCTTCTGGGTCATAATCATCATGACAAAGATAGTCCCACTCTGCCACAAGTGCATCAACCAATTGTGCTTTAGTGTAATTCATCAAGATGTGCCTGAATAATAGAGTTAATCTCCTCACATTTGAAGGAGGTTTCTTCATCAACTAACATAGCGTAATCCTCTACTGCCTCTATAATGAGGCAGTATTGTTCTTCATTAAATTCTATCATGCACCTTGATAGTATGCATTGCGGTAGAGATAACCACCTGCCCAATCACAGTTCTCCAACACAAACTCACGTTCTTCGATGATTAGTAGATTGAAACGAACACCTTTTGCCGGTGCCTTGACGGATGCTGGTTTGTATACTTCACCAGTTTTCTTATCAATGAAGGCATGAACTGATTCAGTTTGACCATCTACACACTGCATCACTTTGTGATACTTACGACCGGAGATCAGTGCATAAGAATAGTTGCGACCATTTGGATACTGACGTTGATAAGACTGTTGCAGTGCATCACAAAGCATGAGAGCATACTTAGTGACATTCAACTGAATGGTGTTACGTGCATCCTGTTGAGCAACGTAGTCGGTGAAGGTGGCAGTCATGGGTGGTTTCCCTTGTATGAATGTATTATAGGGCATCCTGATGGGGTTTCAACATGCCGTGTGACACTAGTTAAACTGGTGCATAAAGGGTTCCATACTTACCAAAAGTGTTCTTAAATCGGTCAAGATCAGTCCCAAGGTATATGATAGCAGACTGAAATGGTGCTGCACTTTTGGCAGCACCGAATCTTAACCGTCTATTGACTCCTATCCATGGATATTTCTCAATAGATCTCCACCATTTGGTAGAAACGTCCAACTTAATGAGAAGAACCATTTCTTTCGCATTTCCATTTTCGTATTGGGCAGCAGCATGGGGAATCCATTTTTTACTAGCAGAATATGGATGATTCATGAAAACACTATCAGCAACCCAACTTTGTTGAAGTCCATCCATTTCTTCAGTATAAACTTTGTCGGCAGGAACATTAGGTTCATCCATACTATTAGAGCACGGGTCTAATCCAATCCTACCACCGAAGAACTTAACAACATCCCCCACAAATTCGGGGGGAGTGTTCCATGTGTCTTTACGATTACCTGTGCTTGCTGTTAATACTTTGAGTGTGGATGATGTCATGAATAAATGTGAGACTTTAGTGCTAATTTTACTTTTTTATCTGCAAGAATGTCAAGACGATCAACTTGGTCAACCGCTGCAAATTTCGTGCAAATGTTCTCTTCTGCCCACTCAAATGCTTTAATAGCAGTAAAACGACTTTCGAAGTTAATGTGATTAGCATACAACAACATTGTTCTTAAAAAGTTGAGTGATTGATGTGCAACGTCAGTTCTATCTTTTCCACCAAGAATGTCACCACCGCCGTGACCATAAAGACGATGATCTTGTGCATCCCGAATATCATCACGAGTTACACTAAACAATTCCCAAAGAATCCAGTCTTCAATAGTAAAACTTAGTTGAGTCCATGAAGACTTTGGAGAACAAACAAATTTATTGAAATTTGTAAGTTTAGTGTCAATCATTGAAGAACCTCGTTTCTTCTTAATGCCAAAGAATTTATTGTTCCAATATTCTTCAACATTTTTGTCAGATGCTTGGGTAATTTCTTTTCCTAGATTGTCAAGGACTGAAGAAAGTTGAAGAGGAGAAAGTTTTCCAGAAAGTTCAAGTTTAGAAAGGTCTAAACAAAATGCTTTCCAGACAGATTGATTGCTGCCACCATTGTTGACAATGGGTGATGTTTCTTCTCTTACATTAACAATTACTCCCTTATATTCTGAGAAGATTTTATTCATCTCAGGAATATCTTTGGGAACAGCACTAAGATTCAAATATGAAAGAGGTCGATCCATTGCTCTTGTTACCCAAGTAATGAGATCTGTTTCTCCAGTTTCATAATTGAGAAGTTTATGACCAACTAAGCAAGAAGAATAGTTGTCATCTTTTGATTTAGCACTAACAGTATTGTCAACAATTTTATAGTAAAAATTATAATCTGCTTGATTGCTAATGACTATTACATTAAAATCTAATTCTTCATCTTTTGATGCAATGAAATCACTCAGTTGATAATCATTAGGAATAGTAATATCACCATTGAGAAGTTGACACTGAGCAACAAGGTTGGTATTTCCGTTAAGTTGAAGGATACTAAAGGCAGGAATTTTTTCACCAAAAGTATCAACAATGTCTTTGGTAGTAACTATGAGAGTATTTCCCATATTTGATGCAGTATGATCATATCCACGACATCGATCTGTGTTTGGATTCTTTTTGAAATAATAAGCATCAACAATATCAGTTTTTGCTCTCTTTGAAGAATCTCTTTGCATCGTAACTGGGTCGGTACTCTTTACCCAACGATTTCCCTTACGAACAAGAAGTTCTCCAAAAATTTTTATTTTGGTATTGAAAGATTTTTTCTCTGTGTTGACAACTTGGTCAACTACTTTCTCTTTCCAAGTTTTTTGTTTTGTGAATGAAATAGTTTTCATAGTGGTAATGCTTCCGGATAATGGTTAGGAATAACAGAACTCGGTAATGGTTGAGTATTCTGTCGATGTATTCAGTGTAGCAGGTTTTTAATTATTTGTCAATCGGTTGTTGTAGATGTACTTGACACCAGATTGCTTAAAGTAATAAGAATAAGCAGATTGTGCATCTGGTTTGGTGATAACAACACCATTCCAAGTGTTTCTACTTGAACCACCACCTGCACCCTTGGGACGAATCTCAAGGATTTTAACTGCCGAACGTTGATTCACATCACTAGCACTAATATACTGACCAGAATTAACTAGAGTGCGAATACGTTCAGTGATATGATTGTAATCCTTCTCCATTTGATTGTAAAGTGCAGGATTAGTGTCTTTAGAAATTACAAAGTTCTCACCAAATGTCCACTCGTCAATATCACCATCCTTGTTAATAGGTGCAAAATGAACTTGTTGAATCTTTTCATATACAGCACTATCATAGAATGAGATGTTGTTCATCGCTTCATGGAGAATCTCTTGAAGCATAATAATATCACAACATTCTGCGGGTTTGTTGTTTTTGAATTTTAGAGTCTTACAATCACCACTATCAATGTAATCACATCTTTCAGAAGACTTAGGAATACCAATCTTCTTCTCAAATTCGCTACCAACAGAACCCTTATTGCGTCTAGTAATGTTACTCAGAACATCAACCACTTTCTTTCCCTCATATTGTTTGGCATTTGCAAATCCTTCTGCAAGTGTAGGGCGATTGTCAGACATAATCAAACCAGTGTGAAGTCGTGATCTTTTTCCCAAATCATAAATTCGGGATTATTAATCTCATTGTTTTTCCAGATACCATAGAAGTGCATCTTGATTACATCAAACCCAAACTCTTCGTTGATATTTTTGCCTGCAATTTTTGCAAGACGACAAAATCCAGGTGCATGTCCTTTAGTTAAATTCCACTCACCAGAGGCATTAGCATACTTATACCAACTACGGAAAATGGTAGGATCGGCAGTTGGCTTTGCAATTTGATTGCGGATAAACTCTTCAATAATTTCGATGGAGTACATAATCAATAAGAATAGGTGGAAAGATTGCGAGCAGGAACATGATACCCATTATCAGGGTTGTTCACATCAAAAACCCATACCAACTCATCATCGGATGCTTTGTAAACATCCATGGCAAACAAGGGAACCAGTTTGACCATGAGAGCACCCCAGTAATATTCTGTATCAAAGTCAAAGGTGGTCATGGGTGGTTTCCCTTGTATGAATGTATTATAGGGCATCCTGATGGGGTTTCAACATGCCGTGTGACACTAGTTAAACTGGCACCATGGACTTGAAATAAAGACCAGCAATCTGCATCATATCAATCAATACAGATTGAATTTTTTCAAGTTCCTCTGGGTCAATTTCAGAATCCCAAAAATCTACAATTTCAAACTCCTCAAAATTCACACTACCATCTTCATACATTGGAGAGTAAAATAATTCACCCTCAGTACAAACTGCATAGACTCCACCATGCTCTTTGACCGTTGTAAATACACCAGTAAATTGTGGGTTCATGATTCGGGAAGAGTAAGTTGTTCAAATTGAAGATGATCATCACAAGAATCATCATCGTGCAAATCAATCATCTCAGTATCAGTGAGGCAAGTGAGTTTACCGAAGAGAAAATCGATAAACTCATGGTCTTCTGTAGTAAACATAATCAGCAACCCATTGGAGTGTACTCGGAACGATCCATTTTGTCGGTGTTGTAGTTAGTAACTGTTGCACCGTTGGCAATACGCTCTGCCCACTCATTCTTGGCAGTGAGCATAGTCACAGTGCTATAAGATTTTTGACCATTAGCACGGAAAGTAACACGCTTCTGGAAACGCTTAACAACAACCTTCATTCCTGTGATAGGATCTGCCTCGGCAATGAATGCCTCAGGGAAGAAATCAACGATACAGACGGAGTTGGTGAGTTGCATGGGGTGGTTTCCCTTGGTATGAATTAATTATAGCATGGGGAGAGGCAGTGGAACGCCCCTTGTGTCACTTCCTGAACTGGTTGAACAGGATAGACTCTAACCCATATGCCTCCTCCTCTCTCCGAGTGTCATCAAACTGACCATTTTCATTCTGAACAACATGAACAAGTTCATGCAATAGTGTGGTAATGTAATCCTTCTCATTCAAATTATTATGAATCTGAATGAATTGCTCATCACCATTGATTTCAGTAAAACCAAATGCATTGTCATCAGTAAGATCTGTATGAAATACTTCAACATCACTCTTTACACCATAGAGTGATGTAAAGAACTCAAATACACTTTGAGCAAGATGTGAGTGTGATGATTGTCCGGAAGTGAAAAGCATTGATGTCATACTGCAAGTGCTCCTTCTGGAATCTCAGTCAGTTTTCCAGTGATGTCGTGCAAATCGTAGCAGATCCACTCATCAGCACGAGTGAAGATGTAAGAATACTCTTCACCATTGTCCAGAAATTCAGTGATATCATCATCAAGACGAGGAGGGCAACTCTCACCACGAGCAGAATAATACTGAGGACCATATTCCTCAACCTCAACATTTTCGATCACATATTTTGCAACTTGCTTACCAGTCCAGCGATCCTTTGTCCAGCAAGATGACATATCGCCACCATCAATCAGTTCTGCTACTTTCTCCTTTGTATTGTAGTGCGTCTTGAGAATCCGACCCAACCAAGTAGGATAACCATCCCAGTGATGATAAACAGAAAGAATAGAGTCATCTGAGAGTTGAATGCCAATGCGTGAGCGAGTTGCCATGCTAGAAAGAGAAGGTGGATGAGAGGCGGCAGAAGTTTGTCTCTGCTCTTATGTGTGTTGCCTCTGGGTGTGTTGTGTCGGGTCTCCCCTCCACTCATCTAATATACACGAAAAAGGGGGGTATGAAACCCCCCTTGTGACACTTATTGAACTGTCTCAATCAGTCCTCATAAACTTTACATTCAGGTTCTGATGGGTTAGAATCACAATAAAGTTCAAGTGCGGTGGGGTCATGATGATCACCTGCTTCAATTTCTTTCTGATGATGCTCTACATAATCTTCTAATTCATGTAGCTCACCTTCAATGTGACGACGTTGATTAGGAGAAGTTAGAGGATTGTCAAGGATCTGTTTATCCACCTCAATATGCTGCTCGATTGTGTCCATGCGAAGTTTTGTAATTTGTTTTACTTATTTATTTTGATTAATGGTTCAAAGTGCTACATTTGCACTATTCTTGAGTCTTTGAACCATAGAATCAGCAAGTGCTTCCATCCTTTCGGGATGAATTGCACGAATGTCTGCCTCTTTTAAAGCAATTTTCATGCTTTTCTTCTCTATTTCTGTCAATTTCTTGCCATTTTGGGGAAGAGTCATAGGTGTCTTGCTTTTACTGAGATATTTTAGCGTTTCCGCACAAAATTAGTTAGTAATTTAAGATTTTCTTTGTAATTGCTTTACAAATATTGTGCTAGGTTCCTGGTGTCCATTCATATCCACCTTCCTTACCAATTCTATCCACCTCTTGTTGTAAAGAAGAATTGAATGTTAAATGATTCTCATCATACCAAAAATTTTCCCAATTTCTTAAAGATTCTGCAGATCCATCTTGTCCCGAAAAAGTAATAGTTTCTTGCTCTGGAATAGGACACTCAAAGTCATCATAATGTTCTGGCAGAGGTGTCAATTCACCTTTTAGAAGTTCTAAAAGTTTCTTGCTATGGTTATAGCATGTTTCATAATAGTCTCTTTTCTCCCTGACAGCTCTTACAATTGTTTCATACACTTGTTGTGGAGTATGTGAAGACTCTAATGATTCCTTAACCCAATCGGATAACATATTCAGTGAGTAATCTTCGTGCTCATTAAATGGTTTCATCTAGATTATCTTTGACTAGGGTCTCTATCATAGTACTAATTTCTTTACTTGTCAAGTTATTCAAAAAATTCCATCTGGGATCATCATTATCCCATTCTATAGTGAATGTGCCATCTTTATTCTGTTCTACTTTCAGACTGTCTTCCATTTTTCTTTAATTGCTTTCTAATCATTTTAGCATACAAAACCTCCTCTGGTGTATACCACTCAGGGTGTTTCTTGAATCTTTTGATAATTTTTTTTGATGCTTTTTTGTCGGATAAATCCACTTTAAGTTTTATTTGGATGTTTTAAGTATTTAACAACTTTGCATTAAAAAAACCCTCTTGCGAGGGTTAATCTTATTAAATTCTCTGAATAATCAAGGCGGGTGCAGATAAACTAACATTTTTACCTCTAACTGACTGTGTGTAAACTTAAATTAGAACCTCCCGACAGATTCTTTTACAGACTGACTGATTATTGTCACATTCTACCAGACATTCATAATACTCGTTGATTAAATTATCAGAAATTTCGGACTTGTTTTCATCCAGTTTAAAACCTGCTAATTGATTAAATGATATTAGATTGTGCATGATGAACCTCCATGTATTAGATAAGCAAAAGACATAATATAAAAATTTTCAGATCATCGTTCCTCCGAAGTTCTCCCTAATATTTATCACGAATTGCTGACATTTGCAAGTTTCTGAAATAAAAATTTATGCCTAGGATGATGTACTTACTGTCATATAGTCTTGAGAACTTCTTGTTGTTTGAGGTAAAGTTTCATATAACATTTACACATATCTCTCAATTCATCAGGAGTTAAACCATCAAGATTGCGAGACATCTTTTCATAGGTAAATTGTCTGCTTGTTGTACTTAAAGTAATTTCTTCAGGATCCATAACTTTAACTATAGTTCTTTATTAGTTATATTATTGCCATCTCTTTGTTTTGAGATAATCCAAAACATCATTGCGAACATCCATCAGTTCATGATAACATTTTTGATTACGAGCACAATCACGAAGAGATGCATCAGGTTTAATTACGGATTCAATAAAGATATCAAGTCCACGATTCCACTTTTCCTGTTTGCTTTCACAATCTTTAATGCTGTTTTGATCCTTCATCGTTTTTTCTTCATATTTTTTTCTATGTATGAAACAGCAGATGGATAATTTTTTGAAGTGTGAACAATTGATCCGTTGTTGATAATCACAAACTTTTTTGATTTTGCAAGTGGAACAGCTGCCCACATACCATCCTTGGTTACATAACCACTCGGATACCCAACTTTGCTTTCTAAAATGTCCTTATTGGGACAAGTATAGAACTTTCGGTAATCTTTTGATTCACTCATTAGAAGACGGCAGTAACACTTACAACTGTTGCCGTAGGATTGCGTGCAAGTGCAGTTTTTCTTGCTTCTTCATAGTTCCGTGCGATGACAATCTCATCAAAGACGGTGCCAGACACATAGAGTTGAACTTTGCACTTCATGGGATGTTCCCCTGATTACTTTTGTATTATAGCAGAGTGGAGCAGGATTCTGCTCCTGGTGTGACAGTTCTACTTCCGGACCACTGAGATGGCAGGTTCACCCTGCTCAAATACGGTGTCAACCACTGCCTGAACGCTCTTAGCAGTGCTGATTCCCACCTTATCAAAGACTGGCACGCAGACCAGTCCAAAGGTCTTCTCAGCACCACCCAGACGGATCACACGACCGATAGACTGACTGATTCCAATGTAGTTCATGTTCCGCATGAATAGAACTGCCTCCAGTCCCTTGACATTGATACCTTCAGACAAGATAGAGTGGTGCATGACAACAAAACGAGTATCATCCTGACCCCAAGTATTCAAGGTCTTGAAGAATTCCTCACGGGAAACCTTCTTACCATTGATGATTGCACCGGTCTTAGATGTAATATACATCCAGTTGTATCCACGCTCATGTAATTGCTGACAAAAATCAGACTGACTTACCATACGCAGAATCTGCTTAGTAGAACGTGCTGCAATCAGAATCTTATTGAGTGAGTTTGCATCAATCGTATTCAACAGATTCTTATCATCAGATAGTTTGAAATCACCCTGAGGTAGTTGATGAACCACAACCTTAGGAGGAAGGATATAACCTTCTTTGACAAGTTGAGGTGCAGGAACATTACAAATGACCTGACCATAAACCTCAGGATCATTCATTCCTGGTTTGAATACAGACAACGAGTGCTTAGGAGTCGCAGTAAAGAAATAGCAACGATCAGAATCGCTACTGAAGAACTCAGTTGCAGGAAAGAAATTACGTTGAACTGAGTTATGTGCCTCATCAAAGTAAATTGTATTCACTTCAATGTCTGCCTCTACAAGACGATGTAGTGAGTGATATGTGGTGAAGATGATGACATTCTCACCAGCAGTCCGTGCAGTATTGGCAAACAAGTGAATCGTGTCTGCTTTGGTAGTGCTGAAATACTCAACATCACCACTATGAACCTGCATCACATGAGTGTGATTAGTATCAATCACTTCAAGAAACTCTTTGCAGAGTTGCTCTGCCAGAAGAATACGAGGTGCTACAACAACAATAGTAGAACCATTATCAATATACTTTTGATTCTCAATAATATCATGTATCATACACATGGTCTTACCACCACCCGTAGGGATGATGACCTGACCCTTGTCATATGCCAGCATTGCATTCAGTGCTTTCTTCTGGTGTGGGCGAAGGGTGACCAAGTGCTGTCCTGTTTGGTATGAATATATTATAGCAGAAAACCACCCCGATTAGGAGGTGGTGTGACAGTTTTGCAACCGGTTTCTATAGTGTCTTAAGACTTCCTCTTCAACCCGGACAAAGGTAGTCTATAGGGTTTTCATGATTCTGTCAATCTATTACGTTGAACTTGTTACTGCCTCCCATGCAGAACCATTCCAGAAGTTAAGTTTGTTTGTGGTTGTGTTATACATGATTGCACCTTTGGGAAGGTTTCCATAACCACTCATTAAGTTTCTCTTGGTGCTATTGAATGTGGGAATTGCAAGTGAATCATATCCAGATTGGTTTTGTGTTAATGTTGCAACACCACAGAATACTGTGCCACCTGTGCTAACATTAAGTCTTCTAGATTCATTGTTATAAACGACTGAACCACCAGGAACACCATCAGGTGCAAGAAGTTTCTTGGCAATTGCTGTTCCAAATCCAGATTGAACTGGATTCACATTCTGATTACCACCAGCATTGCCGGACCAGAGGTTAGCAACGATGTCTAATTCTTCATTATTAAGTGAAGGCATAACGACATAACTGTTCATCGTGGTGCTTGCCATACCAACATCAAGAACAGATCTTGCAAAGTAAGTATTGATTCCGATTCTAGTCAGATATTTTTTATCGCCTGCATCAGTGGGAACTAATCCTTGATTAGTTTGTCCATATCCTGCCGCAATAATAGGAGCAGTTGGAACAAATAATCCACTTCCACCAAACATGACGAAACTATTTTGTGTTTGGAAACTTCCATTTGCAAAATCAGGAACAATTTGTCCCAATGCATCTACACTCGTTCTTGGATCAGATATGAATGAACCATCAGTGCTGGTTGACATTCCAAGTTGTGTTGTAGAAATAATTCTTCCATCTGAATAAAAATCACCAAAGACAGCAGAGTCAAAACCACCTCCAGATGGGAATCCAGTCTCAGATGCTGTACCAATCCCCAACTTTCCACCAACAAAAGTATCTCCTAAGAAAGTTCCGATGCCACTTCCAACTTGGAAATTGCGACTAACAAGAAGATCATTGAATGTAGAAATTCCGCTGGTTACGCTAATAACAGCACTACTAGAAATTGGTAGGGCACTACCATCACCAAGAGTGAGTTGATTAGCACCTTGTCCTACGGTAAGAATACCTGCAACCTGTCCGTAACCACTTATGAATGTATTTCCACCGACTTCCAGTTCTCGTGTTAATGTAATACCATGACGATTAACACCTACCTTACCATCATATGTGGTCTCAAATTTAGTATTATCGTCGTATCTAACCTTGAAACTTTCTGTTGTTCCGGCACCAGATCCAGAATGGAGATTGATATTAACTCCACCAAGATCGTAGTTAGAGAGACTTAGTGTTCCAGAGTTGAAACTTAAAACACCACTGCTATTACCTGTTCCTACAGATTGTCCGACACTGATTCTAGAGGTATTGCTAGATGTAATAACATCTATTGCTGTATTTGTAATCTTTCTGATTTCAATATCAGATGCAGGAGTATCAGAACCAATACCAAGTTTATTATCAACTACCAGTGCGGTTACAGTTGCAGATGAACCAACAATATTTCCTACTGTAATAGCAGGTGTGCCATCAAGTCCGAATGAAGTTGATGCAAAACCTGCTGTCTGTGCAACACCACTCAAATATCCTGTGACATTACCCATTACATCACCAGTAACATTTCCAGTTACACTACCAGTGATATTACCAACAAAACTCGTTGAAGTGGTGACACCAGTAACGACTAATCCACCAGCAGTGATTTGTGCATCATCGGTAAAAGTTGCAATACCAGATACAACGATACCCGTAGAATTTGTATCAAATTTTGCGGCATTAACTTCTCCGGTCAAATCTCCAATGAAGGTGGTTGCAGTTACAACACCACCAACATTTACATCATTCGTTATCTGAACACTGGAGAAGAATGTAGAGAATCCCGATGCAAGCAAATTGGAACCAGTTATAATACCGGTAGATTGAAATGAACCTGCTGTTAAAATACCTGTAAAGTTTCCTTGTCCGGTTGAATCAATACCAACACCATAAGTTGCCGATGTTGGATCATCACCAATTTGCAATAATGATACGGGATTGGTGGTGCCTACTCCAACATTAGCTATTGTGGAGATTCCTGCATCAGTAATAGACCATCCGGTTCTTGCAACGGCAACAACACCAGATAATTGACTACCATCACCAAAAAATTGTTGTGCTGTTACAATACCAGTTGCATTAAGACTGGTTGCATCTAACACTGTTACTGTTGAGGCACCTGATACAAATACGTCTTCAGTGACAAATAAGTCCGCAGTTGATACAATACCACTAACTTTCGCAGTTCCTCTTACATCAAGAAACTCGGAGGGAACAGAGGTGCCAATTCCGACCAGTCCATTTGCATCTACAATAAAGTTGTCGTTATCAACCTGAACACCATTACGAAAATTAAAAGACTTTCTATAATTTGCCATCTACTTGTGCATCTCCATGGAGTTATTTATCTGATAATTTTTGCTCTAGAATTTCAACCTTAGCTGATAATTCCTTAACTGCTTCAATAAGTAGTGCAGTGAGTTTGTCATATTTGACTGCCATATAACCAGTCTCTCTGATAGTAGTGAGTCCGGGAAGTCCAAGAGCAGCAATTTCTTGTGCGATGACACCCGTATCTTCACCTTCATGAACACCACCCTCAATCCAGGTGAATGTATTACCACTGATTGAACGAATCTTGGCAAGAGGTTCTTTAATCGGTGTAATATCTAATTTTAATCTTTCATCAGATGAGAAGAATGCGGTGATGTCATCAGTGACTGTTAATGTTCCGGTGATGGCAGTGTTGCTCTGTAATGTAGATGTGCCACTAACAATCAAGTTGTCATCAACTGTTGTTGTTCCACCAGTAGAATCAAGTGTTAAATTGCCAGATGCAGTATCAATTTCTCCATTGCCACTTACACCAATTCTAATCTCGTCAATGTGTGCCTCGGAGAATGGTAATGATGCAGTGCCAAGATATGCACCCTCATCAGCATCTGGGACGATGCCAGTATTAAATACTGCCTGTCCTGCAAATATTGATGTTGAAGAAACATTTAATGTTCCGTTTAAATCTAGGTTGTCATTAATTTCAACTTCACCAGAAGCAGAATTGAGGATTAAATCGCCCGTGGTGGTATCAATCGTATTGTCTTCGGTGATCGCAATCTGAATATTACCGAAAGTAGCACCAGCACCAGTTACATTATTCTCAAAGGTAATGTTTCCTCCAATATTTAAATCACCAACAATACCAGCACCACCATCAACGACAAGTGCTCCAGTAGTTTTAGTTGTTGATTGTGTAGTATTTGCAATCTTGACTGGACCTTTTGCCGTTAAATTATCTTTAAAGGTGACTTCTCCATTAAGTGTAACTGGACCATCAAATTGTGAAAGAATCTGTCCCGAATCTCCACCCTCAACTACAAGATTATTTTTGACGATAACTTCATCAAAAACTACACTGAGACTAGATGGATCTTCGCCAGTAACTGTCGAAACTGGAATGTCATAAGTTTTTTCTTCACCTGTTGAAGATGATGTTCTTCTGTTTCCAATATAAAAATCACCCTTGTTATTCATACCTGTATAAACAACAATACCACCCCTTCTTTCCTGCGCCTGAGAGAGGAATTCTTCGGTCTCTGTGAGTGTTCTGTCCTGAACTTGTGGAAGACCCGTTGAGTAGTTACCAGGACCATATCCAAGATATTCAAATGTATGACCTGATGCACGAATGATAGATGGTCTGCGGAATTCAATCGCGATTGGATCTACTTTATTCAGTAAAGAACCAGAATCATGAGTAGAGATTCCTGTGCCTAATGCTCCTCGTGCCACAGTTATTTCATTGCTACCAGTACCAGTGATGGTATCAGTTACAACTCTCATAATCTCTTCATCAACCTGAAGGTATGAACCGAGAGGGAATCTCTTAGTGGTTGCAATACCAGAATAAGGCGAAGCTACTTGTAACTTAGTATCGCCATTAAATCCACCAAGTGTTAGAGACTCGGTATCAAATAGAGAGACGCCACGAGCATCAATGTTCTCTTCAGTTGGATCGGATATGCCATCATTTGACGACATACCATGCTTGAGAACATATTGTGCCGACAGACTTGAATTGGTGGTGGCAGTAAATGTATTGACACCAACTCTAGACTTAACCAGATAATCTCCAAGATTGTTATTGCTACTATCAAGAACTCTGAACCTACTTCCTGCAACTAATCCGTGAGGAGTGGAGCAGTTAAATTGTTGAACTCCTGTGGTAGAGTTATATGAATTGGATGAAACTTTTCCTGTTGGAGCAACAATATAAACATATTGCCCAAGAATACTTTCAGGATCTCCTGCTGTTTTTGCAATGGCAACTTTATCTTTGGCAGGAATACTAGAAGTTCTATAAAGACCAAATGCAGTTGTTCCAATACCAGTAACCTGAACAACGGCACCATCAGTTGCAGAAAGACTACTGGCAGATAATCCTCTTTGAGCAACGGTGATTGTTGCATTAGCAGATCCACCAATTACTGCGGTGTCAAAGTATAATGTGGCACCAGATTGATAACCAGAACCGGGTGATTGAATATCCATGCTGACAACAGCACCACCAGATACACCGACGATGGCAGTGGCACCATTCCAACTGGATAGTCCAACCTCATTAAAGAGTTTTACATTATAGTGTGTGCCATTTGTATGACCAGAACCACCAGTAATTGCACCCTCATGAGTCACAATTCCTGATAAACCATGATTTCTAGTGAATGTTAGTGTGGCAATACCTGCAACAACACTCAAATCCGACTCGGCAGATACTTCTAGGTGCTTTCTGAACTTCTTATTGAATGAGTCAGTAGATTCTTTTGTGATACTCTTCTTGAGATCATTAGTTTGAACTTCCCCAAGTGGTTCTCTCAGTGCAAACGACTTAGCAGATTGTGGATTATCATTGACATTATCTCTATCTAACTGAGGATAGAGGTCAACAACATTTTGATTATATTCGTAATTTGTAAATTCAGTCGGAACACTGAGGTTTGCATTTAGTGCATACAGATGATAGATTCCGTCCTGAACATCTTGAATATAGTCAGTGATGATTTCATTTCTATAAACGAAAAGTTTATTCTGTAAATCATTTACCTCATATCTCGGCAGAGATGTTGTTCTGTTAGTTAAATCATTTGTTAATGCAGGTCCAAGAGATGCACCTGTTTCATAGGTGAACTCCATATCATTAGGAATTGATACAACGGTAAATGTTCCGTTATATCCACTATTAGCAGTGCCAACAGTATTGGATGTATCTTGTATATTTTTGGTAATGATTACATCACCAACAGATACATTGTGTGGTAATTCAGATCTAACAGTTACTGTTCCACCAGAGAATGTGCAACTACCAATGAATCTTGAATTTTTGTTGAAATCGTAATCATCTATCGTAATGGACGAGAGAGATGCATCGGCATCAGTTCTTAATCCAGTTGTGCTAGATTCTTGAAGAATGAATCCACTTTCTGGATTCTTTCCATTAGAAACCTCTTTTGGAACTACAACTCTAAGTTTGTAAATCTTTTCATCAAGACTTCTAGTATCTGATGTTCTTTTTAAGAATGAGACTTCCGTTCTGGCATCCAATCCATTATTAGTTTGAACACCAACTTGAGTTAGAGCATTATAAATGTCATTGCCTGCATTAGTGTTAATATACCATTGACCTTGTGTAGAGTCATACTGGACCGGATGACCAATGTCTCCTGCATCTTTATCAGATACTCTACTCAAAATTACAAGGTTTGTTCCGCCATAAACTGTAATTGGAGTTCCATTAACAGATGCTGCATAGGAAGATGCCAATTTAATATTGTTATTATCTCCACTATCAATTACATAGTAGGTTCTTTCTGGAGTAAGGTTTTCTGGTAAGTCGGCATCATCACTCTTGATAATAATTTTCTCGCCGGTTGATAAATTATGAGCACCGATTGCAAACTGATTTGATGTTGGACCTGATACTACTCTATATTCTTTAACACTACTTGTTTCCTCATCACTCATCAAAATTCTTGCTTCACTTATGCCATAACCTGTAACGGCACTGAAGTCTACACTTAATACATCTTCTACTTTTGCACCAACTCTAAAACCTTGAGTGAGAATTGATGGTTTGATGTCTGCTTCTGTGAAACCAAAGAGATATAGTCTTTTGTTATTTGCAACAGAAGTTGTGACACCAACATCAATTGTTTGCCAGTCAATATTCTCCTCTAAACTCGTAATTGCTCTAGGAGCAATGATATTAGTGATAAATCCTTTGTTGTCTTTTGCAAATGCTTCTTTCTTAAATCCTGCGGATATAAGAGCTAGTTGTCCAAAGTTTGAGTTTGAGTTGGTGATAGATGCATCACCACCAGTATCGGCAAAGAAGTGTTGGTTATATCCAATAGCAAAGACAGAAACAATCTGAAGGATTGCATCATTTACCATTGAAATGTGTGCGGTCTCCCAATCCTTTCTATAGACGGCACCTGAATCTAGATGATAAACAGTGCTGGCATTGGTAGATGATGATTGTGTGGATAATGCAGATCCAGTTACTTTACCAATACCAATGCCTTCATATGTTCTATTTGACTTGCTATACTTTACAAAGGCACGATCATCTTTTTGGAGACTGACTCCAGTAAATTGAGCCACAACCATTGAACGGAAACCGGATGCCTTAGCACCATCGGCTTTCATTCCATTCATGCCAAAAACAGAACGCAGAGAGATATTAAAGATATATGGTGATGCACCAGTTACAGTATCAGTTTCAATCGTTACAGTGGCACTTGATGTATTACCAGGTGTCTCTAAATTCTTTCTAAAATCTGGAAGTAAATATGTGAATACTTTTGGATTATCTGTAGAAACACTCTGAACTTTCGTTGAAATATTGTAGTCGTCAGGAACAACTCCTTTAATTTTTATTGGAGTTCCTGCCTGCAATTTATGATCGGTTGCCGTGGTTACAGTAACCACACTCGTAGGAGTTCCACCCGAACCAGATACAATGGCACTAACCTCTAGTGGGTCAGATGCAAAAGCACCAACAATTTCCCATTCAGGTCTTTGCTTCTCAAATCCTTGTGGGTTGGCAGGATATTTTTGGTCAATAATTCTACCCGATGCCTGATTATATGCATTACCAAGTTTTGCATAATACATGTCAAGGTCAGTGAGATCATAACCACTGACATTATTAACACCATCGGCATACTCAAAACAAGTAAGTTTGTGGTGTGAGAATGTTGGTTTAGACCTATTATCTACTGAGAAATCAACGGGGTCGGTATATACTACACCTGCATCATCTCCATCAAAGAAGGAGAACTGCCAAAAATAACATGTGCCAGTAATTCTGAAGATTGCCGAATTGGCAACTGCTAAATCTGTAGGATTAGGAACATATTTTGGACGAACTTTGGTCTTTCTTAAGTCAAGACCAACAACGGATGTTCCTCTGGGGATAATAATACCACCATTGACACTATTGAACTTATAAAGAATATTATCTTCTTGATTAATATCAAAATTAGAATCAAGTTGTAAATTTAAAGTATCAGATGCCGCAGTTTCTCCACCACCAGGAGAAATTACTTTTGCAACTCCACCATCATTTTTTACTGCAAATCCCGGTCTATTATCAACTTCATGAATTCCGGGCATGAGAAGAATAGTGGTCTTCTCTACTAAATCATTACTATTTCCTTGAACATAAGAAAATCTTGCCGACTCTAAGAGTGCTCTCTGAAGAGTTTTGAATGGTTGAGCAAGGGAATTGCCCTGGTTATTAATACTATCAGTTGCATCCAAATCCGATGGACTTACATATAAGATTCGACCTTCAGTATTCTTGATGAAATTATCTAGTTTATTCAGAGGCATGGGATTATTTTACTGCTGAAATATTTCTATATTCTATTTAGTTACCTTTATTAATTGATTTTTTTCTCTTAAGCACTAAAGGTTTGGCATACAACACCATTTCTGGATCAATATATTTTTCAACAATTTTTAGAACGTTCATAAACTCGTTTATGGTTTCGCATTCTACTAGTCTTGTATCGCCTTCATTACCGAGTACAATGACGGTTCTTTTGCAAACATCAATTAAAATGTTGCTGACATTTTCATTCCCCATATGAATATATCCATATCTGGCATTATATAGCTGTTGATAGTCCGGTTATTGCAGCTATTGTAGTTGCTTCGGAAGTTGCTCTTGCATCAACATCATGTTTAGTATTTTTACATCCCCAGTTTTGTAGTTCTTTTTCGGATTTTTTATTTTTAACAATATTAAGATTACCTCTGAGTGTTCCTATTTCATTTCGGAGCACAATAATATCAGTATACAAGGAATCGATTTGAGTTTTTATTTGAGCACATGATAAAGAACCACTAAAAGGTATTCCGGTTCCAGATAAATCAAGTCTGCCATTTGTAGAAATTCCTGGTCCACTTCCATCTGTTTTTAGTCCAGTCACAGATCCGGCACTATTTTTGTAAATTAATGGTTCTGCATCATTCTCGTATCCAAATCCTGCATAATGTGTTGTTACTCCACTTAATGAAATAGTAGTATCAGGTTCAAATGGATTTTCTGTTCCATAATCAACATTAGGACCTGCCATCTTGGTGTATATGTGAACTGTCTCTGTATCTTCTTGTATATTAAATAATGTAATACCAATACCTGCCGATGAATTGCAAAAATTGAGTGGACTACCTTCTGTTCCACTTGAAATTCCTGCCTGAAGAGAAAGTGTCACAATTTCTCTTTTCTTATCATCAATCTGAGTTAAAATACCAATAATTTTATTATCTACATCTGCACAAAATTCTTGCAATACTTCTGCTTCCTCTTCAATTTCTGCCTCTCTTACACCAATCACTCCACCATCTTTTAATCCACTGTCAACAGTCTCTTTATTCTGATTCCAAGTTCCATCAGAGTTTTCTGTGATGGTTATCTTTTCTATTTTATCCGGAGCATTATATTCCGATTGATTTTCATATACACCTTTTAATTGATCCTGATCCCTGTTTACAACTTCAAGAGCCCTGTTTGTTAAATTTTCATTCATGATTCTAATTCAGTAATTCTAGTTTTCAATTCTTCAATTTGTTCTTGTTGTTCTTTGACTGCTCCAATTAATACGGCAGTAAGTTTCTCGTAGTTGACACCTTTCCATTTTTCGTCATAAATTTTTTCTTCTTTTACAACTTCGGGAATGATGTCTTCAATCTCCTGTGCTATTAATCCGATCTGCCTCCCCGGTTTGTGATTTTTGACAAATGCCGAGGGAAGAATATCTTCTCTCCATTCATAATATACTGGGTTTAATTGTAGCACCTTTGTCAAGGATGTGGAATTGGGAATAGATTCAATTTTCTTTTTTAATCTTGAATCGGAGTGAGTATGAAGAAGAGCAAGTGAGAGTCCATTATATGCCCAGTGTCCAAATAAATCTCCCTTAGCAGCTACATGTGTTTCTTTCGGTGCCACAGAAGTATCTGCCGGAGCTACAGTTACTTCTTTTCCGGTTATTTTATTGAATAATGCACTATATCTTGCCGCGATTGCTCCTAGTGATATATCTGAACCAAGTTTTATATCTGCTCCAATTAAATTTCTCGTTCCAGTTTCAACACCAAAACCCAAAAAGTTCCATGATAATGGAGTGGGAATAGGACCAACACCACCAACACCAGAAGGTCCAGAAACTAATGATGCACTATAAGGAATTGTACTAGATCCCTGTCCAAAGTGTCCCTTATATGCCGATAGAACACCTCCACCGGGTTCTGTAAGTGCTTTTGGAAATACAAGACCTCCACCCACAAAAGAGTTGAAAACATCTAGATGATGTACTTCCAAATATTCAAATGCCATTTCTACTCCTTATCCACAAGTTTTTCTAACAGTATCTATAAAACCACCAATAATATCTCCAGTTAATAATTTTGAAACCACATTAAGAGGAGATGATTGAATTACATCAGCATAGAATAAATTTAAAAAACCCTGAGCATTTAAAGTAATGGCATCGGATGACAACATGCATAATTTAGAACCACTTATGGTTATTTGTTCTCCGGCAGTCATTGTTATATGATCATTTGCCTTTAATAAAAATGACCCATCATTACCATCACCTATACATTCTGCGTATATATTTTTTGCCTTCAATTTTATGTTTCCATTTTCGGCAATGATGCAAATGTCGCCATTTTTCGCAGTAATAATTTTTGCAATTGCTTCTTCTGATGCCTCTTGTTGATCACCCTGTACTAATTGAGTTCCACAAAGTTCTTCAGATTTTCCTGGATTAATTTCTGCTTTATTTCCATTTTTGTTGCATAAAATAGTATGCCCCCCATCTAAGGACAAAAGCATTGCAGTATTATCATCCTTATCCTCTGGTGCTATGGGACCGAAGGATAATATTCCATGAGGATTATCTGTTACTATATGTTCTGGGATAAATGTCATAATGTTTTATATTTAATATCCACCACCATATCCACCTCCTCCGGAGGGTGGTGGTGAAGGTGAAGGACTTGGAGAGGGAGAAGGAGAAGGACTTGGAGAGGGAGAAGGAGAAGGACTTGGGGCGGGTCTCGGAGCAGGAGATGGTGCAGGAGTTGATGATGCGGGGGTTGATGGTGTGGAAGTAGGAGTAGATGTGCTGGGATATTGAGTAGATGATTTTCGTTCTATTTAAGCTCTCTTGAGCAGTATCATAAATTGTATCATGATATCCCGAAATGTGGAAGGCACCAACCATCTTCACGCCAGTAGATGGATGAACATGGAACGGACCAGAATATGGTCTACCATTAACATATCCAATGACAGGAGGTGTATTACCAACACAATCAATTACACGAACAACATTTCTTTGTGCAAGAACGGCAATACTTTCATCGCTAGTAGTTGTTCTATCAATGGGAAGAATTGTTTGTGGTGGCAGTTCTTCTTCAATATCGTCAGTAATTTTGATGAAGGAGAATTTTGGTTTAATTTTAGCACCTTCTCCTGTCAAACTCTCTATTAGGATAGTTGGAATATCAGTGAGACCACAAATTCTTTCTGCTAGGGTTATACTTATAATTTGACCTGCCTCTGTCATTCTCACAGATGCCTCTAGATTGGGAGATCTGGTGTGAATTATCATTTTATCTAATTGAGAATATCCAAGTCCTGTTGAAATAATATCAAATCCTTCTAAACAAACAATATAATCATTAACTCCTCTACTCAGGAGTCTATAATCACCAGGAGTTCCGGGAGTTCCACCACCAGGAGTTATACCACCAGGAGTTCCACCACCAGGAGTCCCAGGAGTCCCAGGAATTCCATCACCAGGAGTCCCAGGAGTTCCACCACCAGGAGTTCCGGGAGTTCCGGGAGTTCCACCACCAGGAGTTCCAGGAGTTATACCACCAGGAGTTCCAACACCAGGCGATGTTGAATCTACCGAATTGCCAAATTCATCACGACCAGTTGGTGCGTTTGGATATCCATTTCCATGAGTAATTATTGGAATATCAATAACTTGTCCAGTTTCATAATCAATTACTGCATATCCAGATGCACCTCTACCATTATCACATGGATCAATAATACTTACAAATGGAGGTTTTGAATATCCAGAACCTCCATTTTCTATGTTGACTACCATAAATTTGTCCTAGATCATTAATAACTGCCTTTCCAACGGCACCAATACCACCGCCACCAAAAATTTCAACACTAGGCGGACCACATTGGAATGGATTTGTATCACATGGGAATGCTGTTGCAGGAGCATCTGCCAAGTCTCCTAGTGTGCCACCAAAAATTGATAATCCATTTACATATTTTTGTATTCCCTCCTCTGAGAAATCTTCTTCGGCATTGTTAATAAAATTATCAAACCCATCTCCAAAAGGTTTGTTGGGGGAGTTTGCCCATGGTCCCAATACTGTTGACTTAATTTCAGGGCAATTTGGTTTTTGGCAAAGATATGCTTCAAATCCAAGAATAAAATCAAGTGCCTCAAATGCTGATCCTGCAATTTTGCCAACACCACCTAGAAGATTACTGATGCCATCTAGTATTGGTCCCAGTGCTTCATCTACTTTGGCAACAACGTTGTTAATTAATCCATTTGTAAATTGTTGAACCGCACAAAGAGGAGCATTTACAACTTTACCAATAAGTTCAAATAAGAAATCTCCAACGAGATTGCGAAGATTTTTTATTATATCTTTAAACTTACATAAAACCTTTTCAATGATTTCTCCGATTATTGTATTCTTAAATTGTTTGACAAGAGTCGGAAATAACCGATCAAGTAAATCTTGAATACCTCGTCTAATCTTATCCAATAACCAATTACGAAGATTCTGCATTATACCTTTTAATACAGCACCAATTGTTGATGCCGTATTTCTAACTAAATTCGTAACCCTGTATATTTCATTAAATGAACTATTAATATAGGTGTCTCCAAATTTTCTTATTGCTTTAAGATCATTGAAAAATTTTAATAATGCAGTGTTAATTTTGGATAGATCACTTTTCCCACATGGATCTGGTAAATCTACTGGGGAGTTTAAAAGACTAAGTGCTTTTTGATATGCCGCAGTCTTTCTGAATGTTGTGCAGTCAGGAGCTCCTGGAAGACTCCATGATTTACCTATAGTTTCCCTTGCCAAACACTTAGCAAAATCATTATCGGATGCAAGTTCTTTAAATTCTTCGTCTAGTTCTGCTAATTTGTTGAGTTCATTATTATATTCTGCTTTTAGTTCATCACTCCATTGAGGATATGCAGTTCCTTCATTATCTTTTATTAATTTATTGACAACATCTACTTGATCATTAATTGCATTTGCACTCCTAAGTACCTCTGGGGCGAGATCTTTGGGATTGGATACTTTTACTTTTTCTTTTGGTATAACTGCCTGTTCATCTGGTGATTGGGACATCTATGATTTTACCTCCTTATGCTCGTATTTATCACCCATAGTTTTGCCCCACATCTTTAACAATTGTTCCACGACCATTAGAACCGGGAACAAATCTATACCCTTTAGATTCAAATTGTTGAAGTTCATCTGGAGTAGGAGTTCTGTTTACAGCAACTCCTCCAGCTTGACCTTGAATACCATCAGCATTCATTCTACTAAATGCTCGTTCAATTGTCTGCTGTTGTATTCTTGCATCTATATCTGCTTGTATCTGTGCCTGTGTTCTGGTGTCTACAGTTGCATCACTCAAATCAATCACATCTCCAGTTGGTTCTGGAATGTTTTCTATTGCTCTTGCTTCTGCTGCTGCCTGTGCTTCTGCTGCTTCTGCTGCTGCTTCTGCTTCTGGCACAAATCCTGGCAATTCTTCTCCTGTTTCTGCTGGTGGTGGTGGACTCTGTGTTCCTTTCTTAATTTCTTCTTTAGATGGTTCAGCAGATGCATCTGGTGGTGGTCCACCTTTCAACATTGTTGATGGTGCAGTAAAACTAGCAAATCTTGAAACATCTCTGAATTGTGTCGTGCCATTTTCTGATGCTTTTATCTTTGCCCCCGATACTTCATTTCTTCCTAATACCTGCATGATGACTGGAAGTTGCTCATCTTCATCAAGATAAAATCCTATAACCCATTCACCACCTGATAGTCCGGTTGATGCTCCATTACGATTTCCAGTAGAAGTTGATTGAGATACAATAGCCCATGGCAAATCCTTATCAAGAATTTCAGGTCCTTTGGAATGTTTTCCTGGTATTCTAACCTTCACTCTATTGTTATGTGCGTCTTCCCATGATAGAGTTCGCACATATTCAGTCCAATTAGGTGGGACTTGTCCTAGGAAAAAACCGTCTGGTAATGTTGCGCTTTTCATGATTTATTTTTCTCCGTATATAGACCGTAACTATCACGAGCCAGTGTTAATGAAGTAATAGACCTTGTTGGTTCATAATGATGGCATAAATCAACTATTAAGTATTTACCACTCTGAACAGGGTCCATAGATCCTTGTTCTATTTTAGATTGTGTAATCATTTCAAATTCACATCTAATTGTATCTCCTGCCCTTAGATTCGGGTTGCAGGGAACTTGAATATCAACTAATTGACTGAATAATATATTATATCTCATTGCTGCCTGTGCCTGATAATCGTTGGGATCATTATTATCACCACCTTTAACAGTTGGTTCAAGTGTGCCGATATCTAGAATATTATAATTTGTTTTAGTATATGCATTTACATCAGGTGCTTCTGCGGATTTACCTAATGATTTTACTAATTTGCCATCAGTAAATCGATATTCAATTTCAGTTTCTTCAAAAGTTTTTGGATTAAAATAAATGTTTCTAGAAAAGAAAACTCCTGCATTTAAAGCATTCAGAACATTTTGATTTTTTCTAATAATGCATGATAAAATTTTAAAATCGTTTTCAGGACTATTAATATTTTCTCGCAACACTTCTGATCTAAAATATACTTGCACAGGTTTCTGAGAAACTAAACTATCAATTGATTTGAAATTAAATCCATCCTGTGTTTCAAAGAAAAGAAACCCGGCACTATCTTTTGCGGCAGTAGATTTTGATCCGAGATTGCAACATATTTCAAAAACAGATTCACTATTTCCAACAAAATTATATGCATTTGCAGTATTCTGTATCTCATTAATTTTGACTCTATCACTCTTACCTGTCAAAAATTGATTAATAAGAGTTTTAACAGAGTCGCCAATATTACCTTGATATTTCCTGATTACAGTAGATTCTGAATTAAGTTTTGCTCCCTCAGAAAAAAGACTCAATACAATTGATTCTCTCTGAGAATTTTGATCCGGATTTACTGCAGCATTCACAAATAATGGTTTTCTAGAAAAATCTAGTAAACCTGATGCAGAACGAATTTTAAATTTTAATTCTTCTCTACCAGTAATAGGAAGTGCATTATAAATTGAACCTAATCTTTCCTGCTTATCATAATCTTTTGTATATGCTACCGAACCGCCAGTATCCACAACTGCCATTGTTGCAGTTACATTAGGTGATAATATACTTTCATAATAATCAAAGGCAACTGTTTTTCCCTCCAAACGAACTTCTGTTCCTTTCTTGGAGATGACCATGATTTCATATTTTGATGCTGCAGATGCCTTTGACATATTAAATTATGCTGTTACTGGAAATGGAACATACTGTATAGTATTTACACGTTGAATGAAGATGGTTGCTACTTCTTCATCAGCAGGATCTGGTTGATTGATTGCTCTTGCTTGATCCTTTTTATCTGGCACTGGTTTTATTTTTGGTTTGGGTTTTATTTTTGCTGTATCAAGTGCTGCCTCTATTTTTGCTGGTGATATGGAAGCTCTGTTGTTTCCTCTACCACCATATAAAGTATCTCCTCTATCTGCAGGTTGAAAACCTTGTATTGTCTCTGGATAAGATGCCCCAATAGAAGCAAATTCTCTAGCAAGTGCTTGTGCTGCTTCTGCCCTATTATTACTTTCTCCTCTTAAATATTTACCAACTATAGGTCTCTTATAATTTACTACATATGGTTTAAAATAATCTTGTATTTTTTCTGTAAATTTTGCAGTTGAAGTATCAATTCCTCTAGATTTTAAATACTTAATGAATCCTGGCATCGTTATATCAATAATCTGAAATTTGCCTACAGCAAAAACTCTTCCGGATCTTTGGGCAGCATAAATTTCATCTACAGTCATATCTGTGAGATTTTTACCAAAGATAGATTTTGCACCACCAGGAGTATCACCAGCATTTCCTTTATTGACAGAGTTTACTCCTCCCTCTCCACGAGAAATGACCTCAAATAATGGACCATATTGTCCAGAGTGAGATGTGGAAGGTTGTTGGCTAGAAGATACTGATGGTGTGGGTGTTCCACCTAATTGTGTATCACCCCTATCATATCTCTGTCTTTCTTGTTTAGTGAATGGTTTTTCATAAAATTTGTCAGTATTTTTATCAAGAATACCTTCTTTACCACCTCTTTCTGCCAAAACTTGCCCTTGATCAGAATATAGGAAGTTTGCAATATCGCCTTTGCCACCTGTAAGTTTGTTTACAGCATTAATAACATTAGCAACATTATCAAATGCCTTTTCTACTTCAAAGAGTATTCCTCCAGTTACTTTTCCAGAATCATCAAATTTTGCCAAGTAATCATAAGCACCCTCTTTTGATTCTGGACCAGTAAAAGAATCCAATAATCCAACGACAGCATCTTTTACACCACTCAGAAAGTTTCCAATGGTGTCAAAAAGTTCTTTATTGTCTGCTACAAATTGTTTTGCTTTGTCTATGAGACCCTTTGCCGAATTGACAAGAATTCCACCAAGAAGAATTCCACCAAAACCAAATAATTTATCAAGAATACTCAACGGAGATTTTGCCAAACCCGATAAAATATTTCTCTTTGGTCCAGAGGTTGATTTTTTTGACTCTACTTCTTTTTCTTTTTCTCGTTTCTTTTCAATACTTTCTTTCTTCTTTTTTCTTTCTGTTCCTTTTGCTCTCAACTTATCTTGTTTTTTATTTTCCTTATTCAGTAAATTTTTAATACTAGTTGCATTTTCTTTGAGTCTTTTGGATATACTACCACCTACACTGCCAACTTTCTTTTTGAAAAATTTTGCTCCTTTTATAACATTTGTAGTTCCCTTTTTTGCAACCTCAACACCACTTTGAGCAAGATCGGCACCTTTATCTACTGATTTTTTTGCTAAAAATTTGCCACCAGAAATAGTTTTTTTAGCACCAGATTTTACTGCAGTGCCCGTTTTTTTTGCGCCGCCGAGTAGTTTTTTTCCTATTCCTGTTGCTAATCCTAATAGAGGTAAAGGCATGATACTACACCATTATACCGTAAATTCCAGAACTCACACTTCTATAACCATCTAAAGAATTAGAACTGGAAATCTTGGGTGCCTTGGTTGCCGGACCTCTTGGCATTTTAATCTCTGGTTTTGGTCCTTCAATTGTTTGTGGTGGCAACTCTACAATTCTCGTTCTACCTTTTTTTCCGGTCGAAAGCATTTGGTATATTTTTTCTGTTCTCATATTATTAATTACAGAACCATCAACATTTGGAGTAAAGATTTCTGGTCCGGATTCTCCCACGAGATATGGAGTTTTTGCTGTTACAGGACCACCCATTGCTCTTTGTTGAATACTAATTCCAGGGGGTTTTCCATCACCAGAAAGAGATTCCGCTTCTCCTGTTTCAAAATTAAACTTACTACCTGCATTTATATTAATATTCTCCAAAAAAGGAATACCTCCAAAATCAAATGTTAAAGTTTCTCCGCCGTAATCATATCTACCAGTTTCTAAGAACCTAATTCTATGTCTAAGTTCATTTTCAATGAAAGGATTAGTTGTATAGTTAAGTCCGGTTCCTGGTATTGGTTTCATTATTCCGTCTAACTCATCTTTATATTTTTCCAGGAGTTTCTTTCTATTTTCCGCCGAAAAAGGATTAACTTTATCTTGATCCTGCAATTGTTTTACAACTTCTTTTTCTTGTTCGCCCAATCCTTGCATAGCAGCTGCCATAATTATTCCAATACCGGCAAGAAAAAGTGGATTTGCAGCGAGTCCTAAAATAAAACCACCAAATTTTGTCATTGCACCAATGAATCCAATTATTTTACCTAGTAAAATTGCTCCTCCAATAACTCCCAATATTTTTGCAAGTAATTGCCAGTTTTCTTTTAAAATATTAAAGAATTTAGTTATTTTTTTCCTATTCTCTTCATCTTTAAAAAACTCAAAAGCAGCATTAAGTGCTATACCTTTACCAAGAATTCCTATGAATGCCAGTAGTTTCTCAAAGATATTTCCAATCGGAGAAACAATTTTCTTGGTTGCGGTTTTAACTGTGGAAACCATGGCCTTTGCAGATTTTTCTAGAGCACTTTCTTCTCTCTTAAATCTTTTCTTGGATGTTGCTTCCTTATCCTCTGCTACCTCTTGTTTATCCTCTGCCACTCTCATGGCAAAGTCATAAGCAAGTTGCTTCTGAATCTCTACAAGAATTCTATTGGTTTCTGTCAGTGTTGTATTTAACTTTGCCTTTTCTTTTTCTTCGGTGCTTCCGGGTAATTTTTCTCCTATTTTACTTTTTTGATTTTGAAGTGTGTTTTTAATACTTGTTATTTTTTTGGCGTTTATTTTGCTTTTTTTTATATTGCCTTTTATTTCTTCGGCGTTTTTTTCGGTCTTTTCTATATTACTTGTTATTTTTTCAGTATTTGATGCAGTCTTTTCTATATTACCGGTTATATTCTCGGTGTTTAATGTAATTCTTTTTTCTATTTCAAGAAATTTTGCAGATATTCCAGTAATACTTTTTTCAACTTCATTTACTTTAAGACGAGTAGTTCTTAAAATTCTTGCAAGTTTTCCAATACTACTTTCCCCACCTAAAGCAGCACCTTCCTCTTTTCCGAACACTGCCGAGGAGACATTCGTAACATTTAGTTTTGGTGATTGCTGCTCTAGATTAGTTTCCACTATTTTGTTGTGCCTTTAGATTTTCTTCTTCAATGTATTGTTGAAGTAGTGTTAGATAGATATCCTTCTCCCAAGGAATCATATTTTCAATCTCTGTTAAAGAGTATTTATGATGCTGAATCAAAGCAAAATTTATCTTAAAGTATGACTCAAGATTCGTATGAGACATACCTAGCTGAAAAAAGATGCTAATCCCTCAAGAACTACTTCAGATTCAACACCAGTATTTGGATTTTTCACTGCAATCTCATGTGATAGTTTAGGCATTGTAGTAAAAAACTTTTCAATTTGCTTAAACTGTTTTGTATTCATTTGTTCTACAAACTCACTGAGTTCTTTCTGAGAGCAGTCTTTTGCTTCCCAACTTTCTTCTTGATTATAGACCATTTCAATACATGAAGTAATCATTGAAAGGGATTGGGAGATATCATTATTTGTCTGCCCTGTATCAAAATTATTTTCAATAAACTGATCCAGTGATGGATACTTAAGTTTCATTGAAAGTTCATCATCAAGTTTAACGATGTTCTTATGTCCTCTAGTCTTTTTAACTTTGATATCATCAATATTGATAGACATCTCAACCTGAGTTTCACCATCATCAGGACAAGTCACATTGACTTCTACAGTTTCACCAACAGACTTTGCACGAATATTCAAAAACAAATATTCCATATCAAAAGTTGCCAAAGATTCTACTTTGATATCCTTGTTTAGGATACAATCACTAATGATTTGAATGATTGCGCTGGTAATCTGATTCATGTCCTCAGATTCCATTGCCATAATAAGAATTTTTTCTTCTCTTACAAGGAAGGGTCTATATTTAATCTTCTTTCCGGTAGAAGGCAACACCAACTCATAAGTCGGTGTATTAATCTTGGGTAAAGGCATAGTAATTGTAATAACACTTCAGTAATTTTATTTATAGAGTTATTTTTAATTTAAAATGGAGTCCCAAACATTTTTCGTCTCGCTTCAATATCTGCTTTAAGTGCTGCTTCCTCTCTCTGTCTTTGCTGGTAGTTTTTTAATTTTGCTGCTTCCTGCTTTGCAGCTGCTGCTGCAGCAGATTGATCTCCGGGTCGATCAAAAGGTTGTTCATATGGTGGTCGTTCTGTCATCTGTACGCCGGATGTAGGTTGTCTTTCTAATATTTTCTTTGCTGGGTTTGCTGTTGATTCATCAATAACAGTTTCTATAAATCCTCCATTTCCTATTATAGCTAATTGTTCAGAACTATACCCTTGATCAGGTGCCAACTTATTTGGTAATATTGTGTTATCCTCTATAAATGCTTGTAAATCATTTGCCTTTGAATTATTTGCCACACGAGTAATATCATTAAATCCACTTGTGTTTGATTTTTTGATAGATCCTCTGGGGTTCACAATGTATCGGTCATATGTAAATTGGACGGAAACTTTTAGTAAATCTGCCGCACCATACGATACAGGAATTGCGGTGACTAATTTTGGAAATGCATTAATAAATTGATAATCTATTTGAGAGTTGAAATCTCTTTCAAACTTTGAGATGAACATCGTCTGAACTTTATAAGTATCAGGATATCTCATCCTTCTATAATAGTCCTCATTTAATTCTGATATTTCTGCTTCTGATCCACCGCTAATATAATCCATCCATGATTCAAATATTTTTAGGTTGACATAATTCGTATCAACATAGAATGTAAAGTCAATATCAGTATATAAACGAGTATGAGCAAACTCCTGAGGAATACCCATGAAATTATCTCGTACTTCACCAGTTGCAAATGAACTCGTTGGCAATGATGCCTCAGAACAAAGAAGACCAGTTTTTCTAGATAAAAAATTTCTTACATCTTCTTGAAAACCAATTCTTTTTTGAATATAACTCATCAGAGTGGAATTCAATGTAGAAAAACTTACCATATAATGATTTGTCTGAGAAAGGTCACCGACCAATTCTCTCATATCCTTCATCGCAAACTTTTTAACTATCCTATTTGCCACTCTAAATACCTTTCAGGAGTATTACATTATTAAGTATTTAGATGTCTTATAAGGGAAAATATCGTCCATCATATCCAGAAAAATATAGAGGTGATTATACTAATATTGTTTATAGGTCTTTGTGGGAATTAAAGTTTATGAAATATTGTGATTCCAATGAGAATATATTAGAATGGGGAAGTGAAGAGATTGTATTACCATATGTTTCACCCATTGATAATAGATATCACAGATACTTTCCTGACTTTTATATCAAGGTTAAAGAAAGAGGTGGTAAGATTAAAAAATACGTGATTGAAATCAAACCTAAAAAACAATGCATTGAACCCAAAGTTCAGAAAAGAAAGACTAAGGGTTATGTCTATGAAGTTTGTGAGTATGCCAAGAATCAGGCAAAGTGGAAAGCAGCAAAAGAATTCTGTGAAGATAGACAATGGGAGTTCAAAGTTCTAACAGAGGATGAGTTGGGTATCAGATGAATCGTATAGAAAAAATTAAAGATAAGATTATCGGAATGACTAATCCAGAAGACCAAATGATGGAAATCATGAGTGCTCTGAATGGAACAGTGACTCCTGTTCCTGATCCTGGTGGTTATTATACTTTTGTTTATAATGCAAAGACACCTAACATTGAATATGATCAACATCCACTTATTGCCTGCACCGGAGTTTATCAGTGGGGATTCGTAGGAATTAACATGCACTGGAGACAATCTAGAGCATATACATGGGCAGAACTTGCAGGACAACTTTATATTGTTGATATTGATGAGTTTGATGATTTAAAAAATATTAATTATGCGAAATTCGTGACTAAATAAATATGGAAACGAAAATAGTCATGTAATGGCAGCCGTAAAATTTAATCGTAGTGGTAGAGGTCGCAATAAACAAGTTCTGAGATATCCACTGAAGATGTTTACGGCTGGGACCGATTATCTTCAGATTGATATGTTGGATTATGTTCCTGTTGCCCGGGCCGATGGGCAAGAAGATGTTATGGGAACTAGAGATGTACCTGTAGATTCAACTTTTGTTGGACCACCTGGTCCAGATATTCCCACAAAAAAAGAAACATACGATACTGGCGCAAACAGAACTAAGTACAGTAGTTATTCCCGTGATATTAGATCAGGATTTAGGAGAAATAGCAATAAGCAACCATTAGGAACTATTCTACTTCCAATACCTTCAAATATTCAAGATGGCAATTCAGTAAATTATACTGATGACAGCATGAATTCATTAATTGGTGCCGGATTGGGTTCGGTAGAGGGAATAATGAAAGGTGTGGGTCCAGCAGTACTCAGAGGAGACTTTGGAACAGCAGGAAAAATATTTGTAGAACAAGCCGGAGGTGGATTAAGAGCAAGTGGAATTGATCTTCAGAACGCTCAAGATATAGCGACAAAATATTTTGCCTCCCAAGCTGTCAACCTTTTTGGTGCTAATGTTTCCATTAATCAATTATTGGCAAGAGAAAGTGGTCAGGTCTTTAACCCAAACATGGAGTTACTTTTCAATGGACCATCACTGAGAAATTTTAATTTTACCTTTAAGATGATGCCAAGAAGTTCAAGTGAGGCAGAAGAGATAAAACAGATAATTAGATTTTTCAAAAGAGGCATGGCTCCTAAAGCAGGTTCTGGAAATTTATTCTTAAAGACACCTAATGTTTTTGAATTAAGATATCGACAAGGAAATGGAGAACATCAGTTCTTACATAGATTTAAACAGTGTTTCTTGGAAAATATTTCTGTAAATTATACTGGTGAAGGTGTGTATTCAACTTATGATGATGGAACACCAGTTTCTATGGAGATGACTTTAGCATTTAAAGAACTCGCACCAATTTATGATATTGATTATGATGATAATTATACAAGCGATGCCATGGGCGATGATATTATATTAGCCCCAGGAGGAGTAGGATACTAAAATGGGATACTTCAGAGAACTACCAGAACTAGACTATCAGTCATTTTTATCTGATAGTGATTCATCTTCAAACTATCTAAGAGTCAAGAATCTCTTCAGGAGATGCAAACTTCGTGATGACTTGCAGAGTGTTTTTACTATCTTCAATAAGTATGAGATTGTAGAGGGTGCAAGACCCGATACTGTGGCAGAAGAATTATATGGTGATGCAGAACTTGATTGGGTTGTTCTGATGACTGCCGGTATTATTAATGTTAGAAATGAATGGCCACTCTCGGATAGACAGATTTATAATTATTCACTAGAACTTTATGGCACTCAATTAAATGATGTGCATCACTATGAAACTAGAGAAGTAAAAGATGCTAATGGTAGATTGATTTTACCCAAAGGTAAGGTTGTTGATTCTACTTTTAAAATTCCAAATCCTGACTTTTATATCGAAACAATATCTCCAATCAATGGAATCTCTAACTATGAATATGAAGTTAGAAAGAATGATGCCAAGAGGTCAATTTTTCTTCTAAAAGAATCATATCTGCAACAATTCCTTAATGATATGCGTGAAGAAATGATTTACTCTAGATCATCTGAATATGTGAATGAGAATTTGATAAGAACAGAGAATACTAGAATAACCTCACCATAAAAAAAGAGGTCCGAAGACCTCTTGTAATTATTCTGCTAGTTTAGCAAAGTAAGATAGCGTATCATCATCTTCTTCAACTGATGCAACTGAAGCAGTCGGTTTTAGACTGTTAAGTTCATCCTGAAGATTTTCTGGAAGTGAAGAAGGTACAGGACCGCGACCTTCACTTTCATCCTCAAGTTCTTCGTCTGTGGAATTGCGAATTGAGTTGCCTAGAACATATCCAAGACGCTTCTTCAAGTCTTCATAAGATTTGAATTGATCGGCACCAACGAATTCTGCAAGAGAATATTCTTTCTTCCAGATTCCTTCCATCGCATCGTCGTCGTCTAGGAGAGCATCCTGACGGGCAAACTCAGAAGAGTCATAATTACGATAACCGGCAACGTTCTTTGCCTTCAACTTGAAGTTAGCACCCTGCCAGAAGTCAAATGGATCAATTGCTTCCTCATCTTCAAACTCGGGTTGCATTGCAGCAGTGAGTTTGTCAAAGATTTTCTTACCGAATTTATAGAGCATGACTCTACCTTCATTGTCAGGATTAGCAGGATCCTTGACAACATAGATGTTTGCAACATAAGTCAGTTTACGCTTCTGCTTACGTGCGGTTTCTTTACCTGCATCTGTGCCATTGTTCCACAGAGAAGTATTGTACTCTGACACAGGGTCTTTCTGACCCAGAGTAGTCAGAGAGTTTTCAATATACCATCCACCAGGACCTTGGAAGGCATGGGAGTATAGTTTTACAAATGGAAGGTCTTCTCCTTCAGGAGCAGGCAGGAAACGAATAACGGCATAACCATTGCCGCCTTTATCACACTCTAGTTTCCATAGGCGTTCATCACCTGAACTACCTGCATTATTCATCTTCTCTACTTCTTTGACCAGTTTGGCAGTCAAAGAACCCAGTTTGGATTGCTTTTTAAGGTCTGCGAAAGACATTTGGATTACCTCGGATTAATTAGGATTGATTGGATTTACTTGGATATTATAGCAAAAATTTTGCAGTCAGTCAACATTCAATCTCAGATTTTTAATTGTCTGAGTCATGGTTTCGAAAAATGTATTGACATTGGTATTGGGCGGGAATCCCATCAAGATAAGTGACTTCTGCAATTCTTCTTTCATTCTAATCGCTTGCGGATCATCAGAAAGAGACACTCTCGTATACATCAGTTGTTGCTTTTCCAACAATGATGTCATTTTTTCAATGTGTTCGTTTTTTTGTTGCGTAGTTAAATTGGGAAAAGATGATAATTCTTCAAATATATCATTTTGTAATTCATTAATAGTTTCCAGTTCTTCCCGAACAATTTCAGAGTTAAAAAAACTCATATTACTCTTCTCCTTCTTCTACGTTTTCTTCTTGTTCTTCACTTTGTTCTTCTTGAACTTTACTATTTTCAATTTGCATTAAGACATCAATAGCACCCATTAACTTTAAGCGGGTGTTAGATAAAACAGTTAATTCTTCATTTGTTTGAACAAGTTGTTCCTGCAAACGAGCAAGAACTTCATCATTTTTAAGAGCCATTACCAAGAATCTCCTTTATTATTTTTTTATGGTTGAACACATTAATATTTAGAAAGGGAGTATATTTTTTTATTTTTAAATTGACGGATTCCCACACCGGATCATTTAACTTCTTATCGAAATTTTTTGAAAAATGGAAGATGATTTCGTAGATTGTTAAAGTTTCTAGAGAGATGTTCCCTCCTAGAAATTTTTTTAGGATTTTGGGATGTCCCCTGGAGCAATCGAATAGACTCTCCAAGTCGTTCTCCGATAGTAATTCGTTGCTTTGTTCTTTGAATAAGTAAGTCAAACTCTGCTGACGTTTCATCCAATCGGCGTACTTTCTTTCGCCAGAATTGATAATTTCTCCAATCCATAGGTTTTGTGGGTTGTCGGTGGAAACAAAATTAGATACAAGGAAATTAACAATTTCTTTATTAGAATACTTACGGGAAGTTTTTTCAAACCAATACTTATCCTTCCTTTTATTAAATGATGCCATTGAAGCACGGGTCTTTGCACCATATTTAAAGAAATCATATTTTGGATTTGTAAAATGATTCTTTAATGAAAGATAGTGCTGGTATGTTTCAAACGGGGTCACTTTCAACATCATCTACTCTTTCAAATTCTTCAATCATATTAACAGGAACACTGTGCTTATTGGCAATTAGATACCAGTGTGTTCCTTCACCGGGACCAATATATTTGATCTCGGTTTTGGGAATATTATGTTCCCTTATTGCTGCCTGCATCTTAAGATGTAGGAGTTCATCATGAGAAATCATAGTGGAAGTTTTGCTCTTGAAGTTTTCTTCATGAAATTAAGATTAATAGCATCATACTTTAATCTTTCTTTCAGTGGTTTTGAAATTAATTTTGTTACTGAGTCTACCTCAATACTATTAATTTCGCAATAGTAGCAAATGGCATCAATATAATTCATACCTTCCTTTGCTACTATGGTTTCTATCTCCATAGAAAACTTAGATGGTGTCAGAAATTTACTTTCTAACGCTTTCTCTAGTTCTTTATTCGGTTCCATAGAGTTCCAATTTATCTGTAACAAACTTTCTAATGTATTCGGTAAGAAGTTTGATGTACTTTGATTTGTCTCGTTCTTCGTAGACGACGCATTCTCCATTTTCACAAGCCATAATGATTACAAATTTTTTGACCGGAATACCAGTCATTTCATACAGCATACATGCATATGCCGCACATTGGACAAAATAGTTTTCGATCCAATTTCTTGGTTTCGGTTTCTTAGAAGTCTTGAAGTCAATTATTGCTAACTCACCATCATATTCTGCAATACAATCAACCGTTCCCGCAATTCCTAACTGCTTACTATATAGGGAAGTTTCTAGAGCATGAATATTGTCAATGTTTCTCAAAGTTCCTTTAGAAATCTTAAATAAGAACTCAGAAATAGGGCGAACTTTAGGAAGATTTTCATTTTTGAGATGATATTCTACCAAAGTATGCAGATCCGTTCCACGACCAGTTGCAGCCTTTGTGACACGATTTGCTTCTTCATCACCAACCTTTTTTCGCCACTTAACAAAAATCTCTTTATTAAAATGACTGGTTACAGAAGTGATGGAAACTAGTTTTAAGAGTTCTTCTTCATGAGGAACGGAATAGTATCGGACTCCATCAATAGTCTCCCTCTCAAGAGGAGAGAGATTCAAATCAACATGATTAAACATTACAAACCTGCTTCTATTTTTGCGACGATGTATTCTCGAACTAAACCTGAACGAACAATGTCTTCTATTTGAAATTCAATAACATCAAAAGAAGGCATCTTTCTCAAAATACTCATAAAATCCATAATACCATTACGATCATTGGTTTTTGTCAAATCTGATTGTCTGGCATCACCACAGAAACAAATTTTACTGTTTTCACCAATACGAGTAATTATACTATCAAGTTCATGAAAATTCAAGTTTTGGAATTCATCAACGATGATGATTGCATTATCAAGAGTTGTTCCTCTCAGGAAAGAGGTGCTCCAAAATTTGATAGTCTCCTGTGCTTTGAGATTGCCATACAGCATTTCAAAATCCACATCAGATGTCATCTGGAACATATACTTTACCATAGATTTGTATGGAATCTGATAAAGAGAAGACTTGTCTTCATGATCTCCCGGCAGAAATCCAATCTCGCGAGTGGCAATCAGAGATCTGACGATATACACATTTTCATATGGAGTATTCTCGTCCAGAACATCTTTCAATGCATTATAGAGAGTAATAAAAGTCTTACCTGTACCGGCACATCCATATGCGACTAAATGTTTGTCATTATTATATGAATCAAATAACCTTTGTTGATTGTCAGAAAGAGGTTTAATATCAACCAAATAATTGGCACTCAAAGGTTTCTTCTTTTTCATTCTTATTGAAGTCATACCTACTCCAATAGATTCTTCTGAAGTCTTTTTTCTTCTAGGCATACTAAATCTTCTTTACTCTTGATCCGGGTGCTTTGGATGCTTTTCCAAGGACATCATTCCATCCGGGGTTTTTAGCAACTAATTTATCTTTCCATTCACCAACTTCTCCTGCACCAGGACATGTTGATGGGTCAGACCAATCTCTTTTCCAATCGGGATTATCGTCGCACCATTGAGGCCAGTCATGAACACTCAGAACTACTTCCTTTTGTTCACCTGATTCTTTGTTAATTACAGGATATGTTGCCATTGTTAAAAATTCAATATAAAAATATTTAGACCCATTCAAGGGATTCAGAAACAGCAGGAAACTGTTCAATGAAGACTTTTCTACATGCTTCTGCGATGTCCATATGTTCTTTCTGAGTGCCATGTGCGGACCTCAGGGTGATGTAATGAATCCATGAACGACATGAACCTGTCATATAGATTCGTGTGGGTGTGCATAATGGAAGCACCATACGAGCACATTCTTTTGCTACACCACGCTCAAGCATTTGCTGATACAATGACATGGCGGAATCAAACAAAGTGGCCATCTGTTTCTCTAGAATCTGAACCTCAAAAGGATCTAGATCGTCAATAGAGTTTTGACGATTCTTATCATCCTGACGACGTAGTTCTGGTAAAGCAATTTTCTTTGCCAGCATTGAAGAATCAGCATATCGTTGTGAAAATTCCTGATATGTAAAACTACGATGCCTTAAAATCTGAGCTGCAATGGCACGAGTAGTCTCAATCTCCAGAGTCATTGTAGATTGTTCAAATACCGACCAATGATTATGTTTGATGCAATACTTCAGCAGACCTGCATACTTTTCATTATTCTGATTTGATGGATTCGAAACCCTGGCAATATATGCCATGGTTTGTTCTGCATCAGGAGTGACACTTATAAGTTTAACAGTCATTTTTCACCAAATCCTTTGGGTTTTGTTCTTGGAATTCTTTTTACTGATAGTTCCAGTTGGTCAAGTTGCTCTTGCATGTATTTAAGCTCATCACTATTATACAAATAATCTTGAGAAATTGCACTTCTAAGGTCTTTAATCAATTGCTTAGTTTTCATCAATCATCCTCAAAAACTTCGTCATAGTCCATGATATAGTTAGAAGCTGGGTCATCAAAGTTTTCTTGTTTGGAAACACATAACTCTCTGTCAGAATATACTTCGGATTTTAGAGCATCGACTAACAATTCTAAATTCCGGACAATTAGTTTTAATCTATCCTTTTCCATAAAATTGTATATGATTATAGGTATTTTACATAAAAAAGGGGGGTTAGTCAACCCCCCTAACAATTTTAACGTAAGTGACTCACTTGTTGTAGATATGACCACGATAACAGAATGTACCGTGCATTTCTTTTGATTCTACACAACGAGTATCATACTCAACACCACGATATGAGGTGTGAAGAACTTGTGCGTCATGCAGTGCAGATGCTTTGTTGATCTGCTTCTTAATCATTTGAAGTGTGTTCATTTGTTTACTCCTAAAGTAGTTGGATTTTTAGGTCCGTTCCTTTAGTCGTTTGCGTCCCATGGATAGCACTCAGGTGTAGATTCCTTTACGGCTTCTATTAGTTCAACCTTAACTTGATTGTCAAGATCCTTGTGATTCCTCATCCGAAACATAATTGCATCGGCATCGGAACAACTGAGTGATGAGTATAAAAGAAATTCAATCATGGGATGAACGGCTCCGTTCCGCGACTTACTTGCGTCCCACCCTAGAGCGGGATGAACGTCAGGTCTTATTATAGACCCTCTTTAATATATAGTCAAGTAATTTTTAAAAATCCCTACAGGTCAAAATTTTGCCGGGATTTTTTTTCGACTATTTTTGGAATTATTTTCGTTTTTTGGTTGGTGGTGGTGGTTCATATCCCCAACTCTTTGGATTGACCCCACCATATCCAAAATCAATCTTCTGAACGGCACCTTTGCCATACTTATCATAGTACATATCAAAAAGTCTAGAGTCTTTTCCACAACGGGTAAGATCTATACATGTCACTCCATCAACAACATACCAAATCAATTTGGCATCAGTAGGAAAACTCTTGTCTTTTGCCTTTTCAATAGTAGTTTTTTCTAAAAGAATCTGACATCCATAATCAGATTCTTTAATTGAAATCATTTCTTGTCCTGCCTCTGGCGTTGTTTGTTTTTCTTCTACTGCTGTTGTCATGCGCGATCCCCCCAAATAATATCAGAATATGCTGCCGAAACAATATCTTTTGAAATTTTATACTTAGTTTCTAGTTGTTTATCTTTAACAAGAGTTAAAATTTCTGCTTCAAGTGGATGTAGTCCTTGAAGAATATTAATAAACATTGTTTCACGACGAATTGCATTAATTCCGCTATTGCCACCTTTAACAAAGTGATAGAAGTGCTTTGATTCTCTACGAATAGTTGTGTGCCCCTGTTTATCACTAATACCTAGAGAGAAATTTCCAGATTCATACATTGTACGAATGTCATGATCAATTTTAGTTGTTAAAGTTCCTGAATAAGTGTTTTGCTGATCGTATCCAACATAAGGAACAGGTCCATCAGGAAGAATAGAGACGATGGACTCATCAAAGTTCCAGACAAAGAGTCTTCTTAGTGAAGGATCATTATACTTTTTCAATACTTCAATCTTCTTTGCCTTTGTTCTTGAACGAGATACCAAGTCAAAAACTTCAAATGCTAGTGGATTTCTTGGAAGATTATCCACCACAAATGAAGTTGTCTTCTTTTTAGTGGTTGTCTTTGCCTTAGTCGTTGTTGTCATCTTCTTCGCTGTCGTCATGATAGTTTTCAAAATTAAATGCTATGACCTCATCTGGAATCAGGTTGCCCTGTTCATCAAACATTTCGGGGTGAGGTCTGGGTACTTCCCGATAGTTCATCATATATTCTCTAGCAGTCCAACCAATTACGAGTCCTAGTATTAGAAACAAAACGGTCAGAAATGAACCAAAGACTAAACTTACTGCTAACATAGATCTTACCTCAGGACTAATTTTTTCGTTTAGACTTTTTCTTCTCCTGTTTAGTATAAACTCAATACCACGATTAACTTGATGAGTGTCTTTATTTAGTGGGGAATCAGATGACGTTGTTTTCTCGGAGGAATTTAATGGTGTCAACACAACCTCCTAATTTTTTATCATCACATAAAACCTGTGGAAAGGTAGAGTTTTCTTCAAACTTATCAAAAAATGATTCCCGATCAAAATCTTCTCCTAGAGTATAGACCACAAACTCACTTTTTGTCAACTCTAAAACTTTTTTAATTTTCTCGCAGTATGGGCAATTGTTTTTAGAAAATACCGTGAAATTCATACGTCTATAAGGGATTGTAAATTAATTTATAAGATAAGAAAGGGGGGAGAAGTTCTTTCCCCCCCTACTTAGTATATCACCAACTCACCTTTCCCACCACAGAAAGGGTCTTCAGTCTCAAAATTACGAAGATGCTGAAGACTTACATATTGTACACCATCTTTGATTTTACGTCAAATCAGAGTGCATTCAGTGCATTCTGTGCTTCGGTTGCTTTGGCAGCTGCAGCAGTATTCTTAGTTGCTGCGGTGTCAGTATCACCACTCATTTCTGCCTCCATTGCTGCTTGGCGAAGAACTGATTCTTCATCAAGAGGAGTTTTGACAGAATTAAATTGCGTTTCGGTCAGTTCCATAACAGCTTTCTTAGAACCTACATTAATAGTAGAAATCGTAGTGCTATCAGGAACTTCAGAAAGGCAGACATCAACACCATCAGAGTCGTGCATCCAGACCTTTACTCCAAGACCAGGATAGTCTGCTTCTGGGTGATGTTGTTCTACATATGTACCGGGATCGGTTAACCAAGAACCATTTTTCTTCCAATAATGCTTTAGATATTTTGCCATTTTTTGTGAGATAACTTTCAAATATTTATATTATAGCACCATTGATAATCATCATATCAAGTTTAGAATTTTTGTAAAACTCTTGTGCGTCCTCTTCGGTTTCTAATATGGGTTGTCCGTTTCCATTTAAACTTGTATTCAGTAGAACAGGCACACCAGTTAGTTCTCCAAATGCTTTAATAATATTATAGTAGTGCTTATTAGATTTCTCTGTGACTGTCTGAAATCTGGCAGACCCATCAACATGAGTTATGGCTGGAACTTTTTCTGGTTGCTTCACCTGTGCGGTATAAAGCATGTAGGGACTGGGGATAGGAAAGTCAAACCAATCTTGATAGCACTCTTCTAATACAACAGGAGCAAAAGGACGGAACCATTCTCTATTCTTCACGACATGATTGATGAGTTCACGATTATGAAAGTTTCTTGGGTCTGCAAGAATAGAACGATTACCTAGTGCTCTTGGACCAAACTCTGATTTGCCCTGAAACCAACCAATTATTTTACCATCGGCAATTTGTCTTGCTATGTGATTATAGTCCGGTGTCTGACTTGGATAATCTCTTCCGGTATAACAGATGTCTTGTGGTTCATAATCATACCTTGCCTCTCCAAGAATATGATGAGCAACATAAAGTGCAGAACCAACTGCCGTTCCATCATCACCACATGCCGGAAAGTGATGAAACTGTTTAAATTTAGATTTTCTTACGACCTCTGAGTTAGCATTACAATTTAAAAATGATCCTCCGGAGAGACAAAGATTATCAGAGTTCTGATCTATATCATTCAAGACACTCAATACTTTATTCTCAAACAAATTCTGAACGGATGCTGCCACATCCATCTTATGTTTGATGTCATCAGTATAAGATTGATAATCAAAATCAAATGGTGTCCCATATGATGAGAGACCCATTGTTGTTCCTGCCTTATGAAGTGCAGGTCCGAGTCCTAACTTCTCTGTTACTTCACCATATAATACTCCGACCATTTCTCCGGGACAATATTCGGCAAAAAGTTTCTTCCCTTTACCATATGCCACCACAGAGTTTGCTTCTATCTTTCCCATACTACAATCCATACTGAAACAATGTGCTTCATTAAATGGACTAGTATAATATGCAGAGGCACAGTGTGCTAGATGGTGAGAAATAATATAACACTTAATCTCTCTACCCTGAATAATAAAATTATCTACAAGATATTCATTACCAAAAAATTCTTGCTTAAAATCATTGGTGGCAACACAATCAATATCATCAACTGTTAAACCACAAGAGTCCAAAGCATAATTTATAACCTCGTCTGTAAATCCTTGTTGCTTTTTAACACCAGTAATTCTTTCTGTTCCAATGGCAAACTCTAACTTACCATTCTTAACAAGGCAAACGGATCCATCATGTCCGAACTGCAATCCCAAAATGTTTGCCATAATTTAAATTACTTTGACTCCATACTCTTGAGATAACTGATTATTAATTTCGTCCATACTTGGTTGACCTTTTACCGTAGCCCAACACACTATACTATATCTTTTCCCTCTTGTCACTGGTTCTACTCCGTGCATATAATAATGACTGGAAGGGAAGCAAACCATCATACCAGGTTCAGGTCTTACACGAATGTGATGTTCTGGAAAAATAAAATCTCCACCCTCAAAATCATCATTGAGATAAAAGACCATAGAGATATCTCTGTCCGTAGATTTTTTCCAAATCTTTTCACCTCTTGGTGTGACCCAGATACTCTCACCATCAATATGAGGTTTGTAGTGTCCACCAATACCATAGGATAGAACCTGTGGGACTTCACTACTGGTTACATCAATACCATAGAAAGGATTGATAACTTCTTTTACGGCATGATGAAGAAGTTCCGTAATCTTGGGATACAAATCTCCCATAGGAACAATTTGTGTGTCTCTTGTCTTCTTATCAACCTGCCATGATGTCTCACCTGTTCTATTTGTCGTCTCCGAATCAAATACAGATAGGTCTTCACAAGGTGATTGTTTAATATGATCCACCATCTCCCGAATACCTTCAGGAGAAATTACATTGGGTCGGATCAAAATATGTGTCAGTGGATTATCAATCATATAATCAATCTTTTGTTTATTATAGCATACTATTGTGGAAGTCCATTTGCTGCTGCTGAAGTTGCTCCCAAACCATATCTAGCAACACTTAATGGTCCTTTTGCTGCTGCCGTAGCAGTATCATTTGAGTAATCAATACGATCTACTGTTGATTTTGGACCAGGAGTACCACCACCAAAGTAACCAAAAGATGAATTACCTGTTGCTGCCAAAGCATGCCTACCAACACTTAATGGTCCTTTGACTGATGCCGTTGCAGTATCATTAGAATAATCAATACGATCTACTGTTGATTTTGCAGGATGACCAGCACCAAAATATCCAAAGTCTGCATTACCTGTTGCTCCCAATTGATCTCTGCCAAAACTTAATGGTCCTTTTGGTGATGCCGTTGCAGTATCATTAGAATAATCAATACGATCTACTGTTGATACTCCAGGACTACCACCACCAAAGTAACCAAATGATAAGTTTCCTGTTGCTATTAAACCATCTCTAGCAGCACTTAATGGTCCTTTTGCTGATGCTGTTGGAGTGTCATTAGAATAATCAATACGATCTACTGATGAGCTCGAATTGGGAGCCCAACCACCACCAAAGTAACCAAAGTTAGCATTGCCCGTTGCTGCCAAAGAATGTCTACCATTACTCAATGGTCCTTTTGCTGCTGCTGTAGCAGTGTCATTAGAATAATCAATACGGTCTACTGTTGATAATGCAGGATCACCACCACCAAAGTAACCGAAGAAACTATTGCCTGTTGCTGCTAGGTATCTTCTAGCAAGACTTAATGGTCCTTTGACTGATGCCGTTGCAGTATCATTAGAGTAATCAATACGATCTACTGTTGATGCATTAGATCCAGTATTACCACCACCAAAGTAACCAAAGGTTGTTGGATTAAATGACCCTGCGATTGCAGCAGCATTAGAAACCACTGCTGGACCGATTGGAACGAATCCGTTGGCTCTGGCACTTGCTGCTGCAGAATATCTTCTAGCAACACTTAATGGTCCTCTAGGTGATAACGTTGCAGTGTCATTAGAATAATCAATACGATCTACTATTGATACTGCTGGACCAGGATGACCACCACCAAAATATCCGAAGGAAGAGTTACCCGTTGCTCCTCGTTCTTGTCTGGCACCACTGAATTGTATTTTTTCTACTGCTGTTGCGGTGTCATTAGAATAATCAATGCGGTCTACTATTGTCTGACCACCTGCACCACCACCAAAGTAACCAAAGGAAGCATTACCAGTTGCCGAAAAATATCTTCTACCAGCACTCAATGGTCCTTTTGCTGATGCTGTTGCGGTGTCATTAGAATAATCAATACGGTCTACTGTTGATTTTTCACCAGGACCACCACCACCAAAATAACCAAAGGAAGCATTACCTGTTGCTCCTAAACCAAATCTAGCAACACTTAATGGTCCTTTTGCTGGTGCTGCTACGGTGTCATTAGAATAATCAATGCGGTCTACTGTTGATTTTGCAGGATAACCACCACCAACGTATCCAAACGATTGATTACCTGTTGCTGCGATATAAGGGAATGCGCCACTCAATGGTCCTTTGGGTGATGCATCTACAGTATCATTTAAGTAATCAATACGATCTACTGATGATGTTGGACCAGGAGAACCACCACCAAAGTAACCGAACGAATCATTACCTATTGCTGCTCCTCCATATCTAGCAACACTCATCGGTCCTTTTACTGTTGCCGCTGCAGTGTCATTGGAATAATCAATACGATCTATACTACTCAGAGAAGCACCACCACCAAAGTAACCGGTGTTAGGAGTCCCTAGAGTTCCTGCCGCATAATTTACAATATTTTCAGTCGGAATTCCATTGGCTCTGGAACTTGTTGCTGCTGTGTATCCCTTAACCTCAGTTAATGGACCTCTTACTGATGCCGTGGCAGTGTCATTAGAATAATCAATACGATCTATCGTTGATATTGTCGGAGTATATCCTCCAGCAAAGTAACCAAATGATTGATTACCTGTTGCCGACATACTCTCCCTAGCAATACTTAATGGACCCTTCTCTATTGAAGTTGCAGTATCATTAGAGTAATCAATACGATCTACTTTCGAACTTGTACCAGGTTGTCCCCCACCCCCATAGTAACCGAATGAAGCATTTCCCGTTGCACTTACAACCCATCTAGCAGCACTTAATGGTCCTTTGACTGCTGCCGTTGCCGTATCATTAGAATAATCAATACGATCTACTGTTGATTTTGGACCAGGACCACCACCAGCAAAGTAACCGAATGATTGATTACCTGTTGCTGCTAATTCATATCTGGCGACACTTAATGGTCCTTTTGGTGATGCCGTATTGGTATCATTATTATAATCAATACGATCTACTGTTGATAATACAGGAGTAGAATTATCATAACCACCACCAAAGTAACCAAAACTTTGAGTACCTGTTGTTCCCATATATCTTTTAGCACTAGTCAATGGTCCTTTTGCTACTGCATCTGCAGAGTCATTAGAATAATCAATACGGTCTACTGTTGATACATTACTAGAAGTATATCCACCACCAAAGTAACCAAAAGAACTATTACCTGTTGCTCCTAAAGAATATCTAGCAAGACTTAATGGTCCTCTTACTGATGCAGTTGAAGTATCGCTAGAGTAATCAATACGTTCTATTGTTGATTTTGCGGGATAACCACCACCAACATAACCAAAATCAGTTCCTTGTGGTCCCAAATTACGACTAAAAGCACCCATTAAGACTGGAACTTCTAAGTTACCAGGTCCTTTGAGTGGTATTGCATTGGCTCTGGAACTTGATGCTCCTAAAGCAGTTTTTTCAGTGTTTAATGAACCTTTAGGTGATGCTGTTACAGTATCATTAGAGTAATCAATACGATCTACTGTTGTTTTTCTAGCCGGACTTAGAGCAGGATTAAGACCACCACCAAAATAACCAAAGTTCTGATCACCTGTTGCACTTAGAAAAAACTTAGCAGTACTCAATGATCCTTTAGGTGATGCCGTAGCAGTATCATTAGAGTAATCAATACGATCTACTGTTGATACATTACTAGGAGAAGCTCCACCACCAAAGTATCCAAAAGAAGCATTACCTGTTGCTGCTAAATCTTTTCTACCTTGACTCAATAGTCCTTTTGGTGATGCAGTAGCAGTATCATTAGCATAATTAATGCGATCTATTGATGATACTACAGTAGGTGTTGCACCTCCACCAAAGTAACCGAAAGAAGTATTACCTGTTGCTGCTAATTCATCTCTAGCAGTACTCAATGGTCCTTTTACTGCTGCTGTTGCAGTGTCATTATTATAATCAACACGATCTACTGTTGAAATAATCGTATCACCACCAGCAAAATAACCAAAATCACTATTACCTGTTGCTGCCAAATAATATCTAGCAACACTCAATGGTCCTTTTGCTGATGCCGTTGGAGTGTCATTAGAGTAATCAATACGGTCTACTGATGATAATGGTCCAGGACTACCACCACCAAAATATCCAAAGGGAGCATTACCTGTTGCTCCCATACCATTTTTAGCAACACTTAATGGTCCTTTTGCCACTGTCGTTGCAGTGTCATTAGAATAATCAATACGGTCTACTGTTGATACGGTAGTAGAACCATCATAACCTCCACCAAAGTAACCAAAGTCAGTTCCTTGTGGTGCTATCTCACCCGTTCTTACTGTTGGTGCCGGTTGTAATAATTTTGCGGGAATTGCATTAGCTCTGGAACTTAATGCTTTCATGAATGATCTAGCAAGACTTAATGGTCCTTTGACTGACTGCCGTTGCGGTGTCATTAGAGTAATCAATACGGTCTACTGTTGAATATGCAGGACCAGGATAACCACCACCAAAGTATCCAAAGGAACTATTACCAGTTGCTCCTAAAGCTGCTTTAACAGCACTCAATGGTCCTTTTGCTGCTGCTGTCGCAGTATCATTAGAATAATCAATACGATCTACTGTTGAAAATATGCTAGATCCATAACCAGCACCAAAGTAACCAAAATCAGCATTACCTGTTGCTCCCGAAGTATCTCTAGCAAGACTTAATGGTCCTTTGACTGATGCTGTTGCCGTGTCATTAGAATAATCAATACGGTCTACTGTTGTTACTTTACTTGGAGTGGAACCACCAGCAAAGTATCCAAAGGAAGAATTACCTGTTGCCGCATGGTATGATCTAGCAGAACTTAATGGTCCTTTTGGTGATGCCGTTGCAGTATCATTAGAGTAATCAATGCGGTCTACTGTTGTTAATCTAACCTGTGATGATGGAGTACCACCACCAAAGTAACCGAAGGAAGCATTACCTGTTGCTGCTTGACGTCTTCTAACATCACTAAGTGGTCCTTTTGCTGGTGTTGTTCCAGTATCACTAGAATAATCAATGCGGTCTACTGTTGATACTACAGAAGGACTCGCACCACCACCAACGTAACCAAAGTCCTTATTACCTGTTGCTCCTAGAGAATTTCTACCAACACTTAATGGTCCTTTTACCGATGCCGTTGCAGTGTCATTAGAGTAATCAATACGATCTACTGTTGAAATTGTATATGCCCCGCCAGCAAAATATCCAGTAGCAAATCCTTGTGGCACCAAAAAAGGACTCGGAGTATTCCAGACATCTTCTTTCGTGGACCAAACTCCGGCACCCTGTCTTTCTCTTACATCAAGTAATGAAAATATTCCTCTTCTATTAGTTACTGCCATTTTTTACCAAATAAGGGCTGTCCGGATACTTCCAGTATTCCAGTTTCTTATACCTATTTAGAATAAAAGGAGATAAAACATCTTCGGGTTTCTTTGATATTTTCTTGACCTTATCACGGACATAATGCATATCCTTTAGGTTCCACTGGTCTTCACTTTCTCTATGATTATTCTGCACATTATTAAAATCATGATGATAGTAATCAACCTCCAAGAAATTATAAATTCTTCTCATCGTTTCTTCTGGAGTATTGACTAGATCATCATACTCAACCATCAACAAATACTTATCATCGTGCCGATGAATGCCTGAGACTGTGCCCATAGTGCCTGCTCTACAATACCCTCATCACCCATCAAATACTGACAACGATTATCATCATCCACACTGAACCCACCATCAATCAGTGCCTTATCAATAAAATTAAATTCATCGGAGTTGCGATGTATCATTGTAATAAATGAAGTCAATACTTCTGTGATATTACGAACAGGGCATATGATTTTTGGATTAGGTGTAATGTAAGTCTTTAATCGTTCTATATTATTTGGCCAGGCACGGCAGTGGTCAATGATTATCTCTTCTTCTCTTTCATAATATTGATTCTCTATAAAACTACTGATAATCTTATGAGCATTCTGTGGTTTTTGATATCCCTGATACTGTTCTGATTGCTTAAAGTATTCTTCCGTATGATACATCAATTCCATTACAGAACTCACAGGTTCAGTATGAATATTTGGATTCTGATCAATCAAACTCTTCAATAAGGTGCTTCCGGATCGTGGAAGACCTGCCATAAAATGATATGTTTTCATTCACCACTCCTTCACCGGATTAAAAAAGAACAACTGGACCATACGACCATTCTCTAGTGTATCACCAAAATTATAATTATGCGAGTGCCACAGATGAGTTCTGAATAATACTAAACGATTATACTTCATCGGACACAGAAAGTATCGTGTCCATTTATCTCTATCTAGTCCATCACCATAGACCATCGTCCACCAACACTCTTTGTATGTTGGCCATCCGTGATGCTGTGCTTCAAAATCTGTCTTGGGAATGTTCTCATACTTCAGAGTATTATGTCTCCAAAATGATGTGCCACCCTCATCAACACAATCCTTTGGGTCGGACATATAAATTACGGCACCCCATTCCCATGATGGATCTACATGAACGTCTTGTCTATACTTATCTTTTTCTAATGAAAGACGAAAGTATCCATTCTTATCTGCAGGAATGAGTGGTTCTTTGGCAAGATCCTCAAATTTTTTATGAATTTCTTCAGAATAATATGAACCTTCTGAGTTTTTTCCAGGATATGTATAGTCATCACCAGGATCAGGAAACTCTGCGTTCAGTGAAAAGTTCCTGACCTCTTCTGGATTATCATAAAAGTCATCAACAACAATAATATTTTGTCTCATATAATCAATCTTTTGTTTATTATAGCATACTATTGTGGAAGTCCATTTGCTGCTGCTGACACTCCTGCTTGTCTTTGTGTAACAGAACTTAATGGTCCTCTTACTGATGCCGTTGCAGTATCATTAGAGTAATCAATACGTTGTACTGTTGATACTGAACCAGGAGTACCACCACCAAAGTATCCAAAGGAAGCATTGCCTGTTGCTGAAAAGTAAGTTTTAGCGGCACTCAATGGTCCTTTGACTGCTGCCGTTGCCGTGTCATTAGAATAATCAATGCGGTCTACTGTTGAATACTCGGGATTACTGCCACCACCAAAGTATCCAAAGTCAGCATTGCCGGTTGCTGCTAAATTAAATCTAGCAACACTTAATGGTCCTTTTGATGGTGTTGTTCCAGTATCATTAGAGTAATCAATACGATCTACTGTTGATTTTGTAGTAGGAGTACGACCAGCAGCAAAATATCCAAAAGAACTATTACCTGTTGCTGCGTGACTATATCTAGCAACACTTAATGGTCCTTTGACTGCTGCTGTTGCAGTATCATTAGAATAATCAATACGGTCTACTGTTGATAGTACAGAAGAAGGGTTTCTGCCACCACCATTATATCCAAAAGAACTATTACCAGTTGCACGATTTTTATATACAACTGCACTTAATGGTCCTTTTGCTACTGCTGTTGCAGTGTCATTAGAATAATCAAGACGGTCTACTTTTGATGTTGGACCAGGAGAAGGAGCTTGACCACCAGCAAAGTAACCGAAGAAACTATTACCTGTTGCTGCTAAACCATACCCAACATCAGTTAATGGTCCTTTGACTGATGCTGTTGCAGTATCATTAGAATAATCAATACGTTCTACTTTTGATGTAGGTTGACTGGGAAGACCACCACCAAAGTAACCAAATGATCTTGCATTAGGCACTGCCATTGCAGCAGCATTAGAAACCAGTGCTGGACCGACTACAGTAAATCCATTGGCTCTGGCACTTGATGCTGCAAAGTATTTTCTAGCAGCACTCAATGGTCCTTTGACTGATGCTGTTGCAGTATCATTAGAGTAATCAATACGGTCTACTGTTGACATTGGACCAGGATCACCACCACCAAAGTAACCAAAGTTAGAGTTTCCTGTTGCTGCCGTGTATTGTTTAGCAGCACTTAATGGTCCTTTTGGTGATGCTGTCGCAGTATCATTAGAATAATCAATACGATCTACTGTTGATACTGCACTAGGACCACCACCACCAAAGTATCCAAAGTCAGCATTACCTGTTGCTGCTATTCTTCTTTTAACAGCAGTTAATGTTCCTTTTGGTGATGCCGTTGCCGTATCATTAGAATAATCAATACGATCTACTATTGTTGTATTAGGAACACCACCACCAAAGTAACCAAAAGAACTATTGCCTGTTGCTCCTAATAATCTTCTACCAACACTTAATGGTCCTTTTGCTACTGCTGTTGCAGTATCATTAGAGTAATCAATACGGTCTACTGTTGCAGGACTAGGACTGCCACCACCAAAATAACCAAAGTTAGCATTACCTGTTGCTCCCCCAGAAGCTCTAGCAACAGTTAACGGTCCTTTAGGTGATGCTGTTGTAGTATCATTCAAATAATCAATACGATCTACTGTTGATATAGCAGGATAAGAACAACCAAAATAACCAAAGGAAGCATTACCTGTCCCTGCCACTCCACGTCTAGTAACACTTAATGATCCTTTTACTGTTGCTGTTGCAGTGTCATTAGAATAATCAATACGATCTACTGTTGATACTGGACCAGCCATACCTCCAGCAAAGTAACCGGTGTTAGGAGTTGCTAGAGTTCCTATCGCATAATTTACAATATTTTGAGTTGGGATTGCATTGTCTCTGGAACTTGTTGCTCTAAAATATCTTCTAGTAACACTTAATGGTCCTTTTGCTGCTGCTGTTGCAGTATCACTAGAATAATCAACACGATCTACTGTTGATCTTGCACCTGGACCAGGTGCTGATTCACCACCACCAAAGTAACCAAAAGAAGCATTACCGGTTGCTGCTAAGTATGCTCTAGCAAGACTTAATGGTCCTTTTGCTGGTGCTGTTGCGGTATCGTTAGAATAATCAACACGATCTACTGTTGACTGCTCGGGATCATTACCACCACCAAAGTAACCAAAGTCTGCATTACCTGTTGCTGCTAGTCTCCGTCTAGCAACACTTAATGGTCCTTTTGGTGATGCTGTTGCGGTGTCATTAGAGTAATCAATGCGTTCTACTGTTGAATAGAGATTAGGATTATCAAATCCACCACCAATATATCCAAAGTTGGCATTACCTGTTGCTCCTGTGACATACTTAGCAGCACTTAATGGTCCTTTTGCTACTGCTGTCGCAGTGTCATTAGAGTAATCAATACGGTCTACTGATGATATAACACCACCAGAACCAGACCCACCACCAAAGTAACCAAAAGATGAATTACCAGTTGCTCCATAGTATCGTTTACCAGCAGTTAATGGTCCTCTTTCTAATGCCGTTGCGGTATCGTTAGAGTAATTAATACGGTCTACTGATGATAATGGACCATGACCACCAGCAAAGTAACCGAATGATTGGTTTCCTGTTGCTGCCGCACCATATCTAGTAACACTGAATGGTCCTTTTTCTGCTGCCGTTGCAGTGTCATTAGAGTAATCAATACGGTCTACTGATGAGCTAGAACTGGGAGCAAGTCCACCACCAAAGTATCCAAAATCAGTTCCTTGTGGTGTTATGACATTAAAAGCACCCATTAAGACTGGAACTTCTAAGTTACCAGTTCCTTTGAGTGGGATTGCATTTGCTCTGGAACTACATGCTCCATGATTCATCACAACCTGACTTAATGGTCCTTTTGCCACTGCCGTTGCTGTATCATTGGAGTAATCAACACGGTCCACAGTTGACACACGATTAGGATTATCATCATAACCTGCACCAAAGTAACCAAAGTCAGCATTACCTGTTGCTGCAAATTGACCTCTAGCAGAACTCAATGGTCCTTTAGGTGATGCCGTTGCGGTGTCATTAGAATAATCAATACGGTCTACTGTTGAATGTGGACCGGGGAAAGCACCACCAAAGTATCCGAATGAAGCATTACCTGTTGCTGCCAAAGATATTCTAGCAAGACTTAATGGACCTTTTGGTGATGCTGTAGCAGTATCGTTAGAGTAATCAATACGGTCTACTATCGATGTTGCAGGACCACCACCGCCAACATATCCAAAATTAGCATTACCTGTTCCTGCTCTAGAATATTTGGAAACACTTAATGGTCCTCTGACTAATGCCGTGGCAGTGTCATCAGAATAATCTATACGTTCTACTGTTGATGTAGCAGAAGGAGCAGCAAAATAACCAAAATTAGAATTGCCTAAACTAGCAGCACTACCAGGACTAACAGCACTTAATGGTCCTTTGACTGATGCCGTTGCGGTGTCATTAGAGTAATCAATACGATCTACTGTTGATACTGCACTTGAAGGATTACCAGCAGCAAAGTATCCAAATGGAGCATTACCTGTTGCTGCTAAACCATATCTAGCACTACTTAATGGTCCTTTTGTTGATGCCGTTGCCGTATCATTAGAGTAATCAATACGGTTTACTGTCGATACAGTACCAGGAGTTCTACCACCACCAAAGTAACCAAAGTCAGTTCCTTGTGGTGCTACATTTTCTCTTACTGTTGGTGCCGGGAATAATGTTTCATCCGTGATTCCATTAGCCTGAGAACTTGTTGCTGCAGCCATAAATCTAGCAACATTCAATGGTCCTTTTGGTGATGCTGTTGCCGTATCATTAGAGTAATCAATGCGGTCTACATTTGATACTGCTGGACCAGGTTCGCCACCACCAAAATAACCAAAGGAAGCACTACCCGTTGCTCCCTGTGAATATCTAGCACTACTTAATGGTCCTTTTGCTACTGCTGTGGCAGTGTCATTAGAATAATCAATACGATCTACTGTTGATCTTGGACCAGGATAACCACCACCAAAGTATCCAAAGGATGAATTTCCTGTTGCTGCTGGACCACCTCTAGCAAGACTTAATGGCCCTTTTGGTGATGCTGTTGCAGTGTCATTAGAGTAATCAATACGGTCTACTGATGATTTTGGTCCAGAACCACCACCAAAGTAACCAAAGTCTGCATTACCTGTTGCTCCATGATAGTGTCTGATAACACTTAATGGACCTTTTGCTGGTGCTGTTCCAGTATCATTAGAATAATCTACACGGTCTACTGTTGACACACCACCACCAGCATAACCACCACCAAAGTAACCAAAGGAAGTATTGCCGGTTGCTGCTGGAGCATATCTAGCAACACTTAATGGTCCTTTTGTTGATGCAGTTGCAGTATCATTAGTATAATCAATACGATCTACTGTTGATACTACTGGACCAGGATAACCACCACCATGGTAACCGAAGTTGGCATTACCTGTTGCTCCCGTAATGCTTATAGCAGCACTTAATGGTCCTTTTAGTGATGCCGTTGCCGTATCATTAGAATAATCAATACGATCTACTGTTGATACTACACTTGGAGCACGACCACCACCAAAGTAACCAAAAGGATGTGTGGCATTAAAAGGACTCGGAGTATTCCAGACATCTTTTTTCTCAGACCAGTTACCAGATAACTGCTCTTCATATACCTGTTTTAATCTAAATATTCCTCTAGGCATTTTGTATTAACAGCTTCTGGTATATCATTGAGTTATTTAGTTGCTCACCAAAACCTTTACCATATGAATGCCATAAATCAGCACCGAATAATACAATACGATTATATTTTACATATACATTAGAATATTCTTTCCACTCTTCTCTATTATCAATATTAAATGTTGCCATAATGTCTTCTTGTGTCTGTATTCCATGTAACTGACGGGCATACTCATCAGGGAATGCATCAAATCCTGTACTTAAATGACTATAAAAACTCATGCCTCTTTGTGATACACAATCACCAGGCATCGTCAGATAGATAACCGCAATCCAATCACAGGCAAGATTAGCAGTGATTGGATTTGGAGTCTTGGATGGAGCAACTTCATTAAATAAGTTCTCTACTTTTATCTCACGACCCAGAAGATGTGAAATTTTCTGGGGTGCTTCATCAGTAAAAATTGGTTCACCTTCTACGATGCCTTTATGATATGGATGTGCGATATCATAAAAGTCATCGGCAACAATAATCTTCTGGTTCATATCAACCTTGGAGTTTCTTTTGCTCCTCTTCTGGAGAACCGGCAATCATACCAAGATTTTCACCAGTAACTTCTTGGATACCTGTGAGAACTTTCTTCTGCAGATCATTCAGGAAGTCCATCTTACCTTGAGGACTTTCAAGAATCTTATTCAGAGGCATATAACCTTCTGGCAGTTCATTTCTCTTATCAACAATTGCAGGTGCAGAAGCACGACGCATACTGTGTAGGTTACCAATAGAGATGCCAGTTTGTGCCGCGATCATTTCATCCATAGCCTGATCGGCAAATCTTCTTTCCCAATACTGCCCATCAGCATCAAGGAATTGTTCTCGGGTGACTGGTTTGCCATCATTCTTTTCCATCAATTTATCAAGAATCTTATCTAGATGTTGCATCTGGTGAAGACGATCACGAATCTCAAGTTCAGAAGACTTCAGATAATGAGACAGTGTAAGTTCATCTAAATCAAACCAACACAGTTTCTTGGAACCACCACCGGGTCCACCTTCTTCCCAAAAAATTGGTTGTGCTTTATCCTTATCTGCCCACTTAAAGTCAAACTCACGGACCTTTTCTTTCATCTCAATGAGTTTGTACATATAACCCTCTGCCATCTGACGACGAGACTTCAGAG